GCCCAAACATATTAGGTATCATCATTATTGCACTACCAACTAACATAATAGCACCAGATATTCCTATCAATTTTCCAAACTTTTCAGCATCTATTATTGTTTTATCTATATCTTGACTAGCCCAAGAATATGCCTTTATAGTACCTGCTATGAATAATCCTAATCCTATGGTAAAAGATAACATATCTGGTATTGATACAAGCTTTCCTATTAAAGATCCAACTAACATAATACCAGAAGTAATTGCAAGTACTTTAGTAAGATCTTTCAAATTCTTTACTAAATTATCATCAACTTCTATTTCATTAAGATTATCTACTATACATTTAAGTATCTTTGTTTCTATATTTATAGAATACAATCCAAGTAATCCTAATGGAGCTAATACTGCACCTGCCCCAGACACTAATGCAATAGCATTCATAACAGATAAAGCATCTCTCATAAGCTGCAAATGCAATACTAAATCTTTATCTGATGTTACACTAGATACGGCCTTTTGTATTTCTTTAAGTGTCTTACTAGATTTCTTTGCTAAAGTAGTTATATTATCAATATTCTTATCTGCATTTTTAGCAAACAATCCAGCTATGGATATCATCATGGCAAATTTAGTCATTTCAAAAGATACTTTAGTAGCTTCTTGAATTGACCACATTCCTATATTAGAAAAAGTAGCAATCAGTTCCTGTAGTTTACCTACATTCTTTATTTGTTTATTTAATTTCTTTTCATTAAGATTATCAAGTATCTTATATATTGCAAATCCTATAGAAGCAGAAATTACCGCTGCTTGCATCTTTACAGAATTTTTCATTATATCTTTTATAGTCATACTACTAGTAATAGTAGTACATGCAACTATCAAAGATTTCAATTGTCCTAATTTTTCAATATCTGTTTTAATCGTATTATCATCTAATTCTAATATGTTGCTAATCAGATTTCTTATAGGTCCTTTGGCTGCATACATAGTTGCTACATCAGATAATGATTCATAAGTTTTTTGCATATCATTATAATTGAATGAATCAGTACCAACTTTAGATAATGTTTCAAAAAATGTGTTCAGATCATCTAAACTGCTTCCTTCAACTTTCTTAGCTTCTGCTGCTCTATTTATCACATTCTGTATTATCTTAGAAATCAATCCTCTATTCCATACACCAATTGATGTAAGAACATCTGGTTTCTCAACCATCCATAGGATTTTTCTAAGACCTTTACTCATTGCTTTTGCCTTATTCTTATCATAATCACCTAATTTCAATATAGAATCAAATATAGCGCTTATATCTACCATTTTTTGTCCTTTAGGAAGTTTAAGGTTTCCTATAGAACTCATTATAGTTTGAACATGATTTACAATTTTATCAATATTTTCTAATCCACTACTATTAAACTTTTGTTTACCAATTCTTGCGATTGGTTCTATTATGCTATATATAACATCACCTATATTGCCTTTCTTCAATTCAAGTGCTAATTGTTTACCATCACCTGTTGCAATAGAATTTATTAACTCAGTCATATTTTCAAATACTTTACCATCTGTAAACTTTATAGTATAAGTATTTGGTGAAACATTAGAAGAATTAGAAGAATTATTTTGAACCACATTATTTTTTATTTTAAATTCAGTATCTTTAAATATACTTTTAAGATAATTAAAATATTTTACAATAGACATATCAGATATATTTACTGTCTTTATTACATTACCAACTTGATTATTTATATTACTCTTATTGAATTTCTGTAAAGCCTCTACTATCTTATCTGCACCACCATAATTTGAATTGTCTATAGTATATTCTATCATACCTAATTTTTCTGTATAATCAGGCATGTTTATGATAGGTTTTAATTCTACATTCTGTGGTTTTTCTTTTTGTAATTTTTGTTCATTAAAATTAGTCACAATAACTTGCATGCCATCAGATGTCAATATCTTATTAGTCTTCTTAAGATTTTCAGATATTGATTTAGCAAACTGTTGAATATTTGTTTGTTTAGAAGAATAGGATTGATTTTTTGATATAGATTGGCCACCAGATACAAAAGACATTAATGACTTATCACTTTCTGAAAGAAGAAGCTGGCTTGGATCAACCAAGCCATCAAATATTGCATCTATTCCAGAATAAATCTTATCTATATGCTTATTTATATCTTTAGCTACGTTTTCTATAATTGAAGATAAATCACCAGTAATAGAATTGTTGTCTTTTTGTGGTATACCTCCTGGTAAGTTTACTCCTTTACTTTTACGTACTGCTTCATCTGATACTTTTGCCATGTTAATTATTTGGTTTCTTACTTTTCTTTCTTATATAAAAATTAAAAGGGAAGAACTTAAGTTCTTCCCTTCGTAAGATTATTTCATCATAAAACTATCCATTGTAATAAGATTTACCATAACAGTATAAGTGAACTGTATGTTTCTGATCAAGTGCTGTTGTAACATCAGCATTTGATATATCTGGAGATTTGAGAGTATACTCAAATGATGCATCACCAGTTGTAGAACCATTATTACCTTGTACTGCTGTCAATGTTTTTGAAGTTGCATTTTGAACAGCTTTATAAGTTGAAGTCCAATCTTGTGTTAATGAACCAGATGTAGCAGTAACTTTATATCCAGAAACCCAAGCTGATGTATTATAGGTTTGTTGGTCAAATGCTGTTATAGTCTTATCATCACTACATTTCAAAGTACCTTCAAATTTAACACTTGTCTTAAGTACGTTTATTTTCCAAGTTAATGTATCTGATGCTTCTGTTCCATCTTGATATACTACAGTTACTTTGCATGAAATTGATTTTTCATAATCTGCTTTAGCTACATGTATATCAGGTTTCCATGTTATACTATTGGTTGTTTCATTTGTATCCCATTTATATGTTATGCTAGAATATATATTACCAGATCCATAACTTGATGTATCAAATGTACCAGAATCAGATGATGTCAAACCACCAGCTGATACCGAAGCTTCCCATGTTGCTGTAACAGATGGATTAACAGATACAGATATATTAAATTCTTTATCTTTTGTTACCGCAAATACTGATATATTTGTTGGTACTTTATCACCAGATGCTGAAGCACCAACATGTTTTGCAGTAATTTTTGAAAGACCTATTTCTGATGTTATAGATGGAGTTCCTAAAGTAACACTTGGTCCATAAACATACCAATCCGTATACTGGGTAGAACCAGGTACTTGTAAATCTCCAGATCCAACAGATATAGAACTATCTGCAATAATAGATATATTAGTAGAAGAAGCTGTTACAGATACTTGTCCAAATCCAGTAGAACCAGCTGTTCTTTCTATATACACACTATCATCAGTTCCTGCATTTCCAGCACTTGATTCTACTTTATAATATACTTTAGTGGCTGCCGAAGATGGTTGACCTCTGGTTAATTTGAATGGTTTGTTTGTTAACCCATAACCAGTACCTCTTGCAGTTAATGATGGTCTAGAAGAAGTAGCAGAAGCAACACTACCACTTTGTAATATAGTTAATTTAGAAGCTTCATCAGATATTTTTGTCCAACTTCCACCTTCAGCTTTAGAATACCAACTTACCCAAGGTGTTTGTTGTGAATCTCCATGAATGGTAACAAAAATACTTGATTTAGATAATGCATAATTTCCAAGATTTGTTCCGGAAGCATCAATATTTAAACCTACAGAAGTACTAGAATTAGGAGACCACCATAAAGCAGATCCATCACTAGTTGTTATCGTCAAACTATCATTATCTCCACTCTTAGTTGCATTTAATCCTGTAAGTGTGTTGTTTGTATGACCAGTGGTACCTCTTGATATAGATAAATTATGTTCATTAGTATCAGATATGGTTAAACCGCTACTTATCAAATCCACATATCCTTTATCTGAATCGTCTGAATTAATATAAGATAAAGAAATATTACAATTTATATTTTCACCTGATTGAGTAAAATCTGATATAGTATTACTTAAAGTAGTATTAGAATCAGAACTGCTTAATGTTATTTTTGCTTTTCTAGATCCAGCTACTGAAGCATTAGTAATTTGTACTTTATATACATTGCTGCTATTTGTGTCAGTAACAGTAATTTCATTAACTGATGTTCTGTTAGGATCAGCTTTTAAAGTCATTTTATTTGGATTTGCTTGTGTATAATTATTATAATCATTATAATTAAATACACAACTATTTGTCACAGTAAGCCAATCTTCTGATGATTCACCAGATATTGTCAATGGATTATAGCTCATTTCTGATCCTTGTGGAATTCCAGCCTGAGTAACTGTTATTTCTGAACTTTTTACATTGGTAATCTGCTTACTATTCTGTGTGGTATCAGGCGTAAATTTTAATTTCCATCTTATATCATCTACTTTCTTAGAATATCCAGGGTTGAATGTAAGAGCCACATCTGGATATAATGATATAAGACTTTTAGATCCTCCCGAAATTCCAAATGTTTTATTTGGTGATTCTTCTACTTTTATTTTACCAGAAACTGATATGTTAGTGGAAGAAGCAGATATAGTGCCAAATCTATAGCTAAATTCATTATTTCCTTCACTTAATATTACATTACTTAAGCTTGATGCATAATTACTAGAAGATGTTTGTTTTATTGTGAATGATGCTGGATTAGATTGATCTATTTTATCTGTTTGTGGATTTTCACATGTTATTGACAATCTACCAACAACAGTAGGATTAGGTACCCAACTAGATCCGGTTTGTGTTACTGTTGTATCTATAGAAGGATTTGAAACATTAAAGTTAGTACAATAATTACCAGACACCTTGGTATTTACAGTTATATTTCTATCACTTGTATTGATAGCTGGTGTCATAGATAAACCACTAATGTTAAATGTTCCAATTTTATATAATGGTTTTGGATTACTTATGCTTGATATAGATGGAGTACCGGTTATGCTACCAATTGAACCACTGTTATCTTTAACATTAATTATATATTTGTTTTGATAAGAATATTGTTGATACTTACCATTATCTTGCTTGGCATTAACAGAAGTAGATACAATTTCTGTTTTGGAAACATATTCAGAACCTGATGTTATTTTCCAAGAATAAGTCAATTCTGGATCTTTTGGATCTATACTGCCACCGGATTGATAAATAGAAAATGACCCAGATAATTTACCTGATATACCACTAGAAGAAGTGTTATAATCTGTTAATGAATAAGATATGGTAGTATTTCTTGGATATGAAGTGGAATTTGTCTTATCTGTATTTGTTGTAACAAATGCTTTACCATCATTATCAGAAGTAAATGTTACAGTTCCTGCATGAGTATTAGATATAGAATTTCCATTTGCATCTTTATTTATAGTATAATGAACTGTTTGCTTACCGGAAATATTACCATATTCCACTGATGGTGAATTATCACTTACTATAAGATAATGGGCATTATTTCCAGTAGAGATATCTCCTGATGAAGAAGTAATAGATATTTCATTACTAGTTCCACCATTTGCTGTTTGAAAAGATACCCAATTTACCGGAGAGTTTGCAGTGAATACAGTATAAGGAGCATCATAGTTGTAAAATCCCTGAGCAACACTTTTTATTTGTTTGTTATCTCCAGCAAAAGAAGATGCGGTATTGAATACAACTTCTTTATTATTATCACCATCTAATCCATTAACTTTAATTTTAGCATCAAAATAACGTAAACCAGCTAAGCTTCTAGAAGAACTGAAATTGTTAGTTCCCTTCAATTGATGTTTAGTAGAAGAATATGTTACTGGATTGTTAACCTTACCCTCAGTACCACCACTAAACCAACTTAGCAACCCATAATTAAGAGAAGTTGTTTTTCTTGGATGTGTACCAACATTTGACTTGAGCTTCCAATCTATTCTATAGGTTTTACTTGTACTATTTATGACTGTATCATAACTGACACTATTATTGTGTGTCTTAGAATAATCAGAATTTGAAGAAAACTTTGTATTAGATATAGCAATATTATTTGCACCAACAGTATTAACCACTCTAGCTAATGCATCAGTAGCTGGTTGGCCATTCATTATAAATTGTAAATTTTTGTTAGAATCTCTAAATTTTGGGTTGCCATATTCTGTTGCCATTTTAAAATACTAATTTTTTTCTGTGGTATATCTTTCTTGTGTCATATACCCAGGACATGTATCTTTGTTTATGTTTACTTTTACCTTAAGCTTTATGTTCCAAGGAGATGTAGACCTCATTCTCTTTATTCTGAATGTTGTTGAAACGTCACAGAATTCTGTATTTGATGGTGTATCTACATTACTTTCTGATTGGGGCATATAACCAGATTGTGCCCAATTCTCCCCGTTTATTCCAACTATATCAGAATCATGTTTCTTATTGTTAGGATTTGCTGAATTATTATAATCATCTGAAGTGTAACCAATATAATATTTTTCTATTCCATAATTTGTATTGTTATCTTCATTATTTACATACTTAGGATATAACAATATTCTTAATATCTTATCAGCAGAATTCCCATTAGCTATTTGTACTCCATAATTGGATAAGAATCTGTTTTTATCAGTTCCATCTATTTCAACTGTTATAGCATTAGTTGTCAATACATCTGGTACTGATGCACTCAATTTTTTTATAGCTTGATATTTTGTTGAATCTTTATGAGAGTCATTCCAAAATATTGTATTTCCTCCATCAGGGGATATTCCAAGCTCTATATGCAAATATACACCTACATTCAATTCATTATATTCACAATTATCATTTGTAATAGCATTACCATTTACATCAACCCAGTTTGCATGACAATAATAAAGAATATTAGGTTTTTGGTACCAAGATGCTAACTTTACAGGTTTTCCAAGTTCTAGTAAATTTATTGTTTCTCCAATCTTAGTATAAATCTTAGATATGATTATCATACCATATCTGTTATTTGTTGAGTTGTTAGGATTAACTGTAAAATGTGCCCAAAAATCTTCTGTACTTTTATAACAAGGTGTGTATTTATAATCATCAGTATAATTACCATTGCCATCATAAAATTCATCTGGTTGCTTTGGTTTTATCTTATACTTATTTATGACAATATTGTCTGCAGAAATATTGAATTCTTTCTTATAAAGTTCTTTTACTTTAGTAATATCATCATTTGAAAAATCTGTAGATGCTTTTATTATACCAGCACTATCAACATTCCCAGGTAATTTTATTGACTCTATAGATCCAATCTGAATATCATTTCCATCATTTGGCCCTATTACCAATATTTGCAATTCAGGTCTATGCCATAATGATGTTTCTCTATCAATCAAATTCACATATCCATTACCCCCATTAGGATCAAATTCATGGATTTTATCACTAGAAGAATTGTCAGGAATTGGTTTGTTTCCTTGAATACCTCCTAAACCATCTTTTGTATCCCAATGAAATGATAATGTATTCTCTAAACAATTGACATTAAATGAAGGCCATATTCTCTTTTTATTATATTTCAATTCATATCCATACCCATCATCCCCATTAGATTTATATCTCATTTGATGTACTTCATCAGATGAGGTTTTCTTTCTAGATATGAATCTACCATTTCGTATAACTACCATATCCTTATATTAAGTCAATTTTATTTATTGTTTCTTATGATGAATACTGTATTAACATCATTAGCAAGCTCACCAAGACCTGCAAAGTCAGTTGTATTACCAGTCCAAACATAACTAAAGTTAGAATCTCCGCCAAATCCATTGAATTTAGGACTATAATTAGCATTGAAGAGCATACCTTGAGTATATTGCTTGATCTTTTCTTCTACTTTTCTGTTTACTATATCATCCATCTGATCTATACTGATGAAGTCATTTCTTGTAGAAGCATCCCCATCATATATGAAATACAAAGTATTTGGATCTACTTGTTTGATCTTTATATAGTCAGCATAATCACCCTTCCACATATAAGTAGGCCCAGTGCCATTCAGTATAGAAGTAACTATTGGTTTCTTATCTACAAAAGCTATACCATCAGATGTTGGTGCTCTCTTTATTTCAAAAGCATTTGCTCTGTTTACATTGTTTGTTCCCCAACCAACAGAAAACAAAGTATTGTCTGATGATTTATTCCAGTTACCGGAAGCATGTTCTCCAGGATTTCTTGTTTCTGTACCACAACCTTCAGCATGAGAATAAGTACCACCAGTATGGCAATAAGTACCCCATCCTTCTGCATGGCAGAAATTAGCATAAGCATTGTTAGGAGCAGTGTTTTTATCACCATAATTGTTGAAATATTCTGCTCCAGTAAACATTGGTTTTAATGATTCAGGATGTTCTGGATCATTTATCAATGGATAGAAATTTCTTCTACCAGCAGAATTTCTCATTACATAAGTAACTGTTGCTACTTGGACAAGTTGTCTTCTAGTAATACAGTATGATGATGGATTATCTGCAACAGTAGAATAAGGATAGTCTTCTACATAATCCCAAGTGTATATTCCTTTATAAAGATAACTAATTCCATTTTCTCTTACATCTAAAGCATTTGATTCTCCACTGGCATTACCATTACCTATCATGAATATGGTATTTTGCTTTTCCAATTTTGGAGTATCAGTATAAGATTTTGTATATCTTCCAAACCCAACTTCATAAGGAGATTGTAATGTTATGTTAGAACCATGAGCAAAACCATAGGTTGCATTTTCTCCAACTGAAATATGATTACCAGAAACATTGACAAAATTTATTCCCTTTTGGTTATTTTCAATACTATTACTGTTTATTTCTAATGAACTACCTCTTAAAACAGAATAGTTTGCATAACTGTTTATAGATTCACCATTTACATCAGAGCATACACCTTTTACTCTGTTTGAACGACCATATATTACATTATTCTCACTGTTTGGATATACAATATTGTTGTTGCCACCAACATGAACATATTTTGTATCACCTATGCTTTTTCCTATTGTATTTGCATATCCTTCTATATGACTTGTATAAGCATAAGTTAGATGGCCAACACCTTCTATATGAGATTCTTTACCAAAATTAGATGAATCTTTTCCTTCTACATGGGAATTTATAGCATAGTTCTTATTGTTCAAACCTTCTACATGAGAATAATGTGAATTTGCTATGATACCTATATTACCACCATTCACATTGTTATCACCTTCTACATGTGAAGATTTTGAAAATGATATTCTATTGTTTGATCCTTCGATATGTGAAGAATCAGATAATGTATTTATTGCATTATTATTTCCTTCTGCATGAGTATAAGGGGAATTTACACTTGTTTCATATCCTTCTGTATGAGAATTCTCTCCTGCAGCTATAGTGTGATTTCCTTCAGCATGGGAATTCTTAGATTTAGCTTCAGTATTGTAACCTTCAGTGTGAGAATTCTCACCAGTTGCTTGTGTAGTATTACCTTCAGCATGAGCATTAGTAGAAGTTGCTTTAGATTTATAACCTTCAGCATGAGCATTCTCACCAGCAGTCAATGTTTCATTACCTTCAGCGTGAGAATTCTTTGATCTGACTATTGTTTTCAAACCTTCAGCATGACTGTTTTCTCCAGTATTTTCTACTTTTGTACTATTTCCTTCAGCATGAGCATTCTTTGCACTTACAATGGTATTGTAACCTTCGGCATGTGAGTTTTCTGCATCAACTTCTATTTTAGTAATATTACCTTCAGAATGTGAATAGTTAGCTCTTGCATAAGTATTGATTCCTTCAGCATGTGAATCTTCTCCTATAGCATAAGTAAGAAAACCTTCAGCATGGGCATTTCTGCCTTGTGCTTCAGATTTATTTCCTTCAGCATGAGAATTTGTTCCTCTAGAATAAGAAAAGCTACCTTCAGCATGAGAATTCTCTCCCAAAGAATAAGAAGAATTGCCTTCAACATGCCCATTAACTCCATCTACAAATGTTTTATATCCTTCTGCATGAGAATAATTTGATTTAGCAATAGTGCTATATCCTTCTGCATGAGAATATGCTCCAAGTGCAATATTATTCTGAAGATCATTGAATATTTCACCATACGATAATGTACCTGGATATACATTACCAAACGGCATACCTTGATGCCATATAGTACGATGATTTACATCAAATATCAATGAATCCCAATAAGAATATATCATCTTACTAGGAACAAAGCTGTCATTTTTATAATCTGTACCGTGTATGTATGTGTAAAAAAGCTTGTTTGCCATTTTATGCTTTTGTAAATCTATGCTTATATCTAAAAATAAGAATGGGAAGCAGTTTATTCAACCACTTCCCATTCATTATTTTGCATAAATTATTTACATACCTGGTAAATTGTTCAAATCAGTTTTAATATACTTTGCTTTCATCTCTTTATTCAAATCTGGATTTAATTCTGGATCCATTTCTACATTGTATGTAAGATCCTTCCACTTATCAGGATAAATGAACTTAAGCATATATGTATTTAATTTCGACATTTCATCAAAACCTTCACATTCACTTGACTTATTGCCCATAATAGCTTCTAAATCAATCATAGAACGTGTATACATTGCTTTAAGAAGCTGTCTATCATCTTTGAATCTCGGAAACAACTGTGCTATAGCTGAAATAGTACCAAGTCTTGTATCTACCAAATTTGTTCTGATAATAGAATTAGATGCAGCTCTGTAATTGATTTGTGGAATTGGCATAATCACAACTTTATTGCAATTGCTTATCCATACTGGAATTGTTCTTACATCTTCAAATGTTCTTCTTGTAGAATAAGGATAGCTTTCTACAATCTTTCTTGTATATATCTTAGACCAAACATTGAACTTGATGAGATTGTCTTTAAACAAAGCTATCTCCATATCATGAGGATCAGTAAGCACAATCTTCTGTGGGGCTGTAGAATTAGTTTGCTGTCCATTCTGCTGATTGTAGATAACACCATATTCTATGACATCAGCATTTTCTGATGTAATAGTATTGTAAGCATTTTCTACAAAATCAAGATGAATATAGTAATCATCTGCATCCAAGAACATGAAATAATTACCAGTGGCATTTTCAATACCAAACTTGCGAGCTCCACCACATCCAAGATTAGTTTCTGGTTCCACTAACTTAAATTCAAAATTCTCTTTTGATGTGTTGTTTATGATATTCTCAACAAGCTTTCTAGAATTGTCTTGTGATTTGTCATCTACTAAAACATATTCAATTTCACAACCATCTGGTACTTTTTGTCCTAGAACAGAACCAATTGCATTACTAATAAACGTCTGGGCATTGTAAAATGTTGTTATAATTGATATCTTATCCATGCTAGACTTCTAATTTTTTTAATTTGTTCATAGTAGGTGACATTACTATCTCAATAGTGTTTTCTGTAATACGCTGAGTAACGTAGAATTTCCACCCATAAACCTTCATAGTAGCTGGTACAGCATATCCTCTCTGTTTCTTAGATTTTCCTGTGGAATTAGGTTGACAATATTCTCCTGGCTTACATTTACCATTATCACGTACAATTACTTTACCAACCAAATTTACTCGTACCCATTCTTTTCGATTACTACGCTTTACATATTCTTGCTTAGGATCATAATATTGACTTGGTACTTGTACATAATGATTATAAGGTCTGGTATGAATATATGAAAACTCCTCTACTTGGTCATACTCTTTTACACCAATAGCAATCTTATCATTCTTCAAAAATTTATCACCAACTTCATTACACATATATGCATATTTCCAATTATTTGGATCATCTGAAGTATGTGATGTTTGAATAGTTGTTACACCAAGAATATGTTCATCAGAACCAGATTTTACAGGTTCTATCTTATCAGGATTTTCAGAAGAAAATGTAACAAAGAGTCCATAAGGACTCTCTGCTGGTATCTCTGCCCACTCATACATTTCTGAATATCCAACTGGATTAATGTATTCGTTATCTTGCATTATTTATTCGCCATACATATATTTGACTTGGGCATCCAATGTTGGACGAATCTTCTCTATATATAGAAGAAGATTAGCCGCCTCTTCACGTGGTTTAATAAGACTATGCCAATCCTTATATAAATCACTCTCCTTCTTATCCTTAATCTGCTTAGATGTAAGAATAAACTTAGTTGGCATTGCATCCAAATATGGACTTACAAATCTAACAAAATCATCACCACTGATTGCAGTTGGCAACTTAATTGTCATAATAGGATTAACCATAGCATTCTCTGCAGCCATCTCTACTGCTAAATCTTCATCTTGTCGATTGTCAATAGGATTCTGACGTGCTACACCTACAAACAATACATAGCGCTCTAAAGGGTTTTCACTTGGACCATTCATCTTATAGAGCTTACCTACGAAAGTACTTGCGCAATATGTACCCTTCATAACAGCTCTTCGTCCGTTATCTAACACAGTTTCCTTTTCACAATTTCGATCAGTATGGATATCTGAAACAAAAAACTCATCAACCAACTTCTTTGTACGAATTGTAAATGGATCTGGCTTAACAGCAATAGTTGCATAAGCCTCTTCTAAAGGAATATTCTGCATTTTTAAATAGTATTTAATTAAATTATTTTATTTAAAGCATGTGCATATTGTATACACACATATATAATATAGAAATATCTGAATCAGAAATTCATTTATACTGACAACTTTTTAATATAATGTTCTGAATTACCTTTACAGAGTTTAATCAAGGTTTCTGTAAATGCATCTTCAAAATCAGGTACATTCTTGATGTTTTCCTTTTCTTCATATTCATCAAGCAACTCATCCCTAATACGATCAGCCATATTCTTTGTTTCAATTGGTTTGAACATGATTGCATTAGTCCAATCATCAAGACGTTTCTCTTCAGAATTGTACCATCCTGGTTTCCATCCACTATCTGGGTATGGAATACGATATTCTGCTATGCTAGGAATTGCGATGAATCCATCGTTTTCCATAGTAAGAACTGTTACCCAATCAAGTTCAATTCCATTATTTCTCATAGCAAAATAATCTTCAATTGGTAACCATCCTTCCAACTTCATCAAATTGATAAAATTACCAGCCAATCCACTACCAACAATAATATCATGTGTCAATTTATTCTTCATCTTATTTTAACAATTTACAAGTTATTATGAAATCTAATTTTTTCAATAATCTAAATAAGAAATTCATCATTCTTAAGTCCATTCAACAAAAGCATTCAATTCAAATCCAGAAAGCATCTCTTCATGAGTTGCCTTCCACCAAGCATCTTCTACATCATCTGCAATCCAAATAGCTTCTGAATCATTATAACCAGGAAGAACAATAGAAGTACGTGACCAAGTATCTTCAGAATCATCATACTTCACAAAAATCTTGGTGTTAGTAGGAATATGTATGAATTCATCCTGAAGATAAACAGAACCATTTTCATGCATGATATCATGCATATTGAAATGAATAGGAGTACCTTGAAGAATTTCCTCATGATTTTCAATCTTCTTGAGAAGTTCTTCAAAAGTGATTCCTTCAGTAGGATATTCACCAAAAGTCACCTTTTCATTTTCAACTACATTTACTATTTCAGGATATACAAAATTCATCATGATTATATTCATTATTTGTTTGACATTATAAATATAGAAAACATATACAGAATTTCAAATTATTTTTGCAATTTTTATATATAAAGTTTAAACAAGAAAATCTTTTCAGATGGGAATATACGTTAAGAAAACTGGTAATCAAGATATTGGTGCAATAAAGTTAGTAGATTCAAAGACAGATAAGCTCAAAGATATAAATGCGGTCTTTTGGAAAAATATGATGATTTGGCCAAGAGATTCAAAATATCTCTTTTGGAGTTCAAACAACAAAAATCATGATTTCATTTCTGTTGATTCTGATTTTGATAGAAATGGAATACATGTAAGTGCAGCTACCAATATCATAACATTATATGTCAGATCTTGTGTAAAATACTGGCATAGAAGATATCCATTCAAAGTAGTACCTTACCAGAACTGGGTAATTGCCCCTAATATAGTATATCCTATAGGATGGAACATAAAGACAGCAGAAAAGCATGATTATGATGCATTGTTTGATCTGAACATATCTGGTAATGTATCTACTTCTAGCTCTAGAACTACTTATGTATCATTGTGGCAAATTGATACTAAAGATGAACAGATAGATACTTCTACTTCTAAATACTCTGGAAAGCAAATAGTGATAAAGATAGTTCAGGATAAAGATGAAGAAGACCCAAATGCTAGACCATCTTATGCAAATGCAATAATAACTTGGTATAAAGATGAGACATTTTCTGATGAAGTAAAAGAATATGGTACTGAAAGCAATCCTTATGTAGATGTGAATGGCAAATCTATTTCTCTGTATTGCAACATAACTGGTACAATAAAGATGATGTCAGGAAATACTGCAAGATGTTTCTATGGGGACCATTATGGTGATGTAATTACTATCAATGAACTCAACATAGATAAGAATGCAATGTCATTGGAAAGTTCAGAATATCTGGGTAATGGAAACTGGAAGATAAATCTGAAAATGAATAGCAATGTTCCTACCAGTGCTAACTATAAAAATGTAATAAGAGATCTTGCATTGTCATCTAATAGAGTAGACCATACCGGTGATATTGTCACTATGACTTGGAAAGTATTTAATGAAGCAAATACTTTGACAAGATATTGTAATGTTGGTTTCTTACTTAACAGAACATATACTTCAACAACTAAAGTATGGCAACAAGGTGGATTAGTAAGTAACCAAGTAACTAATGTAACATGTGCTACTGGTGTATCAAAAGAAGTTGCAAAATGGATAAGCATATCAAGACCTCAAATAAACTCTGCTACTTCTTCTTATTATGCTAAAGTAACTGTCAATCCACAAACTGCTACTGAAAAGATGTATATTGAAAACATTAGTACATCTTATGATGATGTAATTCCTGCAACTGATACTTTGTTTCAGATAATGTTTATGATATTCAAAAAGACAGGATATTATGCAGAAAGAAAGGGTATCATAAGTGTTACTTGTGTTTCTGATACTAAATCTGTAGAATTAACTCAAATAGAATATTCTGATACATCTTCTAAGAAAATTACAGATAGAGATATAGATAAGAAAAAGATATCTGTGGCAGGAATAGTTCCTAATTCTTACTATTCAGATATGATAACCAGCATTACAAATTTGAGATATGATTACAATTATCTCATGTGGCTTGCTGATGTTTCAGTTACAAAAAATCCTAAGAAGATACTCAACCATGAATTGATGATAAACTCTTATCCTAAGACAATATCACATAATGCGCAATATCTCGAAGTAATTTGGTCTATCATAACCGGTGAATTGAATTCATCACCTCGTTATGGGAGAATAAAATTCTCTATCCCAGATTACAAATGTGAAGATTACTATGATTTGACACAAGCAGGTTCTACTGATGCTCAAGGGACTAAATTTGATAAAAATTATTTAACTAAATCAAAATTATATAACATAAGTGACAATATTGTTTCTTCATCAACAACTGCAGTTGATGGGCCTGGAAAAATTTCTTTAAATGGAAATTTCTATATTGGTACCATAAAGATAAATGAAAATTCTAATCATAACAATACAGTTGCTTACATAAAACCAACAGAAATATCAGATTGGTCTGTCTCTGACTTTGACAACTACAACAATGCTGCATTCTATATAAAGATAAAAGGAAAGAATGTGTATATTGGTATTGACAGAAATGTAAAGATAAAGTTGGAAATTGCCGGAATAGGTTCTAAAGAAGATACTATATTGCAAGAGAAGGCACCATCAGTAGACAGCAATACTTTAGCTAATGTAACAGATTTGGATGTTTCTTCTATTAAGATATCTGGTGAAGCAACAACAGACAAATTACCTTATCTGATAACAGATGAAATGTACTGTGTACCTGTCACTTTGAATAAGAATGATATACCTACAAAATATGATTATGATGTTGTTGTTGGTTCAAGAGAATATGTGGGGTCATTTGGATATGGAAATTATGATGATGTATCTCTAACCCCAGAATATTCAATACCTAACTATGACAACATGTATACTGTTGTCACTTCTTGGTGGAGAAGACAAGGAGAAGAAAAAACAAGAACAGTAAATTTATCTGTTGATGGAATAACCCAGACTATTACAAATACATGGACTGGCATAAAATATCAAGGAGACCAAACTTACAGATCTAACTTATCAGAAGATTATTCTCTAACATTATCTGACTACAACCAACAATGGATATCATTGAATCAAAACAATTTGATTTCTTCTTCTAACAGTACTTCTAGTACAAGAAAATTAGATTTGACAGATACTCTATATCTTGATGACTCAAAACAGAAGAATCTGAAATTAACATTAAAGCAAGACCCAAGAGGAACCAGTACGAATTTCTTGTTCTCTTCTTCATTAGAATCAGGAACAACAAAATATCTGAATGCTACTGATAGTGCTTCATTCATGATATATAGCTTAGATGATGATTTGATGCAACCATTAGATATTAGTTGGACACCTACTGAGTTAAACAATATGATATTGAGTTGTACACATAATGATTACTGGTATAAGTTTACTGTTGCACCTACATCTTTAAATATATCTAATACAGACAGAACTCGAAAAGTAACCTTTACTCAAGCTACTTCTGGTAAGAAGATTTCATTAACTTTTGTACAACATTGTTACCAGTTCTCTTTATATAAGACTTCTATAAACATCACACCAAATGTTGAAGTTGCAATAAATGTAACATCTACAAAGAGTGGTAACTTCTTTGGTTTCACTTGGGATGCATTACCGGATTGGCTAATGGTATACAGAACTTCTGATAATAATCTTACATTCAAATGTATTGAAATAAATGATTCTACAAAAACAAGATCATGTACAATAAGATTTACTCAGTATGAATCTGGTATATATAAAACTCTTACAATATCAGAAGAATCTTGGAGAAATTCAGAACTTGATGAAAGTACAGTAGATTTATATTATAAAGGAGCAAAAGCAGTAAAAGAGCTGTATTCTGATCAAGCTGGTGTTGGATTACCTATAACAATAAGGCAAAGTGATGGTACTCTTGATTCAACAAAAATAAAGCTGACTTCAAGAAACATATCTGATTCTCGATATGCTATAGATATTGTATCTTTAGCAGATTTGGAAGGAACTATTCCATTGGTTGGAAGATATGCATTATCTAACAAAAACCAATATCTTGGAGAAATCTATTGCATTATGCATGCTTATCAATTCAGTTGCTCTTCTGACAATATATCAGAAATAGTTTGGACATTAAGTCCTAAAGCAAATGAATTGTGGTCAATGTATTATGTTACATCAAGGATTGATGGAGAATTTGTAGATTATGAAATTACTGAAGCTAATGGTATGTTTACTTGCTACCATAGTGGAGCTAACATTACTATACTTCCTAAATTTACTAATTATGATAATGAAAGAAAAAACTGGTCTTTGACACTAAAACAAAATAAGACCAAGAAAGAAATTCCAGTCAAAGTACAACAATTAGGTGCTAATGAATATGAAGATATATATATTTAATTGAAGGATTCACCAGGAAAGCGCCTGGGGCGGTCAGGGAACGGAAAATGGTCGAGAGATATAATTTATCAGCTCGACCATTTTTAATTGTTCCTAGTGAATAACTTTAGTTCTTGAACAGAACTGAAAGTGATGTTCATTATTTAAACGATTTCTATAGTGATCTTTTCTCCTCTACTTTTGCTTGCAATCTTCATCTTATTGTAAAGTTCTTTAAAGTAGTTAGTAGAATTACTTACCCACCCCACTTTATCATTCTTTCCTGGAATAATGCAACCTTCTGTATCTGATGCAGAATTACCTGGATGTATCAATACACCGTCATAACCAGGGACGTTCAACAATCTAGGCATGTATGCTTGACAAAATTGCATCATTGTCTTAGATTTCTTATACTTAGGACTTTGTACATTCAATACAATTTCATAAGTACCTGTAGGAATTGCAGTAATACCAGGCTTCTTCATGAACAGGATCTTTTCTTTAGTCATATTCTGATTAAGACCTCTGTCTTTATCTTCTATTGTATTAGAAAAGAATATACCATCAACGTAAAGCTGTCCGATAGTATATCCTTCTTTTTTCCATTTTCTTACTAATTTGAGTTTCATTTCTTAAATGATATTGTTTTTCTTACTTCATTTGTACGTATATAATCCCACCAAGTTGATTTTACATAATACAAATCATCTTGCTTCATATATGCTTCATATTCAAATGGGATTGTCTTATAAGCTTGCTTCCATGACATAAAGAATGGCCAAGCCTTCAAGAACTCACAAATATATATAAAGTAAAACCAGAACCATTTCATGTAAGCAAATGTATCTGCCTGATAGATATGTATTGCTTCATGATGTGCCCAAATCTTACCTCTATTCGTCTGAAGATATCTCCAAACTACATCTGCACTCTTTCTTGTATACACTGTACCAAACAATGTGATTGCAGAATAACCTTTAGGTGGCAATATTTTGCATCCACAAACAAACTTCAAGTCTTGAAATTCTATCTTTCTACTCATCTATTAAACATCTAGATATTTTTCGTATTGCTTTCTGAATGTATCAGTAAAATTGAATTCATCCGTGCTAGGTAAGCTCTTTACAAAATATGGATAGAATCTGATATCAACATCAAATGGTTTTACATATTCATCAAAATATAATGTCCAACATAAGAAATCAATCAATGGATATAAGTCAATATTCTCATTCTTAAATGAAAGCAAATCACAAGCACCAAAATCATCAGACTTACCACCAAGTGATAGCTTCCAAGTTGCATCAGATTGACTTTCTATTTTCAATATTCCACCACCAATAGGTATTGTTCTCCCAATTAGGATGCTTTTTTATTTCATTTTTTGCAAGATCAATACAAGCCCATTTTGAATAAGTATTAGCAAATCCACCATCACAATCAACGGCTTGCCATTCGCCTTTCTTTACTGACATGATGATTACCCATTCTGAACGGTAACAGAATTTATACATACCTGCTCTTACTTTCAAACAGATTGTACTCTCATCAAATATTGGTTCTTCATTATTCATTTTAAACATTCAATAATTAATACTTTCTATTTGTTAATTCTTTATACCAATCGGTATTTCCATAGATATAATAGAATTTTTCCTCGTACTTCTTTGGATCTTTCTTGAGAAGTTTCTTATGGTGTCTCTTCACTGATCCAAAATACCAAGTATCAGTTAATGAGTCGAATTTCTTAAATGATGTATCATAAACTAAATATAAGAAAATAATACAACAAATTGACATACCAATTATCCAAAATATAAAATAAAAATCTAAAAAAGTAACCATATTCATCATAATCATTAATATTTTAACAATCAAAATATAGAACAACCTTAATAAATTTCAAAGAAATTCTATAATATTTTACAAAACCAATGTCTCTATTCTCTTATCTTGACCTTTCTTTAATTCCATATACCAGATGTATTTCCCAATCATAGGGACCCCATACTTAGTCATTATCTGTTTTCTGAATATCTTATCAAGTTCAATTGATGTGTATCTATCAAAGTAGATTCTGTTTCCTTTTGCTAGATCTCTCTGATAATAAGGAACTACTTTATCAATGAACTTCTTTATAGGCAAATTGACATTGAAATGTGCAACATGATTATGTTTAATACCCTTAGTGATGTAGTTATCTTCTTCATAAGTGTCATTCTCATCACCATCATATTCATCACCATCAGTCTCACTAGTTATCCTTTCATAAGTTGACCACTTGATTGTGACGTATGTACACTTATCTTTATTTGTTAATTTATCCATAATGATTCATTCCATTTTAATTCTATTAAGATATAGAACTATCTTAAGAAATTTTCAAAAGGAAATCAAATTATATTGCAATCCTATTCCAACCCCATAAACAAATCCTTTATTGCTATATCCACCAAATACAGATGGTCCTATTCCAAATTTCTTTTCTTTCTTTTGCTTAGGTATTGTTAACCCAGTTATTGAATTGAACTTTACATAAGGATTGTCTGAAGTCATATATACAACATTATCTTTGATGACTAATGCATACTTAAACTGTATTCTGTCTTTCTCTATGTGCAATCCTAAAGTATCATTAGTATAATTTACATTACCTGTAAGTTCTCTGTACTGGTTAGAAAAATCAAACTTTCTATATATATTCTTAGAAGTTATTTCAGTAGCAGTAGGTATATATACAGTATCATGCTTACCATTATCTATTGATGTTGATCCACCTATTACTATATCTGGTTTCTTTACTTGCATACTTTGTATCATTCTATATAGAGAATCATTGATGTTCTGCAAGTTCTTGCAATCAGTTTCTATCATTGTCTTCTTTGCTACTTCATTACCATACTTACCTTTATAATACTTTACAGAATCAGTAAGTGCTATAATATTCTTATCATTTACATTTTTGTAATAAGTGCATTTATTGATTGACAAAATTATAAATATAAAAAATGCAACCACTGAGAAAACTTCTATCAATATTCTCTTGTGATTGCGTACGAAAGTTAGGACCATTTGTCCCAACTTTTTATTCCATGAGCTTATTGCATTCATTTTGCAATTTGAATATTTTTGTTTTTTTCTTTATACACTCATAAGTTCTTTTCAATTCTCTTTCATAATTCTTATTGGATGAGTAACGATGACCATTTAAGTTAACGAAATTGTTCATTAAGTGGTGAACTGTTTTCTTTTTTCCCAAGTATTTTCTTTTCAATAAATCAATATAAGCAGTAGTAGAATGATTTCGATGCTTGTAAGTCTTATATACACCATACATACTTTTTCTTGATTTACCAATACCTGTTGTTCCAAAACAAGTTTCGTTCTGTGCTTGTGCTAATGCAAAGCAAATGTCAATGTCATTGTCAAGGCACTCCTTTACAATGTGGCTACTAATGTCTTTGTCAAATTTTCTTGTAGTATTTTTTCTAATATACTCTTCAACTTCACTTGTCAATACAACTTTACAATTTTCAAGGGCAATTTTCTTGTTCATGAAAACAGCTTGCGCTGAATCCACTTTTTCGACATGTTCAACCTTTACAGTACCAGTCACATGTTTTGCCAATCCATGTTCTTCAGCACCAGAAGGAGTAGAAACCACTAAAAACAATGACATTAATGTTAAAAGGATTTTCTTTTTCATTAATGTTATACGTGTTTAGATATATTTCCGAATACCGAACATTGGTATTCATATTAAAAATAGAAAGCACCATGAAATATTTCATTCATAGTGCTTTCTATATTTTATTTTTGAATCTTGCAAGTATTTCTTTCTCAAATGCTTTATTTAAGAACTTTGTCTTAAGAAGATCATAAGAAAGATTAGCAGTCTTGTAACAATTTTCTATATTAAGTTCAAGGTATTTAGCCATGCCGACAATGAGAGTCATTTCTACTTCATATCCAAGCTTTTCTTTTCTTGGATATCCTTGGTACCAATAAGGACCTGATTGTACACTTTCCCATTCACCATAAGCTTTCTTTACATCTTTCTTAGACACTAAAGCTCTAATTAGGTTTTGTGCCTTTTCTAATGAGATTTTTTGTGCACCTGTAGGATTGGCATCTTTAACAAAGTCATAATCTTTTAATTCATCAAAAATGTTTTCTACTTCATGTGTAGTAATTTTATCATGATTCCAAGATCCTTCTTCACAAAAATCTTTACAGATATTATGAATATATTTCGGCTTATTCAATTCTTCGTTAATTAATACTGTTAATGATTTCATTTTTTTTTCTCTATTTTTTAAAACAATTCAGCATAAGTAGTGAGTGATATTGATTCATTCAACTTCAAACCACGAGAATCAGCTTCACTTCTTAACTTTTCAGCTTCCTCATTATAACCCGAATCTACACAAATTTTATAATATGCTTTAAGCTTATCATCTGAACAACTCTTTACATTCTGTTTACGAGTGCCATTATGCCAAGCATCCATCTTTTCTTGACCACCTTTAATTGTCTTTGTTTTTATCGCAGCTTTATCTATACCTACAACTTTACCACCTTTACAGAACTGAGCATAAAATTCAAATGGCAAATATCCTTTCTTCTTACTTTCAGTTTCTTCATCATACTCATCACGTGCTTTAGACTGTGCTTTACCTTTAGTTTGGACTCCATTAAAAGCATTTAAGAATTTTCTGTAGTTTGCATCAATATATTCTCTTCTACCTTTCTTTCTTGACTTGTCCCATTCTTTAACCGCTTTAAGCTTCAAATCCTTACCAAATTCTGATGTACTACTATCTGTTGGGATATTCAATTTTTGAATGTAAGGTACAACTTCTACGGTAGATTCTTTTGGATTAAACTTTGTAGTATTTCCCATCAAATCATATTCACCAAGATTATCAAGCATAACAAATTTCTTAGATTTGATATTATAGAAAATCTGATCTAGTGTAATATCTTCTAATTCACCTGAATCTCTTTTCTTCTTGAATGCAACAATACCACTTATACCCTTAAGTTCCTTCAAATCAGGATTGATTTCTTGCTTCAACAATTCTGCAACATTTTCAGCTGCTGTCTTGGTTGCAGCCTCAGCAACAGCTTTGCTATTTGGATTGTCTACATATCTAGCATTATATGAATCACTTTCTTTAGACTTCAATGAATGATGTGCCAAAAGTGTATTCTGATATAACTGAACTGTACCATCATCTTTTACAGTAAATCCAACATGTCCAAATGATCTGCTTAAGCATCCATAATTTTGAAAGAACTTTACTTTCTTTTCCTGCATTCTGGACTCTTTATTATCTCTATAAGACTTTGCATCAGCATTACCATTACCTATAATATCTGATATCTTATCTCTATCACCTTTAGCAATATCCTTTTGATGAATTGCAAGATAATCCTCAAGATAATATCCATCACTAATATGACTTATGATATGACTAGCTGTATTTGTTGATGGACTTGACATGATACCTTGATAGCCTGATACTTTTAATTTCTTAATAGGGCCAACATTTGAAATATAGAGAACCCAATTTATAGCACCACCTGCTATAGCACCACTATCACTATTGTATGATGCATCAACTACATCATGCTTAGTACCTGTTTTCCTATCTATGATGTAACCTTGAGAATTGTTTTTGAAATATTCATCTTCTTGGTTATATGTACCAGATACAGTATCATTCTTATCACCAAAATTATATTGGTTTGTTCTCTTTATGATATTTGTTTTCTTCTTAGTAATCTTTGATGGTATACCAGCTTCAAATATCATTGACAATAATGACTTCATTTTAGAAAAATATTTTATTAATAATTGATACTTACTTATCAAGACTGATTCCATCATATTCATATTTATTAGATGAAAAACATCCACCAATTTCCTTTTCAAAAGCAAGATAGTTCTTAAATGCTTTAGTGAAACATGAAAAGAAACATCTTGTTCTATTGAAGAGCTCTGGTCTAGCAAGAAGATAATGAAGGTTTCTTCCATTCACAGTACCAGCAAGTTTCTCACAAAGTCCCATAATACTATTAGCTTCTACAGAAATCTTAACAATTTCTTTACTATTAGTAAATTTATTAAAAACGTGAATGTTCACCTTGATAATATTGTTTGTATTCATAATCATAATCATTTTAATTTAACATCACAAATATAGAAACAAACTAAAAAATTTCAAATAAAGTTAAAGTGAACAAAATAAATCAATATTGAATGATTCAACTCTTTTAGATCTTGTAAAGAGAACTTCAAACATTGTATATTCTGTAGGGCGATCTTCAAACATGATATAATCTGCTACATATACATAGTTCTTCTTTCCTTGTGGCATGATTTCTACCTTTTCTACTTTGTTATCAATAAATGGGTGAAGAACTTTAACACGAACTGAAGCCATAGTAGGAATGTGTTTGAATACAGCAATTTCATTTTGATAACTAATGAGCTGAAACTCATTTACTTTAATTGTAGTTGTGTAAAATGTATTGTCAATATCAAAGTGTTTCTTGATATAAGACTTGCCATTAGAAACTGCTTTAACCAACTCACTGAAAGAAATATTTGTTGTATTCATAATCATAATCATTTTAAATTATTAATATTTTATTGACATGTATAATATAGAAACAAACTAAAAAATTTCAAATAAACTAAAGTTAAAATGTGAATTTTTAATAATAAAGTTACTATTTTATATATTATGGTTAGATCAGATAACTTCATAAAAAATGTAAAACCAAGAAAGAACAGTTATTACCACCAAACAATAATTTCTCCAGAAAAATTCAAAAAATGCAAGGAAAAAGAACCAGTAATTGCAAGATCCGGGTTGGAAATGAAGTTCATTCAATATGTAGAAAATCAATCTAGCATTACTGGGTGGGTATCTGAATCTTTAGCTATACCATATTATAGCAGATTAAAGAAAGGTATGGCGAACTATTATCCAGATTTCATTATAGAGAATGCTGATGGCCATCAGACAATAGTAGAAGTAAAACCTTATGCACAAACTAAGAAACCTAGACCACAAGATTCTGTTTGGTTAAAAGAACAATGGATAAAGAATTGTGACAAATGGAAAGCTTGTATGACCTTTGCCAAAGAACATAATATGAAATTCATATTGGTAACAGAAAAATTTTTTGAATGAATATATATGGGATCATTAAGACGTTATTTACATAAATCATCTAAATATACATTAGAAGAACTTACGATTAATTCTAAAATAAGAGAAGGTTTAGAGTTATATGAAAGCATACCTAATGATATAAATAAGATAACTAAATATTTTCCATTTAAGGATCCATTTAATGTATACATAACAGAATTTTTGGATAGTCTTTCTTTAGATAAAGCAGGTAATTACATTCTTAATGATGAATATGTAAAAATGATGTTCATAGATGGATATATTGATGATTATTCAGAAACAATACAATTATTGTTGAAAGAAAATCCTATAAATGACACAAAGTTTTTGAGAGTAATAGATATTGTAAATTATGAAATAAAAACTATAGAAAAGAAGAAAGATAATGAGTTTGAAATAATATTAGAAAAGACATATCCAAAACCAATTTCTAAAAAATTATTTATGGATATCATATTTGTAGAACTAAAGAAATAAGGGACAATATACTTAAATCCGGTATAAGAGTTAAATATAAAGGTTTTGAACCTAAGAATAAATATGAGGAAAAATGGTCTAAACTCTATTTCATTGGTGATTGCAAGATAAATGATCTTAAATATATAATATCAAAGTCTAGAAAATTGTTAAGGTGTAAAAAAGAAGAGTCACCAGTGGTGAGATTTAAAATACCAGAAAATGCAACTATATATAAAGATAAGACTATGTATAAATTAAATGACTGTTATTTTATGTATTGCAGCATACCACCTAAATATATTGAAAATAGTACATTATAGATTATGCCTACACAGAATCAACGATTACAACAAATAGATAATTGGATATATCAGCCAGAAGAAATTAAGAATTTTAGGTTAGATGATGCTGTTAATGAACACCCATTAAAACGAAGACCTATCAATTTACGTTCTCGTTTAGCTTATAGAGAAATTCTCATAAATACTAAAGCTACTACTAAGTATATTCTTCCTGGACAGATAGTGGTATTCAATTATGCCACACCTAAGACAGCAGAAGATTTGGAATATTATGACAAAACTCCTATGACTGTATTTTTTGGATTGACAAGAGATAAAAAGAACAACATTCGTGAGATTGGTGTAAATATCCATTACTTTCCACCATTTGCAAGAACGCGTGTAATGAATTCAATATACGAAGTATTCAAACAATATTATCAATTACAATTCAATGAACCTGTACATAAAGTAAATAAATACATCAATTGGCCAGTACTTAAGAGATTATGTAAGAAATATAAAATAGGTTTTGCAGTAAGAATGTACATACCTATGTTGAGAAGCCAAACTCATATCATACCTACAAGATTATTGCCAACAGGTATGTACACAGAAGGTCATTTTTCAAAGGATACTCTTACTAATATAATGACTTATTGGAGACACTTCAAACCCTAAAATTAACAATATTTAAAAATGAAAAAAAATTGCATTATCATACCAATATATAAAGAAACTCCTGGATTATTAGATAAGTTCAGTCTTGAATCATTGTCAAAAAACTTGAAGGATTTTTCTGATTATGAAGTCTATTTCATATATCCGGAAAATTTAGGTACAGCAGAATGGAAGAGATATGTTGACCATGATGTAATATTGAGACCATTCTCTTATGATTATTTCTTATCAACTTTATCTTATTCTAATCTTCTTGAAAGTTATGAATTTTGGAATACTTTCAAAGAACACGAATATGCTTTGATATATCAAACTGATGGATATTGCATTGGAGGAAGTCTTAAAGAATATATTGATATGAATTATGATTATATTGGTGCACCTATCATAGCACAGAATGCAAGATGGTTCAATGTTCCTGCTGTTGGTAATGGCGGAGTTAGCTTAAGAAATATTTCTACTATGATAGAAGTAACTGATCCAACTGGAGAATTTATTAGAGAGAATAAAGAAGATATTGATAAGCATAACAGAATGAACAGCAACATGTATTCTATATATGAAGATTTGTACTTTGCTCAATTAGTACCAATGCTTTGGGATTTCAGAAAACCAAATTTTGATGTTGCCACCTCATTTGCTTATGATATGAATGCAGATATTGTTTATGAAATGACAAAGCATAAGTTGCCACTGTTTATTCATGCTTTTGATAAGAATATAAGATTTTGGCAAAATATCCTTGATGATTTTAAAGATATAGATGTCATATCAGAATGTGAAATAAAGAATGAGAATGAATATCTATCAGAAAGAATAGGTTATCAATCTAATTTACCTCATGTGAATAAGATAAAGATAGCTGCTATAATGATAGTTAAGAATGAAAACTATCATTTGAATGAACAAATTTCTAAGATAATATCTTCTGGTGTTTCTAAAGTTTTTGTTATTGATAACAATGACATATCTGGAGAGGATCCTAAAGATATTCTTGATTTTTCTAATGTAGAATTGATTTCTAAATACAGAGGAGAACATGAAATATTATCTGAAGCTTATAGTGATGTTTACAATAATTATCTGAATGACTTTACCCATTGCATATTCATAGATGGAGATGAAGAAATCCATTGCAGTTCATTAAGAAAAACTATACAAGACAATATTGATTCTAAAATACTGAAGATAAAGAGCATTATAGTATACAATGATGGTAACAGATCTTCTTATCAGAATAATGCTTTCAAAACAATAATGAAATGCGGACTACCTATCAGAAACTTTACTAGAGAAACTCCTTTGTATTATATAGATTCTAAAGAAATTTCAGAAGAAGTATGTTGCTTACATAATTATGTTAGTTGCAATTCATTAGAGGAATATATGCAAAACAAGCTTTATCGTGGATATCCAGATAAAGAAACAACAATTGGAAAGCAACTTACTAGTATGGACTTATATTATAAAGTAAATCCACCAAAAAACAGTAGAATATATTTTTAACTATAAATTTCAACGAAATTCAATAAATGAAGACATTGTCAATGATAAAGGAGTCATTTGATAACCAACCATTGAGAAATAAGGTTGGTGTAACTAATCATTTGACTCCTGTGGATAATATAGTAACAAATGTAAGAAATTTCTTTTCATCTCAACTTTCTATGGTTGTTACAAAGGCAGAAGATAATTTCTCTTTAAAATGTACATCATCATTATGGCATTCTGAAGAAGATGTTAGAACTGCCATATATACAAATGTATGGAATGACAGAACTTCTCTTTTCACTTATGTATCAATGCAAGGTTTGTCATGTATAAAGATTGTTCCTGTTGGTGAAGAATATTTCTTATATTTTTGCCCTTCAGATATTCAACAATCTTATGGATATAATGGTCCATGTGATAATGAATCATGTGAATCATTACCAAAGATTGCTTGCCATGAACAAAAACAACTACATCTTGGTGATATAGAATATAATCAGTTTGGTGAGATAAAGGAAGATGCATGGCAACCAGATCAAGAAATTGAAGATACTACAAAGAAGGATATCAGACAGTTGTTAGCAAGTAACGATAAAGTAAAAGCTGCAAAGGCATTTGCAGAAATTCTTAAGCAAAATATGGGAATGCCAGAGAATTATTATATAACTGCGGTTCGTGATGAAGATGGTAATGAATCAGTTGCTTTACGTTACAAACACGATGTAAGAAAACCATTTGGTAAGACAGCTACTGTTACAAAAACCCTAGTAAATATTTATGGGTTAGGTGATAATGGTATCTGGGTAAATGATGCTGATAATCCAAATGGAATGGACCAAGAATTGAAAGGAGTTATTGATGATATGCTTGGATTCATCGGTGTAAGAAGAACTGGTGATGCTTGTTGCTTTACTATAGCTGAAGATCCAAGTACTGCAGATGATTTGAAATCTGATCCTAATCCTAATGGTTCTGATGACAAAGGTAATGAAAATAATAATGATAAACAAGATAAGGATGAAGAACAAAAAAATAAAGATGATAATGGGCAAGGTATCAATACACCTCAAAGAACTGATAAACCATCACAAGTAGCTGCTAATCAAGCAGATAATTCTCTATCTAATTCAGGAATTATGAGAACAGATGGTTCTAGTATGTAACAAAAAAAAAAATAAAATATATGAAAAGTTTATTACAAACCCTTATTAATGAACAAGCAAATTTTGAATTAGATGATTTAGATCAGAAAGTAATATTTGCTATGGTAGAATATTTTTATGATAATCCTAAAGCAAAAAATGATTTATTAAAATATGCAAATTCAAATGAAGATTTTAATATTAAAATGTCACTTAAAGATTTAAACACATTCATTAATACTTGGGATGAAGAGTTACATGGAAATTTTTAATCATTTTAATTTTAATTACATGTTAGATTCATAAGTAAAAATGGTGAAATTCTTAAGAATTTCACCATTTTCTATTTAAGTAAGTTCTAAGCAAGTTCAAATACCGGGCGTGTATTGCAAACAACTACTCGACCTTTTCGTGTAGTCTTAAATGCATCTTTACCATCTTGAACTTCAAATTCCTTAATCTTAACATTGATAGGATCACCTGGATGATAATCAAGCAACTTGTTAGGATCCATTGGCATCAAACCAGTAATGTTCAATCCATCAAGTTCAATGAATACACCTTGCTTCTTAGCTGAATTGATGATACCTGTAACATGACCATCCAAAACAGGACGTTCATAAGTAACATTATCATTCTTCTTTGCAAGACGTTCCTTCAACCACAGATCATACAAATTCTGGTAGCCATCAAGCTGAAGCAATCGCTTACGTGAACCAACAATAGACTTCTCAATACATCCAGTGACATAATCACGCTTGAAATCAACTACCTTCTGTGGAATAATGTCAATATCCTGATTTACCCACTTATCAAAGTCCTTCTCGATATTCAATACAATCTGTGAACCAGGAATGAATACTGAATTCACATACTCCTTACCTGTAAGATCAACCAATGGATCAATATTGACATGAGCAATAAATCCACCTTTAACTACCTCATCAATATGAACCGAAATAGGTGTTTCCTTCTGAATATCATTCTCAATCTGATGCATCCAATAACGGAAATAACCATTAGAAACAGATGCAATGTAAGTGTTGTCTTTCTTCTCACGTACCTCAAACATCAACTGGTTGTTATGTGTCATGAGATAGTTACGAATTGCATCAATGCAAGAATTGAAATTCTCCTTACAAATAAGCTCTTCCTTAACACCAGGAATAGTGAATGTCAAAACATTCTTGTCAAACTCTTTAACTTCACCAATATAAAGCTGACCAACTTCAATATTAGTAACAGTATTCATTGCCTTGTCCTTCTTTGTATCTTCAGACAATTCAATACCATAAGTCTTTGCAAATGCTTTTGCAATAGACATTGTTGCGAATGCTCCTGAATTGAACTTAATTCGATCCTTGTCGTTTGTAAACATTGAATTCAAAATGTCATTCTCATCTATTCGAGCACCAATGAGATTTGTTGTTTTTGTTTCTTTACTCATTAAAAAGATTTAAAATTTAAAGGGTTAATAAATAATTTAAGTACAGCATTAACTTTAGTTCTTGAATAGAACTGAAAGTGATATTCATTAATTGCTTGTACATATTTAATATAGAATATCAATATTATTTATTTCAAGATTATTCCCAAAAATATTCAGGATTTTTTCTTTTTCCTTTATATATTGGAATAGAAACTAATCCTTCAGAAATTCTTTTCCTTTCTATATAATCAAAATATATCTTAGGAAGTGTTTCTGTTATCTTCGTAAATAACTTATTTGCTTTAGATATTAGAATTTTCTTACATTTCTTATCAGAAAAACTATTGTTATTTGTTTCTCTATATATTTTTCCTATAACAGGAAGAAATTTTTCATTATTTAAACATACTAGTATTTCTATTAATGATTGATATACATCTTTCATTTTAAATTGCTTCAATGCTTCTTCATAACTCACATCTGTTGTCTTCTCATATAAAGCATCTAGCAATGTAGAGAATTCAGACTTAAATGCATTAGATTCTTGTGGATTTAAAATATACATTGCTTTAGCAATTATTCTTTCGTTTTGACTTCTAGCATTGTCCACAAATATTTTGTTTACTTTTAGATATACATCATCCTTACTAAGATCTGACAATGTCCAATCTAATTTCTTTTCATGCCTTTTAAAGTCCTCATAGGCATGAGTAAGTTCATGAACTAAAGTTGAGGATATTTTTTCTATTGTATCGAATTCATTTGCATTGACGTATATACATACTTTCTCAAACTTATTGTTCTTTTCATCATATTTGGATTTGTCTGGATTATACGCAGCACCTGGATTATCATCAAATATTATACATAACCAATAAAAAAATGTAATAATTTTTATATTTCTTTTTTTAGCAAAATTCTGTATTTTATCTTCTCTTATTATTATGTTTGTCAAATTTCCTTTTTCCAACATATCGACAATACAATCTGTAAGAGAATTCACTAACTCAACTTGGCCATTAAAAGTTCCATGTTTCTCTGTAAGATATAAATGACTTCTTTGCCAATACCATAATTTTTTCTCATATAAATAAGATGACCAAAAATATGGATATTTTTTACATAATTTTTGTTCTTCTACAATATCTGATAATGATTTCATAGGTTTTAATTCTCTCATCTATTAATCTGTATTCTTCAACAACGTTTCATCATCACCAGGTCTATATCCATTACCATATCTGTCTTTACAAGTAATGCATTTGCCGGTTTCATCCCATACCCACCCATCAATAGGTCCTTCAGAAAAGAATACTTTACCATGTAACTTGTTTGGAATCTCTTTATAATCTACTGAATCTATCTTTACTTCATAACCAGACTTTGTAATAACTGGTCTATCATTATTGATCCAGTCCATATCCAATTTGTCTAGATTAGACTGGATCATTTTTTCTTCTAATAATTTCGAGAGTGTTTTCATATTTAAAAATTGGTTAAACCAATTTAGACTTTATGAAATAGCTGCACGAAGACCTTCAATCTTATCACACTGGGCTTTCTTCTCTGCCTTCTTACGATCCTTCTCATAACTATCCTGCTTCTCATATTCCTTACCCCATTTCTTATAGAAGAAATCATAAGCTTCAGGAATTTCATTCTTAAGCATATTAGTAGTAGTGATAGTAGAGAATGCACAAGAAATATCCTTCTTGAACTTCAAATACTTTATTGCTTCAATAAAGTAATTCAAGAAAATTTCCTTCACTTCGGGATGACTCAACGCATACTTTGCAATTACATCTACATCATCTTGACTATTGTAATAACAACTGTTGCCGGTATCACGACTCTTGCTGATTTCAAGACCAATGAAGTCAAAACTAAAGATATTGTATTTGCTAGTACTATTATATCCAAAGTAACTTGAACCAGAATACTTTACAAGATCAAGCTTATTCAAAGAATCATAAATATAGTTAGCAAACTCAATAGATTCTGGACTATAATTCTTCTTTTTGTTTTTTATCTTATCTAATGCCCCATATTGTGCTGGATCATACTGTGAAGTATTTGCATTAACAAATTTCGTAATATTATAAATGTTTCGTTTCTTTAGCGCAAAATAATCTGGATATTGCTTATATGCCTGCTTTACAATATCTGGTAAATTCTCAGCCATTAAATCAAAAATCTTCTTTTGAGCTTCTGCTTTCTTTTCCATCAAATGATTTTTCTCAATATATGTATTACACAAGAAAGTTCCAATCTCATCATACTGATACTTCAAAATAGTTCTACTTTTCATAATTTATATTACTTTTTAATGTTTGACTTTACAATTCTAGCGATATCTGACTTACGAGCATTTGGATGTCCAGCAACAACATGATTGATTACTGCCTTCATATCCTTAGAAGTGATTTCTCCATACTTGATTACCCAATCTGCTACACCTTCATTGATTTCATCATCTGAAGCTGGCTTTGGAAGAAGCTCATTCATAATATTGAGCTGATTCTGTGACTCAGAAGCATTAGCAATAGACTTTGGCGTATTGATATTCAAATAAATCTCAACATCCTTTTGCAACTCTTTCTGTACAGTTTCAAGCAACTTCTTCTCTGTTGCCAAATCATATACCGGGCGAGGCTGACCTTCTTTTACTTCCTGTGTCTTGAATTCCATAATTCGAGACATAATCTGTCGGAATGTCATCAAAGCAAACTTGTCACCCTTTAACATTGCTTCCTTTACCATAGATGGAAAATCAAAGAAACCATCTTCTGTCTTCTTAATTTCTACAATCATTTTAATAAATTTTAAACTTTTAAAAACTTCTTTAAATATTCTTTAGTTGATGGAACAAACTTACTAGTATCACCAATTGCCCAAGCAATATAACCTTGGTCGAAACCTGCTACAAATTCTACTCCTAATCCTCTATACTTTCCTAATGTAAAACAAGGTACAACTTTACCATTGAATTCTTGCATAGCTACTACATTATCAATAGTAAGAATTTCTTCTGGTTCATAAGGATGTGCTTCTTGCTGTTTTACAAAGATAGCTGCAGTTGCTTTTACATCAGACAAGGCATCATGGGCATTTAAACCACATTCATCCATTGTCTTTCCATAATAACGTTTGAATGTATCACCTAATCGATTTCCATTGATACGTTTTTCCTCATAGAAACAATCATAATTGTCACAAGTTCGTACATCAAACAATATGTCACATCTAGAAAATTCCTCAGTCAGGATAGCATTGTCAAATGAACATCCATTATATGTTACAATATCACATCCACTAAAGAAGTCAAAAATTTCACTTGCAACTTCTTTAAAATGAGGTTTGTCTTTTAAAAACTCTGCATTAATATGATGTACCATATAAGCACCAATAGGAATAGAATAACTACCTTCTGGTTGAACATAATAATTCTTACTATCAATAATCTTCTTTGTATTCCAATTATATTTTACTAATGCAATCTGAATAATCTGATCTTTTGATTTGTCAAGACCAGTTGTCTCAACATCATAAATTACTAATGGTCTATCTCCTAACATATTTAAATTTGTTTATGTTTATATTCATCTAACTTCATGTGCAAATCAATAGTATCTAAACTATTTCGCAATTCAATTTTTTCTAATGGTTTTATGAAATACTTATTGACTTTTTCTTGAATAACACTAATTAGTCTATTATAAGTTTCCATTGCTTTCTTCTGATTCTTTATTAAAGCAATACGATAACCAGTATCCTCATTATATATATCTTTCTCTGATACTTTAGAATAACCGGTAGTAGTAAAAGAAAATGTATAATATCGACTATCCCAATATACTAATGATTTACTAACATTATTAAAATCATTGTTATTCAATGAAAGTGAAAGAAAATCTAATAAACTACCCATATAAGGAAGTCGACTAAAATCAATTCTCCATATCATATCAACTTTTGTTACATGAGTATTTCGCTCATTAACAATTTTAGTAATATATCCAGTAATATATCTTTTATTCATGTTATAATATTTTGTTCAAATATAAAATAGAAACTTATTTAGAAATTTCAATTTTTATATAACAGAAGTTGTATTTTTTAATTCAAATGAAAAGAAAAACTAATCTATTTTATAAATCAGCAAGTCAAGATTCTAGTTTCTTGACTTTCTCTAACTATACAGAATCTTTGACTGCTAATTTGATGTCTACTGATAACAAGATATATCCTTCTACTTTCTTATGTATCAGTATGCCAAAGCTTAATTCAAGAGATTTTGCAATAGAATCCTACAATAAGTGGAAAACAACCATATTAGATACAAAGAACGTCTCTTATACACTTAAGACAAATGTATTTGAAAACTATGTAATTCAAGATAGTACAAATATAAATAAGATATATGTTGATAGTCTTGGAACTGAATATAAAGCTGGTATGTCAATCAAAGAAAGTCAAATGGAATTCTTAATGAATACAACGCTTTCTAAAACAACATTGATAACATATAGAAATGATACTAAGCATACTAAGCTTTCTGAAAAGTCAAACAATGTAAATTCTCCTTATTCTATTACTATAGAAAAAGTTTTGCTTGACTATAAAGATGATCCAGAATTTATCAACAAAGAAGATGAATTAAGTACATTCATTTGGAACAAACAACAATTAATAAACAAGCTAGTAACTTACTATGAAAATAAGTTAGCTTCTTTAAGAGATTTTTGTGTAAGTAAAGATATGAATCAAGAATCTGTATTGCTTCCATTGAATTACTTATTAGAAACTTTACAGGCATTTGATTCATCCATTAAGATAAACTATGTAGGTGATATTACAGAACAAGATTGGAATGGAACATTTTCTGACACTATCTGTGTAGTAGATACTAGATCATTCAAATCTGGTACTATAGTAAGTGATACCAATTATACAATGTCTTTGGCTCCAGTTGATGGTGATGATACTAAAGAAAATGTATTGAACAATTATAATAGTGAGAGATATTTGCATGGTTGGTTTACAACAAAATCAGAATATATAAGAGAATTAGATTTTGACAAAGATGAAAAGAATACAGTTTCTATAAACCCTGTTGCATCCAACAATCTATATACTAATCTATATAGTAAGCTCAGTACAGAAGAACAGATAAAATTCAAGAGAACACACAATATCTCTACTGGTGATACCGATGATTACAATACTTATATTATGGTGGTACCAGAAGCAGATAAGCAAATTCCAGAATATGTAAAGACTTTGGAAGATATAATAGAAGCATCTGAAATAAAAGAAGAATATATAGGTCCACATTATGTGGAAGATTTGAAACCAGAATATGACAATTATGAAAATGGTACTCATTATTATGAATTGACTTCACCTTTGAAAGAGATATCTTTTACAAATCATAATGATGTGAAAGAATGGAATGAAGTATCATTCAACTTGCTTATTCCATTATTCGATTTAGTAGATATGAACTACAATACAAATTCTACTAATGTTGAATCTTCAGATCATTTGAATTTGACTAATGAAGATGAAGACAAAGAAATGTGTGTTAAAAACATACCATTAGGTATTTGGTTCTCTGGTCCACAATTTGTAACTTTGAAGTCTGATTTGTCAACTGGATTCTCCCCATCTTGGTCTTTATCATTATCTAGTCAGTTTAAACCATTTCCTACTTCTGACTACATGCCTAGTGAAATAACAAATGATGCGAAGAAGGAAGCTTATTGTACATTTGCTCAGATATTATCTAGACAAAATGAAGTATTAGATAAGTTTGTTGATATGTCAAAGATAATGAATAAGCTAAGTGAAAGAGTAACTTCATTAGAATCTGCTGTTGGTTCAGTTTTGACAGCTTACAATCTTGATACATTCCGAACTGACATAATGGATTTCAAAAATCAAATAACATATCAAGTATCTTATCTTGAAGCTTCTATCGAAGGTCTGCAACTTCAGTGGGTTCAACGTGAAGGTTAAGCAGATAAAAGTATTTTTAAGTATAAGGATATATTAAAGAAGAAATCAACTGATGATAACTAACAATTCTATAAAAGAGTACTATACAAAACTCCATGGCATGTACATACAATGCTATGATATGATAAAAGCAATGACCCAAAGTTTGTCCACTAGAGATAGTCAAATATCTTTAGTGGTAACAAACCCTCAGGGTGAAAGGGAAACTTTAAGAATACCATCATTCTTATATCTTGACAATAAGATAGAACAGTTGGATTCTTCATTATCTTCATTAATGGAACTTCCAAATTCTGGTGAAGCTTGGTTAGAGTCAACAAATGATTTGTATAAGATAAAGATGGTTAAGAATGGAATTTCTCCTTCAACACCTAAATTGGAATCTGCAAATCCTATTGCATTATTCAAAGACAACAATTTCTTAAAAGACTTAGTTTCTCCTAAGACTTATTTGAAAGTAAATGTTCCAAACATGTCAGATATCATATCTTCAATGATGATGAAAAAGATAGTGATATATGATTATGATATGTACAATGCTTTATCTGGATATTCTTCTTATGAAGATATAAAGACTGCTTTATATGGGCATACAAAGGGAAATGATTATGAAGAATATGATAGTGAACTTGATATTCCTATTAAGCAGGAAAGATATAGGAGTGCATTCAGAATAGAATCTATTCCAACAAAAGAAGAATTAGGAAATGATAATCCACATGCTGTTTCCGTTGGTTCAAAGCTTTCTTATATTTTGAATTTAGATACATTTGAATATTTCAATTCAGAAGATTCAACTATTTCTTATCAATTGAAAGCAGGAGATTTCTTATGTGTGAAAGGACAATCTACTACATGGAAAGTAAAGAATGTAGATTATTCAAATATGCAGATAGAGATAGAAGAAACTTCTGGCCATACAGCATTGCAAACTACGGAGGAAAATACTGATATGATTTTCTCTATATACAACAACAATTATTCTGACTATCATTATGTAGAGATACCATTAGAGGAAAACCAATATATCATAGTATTCTTATCTGCTGTATCAAACAATACTAGATCTTCCTGGTCTACTCCATTGTTTTGTGATCTAAATTCTATTTATGTAAAAGATGCCGGTGGTAATTTTGTACAAGATGAATATGGTAACAATCTTTCTTATCTGAAATACTATAAGAAATATTGTACAAATATTGGTGATTTGATTCTTGGTATAACAAATACAGCTTATCCACAAATAAGCAACTTTACTATGGCACAATTGGAATCATTACAAGATTCTGATGATATGCAAATCGCTGTATCTAATACATTTGATACAGAAAACATATTGCAAGTTGTACCAATCAATAAGCATTTAGTAGATGATACAAGTAATGAAGAGATAAAGAGCTTACATGCTTCTAAGAATGATTTTCAACAGCAAATATCTGCTATGCAATCAGAAATCAACGAGGTGACAAACAAGCTCATGACTACTGATTTCTCTAAAGAGATAACAGTAACTCAAAACTCACTTAAGACACAGCTAAATTCTCTATATACAGAAAAGACTCATCTTCAATCACAATTGAATTCTATAGTAGATGAAATAAACATAAAGTCTACTGATTTGGATGTTACTGGAAATGAAGTAAAATATAGAGTAAGAGGAGTAACAGATGTAAAATATCTTTCTCAACTTATTTCTTCAATAGGTAATGGAATAGATGTAGAGATAATTGGTTGTGATGTTGAATATAAATACAAATCAACAAATAAAGAAAACAATCAACTCATATCTATAGATTCTTCTACTTTTACTGATTGGAATAGATTAGATAATATAGATAGACAAAGAAAACTAGTATTTGACAATTCTGTTGGTGTAGACTTTGTTGATTATTCTACAACTGATAACATTATCAAATGGAATCAAATTGATATTCCAATACAGCAAGGTGAAGATGTAATCATAAGAGTAAGATATAAGCTCAATATTGGACAACCATTCATTTCTATATACACTCCTTGGAGTGATGAAAAGACAGTTGTATTTCCATCACAGTATAAGTCTAATATAGATTTGACAACTATACTTACAGAAAATGATAAAGATACAGTTACTTCATCATTCTCAAAAACCTTGATAGATGATGGATATACTGAACACATACAAGATAAAGTAATAAGTTCAGATCAAACATTCTTCCATACACCAGAAAACATATATTCCGGTTTCAACACATCAGAAAATAAGATGATATCGTTGAAGGATAAGCTTAATGATATAAATAGTAATGTTGAAAAATGGAAGACTTTGATAGATAATGAATCAAATAGTAAGTTTGAAGTATATTTGACTTATGATGATTATTCTATATTATTGTCACCTAATACAAAGAATTCAGTAAACATATATAACATCAACCATATTTCTGATATATTCATTAAGAAAAATATGAATATTGTAATAAAGAATACCGGTGATGTCAGATTGAATCTTTACAGCATATTCCCTGGCAATACAAATACTCCATTGATAAACTGTAATGTAGATTCTTACAATTCAAACTTAGCTAACTTTGAAAGAGTACCAATGTTAGTAAACAATAAGATATGTGCACAGTATCTTGGACAATGGATTTACTTTAGAGAGAATTCCGCTTGGAATGGATCTTCTATATATTTCTCAACTACCGAACAGAATAGTAAAGATGAAACAAATGTTTCAAATGGAAATAAGTTGGAATACCAAATAACTCCTTCTAACTACATTGGAATAAACAACAGACAAGTGTTGTTAGGATACAGACCAAGACAAGGTTCATTACATTCTTCTACTATAAGTACAAGTAGTGTAAAATGGAAAGGACTTGTTTTTGACAACATAAATTCTAAAGAAGGTGTAGATTATAAGAAATTGTTAGAATATACATCTAGATTGAATGAACTTTCTACAACAGAAAATAAGACTACAGATTCTATTTATGTAGATATAATAAAGTCTAATTCTTCTTGGTATAATTATGGTTTATCTAATGACAATAACTGGTTGATGCGATATGAAGATATTGTAAAGGTTTCTTCAAACAATGATAATGCTAATTATGAATATCTTACAAATAGTACAACATTCAGTTCATTCATCAGTGAAGGTGGAAGTATAAGAAACTTCTCATCTCAAAACAGCTTTGTTGGTGGATTTGTCTATCCATCTTTGCTTTCATTAGATACTATACTTACTAGTGGAGAAGATAAAGCTTCTAAATATATTGAAGTTGGTGAAAGTTTGTCTATACCTATAGAATTTGAATATTATATGAATTCAAACAGTAATTCCATAGTAAAGTCTTTGTATTTTGATTTGAGAAATTCTCTTATAAGAGACCCTTATCATTATATGATTGAATTTGTAGGAAACTATGATATGTCATCAGAAAATATAGATATGTCTTCTAATTCAGATAATACATTTAATGATGAAGTAATATCAATGAAGTAAAATATAAACAATTGAATAAATGGCAATTTCAGAATATAATAAAGTAAGTTTCATTACTTCATCATCAACTAAGATACCTAAGATGCTAAACAGAACTGGTTCACTCATAGTTCTGTCTAGCAAATTATCAAATAACCATAAGAGAACTTCTCTATGGCTGCGTGGTAACTTGATTGCCAGTGGATGGGGATTAGAAAAGGAAGAAAACATGAACAATGCTGAATGGATTGCAATGTCATATAATCCAATATTCAGTCAAACATTTGGAATGTCTTACTTTTCCCCAGAAGAAGATGTAGTAGAAACTATAGATAACCCAAGATCTGTAGAAATGTGGTTGAAGCATAACCATAATTATACAGATACTTGCTATAATAACCTCTATACTTATGCATCTGAGCAATTCACTAAAATAAATAAGAATATAAATGGCATAAAAGTTGATATTAGAAATATTGATGTAAAACTCAATAAATACAAAGAAGACACATATACCTATGTAGCAACTGCCAAAGAAAATTGCTATACATATACAAAATATTGGGTAGATAGAATTATTGGTGGTGCCCCAGATTTCTTGGATTCTTTAGATGAAATAAAGAATTTCTTAAAGAATGATAGAGAAAATCACATGGCAACTCTTGCTAAAATTCAGAATATTGATAAGTATTCTGTTAAGAGAGAAGATGAAATAACAGATGGTGGAAAGCGATATACTTACATAACTGAAAATTCAACTTATGAATATGTTGATAAATCTAAGACGTATGAAGGTACTTATGAATATATAACTTATGATGATAGCGGAAACCCAATAACAAATACAGGTACTTATACTTATTATGGAACATCAACTTATGAAGGTGGACAAGTATCTTTGAATTCTTTCCAAGTATGTACTGGGGAAAAATGGAAGAATACCCCATTGGATAAACTTTTGAATTTGTTAATAAAACCATATCCATATAAGAAACCTGTATTGAATAATTTAGTTATAAATGATATTTCATTGGAAGATTGGACAAATGATATAATTGAATATAATTCAAAAGTGAATTTAGATACAATTGGATTGGATATATCATTAAATGATGCTTCTTCAACCACATTGATATTTGAAAATTCTATATTGAAGAATACAGCTTCTCTATCAAATGGATTGAATAATGTTACTGGATTGTTGAATTCAATATCTACTATATCAAAGAATCCTACTACTAAAGCAGAAGCATTGGACTTGATAAATAAAGAATTCATATTGAATTCTAATATGAAATATCAGTTCAGTCATGGGAAAGCTAATGTAAATTTGTACCCACAGCTTAAAAGTTTGAACATACAAGATACAGATCATGCATTTGCAGAAGGACTTACTGAAAAAACTGATTTCCCAAAAATAGGTAAGAAATTCTCATTTAAAGTATTCTGGGGTATAACAGATCAAAGCGCTCCAGTAACAGCAAATGGTCTTAGTGGACAATCAAACAAATTGATTGATTCAAAAGAATCTACTGGACAACTTAAAATAACTAACTTATCAGGACAATATATTATTTGGATAGCTTTACCAGGCTCATTATTTGATAATTCTAGAGTAATAATGAAATCTTGGAATTCTGGAATTGAAAATGATATAACTGAAATAAATTCAGTAATGTTGAAAAAACATATTTCTGATAAGTATGTATACAACGGAACACAATACAAAACATTCTATTTAGAAAATGTTGAATACACAATGTTTGCAGATACTATGACTTTAGAAGTCAATTTTTAACTAAATCGAATATATTAAATAGCCAACAAAATGGGTAATAAAATTCCATCTCAAGTATATGATACAAAAGGAAGAGTTGTAGATGTTGCATTCTCAATGAGAAGAAACACTAAGCAACCATTGGATGAATCTTCTCTTCCTTCAAGTTATGATTCTTTGAAAGAAGAGATGAGGACTAGTACTTCATCTATATATAAGGGTCAAATTGTTGTAACTCAAGGACCTGAAACAATACCAAATGGGGAAAAACAATCAGATTATTATACTCCTTTCTTAATAAAGAATGAAGGTAATAGTGATGTTTCTTATTATGCTGATAGAATCATGACTGCTACTTATACTAATACTTTCCTACAGAGAGAATTTGTAAAAAAGAAGCAATTAGGTACTTCATATACTGGTGTTGGTAAATGGCCAGATGCAACAGAAGATAAAGGTTCATTAGCTTACAATGAAATATTCAATGACTATAACACTTACAAGATAACAAATAATCTTAAAGGTGAATCACCAATAATGTCTCATGTTGAAGGTAAGTCCAATACATTAGCTGGATCATTTACTCATATAGAAGGATATAAGAATACTGGTGGTAGTGATTTTAGTCATGTAGAAGGAGCAAGCAATACTTCTTCTAATAATGCTTCCTATTCACACGTAGAAGGTGAATCAAATTCAGCAATAAATTCAAGCTATTCACATGTTGAAGGTCATTCAAACCAAGCAATATCTGCGGCATCGTCCCATGTTGGTGGATCTAATTCTAAAGCACTTGGAAACAATGCATTTGTACATGGTGTTGATTCTGTTGCTTTTGAAAATGGTATAGCTATAGGAAAATCAACTTATGCTAAAGCTGGTTTTGCTACTGGTACAAATACGTCATCTTATGGTATTGGTGCATTTGCAACTGGTATTAAAACAATAGCTAATGCTAATTATTCTGTTGCTGAAGGTGAAGGTTCTATATCTGGTGGTCAAGGTGCTCATGCTGAAGGTAAAGAATCTAAAGCTTATGGTAAATATTCTCATACTGAAGGGTCTTCTGTTACAGGTTCAGCCACAAATACTGATTTGGGATCTTATTCTCATGCAGAAAACAAATCTATAGTATTAGGTACATATTCCCATGCAGAAAACAATGCCCAGATAACAGAAACTGCTAATTATGCACATGCTGAAGGTAGCGGTAAAGCAATGGGTTCATTTTCCCATGTAGAAGGTACAAATACTGTTACAACTGGTACTGGAGGACATGCAGAAGGTATTGAAACCAATGCTTATGAATACAGTCATGCTGAAGGTAATTTCTCTTATGCAAAAGGTACTTATGCCCATGCTGAAGGTAGCAGAACAATGTCAGCTGGAACAAGTACACATGCAGAAGGTACTTATACATCAGCTTACAACATTGCATCTCATGCTGAAGGTGGATATGGCAGAGCTAATTCTAACTATAGCCATGTTGAAGGTTATAAAACTTATGTTACTTCAAATGCAATAGGTGGTCATGCTGAAGGTAATGGATCTTATACAACGGCTGAATATGGCCATGCCGAAGGTAATGGTACTTATGCTTCAGGATCTGGATCCCATGCAGAAGGTAATGTTACCCATGCAAATGGACAGTATTCTCATGCTGAAGGCAACAATACAATAGCAGAATCTACTTCATCTCATGCTGAAGGTGAACGTACTAAAGCAATAGGACAATCATCACATACTGAAGGTGTTTCTAACTATGCAGGTGGTTTAAGTGCCCATGCCGAAGGTAATGGTACTTATGCTAATGGGGCATCATCACATTCACAAGGGGTATCAACTTATGCTAATGGAGAAGGATCATTTGCTAGTGGTAATAAGACAACAGCACAATCTAATTTCTCTTCTTCTTTTGGTGTATCAACTTATGCTAATGGTATAGGTTCTATATCAGAAGGAAACAATACATCATCTTATGGTGAATTCTCACATTCTGGAGGTGTTGGTAGCATATCAAGAGGATCTTACTCTTCTACTGATGGTTTCTATACAGTATCTAAGAATAAGACAGAAGTAGGACATGGTACATACAACAGATCATATTATTCTGCTAATGGTTTCTTAGTAGAAAACAATGATACTAATAAGATTCCTAATGAATTTGCCCGTGTAAATAACAAATACTTACCAGGTAGATATCCTAATGGAATAGATGGTACTAATAATACAACTACTGTTGGTTTTTATGAATCCAGTTATGAAACTATTTTCAGTATTGGAAATGGTGGAACTGGAGATATAACAAAGGGTCCTAGTACTTTATACAAAAAGAAAATAGGCGAAAATAGTGAAAAGGAACCTATTTATAGTTATGCCGGTAATTATGTAAAAGAAAATTCTCGCCATAACATCATGGATATTCGAAAGAATGGACAAATGTATTATGATGGTGGTATGATAATAGGTGGTGAAGTTGTTGCTCCAACATCATATAGCTATGTAAATTCATTAGGTCCTACAGCATATCTTACTACAGTTATGAGAGCATTGCTTGTACAACCTAAGTATTACAGACCTAGCTTACAATATGCTATTTGGTATACTGGAAATAGAATTGCAAATGCAGTTAGTTCTAATGATAGTGTTGGATGGTCATATTTCCAAAATAGCCAGAATTCTGATGGTATTTGTGAAGTAGGTGCTACAACTAGTTTTGAAATACAATTTAGAGCATTTAATGTTGGTGTTGATAAACCAGAAAACATAGACCCTATATATGGTACTTCATTAGGAAATATGTTAGGTTATTCTACAGGTGTAAGAGAAATAACTTACTTTAAATTACCAAATAATTCTAATATATCAGCCCAAAAATTTGATAAAGTAATACATAATAAAGAATTGCTTGCTGGTATGAAGAGTGATACAACTAAATACTGGCCTAAGAGATTAGTAGCAAACAATGAAGATGTTACAGATCCTAATTATATATATTTGAATGATACTGGAGCAAAAGACCCTTACCATAAATTCAATTGGGAACCTCCTTATGATTATGCTAATTCATACAATTTAGCTTATTATAGTTCATACTGTAATGCTGTAGACAATATTGGTGCTTTTGGCGAAACTGGTAAAACAGATTATAGAACAGGATTATATTCAACAAGAAGTACAATCTCTAGTTCTATCAAGCTTGATAGAGAAGGTAAATTTACTGTTTGGACAGCATATTCATATATATTTAATCCGGCAACTCAAATGTATTTTCAACAACTTATGGAAAAAGCAACATATATACCTGATGATGGTGCTGCACCTTATGATAAATTTACTGAATTACCTTCATATTCATCTGCATCTTTTACTTTGACAGCAAGATATAGAATATACTATGGTACTACAAATGACGTTCCTTATATAATGGAAAATGGTGTTCGTAAACCTAATCCATTATGGAAAAAATGGACACAAAATGAATTCTTAGGTAAGAAGAATGCTGCTGTTGGAAGATCTAATGGTGATATAGACCATGGTCATTTATATGGTAATTTACAAGCAGCTTCTGGGAAAACACAGCAATCTAATGCATCAATAAGCAGATCTGTTAAAACTTGCTGGTTTGCATATCCAACTAATATATACAAACTTTGTAAGCATAATAGTTCTGCTGTACCTGATGGATTCTATATGTATTACAAAAACCAGATGAATGTCGAATCTGCTCTTGATACAGGTGTTAGAACTCCAGCATCTGATAATGATAATGGTGATGCATTAAGTACAACAAATACTGGACGCGAAAAGTATGAGTTTACTACAGACAATCCAATTAATCCTAGTGGATTGAGATATCATATAGTTGCAGTAACTGCACCAGGTGATATTACTAAAGGTACATGGGGATTTGCATTTGAAAGAAAATAAATAATTGGAAGGAGAAGCTTAAGCTTCTCCTTTTTTTATTGATGAATATTTTTATATAATATACAAAAGAACATTTCTAATATAAGATATTATGGCAGTAAAACCAATAGGAACAACCGCACTTACATGGGGTAGCTTGTTAGGTAGAGGTAACCGAGAACCAATTGATGCAACTCAATTGAATTATTCTTATACTGATTTACTTTGGGAATTAAACCAACGAACAGTATCATATCAAATTGGTATAAATAATGGTGGATCAGGTAACTATTACGTTGGATTGATTACTTCAGTTCCTTATGTAAATGAAGATGATAAGAGAAAAGATAGTCATTATACAGTAGATGCTAATGATAATAAAGTACTAGAAACCATAGATATGAAGGGTCCTTGGTATGTATCATATAAAGGTACAGATAAAGGAAGAGGTACTGCTCAAAATAAATATGGTTTTGTTCCTGATGGTAATCCTAATACATATTATGCTGATAGAATAGTGCTTAAGCAAGAAATGGACTATACTCTTGATAATGGTTTTGTCCGTAAGACACAGCTTGGTACTTACTATACTGGTGTTGGTCATTGGTATGACAGCTATATTATGTCTAGAAAGTATGCTGATGGTTTAGAATGTCCTGATGGTACTTATTTTCCTACTACTTCTTATGCTGAAATATTCAATGACTATACATATAATGTAGCTACTGGTAACTTTTCTCATGCAGAAGGAAAGCTTACTAAAGCAAATGGTGAAGCATCACATGTTGAAGGATATAACAATACAGTAAATGCTTTACATGCACATGGTGAAGGTCATAAAAATATAGTAAGTGCAGATGACTCTCATGCTGAAGGTAGAGAAAATACTGTATCTGGTGAATATGCTCATGTAGAAGGATATAAAAACAAAGTACAATCTAATGCAGGACATGCAGAAGGTACTACTACTACGGTTTCTGCCGCAAATGCTCATACAGAAGGCAATTCTACTTATGTACATAGTAATGCAGATAATTCTCATGCTGAAGGTACTGGTTCTTATACTAAATGTGTGAATGCCCATGCAGAGAACAGTTCTTATGCAAACGGAAAAAATTCTCATTCTGGAGGTGAAGCAACAGCTGGTGGTGTCAATTCATTTGCCCATGGTATAAAGGGAACATTAGCCTCTGGAGCAAATAGTATTGCATTAGTTTCTGGAACTGCTTCTGGTGATAGTTCTGTTGCTGTAAAAGGTACTGCTTCTGGGTCTAATGCTATTGCTTTTACTGGTACTGCATCTGGCAATAGTTCTATATCTTTAGATGGTACTGCATCTGGATCTAATTCTGTTTCTATACAAGGTACTGCAAAATCAACAGATAGTATAGCTATTGGACAAGGTTCTGTAGCTGAAACAGGACAAGGTGCTATGGCATTAATAAAAGGTCATGCTACTGGACAACAATCATTAGCCACTAATGCAAGTTCTGCTTCAGGAACAAATTCTGTAGCTATGAATGCAAGTTCTGCTACCAATACTCAATCATTTGCCGTAAATAATAGTACTGCTTCAGGTATAAATTCTACATCAACAAATAAAGGTACTGCTTCAGGAGAAAATTCTATTTCTACTAATATAAGTACTGCAACTGGAGTTAATTCTGCTGCTTTAAATAATAGTAATGCTTCTGGTGAAGGATCCGTTGCTATGAACTATAGTAAAGCTACTGGTAAAGGTAGTGTTGCTATTGGTTCAGGAACAGTAGCAAAAGGTGAATATTCATTAGCTCAAGGTCATGAATCAAAAGCTAATAGCCATGATAGTCATGCTGAAGGTTATGGTACTTATGCAATTAGTGGTCAGTCACATACCGAAGGTATTGTTACCACAACTAATGGTTTAGCTTCTCATGCAGAAGGACAAGGTAGCATAACTGGTACTAATGCTACTGCGGCTCATGCAGAAGGTTCTTATACTATAGCAAACAATGAATCAGAACATGCACAAGGTAAGTACAATGTATCTGATACAGAAAATAGTGGTACATTGTTCACTATAGGTAATGGTACTGCTAATGATAATCGTCATAATGTTGTAGGTATCTATCACAATGGTGATATAAATATTGAAGGACCAAATACTACTAACCATAATACAGGATATTTCAAAACTACAGTAGATGGAAACCATACAGAAGTTGTAAAGGGTAACTATACACAAACAATAGGTACGGTAACCAAAAATAATACTTGTAATATCACTGTAAATGGTAATACTACAAATAGATTCAATGGTACTTCTGATACTAGAATTACTGGTGCTACTTATGAAGGTTATGGTTCATCATTTATTTCTAGTGTTACTGGATTTAAATCTTCTTATGCTTATAATAATGTATTCAATAAAGTAAATAAGTCATCTTATAACTATATTGTAGAATCTTTAGGAACTTATGTAAAAGGATCTATAACTGAAAGAGCAGATAATAATGTATATTTATCTGCCCCAAAAATATGTATTCATGGTGATGCAACAAAAGATGGTACTTATGTTGATATAAGTTCTGATGTATCTTATGCATATGGTAGAAGACATACTTATATTGGGCAACCAGTCCATGGAGGTACTTCTATTACAACAACTATAAAAGGTACTACTATAAATGAAAATAGTACTACATCAAATAAGACAACTAATACAAATAATGAAAATGTAACAGGAAATTCAACTATAAAAGTTACAGGAAATACTAATTTAAATACAGGCTCTTTAAACATAACATCTGGTAGTACTAATTTAGACTTAAATAAAACTCATATTCATGTAACTAATGAATTATGTATTAAGTCTAGTACAGATGCATATTTTAAGGGTGATAAAAATACTTTCATAGGTAAAGATCAAGAAGGAAATAAAGGTACTAATTTTTATGTAACTTCTACTACTAAAGGAGATTTGACTTCTCCAAACATAAGTCTTAATGCAAGTACAAAATATGATGAAAATATTGGTAATAAGTCTGTAATAGCTACAGGAACACTTACTGAAGATATTACTGGAATTGTAACAATAACTAATCATAATAATTATAATACTTATACTTATGGAAATTCTTATACTTATGCTTATGGTAATATAATAGATGCGATAGAAGGCGAAAGATTAGTTATAACAAAAAGTCCTGTTAACATACATAATTTAAGTAATTCTACTACATCTACTTCAGGAAATACATATCAATATACTAATACAAACAAAACTGATGCTGTTCATGGTACTAGAACTAATATAACAGATGGTAAAGTTAGTATAACTAACAAAGCTAATGTAAATATAACTACTGGTGGAGCACATACTGAATCTATAACTAATGAAAGATCTGTTACAGTAGGTAAGCATGACAGTTTGATTGTAAGTTCTGGTGGTAGAATTGATAAGATAACAGGGGAAAAGATAACTCAAGTAATATCTGGAAACATTAATGCTTATACAGATGATACTCATGATACTAGATTACATACAAGAAGTGCTTATATAGAAACTGTACATACTTATATAGGAGATAAGACAAATACAGTCATTAATGGTAACTATAGTGTAGGTTTAGGACAAGGAATAAAAGTTTCATCAAACACAAATGTTAGCACGGGTAAGTTTAATAAAGATGAAGCAAGCTACTTTGTAGTTGGTATTGGTACATCAGACACAAATAGAAAGAATGCATTCTGGATTAGCCAAGGTAATACTGCTGGTACAAATGGTGTAGGTTATTTCAGTAACAATACTTATGTATACAGTAATGCTTATGATCCAGGTCAATATCCAAATAATAAAGAAGATAAATCATGGTCAGCTGTAGTAACATATAATATGTATAGAAATAGCTATACTTATTTGTGTAATACTATGAATGATAAGTTCGATACTTTTGGTAAAAGTACTTATTTTACAAAGTCTATAGATCCATTCACTTATACACCAGTAAGCTATACATTACATTATACAACACAAACATTCAATAATAAAGAAAATAGTTGGCCAACTGTTAAGCACCAATATGTATTGCCACAAGCAATCCCAGGTGCATTAGAAAATGATAATTCTGGTATGGCTGGTCTTATGTCAGCAAGAGATAAAGCTAGACTTGACTCTATATGGGAAGGTGATAAACAGATTGCAGGAATACAAATTTCAACTGGTTCATGGCAAGTATTTAAGAATGATGGCACAACATATACTTTAGCAAATATTAAGCACCAAACAAATAGTATTACTAATCTTAAAGTAGAATATGGTTTTAAAGTTAAATGGTCTGGTACTTGGAAATGGACAGTAAGCAATCAGAAAAATGCAGAAGAATGTAAAGGTGCATGGGGTACAACTTTACCTGCAGTAAATACCAATTCTTCTACTTATACATCACCAGTATTGAGTGGTAATGGTACTGGTGATTGGAGCCAAATTTGCTATGAAACAATATATGCAGCTAAGCGTGGTTTGATTATTTCTGGATATCCGGATGATTATGCAGCTAGTTCAAATGGTACATGGCACTTAGGATCTATAGTACCAGCATCTGGTAAAGACAATAGATCTTGCTCTATTAGTTGGGCTACTTACAGATTGTTATTTTATGGAATGTGTACACAAGCAGAAGCAGATGGATTGAATATAGATGTAATGAAAACAAAAACTACCAAAGATATAACAGGAAAGAGTTGGACAATAAATTATAAATCAGATTCTAGTTATTGTTTCTTCATGGCTTATCCTGCAGAATTTGGTAACATATCAACTATTAAGAAAAACGGTGTAGAAATCATTACATCAACATTCCTTAAAGCAGGTGTTGTTAAATATACAAATGGTGCTGGATATACACAACAATATAATGTGTACAGATCTGGTGTAGGTGCAGCAGGTATGTCAATTACAATTTCATAAAGATATTAAATAATGGCAGAAAGAATAGTAACTGGAACAGATATAACATTAGCTAATGGTTCAAATACTAATACACAAATTGGTACAAAAGAAACGTTCCTTGACAGAAATGCTAAGTTGATTCCATCCGATGAAACCACTACAGCAATTACCAACATGAATTGGATTGCTGGACATCATACTGTAAAAGATTTAGAACATTTATATAAGATACCTGACTTCATACTTTCACAATCATGCTATGCAGATAAAGTATCTAAAAATGGTAAAGATGCAATAGGACAATTATGGTATGTAGAAAATGACCCTGGAAAAGGTTATTATATGTTAATTAAATGGAATAATCGGCATAATGCTGGTGGTTGGTCAAAGACAAATATCAAATCATTGATAAATGAAGATGGTGCTAGTTCAACCCAGTATATGAATAAAGATAATGTTTATGATAATATCCATAGCATTACTGTAGATGGTTCCGACAATTATACTTATACTGGTTGGACACAGGGATTCAAATATACAAATAATGCAAGTACCGTAACATTATCATATACCCATTATGGGGACAAACCTGATAGCAGTATCAACATACCAGTATTGAATAGTGGCAATACTATAACTCACACTTCTACTTCAGATGGGTCTGGAGGTGCAACATTAGCTGGTATAGTTACCGCAGATCAATACAATTCTATTATGAATAGATTGAAGAAGCTAGAAGAAGAAGTAATTTGGAGATCTAGAATTGGAGTAAATGATACAAATGTTTTGAATGGAGCAACATATTTATGGTCAGGTACATTAGCGCAATTCAATTCATTAAAATCAAAACCGTCAAATACTACATTCATCATATCAAACTAATATATCAAAGAGGAATTCAGCTGAATTCCTCTTTTTATTTTTGTATAAGGAGATATGAATTTTAACACATGCCACTTAATTACGGATTGATAAAACAAAAACCTGAATTAGAATACAAGTTTTCTGATGGTACAATAGAAAGAGTAAAGGATTTATTGGTAAAGACATTTGATGATACTATTGATTTCTCGAATGCATATACAATAGTTGAAGTATCAAAAGAATATATTGCTAGACCAGATTTAATATCATTTGTTCTTTATCATTCAGATGAATATGCCGATATATTATGTAAGATAAATGGAATATCAAATCCTTTTGAATTGATGGAAGGAAATATTTTGATATGTCCACAACCTGAATTTATAGATAGATTTACAAAAGTTGTAAAAACCAATATGGATGGACTAGCTTCTACATCTTCATCTTTACTTAATAGAACACAAACATTCAAAAAGAATAAAGATGAAAAACGATCACCAAATGAAGCAACAGTATTTGACCATAATTATGTACAAGTAGGTGATACAAATTTATTGATTTATTAATTTCATGGAAGATTTGAAAGATCTATATCAACCATTGAGTCCAAATGTAAATAAATTGGACCCAATAGTAAGGCATGATCCATCAGTTAAGAAAAATGCTGTAGTAAAATTCAATGAATCTCAAGACATAAAATCTTCAGGAGTTGGCATAAATAATCAACCAATAAATGTTGTAAAGTTAGAAGGTCCAAGAATACCTATCATAAGAATAGACAATAAAGTAATTCTTAGAAATTCTATAAAATATGTACATATTGATTATGATAAGTTTATTCCAACTTGTAAAGTCATCATATCTCAACAAGAAAAAAGTGAAGAGTTGATGGAAACTGCTTCTATGTCTTCTAATATGACTATAGTAATGACAGATTCTGTTGATGGTGCCTATAAACCTATTTCTATAGATTTCTATGTTAGTAAAGTGGAATATCATGCTGATCAGATAGTATATTATGGTGAATATCATTTGTTGTCTTTACGTCAAAAAATGACAAAGCAAATTACATTCAATCCTTGGCCAACCCCAGGATGTTCTGCTAAATACTGTCAACTTGGCCCAAACAAATACCCTACTACTTATGAATTCTTACATTACGTTGCAGTTACTGAATGTGGTTTGGGATTTGCCGCTACAGATAAAGTAAAAGAAATAAAAGATGATAAGACAAGAATAATAAGAAGTGAAACTTATACAGAAGCTATACAGAAACATGTTGCATTTGGTGGATTAGATGAGAACAGTGTATTTGATTGTTGGGTAGATCTTTATCGTTATTTAGTAGTTGTAAACTTTTCTTGGGTTATGACTGAAAAGATAACTCCAAATGACCTTGGAATACATCCTGTTAGTGGTCTTGGATTTACAGATGATGACATAAAAGAAGATATGCAACATGGTATGGCACATCGATTGCTTACTAACTATAAGAGAATGCCTGAGCTTGGCAACTATCTTGTATCATCTTGGAAGTGGAGAGTAAACAATAAAGATATAATAGAGCATGGAAACATGAATGAATACACGATTGGTTCTCCAACTTCTGGAACTGGAAATGATTCCCTCAATACTACTAATATGAAATTCCGTGGAACATCCGTAAATGATACAGTAAACAATGCATGTCGATTTAGAAATACTGTTTTTTCTGGATATGAATATGGTGACCCAGAAGATCACAATACCCCGGTTTTGAAACAAAAAATGATTCATGATAATTATTTCAGGAAAATGAGAGCTAAGACATTGGAAGTAAAGTTGGCAAAGCCAAATTTTGGTCTTCAACGAGGAACTCTCATAAATTTAGCTATATTTGAATATACAGAATTAGGTAAACGACAAATGTGGCAAAACTGGCATAATTTAAGTGGAGATAAATCTGAAATGCCTAACCCATCTAGTGTTGAATTGGAAAAAATGTTTGAAGATTCAACTCTTGGATTCATAAACTTATCTGTATCTGGTGTTTATTATATTGATGGTATGTCATTTGAATATGATGTAAAGAATGAAGAACATGAAATCATTCAAAAGATATACCTCATAAGAAGAGATATTATACCTGGTTATATAAACAGTGATTCTGTTCCTAAATCATATAACAATACTTAAAATGAAAAACATAAGCAATTCTTCTGAAATGTATAAGCAAATAATAGTATCTGATGATACTTTAGTTTCAACTTCTGATTACATAAATGATAAAGTTAATGATGTTTACAACCAAATGTTGAAAAAATCAATTTCTGATTTTTTAACGGATCATCAGAGATACTATGAGTGGGATATTAAACCAATAAAAGATAAGAATTGGAAAACATCTCCTCGTATTATGCTTACTTCTAAAGAATATCCATTTGAAAAGAAGATAGTAAATATAAAAGAATACTGGGATAAAGTAGTGCAGTTTTCTAAGAAAAACTCAGAATCATATACCGACTTGATGATAGATGAAGATACTTTAAAAGATGCCGAAATAGTAAGTATCAATTATGTATTAGGTATCGTTAAGATGAAGTCAAAATTTACTCAAGTAGAATTTGAAGTTCCATTTTCAAGAATAAATGGCAATACAAATATGTCATTGGATTGTACATTAGCAGGAACATTTACTTATCTTTCAAATCAATAAATAAATAAAATTAAAATCATGTCAATTCTATCAAAATTATTAGGAGGATTAGGTAAAGGTGTTTCATCTACTGGGAATGGTTCTGATGGATATGAAAAAGACCCTCAGCAAAATACTTTAGATTATAAAGGTCCATTAAAAGCAAATCCAATTGTACCTGATACCCAAGCGGAATATGATGGCTCTGGTACTATATCTTTTAGAGATGCTAATACCGATCAAACATTACTTGATGTTCCTGCTTGGGGTTATAAAGATTTCATAAATGAACGAGTAAGTTTTCAGAAAGGATTAGATTCTATTGCAACCCAACCAGCTTGGCTATACTTTAAATTATTCTTTAAGTTTGATACATCTTATGGTTTGTTAGGTGGTATTATGCAATCTTCTAATGGTAAGAAATTTGCAGCAAACAACACTGCTATACAATATCTTGATAGAAATTTTTATAAATATAATGATAATATGATGGCTAGAAAAAAGTCTTTGATAAAGTTTGTACGATCATTAAGCTACATATCTTCTAATGCTCCTTGGTTCTTCAAATCAGTAAAAGATGTAAATAATGCTTTGAATATGAATTTAGATAATCTGACAGCGGAAAAATCTATAGAAATAGAATGTTCAGAAGAAGCAACTGATTTACGTTTACTTACTTTAATGGATTTCTATAAATATGCAGCTTATGATGCTATAAACCAAAAAGAAATATTACCAGAAAATCTAAGAAAATTTGATTTAGATGTTGTTGTATTTCAATCCCCAATAAGATATCTGCAAACTTCTACGAGGGATTTAAAGGGAAGAACAACTGTATATAAGAATCTCAATAGTGCTAACATGACAGATAGAATGTCATTTAAATTGTTTTCTTTTCAGGGTTGTGAAATAGATTATTCCACTTTAAATACAATGCTTCCACAATCATTTTCAAATCAGACTCCATTCCAATCTACCCCAACGTTCAAGATAAAATATGATCGTGTATACCAACATAATCAAAATGAATTTGCAAAAGTATTGTTTGGTGATTCTGGATTCTTATGGAGTCAAAATGGAATTAGTAGTTATGTGTTGAGTGGAAAGAAAGGTGACCCTGATATAGATAATCGTGAAAAACACCTTGATAAAGATCCTAATACAGTTAATTTGGGTGATGTAAATATAAATGGAATTAATTCTGATGGTACTACAAATCCTGAATCTGATGACCATGAAAACAAACGTCATAAGATGATGCAGTATGCAATAGACAATAAATACTATTACAATCCTGCAAGTCAAACTTATAAGACGTTAGTTGATGCATCAGAATCTACTATATCTGCTGCTATGATGCTTATCGATGGTAGTGCAGGTCTTGGTAACCTTTATGGTGAAGCAGCTAGTGTTGGTTCAACATTCAAAAGTATTGGTAAGAATTCTAAGAAAGCTTACAAAGACCTTTGGAAAAATGGTGTTAAGAATTTCTTACAATTTTAATCTGTCTGAAATCATCAATACACCATCTATCAAGAAATAGTCACTATCATAAGGTGTTGAATCAAGTAATTTCATATAGTCATATTTTTGTAAATTATTTAGATCATAATCTAATTTTGATAGTGAATTTATAAAATATGTAAAATCATTTGATTCCGTTGCAACAAACATATAACCTTCATATATAGAAAATGGTAAGCTAGATCCATTATGTACAAAGATGAATTTTCCAAAATGCAAGTCACTAATAAACTTTGCTAATGTCTTCTTTGTATATGATGGATCTTTTTCTTTTAACTTGTTTTCAATATTCCACTTGGTAACATAGATTTCTTCTGGATCTTCATTAGAAAGATTTACTATGTTTTGTGCGGCATTCTTTATTTCTTCTTTTGTAAACATTATGGTTATTGTGTATGTTTATTCTATCATTTATAGTAAATATAGAATATGTGTGAAATAAGTTCATAAACATTTCTATTTTTAAATATGCAGAATCTAGTTAACAAAACTACAGAAAAATGGAAACATCCTTGGAATGTTGAGAAATTTGACAATCTCTTTGATAGAGATGAACGATTCTTCTCAATATTGATAAAGGGTGCCTTATCTTGGCTTACTAGAAATATAGTGTTATATGATAAACCTATCAATCATTTCATATTCAACACAGGATCTTCTTATATGTATATAGAAAGCAATGGATATAAATATAGTTTGAATGAAGTATCTGGAGAAGACCAGATTTATATGAAAATGCCAAGATGTATTGTTGAAATGGATAATGTAAGCATACCATTAGAAGAGCTTACACAACCTTATGTTAGAGGTGTTTATGAAAGAATAGTTGGAAATGAAATAGTTGGTATGAATGCAGAAATGCGTCGATTACCATTAGAAGTAACATTAAAGCTAAGATATGTTCTATCTAATTTCAATGAATCTGTAGTATTGTTACAGGAAATAATTGATAAGTTAGTATTCAACAAATACTTCAGAATAACTTATTTAGGACAAACAATAAAATGTTCTTTAGATTGGCCAACAGAACAATCTATACAAATCAATAAGATAGATATGACTAGTTCTGATACTAATCAGAAATCAATAGAGTTTTCTCTTAAATTATCAACATCATATCCTCAAATTGATGAAAGAACTGAATCTAGGAATGATAGTATAATTAGTAAGTTCAAACAAGATGTTTGTTTACATCCAAAATCATTAGGTAACAAATCTTCTGATAGAGAATCAATCATAAAAGAATAAATCAAAATGGATAATAATTTAGTATCTTCACATATAGGAAATTTAGCTCAAACAGGTAAGGACTTTAATGTAATAGTGACAAATGCTCCGTTTAAGTTGCTATCATCATTAGATAAGATATATCGTACCGGAAGTTCAGATACAGGTGGAAATGGTACTACAACAGCTACAAATAATGGGATGGGTACCAAGATTGCAAACTCATTTATGATATGTGCTCCACAAATACCTGATGAATATACAACTTACAATTATGTTGCTAATGTTGCTTATATAGATAGAGACAACAATGGACAGTACACTTATGGAGATACACAATTATATAATGACGCTTATACTTATGTGTATACTTCATCTAATGCATATAAAGATACTGGCGAATTTGACTTAGTAGCTACAGATGCTTATGGTATACCAGTTGCATTGACTCCACCATTCAATGATATTGATAAAGAATATTTTGATGTAAGTTCAGATATTCCAACAAGATATAGAGATTACTGTCATTCTAGATCACTTACTTTATCTAAAAATTTCAGTAATAAATTCAGTGGACTTGGCAACTATATAGGATATATTCCTTATTCTTATACTCCAATAGTTATTGATTATGATAAAACAACATATTTCATTAGAGCTAGCAAAAAGGTAAGTGATCCAAATCCAAGACCATTATATTTTGTTGGAAAAATGGACAAAGTTAGTCCTAAAGGTGTTTTGTCATACAAAGCTCAGATTGGCAATGTAAATAAATATTTGGATCCTAGCATAACATACGATAATGAATACAATTATGAATATATTCCTGTATCATTTGAATATTTGTTAGATGAAGTAGATAAATTGAAAGATTGGAAATCAACAGAATTTCCTAATACTTCTTATGTTTGGAATGAAGGAGAAAAACTTGAAGATTCTGCTTCAATATTAAAAAAGCTTTCTTATTTACTGAAAACAGTAAGTAAGTTGAATAATTTACCTTATGTATTGAACCGAACTGGTTCAACATCTAAAGATATATCTTATCTTTGGAGTGGTAATATGACTGAATATGAAAATATGACAAAATCTGATAAAGATAATAAGACAACATTCATTATTGAAAATAATGATAATTAAATACAAATGGGAAGAACTTAAGTTCTTCCCATTTTCATTTTGAATATTTTAATTCTTATTCTCCTTCTTCATTATCTCCTTTGTCTTCTTTATCATCGTCATCTTCTGATTCAATAAAGTCACTCAACTTATCCAATTGATTTGCTAATGACTTTACATCATCTTGATTTGCTTTATCATCATCCTGCATTTTCTGTACATATTGTTGAAGTACATCTTGGATGGAATCTAACTTATCCTTGTTAGAATCATTCACTTTAATCTTGATACCGCTATCAACCTTTTCAGAATATACAGAATTCTTATTAGCAAGATCTTCAATAGATTTGATAGTCTCATCTGCATGATCGAGGTCACCAAATTCAAATCTAAGCATCTTTTCTTTGCTTTCATTGATATTTAGTGATTCATTCAATGTTTCTACTAAACTTTTCATATATGTTTTAATTAACGTTAATTTAAAAATATGTTAAAAGGTAATTAGCAAAATCTCTACTATATACCTTTATCTTGTTTCTGTTCTTTACAGTTTCACATTTCTTTACCCATTCTAGAACTTTGATATAGTTCATGATTGTATTTTTAATGCAATCACTGTCATCATAAGAACTATCTAATGATGGGCAATTGAAATTAGTGATGCTATTCTGTTCTTTGGATGGGAAGTTGTTGTACTTGATATATTCATTCAGAAATTCTATCAACAAATCTATCAAATCATAATTAGGATATTTAGTATTGTTCTCGTTTACTGTCATCCAAGAATTGTAATATGCTAAATCACCCAACATGATCTTCAACCATGAATCCATAGCATCCCTATACTTTTCTAGACAACTCTTTTCACCTATATTTGAACTTCCACTTAATAGATTATATTGGTTAGTACAAGAATTGCAAGTAGAAATAGTAGAAGGCAAATCGGTACCATCTGTACTGGTATTCATGATAGTCTGTAATAGTTTTGTTGCTTCATCATTTTCATGATTAGCAAAATATTTCTGTACAGCATCATATACATTATTAGGTACTGCTTGCTTGTTTTCTTCTGTTATAGCTGTATACTTCAATATGGTTTTGAAGAAAGTTTGTGGAAAGAAATAGAAATCATCTTCAGTAAACTTCAAATCTGATATTTCATTCTTATTGAAGAAGAAATTCAAATCAATACTTTTCTTTTCATTATCAGACAATTCTTCAAAATATGAAGTTATCTTAGGCTTATCATTTTCTCTATCATAGAATAGATAATCAGGCAAGTATATGTCGTCATCTTCTTCTGCTAATGATTGAATATCATTACCAGTATGATCCTTTGTTCTAGTACACCACTTGTATAAAGTTTCATTCAAATAATATTCTTTACTTGGTCTGAAACCTTCTATACCAGTACCATAAACACTATTATCTGTAAGTGCTTTAATCAAGAATTTTCCTAATTCTGAAGTATCATTATCAATCAACTCCTTTGTAATTGGTACATAAATTCTAGGCATGTCAAACTTGTTAGCTCCACTATCCTCAAGCATCAGATACTTAGGACCTAGAACCTCACCTTCAACAAAACCATCACCGTATTCTAGTGTTATGTAATTTTCTTCAAACCATTTGATACCCATTGCATTTATACATAGAAGATATTTTCCTCTACAAGATTTAGGTATGCAAATATCATCTATGAACTTTACAACAAATGGTTGAAAATTATTTAAAAATGAATAATTCATGTTCGTATTTCTTTGGTTATTTAAAAATAGTTCAATAGATGTTGAACAAAAACATTCACACAGGGACGTTAAAATTATCTCAGCTGATAGAATATACTGAATCATAATTATCCGCTACCTGTGTGACCCAGGCGCTTAACAAGGGAACTTATTGACTATCGTACAGAAATAATCAATTTATCCTTCTTTGCTATTTCAAAAGCTTCTTTCATTCCCTTTTCAAATGTACCATTCTTAACTGAACTACCAGAACATAAATGAGAAATGATGATATCCAACTGAATGAGGGCTTCAGAAGATGGAATTACATACTTCCATTTTCCATCATATTTGATTACTATTTTAGTTGCATTTGATTTCTGTGCAGCTTGAACAAATTTGAACATTGATACCCAGTATTCTGTATTTTCTTGTGATTCAAGATCCATAATAGGCATATTTTCTGTATCAATGTTCTTTACAAAATATATAGGAGTGTTAGCAAATGATATAACAGATACTACACAGAAAATAAAAGTAACAAAAAACTTCTTCATAATCATTATCAATATTTAAATTAAACTTCTTGTTTTGAATGATTTGTTCTTTATTTGAACGAATCTAATATAGAACAATCTTGATTTATTTCAATCTTGTTGCAAATAAATTTAGAACAAACATAAAAAATTTCAAAAATTATTATTATCTATAAAATTTATATAAACAAAATTCATAATGAAAAATTTAAGTCAGTATTTGAATGAAGCATTGATTATGGAGCTTAGTTCTGAATTGCTTGGTCGTGCTTCAAAGGTTGCTAGAGATAAAGGTAGGAATTCACAAGCAAACCGATTTGCTGTTGCTGCTGGTAAAGCCCTTGAAAAGGAGCTTAAAGGATGGAAACCAGGTCCTGATGCCAAGAACTGTGGTAAAGTAGTTGCTACTATTAAAGATATGACTTCTAGTAATAGTGCTGTCAAAGCTTTAGCTAAGGCAGATCCAGCATCTAACACACATACAATTAAGTTCCCAGTACTTAGTAGAGTTGGTGGCAGAACAGATTCTTATGAATTTAAGCAATGGAAAGATGTTAAGGTACCTAAGGCAAAATTCTACATCTATAAAGATGAATATCATAAATGCTTGCATATTGGTACATTATCTGATTTGCTTGGTCTTTTAGGATCAGCTTATTATGATTTTGAAGACTTTGATGCAAGTTATATTATAAAATCTTTTGATACATTGAAAGATGCTGTGAAATATGCTAGAAATAGTGGTAAGAAATTCTATGATAGCGATGAATTCATGAATGAAGTAATTGAAGGAAATATTGTTGATTCTGACCTTTATTGGGATGGTCCAGGTGATTCTATTATTGATATTTTGCTTGGATGGGGAGATATCGATAATTTACCAGATGATTGGGCAGATGTAGAAGATACTTCATACGAATAAATACAAAAAATGGGATCCTATAGGATCCCATTTTGCTTATCTAAATATCTATTTATGTTTGTTTCTAATTTATAAGGTTCTATCATCTTATAGATATCTTCTTTAGTCCAATATTTCATTTTGAAATCTCCTGAATCTATAATCTCTTTCCATCCTTTTCTATAGCTATTTATCATCAATCTAGCTTCTAGAATTTTTACTTCTTCTGGATATTTATAATGTTCTGAATGAATACCTTCCCATAAGGTTTCTACTGAGTTGAAATGACTTCTATCACCATCATCAAAAACCATATTTACTATTTCATCAACATTTGTTGTAATGAATTTGTTTGATATTACTTCAAATGTATCAATATTGAATATTGTCTGATATAATCCGGTTGGTACAAATCTGAATGAACCCATTTGGTTCTTTGACAAATCCACCCCATTCAATCTCTCTTTTGTATGGTTCAATATAGTATTTGCCCACATGATCTTTACACCAACTTTATATTTTGATTCATCTTTTCTATAATCAGGACAGTAATATCTGAATTCAGTGTATTCTTTGTCTTTCATCATCATAAAGTCAACTGCAGCAAACTTCAGCTTGTCATCATCTAATGGGTCTTTATAAGGATACAATATAGATACGATAAAATAAGATTTGCTTGTAACACTTTCTGTATAAGAGAATACTTTGGTTATCATTGCTTCCAACTCTTCTATAGTATTTGCTTTTATAGCAATATCTATATCTCCATTGTATTCACCATCCTTCTTCTTACCTATAGATCCAATACAGCAATATTCCATATCAGGATAATTATCTAACAATTCTTTTACCACTAATTGTTGCAATAATGGTGCTACTTCTGATTTGATAGGTTCTGCTTTATATTTTCCCTGTTGAAATAAATTTCCACTCATCTTAATATTAGTTTTCTTTTATAAGAAAATAGAAAAATAAACACTAAATTTAATTATTAAAATTGTATTTTTATATAAGCAATAGTAATGTAAGATACATGATATTTGGTAACTTAAGTAACGTATTAGAAGGAAATAAGACTATATATGAACAAGCTAATGATATGGTGCCTATACATCAAAACCAGATGCAGGTAAGAGAACCTGGTCATCTTGCAAAAATTCTGTATAAGCTCAGTCATTATGGTATGAACTGGACTTCTGATGTTGTAAAGAACATGAAAGCAGTACCAGCTGACAAGTTGATGCAACCAAAGGATATTGGTATAATGACCTCCAACTTGTATGCTGGTATAATGGATAACTGGAAGCAGAAGCCAGAAGAAGACAAGCCATTCAGAGAAAAGACTCTTGAACAGAAGAGAGATGTTCTGAGAAAGATGGCTATGAATCCAGAAATTGAAGATATATTGGATATCATGGCTAATGAATGCATTGTTTATGATGATAATGATGTCTATATTGGAGAACCTTATATTGAACCAAGTGTACTGCAACAGTTGAATGAGAATCATATAGAAGAGATAAAGAATTGTGTAGATACTAGCTTCTATAAGATATATATGCTTCTTGATTGGAAAAACAAAGCTTGGGACCAATTCAAAAGATGGCTGATAGATGGAGTAATAGCTTATGAAATTGTATATGACAATATAGAAAACCCTCATACAATCATTGGTATTATCCCTATAGATCCAGCTACTATTACTCGTGTTATTGACAATGGCATACAATATTGGGTACAGTTCAAAGATGTGATTGGACAAGAACGTATCATGCTTGATTCTCAAGTAATATATATCAAGTATGAAGATAGTGGAGTAATAGACAGACAATCATATCTTGAACGTCTGATTCGACCATTCAACATATACAGAATCATAGAACAAGCACAACTTATCTGGACTGTAACTCAAGCCAGCTTCAAGACAATGTTCACTATACCTGTAGCCGGCATGAACAGAGCAAAAGGTATGCAAACTCTGAATTCTGCTATGGCTAGATATAAAGAAGATATAGACTTCAATACAGAAACCGGTGAACTTAAAGTAAATGGCAGAACTAATCTTCCATTCAATAAAGAATATTGGATGCCTGAAAATGAAAATGGTAAGCCAGAGATAGAGACACTTGTTGACCAAGGTCCAAGTTTGAATGATAGTGAACAGCTTAAGTACTATCTTTCTAAGCTATATAAGATGTCTAAGATACCAGAAAGCAGATTTGATAAGGAAAATGCCGCTGCTTGGTTTGGAACTGATCCAACTCAAACTCTTCGAGATGAAATAAACTTTGGTAGATTTGTTGACAGACTTAGAAATGTATTCTCTATGGTAATCATCAAACCTATTCAGATTCAAGTTGCTCTCTCAATTCCAGAGATGAAGAATGACAAGAGAGTATTGGATGCTATCATATTCAGATACAATTCTTACAACCAATTTACTGAAATGATGGATCTTGAAGTTACTAACAAACGTCTTGAAACTATTGGTATGCTTAAAGATACATTCACTACAACTGATGCTGAAGGAAATGAAGATAGCTATTTCTCTATGAGATTCTTACTAGAAAGATATCTGAAGATGTCCGATGCTGATTTTGAATACAACCAAAAATGCAAATGGTTAGAAAAGCAAGAAAAGGGTGATGCAGAATCTGAGGAAGAAGAGAATGGTGAAGAAGAAATGTCAGGAATGAATTCAGGTTCAGAAGATGCAGGAATGGAAGATGATGGATCCGAAGATGCTGGAGGAGATTCAGAAATGATGGGTGACGTACAACCAGACAATTCGGCTGAAAGTGGATCTGGAGAAATGTAAAATAAAAAGTCAAATGAAATCATTAGTAGAATTTATAGAAGAATCAATATCTAAGTCAGATATTACAGGAAATGCAAAAGAAGTAGGAGATTTAACACCAATATTTACAAACATTGGTTTGAAGAAGACAAGAATCACAAAATGGAACAGATCTGTAAAGAAAGTACTTGGTACTAACAAGTCATTATATGTGATTTCAACAACTGGTACTGAAAAATCTAACTTGGAAGCTTTATCCAAGATTATAGATAATGGACAGATAAGAAGAAGAGGAGTTTACAATACAAAAGATTTGTTTGAAATAACCCCTATAGATTATGCATCATCAAATGCTGATTTCCATAAAATATTCAATAAAGAAAATTGGTCTAATAAAGATCCAAAAGAAATTATTGGTATGTTCAAGGCACACATGAAGGCTGAAATATCAAAGAATGAATATATTAAGAAAGTTGGAATAACAGATGATGTTGTAGATCAAGTAAAAGATATATGTGGTAAATTTGAAAAAGAATTTAATGCAGCAATTTATGAAGGAGATTCTTGGTTCATTTATGATAATGAAGGTGATATGGTAACACTTTTCCCATCATTGTTTGTTGTTGGTAAGAAAGTTGTCAAAGCAGTATGTCTTGGTTGTGATAAAACATTTGGACAAAAGAGATATAAAGAGAAAATGGAAAAGGGTAAGTTTACTGTCATATTCTCTAAGGATGATATAGATAATTTATCAGATGAAGCTGAATAATTGTGAAATAAGACCTGGAGTTGTAGTGACTGCTGATGATCCAAAGAAAATGGGTCGAATCAAAGCTGTAGTTCCTGGTTGGTTCAATAATGCCTCTATGCATGAAGAAGATATGTTTTGGATTGCTCCATTTACAAGTGGATCAGGATATCAACGTATCTCTAAATGCATAGAGGGACAAAAAGTATGGATATTGCATGATTCCACAAATGAATATGAATATTATTATATTACAATGTGGGAAACAAACATCAATACCACTGCTGCTCAACAAGATTTTGATTATGATGTATTAGTGTCAAGATCTGGTAAGAGTGTTGGTGCTCAGATGTTCTATACAGGCAACCAAGGATTTGTAACTAGAATAGGAGAACATGCTCAAACCCAGATAAATCAAGCTGGGGATATAGAAAGCAAATCTAATGGTACTGAAATATCTATAAGAGGGTCAAAAGCATTTGTTGGTTTAACAGAAAAATGTGAAGACCCAATAGTTAGAGGAAATAAACTATACAAATTATTGTCAGATTTGAAGGCTGGATTAGATGAATTGAATAATGCAGCTAATGGAAATCCTTATACTGTAAGTTTATGTCCATCTATATTGAAGTGTTCTAAAGCGATATCAGATACCATAGATGAAATGAATTCAAAAACATCATTTGTAAGCGAATAAATATGGGAGCAATACCAGGACAGATGCAAGCAAAATGCATTGATTATGGACAGAATTTCTTGACCGGACAAGCAACTTCAGTTATTGCAGCTACTGGTATTGATATAGAAGCTGGCAATTTGAAACAGTTGGCAGATGCTGTACAAGACAAGACTATGTCTATGGTCTCTGATCTCAAAAGTACTGCTACTAAAGAAGTAACTAAAGTTGGAAGTCAGATAGGTGGCATGGCTGGTAGCTTAGTTGGTGCCGGATTAGCTGCTATGCAAGGAGCTTTTCAAACAGCAGATGTTGCTAAGCAAGCAGTTGGAGAACTTACAACGTATGGAGTTCAACTTACTACTAAAATGGGTACTAAGATAGCAGGTATGATTGCTGCATTTCCTGCACAAGTTACTAAGAAAGCTACTGCTATAGCTGCAGAACAATGTAAAGAAGAACTTCAACAACGTTTGAAAGAAATGATGGGTACTCCAGCAGAGGAGCATGCCAAAAAGGAAGCAGAAAAGGAAAAAGAAAACAAAACAAAGAAAGCAATAGCTTGGTGTAAGAAAGCTATAAAAGATGCTAATGAATTCAAAGATAAGACATTGTCATCTATCCAGAAAGATTGCGAAGATATATCTGCTTTGATGATACAAGGTCCAGGTTGGGTAAACAATCAAATAAGCAGTGCTATTGATAGTGCTAAAACATATATGTCTGATTATGCAGACAAAAAGATGGAAGATGTTCAGAAGCATTATGGTGAAGCTGTAGATAACTCTGCTTATGCCGCAGCTACAACAATGAAGAAAAAACTTATTGATCCAACATTAGAAAAAGCTAAAGAGCAATTTGATAATCTTGGAACATCAACAAATAAGACAAAGCAAAAAGCTAAGACAGCTGTTCAAAAACAGTTATTCAAGCTTGCAGGAAAATTAGGAATATCACCAAATGACTAAAGAATTTGAATTTGATCCAGTAAAGAGAGATAAAGGAGGAAAAGAGGCAGAAGCAGTCATCTGGAGCTGTTCAGTACTTGAAAAAGCTGTAGATGCTATGAAGAAGGGTTTGCCATTGAAAGCAAACCCTTTTATTGGTAAGAATACTAAGTTATTGAAGCCAGATCTGGTCTTCAAGCGTACACAAGAAGAGATAGAAGACTATATGCATTGTATGGAAGATCCATTGTACTTTGCTACCAAATGCTATCTTATGACCCCAACAGGTTTGCAACCAGTAATACTTCGTGATTACCAAGAAGATTATATGAGGCATCTTCAACAAAACAGATTCAGTTTATTCTTGAGTTGTCGACAGTCTGGTAAATGCTTTTTACAAAATACAACGGTGAAATTTTTGTTTACCAATTCATTTATAAATAATTATGGTATTCAGTTTGGTAAACAAAAATTCACATATCTTTTTAAGAATTTCAAATATGTAAAAAGTGGATCTGACTATTTGTTTGAATTGCCTTTTTATGAATTTCAAAACTTATTTGATGATACTACTTTCTGGAAACTGAAATACAATATATATAAGAAAAAGAAATATCATGCAGTAGAAGTTGTCGACTGGTTAGAATACAATTTTGTATTTCATAAGAAACTTTTAGATAACTGTAAAACTACTAAAGAAATAGATATTTCTGAATATAGAATAAAAGTATTGACCGATGTTGGATATCAACCAATATCATATATTTACAATACTAAACCATTTGCAATATATAAGGTGATCCTTGAAAATGGATATTCTATAGAATGTGCAGACAAACACATGTTGTTTGATAATGATTTGAATATAGTATATGCTGATGAACTTGTAGAAAATGTTTCTAAAGTAATGACAGATAGAGGACCATCTATAGTAAAGTCTGTTTCAGTATCTAAAACAAAAGTATCTATGTGTGATGTTAGTATAAATCATCCTTATCATAGATATTATACCAATGGGATATTGAGTCACAACTCAACAACTACAGCAATATTCTGTCTTTGGTCAATATTGTTCAGAAATGACAGAAATGCATTGATACTTTCTAAGTCTGGTCCAGCAGGACAAGATTTGATAAAGAAGATAAAAGATATGTATCTGTATCTTCCTTACCATCTGAAGCTTGGTACTTTGAAGTGGAATCAATCAGAAATAGCCTTTGACAACAACTCTACAATATCTACTGAAGCTTTCTCTCCTACTGCAGGTCTTGGTAAGACAATAAACTTCTTGATACTTGATGAGTTTGCTTGGTGTCCACCTAATGATGTTGAGTTGTTCTACAACAACATTCTTCCTACTGTTACTGCAGATACAAGCTCTAATATATGTATCATGTCAACACAAAATGGATTCAATTTGTTCTATAAGCTATGGCATGCTGCAGAAACAGGAAAGTCTATGTATGCTCCATTCAAAGTAGATTGGTGGCAAGTTCCTCAATGGGATCCTGACAACAATATTTGGAAGAAGAGAGATAATGGTTGGAAAGCTATGATGGTTGGTGTCTTAGGTTCAGAAGAAGCTTTCTACTATCAATATGGTACACAATTCTCTGCATCAGATAAGTGTCTTGTATCAAGAGAATGCTTAGGTAAGATAAGAGACTTGACTTACTTGTTTGAGACACCTACAGATGACAGTTGGTATTTCAGCTTACATAAGACGGAATTTAAGTTCAAGAAAGATTATGACTTGCGTTATTTGAAGATTGGATGGTTCATCATATTAGTTGATTTAGCAGAAGGTGGTGGTAATGACTTTACAACATTCAACATAATAGAAGTAATAGGAAAAGATAAGTTTGAACAAATAGGATACTGGCATTGCAACACTGTGGATTTAGAGCAAGCTAGCTTAGAGTTCTGGGTATTGTATGGACAACTATTCAATCCTAATAAGACTATAGTGTCAGTAGAATGGAATACTTATGGTGCTTTATTCTACAACTATCTTAAGAATTTGAATGAACCTGAATATATGCCAGAGGCAAGTTGGAGATGGCAAGTAAATCCATTAGGTGAATTTGACTTGGCTAATTTGATAAGATATAAGAAGGGTAGTCAAGAAGACAATATTGCTAATTTGAATGGATTCAAAAACAGCAAGACAATTCCAGGTATCAGATTAAGTCATGCTACAAAGATATCTGCATGTGCTTTGCTTAAGATGATGTTAGAAAAGTTTGACGTCATAATAACAGACTTGCTTACTGTTTCAGAACTTGAGAATTTTGAAGATAAGAACGGAAATGGCAGTTATGCTGCGGCATACGGACATGATGATTTGATAATGACTTTTGTACAGCTTCCACTTCTTAAGAATACTACAAAATATAAAGATTTCATGGAAGAGTGGGAGATAGAGATGAAAGCTACTGGTCAATGGGAACAAATAGAAAAAGAAGAGTCAGAAATGAAGAAACTAGATATGCTTAAGAAGATAGCAGATATGATGTCTAATGTATTGCAAAAGAAGAAAGAAGAGAAACAGATAACAGTATCATTGAATGACAGAAATTTACCTACTGCTGCCGCAGAATCTTCTAGTATATATAGAGAAACACAAAGTAATGCAAGTACCAACATACCTAACATGTATACAATGTACAATACAGGTATGCAACAAGGATTGCCATCTATGAATGATTTCTATGGATCACCTAATGGATATGGAAATGAACCAACCATATATGATATGCCTGGACAATACATCCAAGATCCATTGAGAGCCAGATTTAGGCAATTCAATTAACTTCAGTTCTTGATATCACTAAAGTGATTGTCATTAAAATATTCACCAGGATGGCGGATAATTTGGTTATCTGATAAATTATACTTATTAGCAATTATCCGCTCCCTGACCATCCCAGCCGCCATCCTGGTGATTGCATTGCTTATTCATTACATCTAATATTTTATTGTATTCTTCATCTGTAACATTTATGATAATATCATCATTTGTTCCAAATTTACCATCAGGACCAGGAAGTTTATGCTCATATTTTTCTGACCACACTTTTGTAAGACCTACTGATGTGAATACAGCTGCTACTGCTGTTATATAAGCTGCCATTGCTGTCAAGTCAGTAGTTATAGTATGGTTGTACCAAGCTTCTATAGTAAGAGAGAATATTGGTACAGCAAGCAGTAGAGTACCTATGAATGTAACAACAACTAAAAAGAAGCTTTTGCTGCTATATCCTGAATTCTGTTGAATGAGTTTACTGAAAAAATTACCTTTTATTGCTTTCTTTATATACACAGTCATTTTAGAAAAGTCCATACCTTAAGTTAAAATATCTATCTATATAAAAATTTTTGGAATATACAAAAAATGACAGAACATAATGTCCTGTCATCAGCATCAACCAAAGGAGCCATTCTCCTTTGGCATTTTGGATCTCAAATGTCGAATGTCACTTTGTTGCCCACAAAGGTATAGATCCAGTGCAGTTCATCAAACCAAGTTCTGCAGATACCTTCATGTTTCTTTTGATAGCATTTAGAATTTTCTTCATAGTTCTCATTTTTTAATTTAAATTTAAACTGATTTTGACATGATGATTGCTTCACCATAAAGGGACATAGCTTCTTTGTATGAATCCCAAAATTTCTTAATTAACTTCTTCATAGTTTTCATCCTTTTATGTTTTGTTTTTATAATTCATCCCATTTGAAGGGTAGCATATTGATAATGCAATTACTCTCAAATAGATGTCTCCTATTTTCTTTAATATCTTCATGATTAACACATTAGATATATTTATCATTCAAATTAAATATAGATTTGAATTTAAAAAACAGTTATAAAAATAAAGGAAATTTTTGAAAACCACATAATTAATTGATGTAGGTCAATTGTAACGATAAATTTATTTTTAATTTGATTGAAATCAAAAGTCTAAATTGTCTAGCAATTTTTAAATAGAATATAAAATACACTATGAGAAATTTTGTATCATTACGTTATGTACATGACAATGCTCCATCTATATGGAAATATATGACGGAGCATAATTGCATATTGAAAAAGTTTGGATCTATTATATATGAAGGAATACTAGATGAAGGCAAATATTTGAAGTATTTGTCAGATGATGATAGTCCTTCTATTACAGTGGAGTGTTATGTGAACCCAGATTCTACAATACTACTTACTGTAGAGAATAATGATTATATAGAGAAAGTGAAAAGTCTTTCTAGCAAAGTAGAAAATATAATTGAGAATCCTAAATTATATTGTGAAGCCATAAATCTGATAACGATGATTCCTATGGTTGAAGGAAAGACGTGGAAAGATAAGATAAAGTATGTATTAGAAGAAGGAGAGGAAGAAGAAGGTCAAGGTATGGATGATGCGGCTTCAGAAGAAACATCAGATACAGGAGATGATGGAAATACTGAAAATAATAGTAGTCCAGCATTAGGTCAAGATGGAGCAAAAGATGATGCTAAAGCTAAGCAACGTTCTGAGATTCAATTTAAGATATTTACTGCCCCAGATAAGCAAGTAACAGATTTGAAAGAAGGTGAGAAATATCTTAAGATAGAATATATACATAGAGACAAGAAAGCTGGAATAGAAATAGATTTCTTAATAGGTAAAAAGAAAGAAAATGGAGATTGGCAGCTTTATATTGGTAAACCAGGTTCAGCTAGCTACGATGATGACCCATATAAATCATTAGAGACAAAAGAATTGTCAAAAGCAATAAACAAAGCGGTTGATGAAGCTATGGATTTGATAGAAGAAGTTAAGAAAGATAAAGATAAATGGGTACAATTTTATACATATAAATAAATACAAACAAAGAGCATTCTTAAGAATGCTCTTTTTCTTTTAGAGCTCCCAGTCCGATTCGAACGAACGACCTGCTCATTACAAGTGAGCTGCACTACCGCTGTGCTATGGGAGCAAAATAAAATCAAATATGGCATCAGATGTGCAAACTATCATGACCATATTCTCGTAATACATTGAGCTATCAGGAGTACCCGTAGATTGCACTGACACCTCTAACAACCACCTAGTTAAATGCTAGGTCCTCTCTATTACTTGTGGAGCCACAGGGATTCAAACCCTGGACCTCTTGAATGCAAATCAAGTGCTCTAGTCAACTGAGCTATGACCCCAAATTCAAGGATTCTATCAATTGACAAAGAGGATGAATTTAAGAAAGAGTTCGACTTCCACCATATTATTAGGCTTCATCTTGTTTTGTCGCGTCAATATCAAGAAGTGTGCATGTCCTTGACCATGTTGGTGATTATCCAACCCATATCACATTCGAGTAGCAGTTAAGCCACCTCTAAATAATCGTTGCCGTTTGCTGCCACTGGGAATTTCGAAATCCCGACCTGATGATTAACAGTCATCTGCTCTTCCTCTGAGCTAAGTGGCAATAATTCTTCACAGTTGCAGAGGCGGGATTCGAACCACTTTGTGCGATCTCTAGGTTATGAGCCTAGCGAGATGACCAACTTCTCCACTCTGCGATATATAATTAACTATTTAATAATAGTTATGAATTTTCGGCGGAGCAAAGTCTTTAAGTACCATCTATCGATGACTTTTTATGAGGTTCTCTTAACCTTCAACATGACTATATTATGAGTAACATTACCTCTCTTTTCAATGCTCCTTGAGTTAAGGTACTACTTTGGTACATGCTCCATGTTTAATTGTACTCCAGGAGGGACTTGAACCCCCGACCACTTGGGTATAAGCCGAGCACTCTAACCAACTGAGTTACTGGAGTATTTATGTTACATATTAAATATAGAATAACCATATCCAAAATTTCAAAGAATCTTGTAGGTGATATAGGACTTGAACCTATGACCTCTTGCTTATCAGGCAAGCTATCTAACCAACTGATATAACCACCTAAATTGTTGGACCACGGAGATTCGAACTCCGAATGACAGAACCAAAATCTGTAGTGTTTCCAGTTACACCATAGTCCAATCTATTTGGGGGGCATAAGGGACTCGAACCCTTAGTTTTACTAGAGTGACAGTCTAGTTCCCTTACCAACAGGGCTTAATACTCCAAATACTGATTAAAGTCTCAGTTAGCTGCACATCAATCTCCTATGTGGCTTTCACAATAACTTTAGTTGCAAGCAACGTAAAGCGTTGATTATATCTAAATTGCTCACACATCACTTTGTCATGATTATCATTTGCTCTTTTGACCCAGTGGGTAGAGAGAGATTCGAACTCCCGAAGGCCGAAGCCATTTGATTTACAGTCAAACCATTTTAACCACTTATCTATCTACCCAATATATTAATTAAATTTCTTTTTACCTTTAATATATCCTTTATTTATAAAATCATCATATAATTCTACTTTAATCATTCTATTCTCTTTATCATTATGAACAAATACATATTTCTGATTTTTTATATCTAATTTAGGATTATATCCACCATATAATTTTATAAAATCATTTCCATATTTATTTATAACATAGTCAAGATATTTATTCATTTCATTTTTATATAAAACTTTTACGTCAGGATTTTGCATTTCTTTACATTTCCATTGCTCAGTAGAATATCCTTTAATTTCAATAATACCTTCATTTGTTATAAAATCTGGATAATATGTATGTTCTTTACCTTTCCAGATATATTTTCTTTTTTCTTTACATCTTTCTATATATAAATCATGATCTTTATAATAAACTAGAAAAACTAATTCCCATGAACTATCACAATGTATCCCTTTATACCAACCTTGTTTACCTCTTCCGGATCCTTCTCTATATCCACCTAAATTATCTTTATACCATTTTAATCTACATTTTTGTGAACAATATGTTAAACCTTTTACATCTTTTATATCATCAAATTTAAATTGTTTTCCACATACTTTACAAAAATATGTTTTATATCTTCCCGTCTTATTTCGTTTTGCATTTTCTTTTTGCCTTTGTGTAGCAATTTGAAACTTTATTGAATTTTTTATACCATTAGAAATATTTGATTTTATTTCATTAGTTAAAATATGTGAATTTCTACATGAATTACAACAATAATGAGAATAATTATCTCTATCAAAATCTCTTTGGGTAATATGTACAATATATTCTTTATTACATTTTTTACAGTTACATTTTATATCCTTTTTAAGATATTTATATGTATAATCTGAATCGCCTTCGGCAATTTTATTTTCTATTATTAACTTTCTTTTTAATGCTGCTTTTTTACTAGATAAATGGTAATCCCTATTTATAAAATTAGGTTTACTCTTGCAATGTCCAATATGAGCAGCTAAAGATAATTTCTTTTCAAATTCTTTACCACAATATTTACATATTTCCATTGTTATTTTCGTAGCCGCAATGAGAATCGAACTCATGTAATGTCATCGAAAGTGACAGGTACTAACCACTATACGATACGGCCATTTATATTATCTAATTAATATTAATATCAGTCAACTTACCATATCTTCTTTGTTGATATTCAATTTTCTCTTTGATTCTATTCAATGTAACTTCCGATTCCTCATAGAACTGATCAGTACCGAGAATTGCATCAACAGTTGTAAGCAACTGAATGAATCTCATATCTGGAAACATATAGGCAAGTTGCTTTGTAATATTCAATATCTTAATGTTTGATTCTAATCTTGTCATGATAATTATAATTTTAAATGTGATATTTTATATAACTTACATATATAATATAGATTTGATTTATCAGTATTTCAAAGATCTTTCAAAAAATTTTCATTTTTTATCAACTTTTTAAATCAACAAAGAGCAACACATTTCTGTATTGCTCTTGTCTTGATTGTATTGTTGAATGTTTAAACAGTGGAGGACGTATTTAAAAGTCAATCTCATCACTTTCACATATACCAAAACAAGAGCAAACCATTCGTTGATTATCAATGGCCTGTTCATCAATTATTTGATAATATGTATTTGTGATAGTTCTCATTGTTTTATTTATTTATTCATTTAAATATAATATATAAATAGTAAAGTGGACAATATTATTTAGTTAAATTATGTTAAATCTTTTCTTTATTCTATTTAATCTTGATTCACTTACTTTTTCTTTCTTTATTTCCTTATTTGAATACTTTTCTTTGTAATAATAGTAAATCTTTGGTATGATAGTACACATCTTATCAAATGTTTCTTGTATATCATATTTCAATTGTTTTAATATCTTATTGTCTGTATTGCTTGATTTCTTTATTTCTCTGTATACATCACACAATACTTTCTTTTCTTCATTATTCATCAACATAAAATATTCTTTGAATTGATTGAATCTTTTCCATGTATCTGAATTCTTAAATATTTTTAATGCATCCATATATGTATAATCTTTGATTTTTTCCCCTATACTTTCTATTTCAGCAGTCAATTCTGACATGTAAGCATTCTTTTCTACTGAAGTGAATGTATAAATCATTTCAGATGCAATCTTTTCATTGAAATCACTTGACTTTATCTTATCAACTAATTTATCATATCCTTTGGTTTTCTCAATATCAAGTAATGTTTCAACTCCTTCTTTTGAGTGTCTGTTCCAATCATCATAAGCATGTGTAAGCTCATGAGTAAGTGCAACAGTAATGTCCTTTTCTTTATTGTATTCCTTGATGTTTATATAGATATATACATCTTTAAATGTAAGGGTTTTTGGATTATATTCAGATTTTCTTGCTTGATATCCTGTCTGACACATTGTATTACATATCAAGTGAATATTGTCAAAAAACAATCCTTTATAATAATCTTTAATTTCTTCTTTATTTAAGTCATATCTAAAATCAGTCATATTAAGATTGTCTTGTATGTCTTCTGACAACATTGTTGCAAAGTCTCTACAGAATTTCATTTGTCCATCATAAGACCCATATCTTTCACAAATATTAAATTCTTCATTGTCTCTTATATTGAATTCTTGTCTGAATGATTCAAATAATTTTAATTCAAATTCATTCTGTCTATTCAATACCCATTCTGAAAGTGGCACCAAAGATAATCTCATGTAAAATAAAATAATTGTTTAATTGAATAATAAGTACTTCCAGAAGGACTCGAACCTTCATGATATTTCTATCAGTTGCTTTTGAGACAGTTGCGTCTACCAATTCCGCCATGAAAGCAATAAAAATAAATTGATAGCAAGTGCGCACTTCCTGCATCAGACCTTCGTGTAGAGTTTATATGGTGTGTTTTAGTTATTTATCCTTAGTATGCACCGTATTTACACAGCTTTAAGCATACTTACCTTCATAACTCGTCTTTCTTCCTTCTCTATTCAGGATTGCTATCAATTTGTACTCCGAACGGGGATCGAACCCGTACGGCCATCACTGGCCAAGGGATTTTAAGTCCCTCGTGTATACCCATTCCACCATCGGAGCAATACTAGGAATTACAAAAGGTGACGCTACCGGTGTCTGCACCTAAAACTTCATTCCTATCCATACATATAGTTATCAAGATATTATATTATGGTAGTTTCATCTAACTTACTGACTTCTTTAGAAGTTCTGAAGTGATCTGTTTAAACAGATCCATAACTCATTTACTAATCGTACTTTATTCTCTTTAGGATAACATAGAGAGCCATTAGGTTTCCATTATTAATGTTAGACTTTCATAAACTACATTACTTCAACGATTGTGGGAATAGTGGGACTCGAACCCACACACATTACTGTACAAGTGCCTAAAACTTGCGTGTATGCCAATTTCACCATATTCCCTGGTGCCTTTTCTTTTGGTGTTTAACACCTTACCCTAGAGAAAAGATGCATAAAAGACTAAGTTCGGTCCGTTTAAGCTGTGGCGTAAGATGGACTCAAACCAACGACCTCATCAGCATGAATGATGCGCTCTAATCAACTGAGCTATTACGCCATTGTTGGCATACCCTATTTTATAGAATTACTTCCCACATAATTCAACCATCTTAAGCAGGTGTACGAATCTCATGACAATTCGCTTGGGTGATATATTCTCTTATAACCAGAATGTTTTACGATGCTTTAAACTACAAGGCTCTGTAAAGCCCAGACTGCATAGTGAACTTGAATGAACCAATTAATTTAATAAGCGTTACCAAACCTTATGCTTATTGTTTCATTGACATTCAAAATACAAATGTAGGGAGGCGGCCATAGGTAAGGCTTTTTTCATCCGCGCTTATTATATGTTTCATGCAATTATTTACACGTATTATTGCATTACTCTTCTCAGCTACATTGTTTTTGTCCAATCACCAGTATATTCTGATCACGTTTGGGGTTCCTTAGAGAATCGAACTCTAATAAGGAGAACCACAATCTCCTGTCCTACCATTGAACGAAAGAACCCATGTACATAATTTATGCTACATTATTAAGATAGAAATTATCTTCTAAAGTTTCATCATATATGTCATCATATTCCTGAATTCCTTCATTGATAAGTTTCTTGTTGTTGATACGTCGCAACTTAACTTTTCGCTTTGCATCCATCTGATCTGATATGTAAGTACGACGCCCAGAACCATCCCTCAAAAATCTAGCCCATGGATCAAGTTTCTTCATTTCTTTCCATGAAGTTGGTCTTCTCAAATTAGGAATCATTATTGTACGTCTGATTTTCTTGCCACCGTCATGTATTTTGAATGAATATTCTTTATCACCATCTCTAAAAATACTATCAAACATGAACTTCTTACAACGAGAATTCCATTTTGATTCAGTCTTCTTTCTTCTCCAAGCTCTATTCCTAATGTTACTCATATATTAACAACATTTAAAATTAAACACTGGCACTCCCGGATGGAATCGAACCACCGACAACGATTTTGGAGACCGCAGACTTACCACTAATCGACAGGAGCATATATTGAGCAGATGATGAGGATCGAACTCACAACTTCTTCCATGGCAAGGAAGCACTCTAAACCATTGAGCTACATCTGCACATACTATAACCGGGTTGACTTTGCAATCGGATCTTATTCCCACGGCACTGCTAGTTCTCCGCCTTATTATGGGGTTCAACAAAGATTCGAACTTTGGACCTTCTGCTTGTAAAACAGACGCTCTAAACCAACTGAGCTATTGAACCAAAATACAAGAACGAGAGTTTCTATAGACCTTTTAGCCATCGATATCTATAGACAACATAGAAAACTTATACTGGGTATATTTACTGCAGCATATATCCACTTAATATTTCTATTTGAGGAGAGCAACATTATATCGCGAATATGGTGTCCACTCGACGTATCAATCTCTTTCAATGAACTTCAATGTCATTATTGGTTCTTGTATGTAATGACTGCCATATTGGATTCGAACCAATGTTGTAGATTTTGCAGATCTACACCTAACCACTCGGACAATGGCAGTTATATATACATTTTGCGGAAGCTGCAGGATTCGAACCTGCGGAACTTTTTACAGTTCGTCAGTTTTCAAGACTGATGTATTAAACCAACTCTACCAAACTTCCATACAAGGGATTTGGTATTTCAATTGCTGTTCCCTTCTTCAATTGATTAGCTACTTCAATGATATGATTCAACAATAACAACCTGTTACCAAACAAATTAGGACGGTTTGTTTAAATAACTTTGTTATTCATCATTAATTATCTCTCGAACTTTTTCTGGTGCCCATGCAAAGTGATCTATGTAATTCTTGGTCTTGTCCAAATTAAACCTCTTACATACGATCAACAGAGGTATTCGCATAAATCTGTTGATTATCCAGATGTTAATGATGTTGAGCTTCTCATTCTTTTATTCATTCTCAGCAGAGATCTCTTGACTACCATGGTGTTCCATACGGGACTCGAACCCGTGACCCTCCGATTAAAAGTCGGATGCTCTCTAGCCTTGCGGAACCAACTGAGCTAATGGAACTTAAATAAATATTTCAAAGAACTTAATTAGTATCTTCAACTGTACTCGAACCAATGTTATCCGGATTAAAAAATATTCCGTCGCTCTAGACCAACTAAGTTATGAAGACAAATTAGTGGTTCTGACGGGACTCCAACCCGTGACTTGGAATTTAGAAGATTCCTACTCTAATGCATCTGAGTTACAGAACCAAATATTTTTGTGGGTAAAGATGGATTCGAACCAACAACACCTAGATCTTCAATCTAGTGCTCTACCATTGGAGCTATTTACCCAATTAATAAACAAATTACGGATCTCTAGAAAATCCTGTTAGCATGAATTGCTTTATATCCTTAAGCTATTGGTCACCTACCAACTCAGAAGTATTAAGTTCTGGATCTTATTTCATGTATTGTAATTGTTTATTAAGTAATTACATATATAATATAGTTATCTATAAGGAATATTTCAAACTTTTATATGCAAAAATGAGAAAAAATTCCTAATTGTATACGGAACTTCTTCTCAATCAATATTCATCTAATAAAATAAGAATTGTTCCGTTCACTAATTCGTGATCAGATACAATTCCTCTATCACGAACTTTACTATGAATGTCTAAACCCACAAGGCATACTGCCGCACCAAGATAAGAAGCAACCAAAAGATTGTTTCACTGATGAGACGCTATGTAGTTTGAGTGACTTCATTTAAAGTTCAATTTTAATTTTCTTATATTAAAATAAAGACAAAAATGGATACCAGACATATTTTAAATGTTAAATAATATTAATAAATAGTATTGTCAATTTTTAAATATCAGAAAAACAAATATTGTCTACTTTAATGATAAAGCCATTGATAAGAGTCATTCCTACATATAGTGGAAATGTCAAAATAGTTTGCACAACATCAGATTATATCAAATCAACAGATAAAGAATATGATGTATATGATTGCTTTGTAAGAGGTGCTGTGCTGTCTCCATTGTCTCATACAATATATGATAAGAAAATAGAAGCTAATCTTCTATCTTCAAACTACTCTTATGACCTGAAAGAATACTATAAATATTACAATAATGTTTTTTTCAGTAATGGAATGTCTTTTGATGAAACCAATGTTCAGAATTTTGATAAGTTAAATCCAATCTATGATAGAAACATAGATTTAGAGATGGGCTGTAGCAGAGTATTGAATGTGAAGAATAACCATGAATTTGAATTTTTTGCACCTATATATGTAGATGATCCAAATGACTTACCTGATGCATTCATTATAGATATGATATTCATCAACAAAGACAGAAAACTGTATAAGAGGATGAAAGTCAATATAATGGATTACCCAAAAGATAAGAGAAACTATTTGTTTCATTATCTTGATTCTTATAAATCTTGTATTGATTCTAAAGTAGCAAATATTTCAGTTGGCAATAAAAATGCAACATACAATGGAATCGATTTGAACCATGGTGGCATAGTTACTGCGATATCTAATGAAATAGGTAACATGCTATCCTCTATGTCAACTATAAATCTTTTTGATCTTTCTTTAGGATTGCAATTCAAAAGAAAGAATATTGCAATGAAACAAGTATTGCCATTGTGTTTCAGTATTGATTTAGATAAAGTGCTTGACCAATCAGAGAAAACATTATATAAAGGTGCACAAGTTGAAGTATCTGGATATTACATATCAAATGGAAACAGAATATCTTGGTATGATTGGAGTTGTGACTATGATACACTAAATCAGAGTATCCTTAGAATGGATAAGAATACTGGATTGATGAACTACATACCCGGAAATGTTCCAAACATAATGGACAACAAATATCCTAGCTTACATGAAGCAAGAATGCAAAAATATTCTTTGTCTAATAAGATAAGCAAAATGTATTCTAGATGGAAGTTACAAGCATCATCAGATGAAAATCCATATATCATAAATCTTGCTTTTGCATTTTCCGACAACCAGTATTCTAATCTCTTATATAGAGAATTTCCTACACCATCATATACTATTTCAGGAATATGTGAAACAGTATCATCTGGCAAATCATCTGTAGCAGAAGATTATTCACTCATATTTCCTTTAGGAAAAGATATTGACAAATATAATGACAGATATTCAAACATAACAACTAATTATGAAAACATAATGAATAAATATGGTTATAATTGGTTTAGCTTATGTAAGATATCAGAAAATGATAGTTCTTGGATAGATAGTGCTCATTGGGAAAATGTAATGAATGATGAATGCTATTATAATGGCATTCTACATAATCTTGCTCACATATATAAAGCACTTACTAAAGATAATGAAAAAATAGATAAGTTTGGGGTATTTGTAAATCCAAGATTCTCTGTAAAGACTTCAGTAGCTAATGATGTCATGAAGCATGCTAACTATACTGTATCTACAAGCATGGCTAGCCAGTTTGAAACAAATTGTAAGTTCAATACTGTAATTATGCCTTCAATGCTATATAGTGATGCTATTGCTAAAGCTTCTTGTGAAGCATTTACTTCAACAAATCCATCGGATAGTGAAAAGAATGCAGTAATGTCATTAAATAATACATTCATAAAGATAGATCCTAACAATTCATATTCATATTCAAAATGGTATGTGAACATTAATGATTATGGGTTTACAATGGATGACATAAATAGCTGGTATAATTATGATGATACAATAAAAGAATTAGAAAACGTATTATCTTATGAATTGTCTTATGCTCATTTCTCATATAAGCATGAAATTGCAAATACTACTTTCAATGATGCATTCAATTTATTTAAAAGTGAAAATATATATAAGTTGACTACTTCTGATTCTATAGATGATATTATCAACACTTATAAAGCAAATTCTTATGAAATGCTTCCAATCCACATATTGAAGATGATGGTAGATGACACTTCATCTTACTTGTCATACATTAAGATTGGTGGACCACTTAGCTATGTTTCTTATAAGTATGGTATCAAAGTTCATAATGGAAGTTCTCCTATAGATCCATACAATGATGATTTTGTAAATGGAAAGAATTATCAATCTTATGTATTCACTCCAGGATACAATACGTTATCTTATGATATGATAACTGATCCAGATAAGAAATTCTTATCATATACATTAGAGAATTACATTACTGGAAGTACTTCTACATATTCTATAGAAAAAGAAAATCCTTACAGTTACTACTGGTACCAGTATACTGATTTTGATATATGGCAAGATCCAATGGTAAAGCAGATTTGCATATCCTCTAAGAATAACAAGAAAATAAGAAATCAAGTAAGGTTCACTTATTATATTCCTGAAGAAAACATAGAATCTCATAGAAGAGAAGGTTTCAGTTACTCATACATATTATTGCAACCATCATCTCTAATAAATACTCAATATGGATTCAATTTATATAGAGAAGGTGAATTCTTCAATGAAAAATGGATTAAGATGCTGGATGCTACTGATACTGACCAGATAGCTTATTACTATCTTACTGGGTTGAAAAGCAATTCAAAAGCAGACAATTATGATTTATCATATTTCAATGTTGTAGGAAAACCTGCTTACAATTTCAGAATGGCATTGAAAAACATATATAAAGACACTAGTTATTATCTTACAAAACATCTTTCTTCTAAGTCAAAATATACATTCATGCCAGTAGTGTATGGTGACAATGAAGTATGTGCAACAAACATATTCATAAAGAAAGATCCAGAATTGAACTTTTATGGAGATACAATGAATGATGAAGATAAAGATAAAGATATTGATGTAATATGGTGTGATGTATACAATTTCAGAAGAGTATTGTTAAAAAGTGGTATATCAGAAGATAAGGTTCAAGAAAGATTGTCTTATATAAAAAGAATGAAGGCTAAGTTCTTGAATAAAGAACATCTTTATTGGTGGTATAATGAATTGTGTAAAGACTATAATTATGACTATCCAGTTGATATAATAGAAAATTGGTATGATTATTTGTATGTAAAGCAAAGAATTATGGCCAATGATTCTGATGATAAGATACAGATAGTAGATGCATATACCAAGTTGAAGAACATTCATGGAATGGAAGAGCAGATAACTATTTCAGGTAAAAAAGTTGACAACCCTTATAGAATATTCAACTATTTCTATGACAGAATAGAATATAAAGGAAATGGAATATGGAAGTTCCGCCATAGTGATGAAGATGACTTTGATGTGAATTCTTATGAAATAGTATTCACCATAAATGTTACTAGACTTGATGATACCATCTATGATAAAGTAATGAAAATAGAAAAGGATGACAGTTCTGAATACAGAGATATCTATCTATATAGATTAGAGAAGACAGATGAGTGGGAAAGAAATATGTTGTCTTCTGAATATAAGATATCCTATGATGTTCAGACCAAAGTAGAAGAATGTGATCCAGTTGGTCATGTACTTATCCCATTATTCAACGACATATATGCCCAAGAAAAAGAAGATACAATAATATATGCTCATTATTTGCTTAATGACTTAATGAAGACTAAAGTAAATAAAAAAGGTGATACTTGGTATCTATACAGATACAATACAAACAATGTAAATTGGATGATAGAGATAAATGAGCAAACTGTAAATAATTTGAAAAAACTTTATGGAGACCCAATAATATATTCAAATTATGATAGCGTGAATGTTCAGTTAGATAATTTTGGATATGATGATTTAGGATATGGAATTGAAAATTTTGGTACAATAAAGAAAAATGGAACAAACTATGGTTTTTGGATAATAAATATAGATGCTGACAATACAACAAGTACATTCAATGTAATAGCTCAATATAACATATCAAATGTCCCAGATATTCCTACATATACTTATGACAATAAGATAAAACTTATAAAATATATTAATGGGGTTGATATAAATGTAAGAAAGGATTACATATTCAAAGTGTTCAAACAAATGCTTCCATTCTTTAAAGTGCAACCATCTGTAATATTTGGCAGATTGATTACAATAACTAAGCCATCAAACTTCAGATTCATAATGAGATATAAAGAATCTAAGTGTACTGTTGATGACCCTAATGTAGAAGTATCAGAAACTGATGTAACTATAGGTAAGTCAAACACATATCTGCAATATAACAGATATTTTGGAAATATAGTACCATTAATAAACAGAGTAACTTCTGTATCTGATCAATGGCTGTTGAAATTCAAAGATACAATAGAGAATACTAACAGAATTGTAGAAACTGGAAAATATCCATCTATAGGTGATAGTGTAATATATAAAACATCGTTACAATTGGATATGAGAAATTCAACACCAATATATATACCATCAAAAAATAATGTCATAAAAGATTACAACAATAGAAAGAAAGATAAGAATGGACAAGAAATAAGAGTAAAGCTGTTGGAACAAAAGCATTTTAATGATTCTGTAATTGTATATTGTGATGATACATTAGAATGGTCTACTAATAAGCTATACTCTTATAATGAAGTTGTCAATAGATCAACTGAAGAACAAGCCTATGCAATATTCTTAATGTTGAACAGGGGTACGTTGATTGATGATATGAATGAAGATCAAAAATTATTTTTATTCAACAGGTATGATTATAAAGTGACGTCAACACCAATGAAGTTGAATTCACTTAATTATGACAAGCTATATAAAATTCATTACAAATTTGTTTTGAAATAAAAATGCTTAATCCTGATTGAAAGTTTAGAATATCAAACAAATATCTATGTCAATAATCAATATAAACTCATTTGAGTCACGAGTAAGCAATGCTAATTACTTAAGCAACTATACTGATCCTTATTTGAAACAGTCTTTGGCTAACCTTGGCCAAAGACTTTCAACTAAAGGAGATTCTATAAAGAATGACAGTTTCATCATTTCTGATTTATTTCCAAATTATCTTGGTGATTTCAGTCAATCAAATATAGCAGCTGAATTTACTTGGACAAAATCTTCAAACAGCATAGTTGGTAAGATAGTTGAAGTAGATGCTGAGGAAACTAGTGACAAGTCAGGAACTAGAGTCCCAGTTGGATATGATGAAGTGAATTCAAACATAAATGGTAATGCTAATTCACAGTTTACTATAGAATCATCAAATAACATTCTTAAGAACATTACTAAAGATCAGTATGGTTCTGAGATTTATCTTAATGATTCCACTGGTATAAATGGTTCATCATATTGGCATAGAAATTCTGCTATTATTGCACGTACACATGATAAGGCTATCGGTAAAGATGTTCTTATCTATAAAGTTGTAGGGCATCATGATTCTGGTAAGTATGGTCCTTATGATAATGAATATATTTGTGAAGAAATAACAGTAGATGGTGAATTTGTAGATGGTTTCAGAGTATTCATGTCTAATGAATCTAATCTGATGTTACCAGAAGATGCTACTTTGACCAATGATGCTTCAACAGAAGTCAATCCTAACGAGTATGAAAAGTTAGTATTGATCAGACTTAAGAAGAATCCAAGCTATTATATTACTAACACAAATAATGAACACAAATGGTTGTTAGAAGCATACAAATGCAATTCTAATAAGATAGATTTAGGAGACTTTACAAGAGTAGACTCTGTAAATTATGATTATGAAGATGACTTGTGGAAAAAAATATCTGATACTTATGACGCAGATGGTAGCTTAACTCCATCAGAGTTGATTGATTCATTATGCAACTTAATGACAGAAAATACTTATGTATTTACTGATGATGGATCTCCTCTCTTTACAAAGAAGTACACCTTGCAAGTAGATGAGAATACTGAAACTAATGTTGGGTGGTCAGTAGCAAGCTTTGCACCTATAGTCAATAATGAAGTTTGCAATTCAGTAGGTGTTGGTGAATGGTACATGGATGATCAGGACGATCAAACTATGATAGAAGAAAAGCTTGAATATTTTGTAAATGATGCTTCACAACTTTTCCCCATGGTACTTTCTGTATATGATGACATCATGTACAGAGATTCAACTAACATAAAGATAAAGAGACAGATAATTGCTCAACTTTTACTATCTGCAAAAGAAGAAGCAAGTACACAATATGGAGCAAAATCTGTAGAAGTTGAAGATTCTTATAGCATAATCATGCCATTAGATTTTGAAGTGAACTTTACTTACAACTCTAATGATTCTTCTATTATATATAATTCTCTTTCTTCTCTACAAGTAAATTTCATACAACTTGGAACAGATAAGAAACCTGGTAAAGGAATATTCAAATATCTACAGAAAATCTGCAATTATACAGATGCTGATAATGAACAAGTAATATTAGGCCATGGTACTGAACAGAAGACTATATTATATGATTTCATAATCAGTTATGTAAATGACAATATCATATCTTCTATTGATTGGTATCAGTCATTTATAGTACCTTATATTGGTACAGATGGATATTGGATTATAAATGGTGTAAAGACAGATCAGTATGCTAGAGCGATTAGTTCAAATGGTAGTGGAACCATAATAAAGCAAGATACTGATCCAAATAATTTTGATCCAAGTTCTTCTATCATATATGGACCAGAAACAGTAAAGAACTGGGATAAGACAAATTGGGAATTGAAAGAATTTGCTGCTAACTATATGGATAGTGATTCTAATGTTGGAGGAGATTCTGTTGTTTCTGTATATGCTTGGGTACCATCTAATGAGTGGTTGAATACTATAGCTACTACTGATGACTATTCATATATAAGCAATTCTCTACTTGTATGTTCTTCTTATGTAGATACCATGGAGAAGGATTCTACAGAAAATAAGTATATATGCAAATATGATACTTACACCGATACTTGGAATACTTACTTAACTACTTATTCTTTTGAAGGAACAAACTATAGATTCTTTAAGAATGAAGATATACTTAACAACTCTTACATATATCGAATAGATAAGAAAGCAACTTCATTGTCTTATCTTCTTGGTAAGGATACTCTTGTTACTTCTTTCTGGACTTGTTATGAATATGAAGAGAATGGTGTAAAGAAGCATGAAATGACTTATCTTAAAAGACCTGGTGGTATTGCTGCATTAGATCTTTCTTATATGATGAGTTTAGAGAACATGATTTCTCATTATGCTAATGCTCAATATAGTCCTGACAATTATCAACATAGATGGGTAGTATTTTCTAAAGTAAACAATGACTTAAAGAATAACAGTCATGATTCTTCTAATGCAGTATATCCTGTAATTAGAAATCATAATTCTGACTACTTTACTGCTATTACTGGTTCTTATTCTAGATCTTTAGGAAATTCTGTAGAGAAAGATGTAGAACAATATAAGAACAATCTCAATTTCTCTCTAGAATTTACAGATAGCATACAAGGAAAGATCGAAGGAACAGAGAATACTTATGACAATAGACACTTTGATATAAATGATGAAGTTGTAGTTACTAGAAACCCAATATCTTATATTTCCATAGATAACAATGGTAACAAAATTGTAAAGGTTGATTCAGAAACTGTATATAAGAGATATGGTACTATCCCAAAATCAATACCTTATACAAAGTATCCTAAGGAATATGTTCCTAACTCTATTTATAATGCTAATGATGATGTTTCATCCGCAGACAGTTATCAATACCCAATATTTGACTTAGCTGAAGTATTAGCAAAGAATCTCACCATTCTCAACAGATACAATATCATGGGTATTGGTAGAGAATCATTCAACGGAACAGATATTTCTACTATACTATGGAATGCATACTTTGGTGTTGCACATGATACTGATGACAAATCAAGACTTAAGATAGGTAGTGGTAACGTCAATCCAAACCTCGGTACTACAACTATGGTACATAATCCATCTCAATGTAAGCTTACTCCGATGGATACATTTGATATTGACATGTCATATACTAATATTAATGGTGACGTAAATGTCAAAGGTCATTTGTTTACAAATAATGCATCTTGGGAAGCTCATTATGTAAATGGTGGAAACAAGCAATTATGTGCATATAGTACTATAGTAACACCTATAGGTAGTCATAAGACCAGTAGAGTTGATATGATGGATTTTGATATTACTGAAAAGGATAATTTGTTCAAGTCTTATTCAGATCCAAAGATAGATGTAGAAAATTACTTATTCCATACTTTATCTGTAACTAATGATGGAAAGAATAAGAGATACAATACTAGATATTACAACAATTACGATGGTAATTATTCTGTATCATATTTGAATCTTACTAAGTTGTTAGAAGAAAATCATGTTGTTACAGATTTTGGAACTATATTCTTAGGAGATTCTTCTAGATTGTCTAAACGTTATAAGAAAAATGATGACATAGAAAAGGTAATTGACCTAATAAAGATACAAAATGGATCACATGGAGTATTCTGTACTTTATATGATTTAGTAATATTGAATAAAGGAAACATATTAAGTGGTGCAGGAAATCCAAATGAAGAATGGTACAACTGGTTGCTTGACAATTATAGTAATGGTGAAAAAGATTGGGAAGGTAAACTCCAAAACCTATTATCAGATTATAAAGAATATATAAAGATCAATCCTTATGGCAATAAGTATAAGTTGATTGGAAATGAAGAATATGTACTTTGTCAGAAAAACAGAACATCTTCTACTGAATCTATAGAAGAAAAATGGATGAAGATACCAGAAGCTGGTTGGTCAAAGAAGATAACTGATGAACCTTATGTATCTACAGAAGGATTACCATTATATGAATCAGCAAACTATCTTGAATTGAGTACTGATTTGAATGATAATGAAAATATTATTGGCAATGATAAGAGTGTTAATTTTATTGTTGGAAATCCAGTAGTTCTTTCATATATGGATGTTCCAGGATCTTATACTGGTACTTTTGATGTATCTTCAGTAAAGAGAATATATACTTATGCTTATGTTGATGGAACTAAAAATCCAAAAGGTGGATATAAGTTGAAATATGAGGATGGCAAATATATTTTACCGGAAGATTTTGCTAACTATTCATATAATGAAGTATGGACTTGTGATGGATGTGAAAAATGTTCACAATATTCATGCAAGATGATTGAAACATGTACAAAGTCTAAAGTACAGGGATCTTATTTATTAAGTTATGGTAATTTCATTTGTACATACAATGAAGACCCAGTATCTTATATGAATGAGAAAACCCCAGTATATCGTAGACGGGTAGAAAGATATAACACGGATGAATCTGGTAATTCTTACAAATATGTTACTTATTCATATTATCCTTCTTATGAATCTATTCCAGTATCTGAAATATCTGTAGAAAATGAAAACACATTACTTGGTATCCTTACAATAGGTAAAGATCCTGATGGTACAAGATATGTGTTGAATAAAAACCAACATGTTGTAAAATATGACAATAATGACGATATATTAGCTTCTTATGTATATGTAGGAAGAAATATATTATGGCCTACTCAAGAAGAATATATACATGAATATTCACCTAAGTTACCTAAAGGATATTCAATGTCATATTCAGTTGGATCACAACAAATAAAAGTAAATTATATCGATGAAAAAGGAACAAAACAATTTTATGATGTCGGTATAAAAGAAGCAAACACCTACTGGGAAGTACCTAATAGATATAGTGTAGATGGAAAACCACATAGTGGTTGGAAAATGATGACTGAATTACCAGGTGATTATGATAAATCAAGCAAGTTCTCATATTATGGTGAAGTGATTATTCCTCAAGAATACAGCTTATCTTATCGTTATATTAATGTAAGAGAATTATTGACAAACAATACAATACCTCAATTCTATGATAACTATGAAAAGGATTACAACAAGTTCAAAGATATAAATATTCAACCAGATAAGTTGATTCCATCAGAACCAGATAAATCTTTAACTGATATATATCATAAAGAACCAGCTACTAATGCAAACAAACCATCTGGTAAGTTACGTCTAAGAGTTTGTACTTTATGTAAATCTGATGGAGGTTCTTATGAAGGTGATACACTTACAGACATGTTGAATAAAACATATAGATTGTATAATGTAAATTGGTATAATACAACTGGTGAAATAAAAAATGACAATTATGTGGGTCTAGAAACTAAAGGATTAGAAGATATATATGTTATGTGTTATGATGATATTTATGAAAAACAATATGATCCAATAGATAATGAATGGGTTTATAATGAAAATGAAACTAAGAAACATCATATAGAAAAGGCACCATGTCATCCAAAGATATCAGTAGATAAGTATTCTAAACTATCCAAGTATACATTTACATTAACAGAAACAGTTAAGGGTTCTAATGTTTATAAGTTGGGATGGAATGTTACAAAAGATATGTTGAAGTCTTTCAAAGAACCTATAGAAGGAAATATTACAATATCTAATGAGGATCAACAAGAGATAACTATCAAGCTTAAAGGTACATATACTCCTAAAGAATCTGTCAGATATAAATTTACTGTTTATTCAAGTACTGCTGATGGTAATGTAAATGACTCTGATAAGGTAATTAAATTCATTTATAGAGATGATGATACTTCAGAAAGATTCTACAACGTAACTTCATATTATGAAAATCTTGTCGATTGGGAAAATGTATCAGGACTTAAATATTGGGTTGGATGTACTGCATTGAAATATGATGACGAGCATCCTGATGGACAACGTTCCACATATTTTGAATCTATACTTGATAATATTTCAGATAACAATACCACAAAGAGATATAGAGTACATCAAACAAATGAAGCAAAGCAAAATAAAAACCCTATATTTGAAACTTGGAAGATAACTCCTAACAAGTATGGTGTGAAAAACTCTGCAGAAATAAATTTTGAAAGAACTCTTAATAATGGACAATCAAAATAAGATAATTGTTGTAACTTATGACAATCAGAAAAAAGTAGATGTTCTGGCTACTTTGAACACTTTGAATGAAGAAATCAAAGTGGCCAGAACTTTCAGTACTGATATCCTAAAAAAGGATTCAGATATAAAGGAATGGAAATATTATATGGATAATGATGACTTATATTTAGCATTCAAAAACAATGCATTATTATGTGTACATACTGATGACAACCAAATATCTGAAGGTATAACAAAGGAAGAAATGGCTAATTCTGATATAATACCAATGACCTTTGATATGTTCAATACTGTGTCAAGCAGATATATTAAAGGAATTACTATTTGTTGGATAGATTCTTCTGTTATAAAAGATAAGAGAATGATGCATGAAGTGAATGACTTTATGAAGTCTTCTAAGCAATATAATATGCTTTATTTTGGAAAAGAAGATGATTATACTACTATAGCAAATTGCATTTCTAAATATCTTAAGTCTGATTTCGAAGGTAGAAAAGAACTATTAAAAGAATACAATTAATTTAACTTTAATTAACATTATTTAAGTTAAATAATTTGTAATGAATAATAATGAATTTCTATATTTTATTGTAAAAATACATGTATTTATAAATAAATGAATAATATGCCAAATAACTATTCACCTATGGGTGGTGGTGGTTTTTGTATGGACATGCCAGGTGGTCCTGGCGCACCAGAAATAAAGGGTACTTGGATATCTAAGAAGACTGGTGCTGAAGTACAAATAAGAGATTGCATCATTGCAGAAAATGGAATGTCAGTAATGCTTTCTGATGGTCGAATGATTGATATGAACGAATTCAGTACAGAATTCTATCAGATTTCTGATGATATCTATAATTTAAATGGAAACATTATTGGTAAGGCTGATGGAAATAACCCAGTACCAGTACCTCCTTACAATCCAGGTCCTGGTGAGTGTCAACCACCTCATCACCATCATCCAGTACCACCGTGTCCACCTCCACCATCACATGATTGTGGATGCCATGATAAGCCAATGCCACCACGTCCACCTAAGCCACGTCCTGAGTGTCCAGTAGATGTTGAGAAGAAGCACATGAATATGGTAACTGATGTATTCAGTAAAGTAAATCCTGTACCTGAAGTAACTTGTGGTTCAACATTGACTATTAATAATGCACCATTAAGCCAGTTGCAGATGCTTATTGATATTTTTGGTGTACACATTGAGGATATCGCTATCTATTTATACCAGAATTACTATACACCAGAAAAGGTAATTTCTTATCTTAAGAAAGTATTGACTGAAACATATAAGTTGAAGGAACCAGTTATCCAAGAACCAACTAATCCTGACACTGATGGTACAACTGATACAACGATGGATCCTGATTTTGGAATATAAATTAATGTTTAATGTTTAAAATGGAATTTAAGAATGATAAAGTATTTGAAACCAAAGAATGTAAAGACTTCGTAAAGAGAGTAGTAAATTATGATTCTAGCATAATTAAAACAAGTTCTTTTTTGAAAGAGAATTTTAATGTTGATCTTGAACTTACAGAAAATGGTGATATTACATTACAAGCTGGAGATGGCTGTGTAAATGAATCACAATCTCTTTTGGATGCAAAGGAATATGTCAAGAACAATTTGGATCCAGATTATTACAATGAAGTACTGTTTATTTAAAACAATATGAGCTCTGACTTAAGTCAGAGCTCTTTTTGTAAAATTCACTAGGAAACGTTAAAATTATCTCAGCTGATAGAATATACTGAATCATAATTATCCGCTACCTGTGTGACCCAGGCGCCATCCTAGAGAATCTAACTAATCACCAAGCCATCCCCAATATTTGAAAAAGAGATTCATTCCTTCTTCATAATCTTCATGATCTTTCAAAATATCCATTAATTTTTTTGGATCATCACTTTCATGTAACATTTTTATTGTTCTTACATTTTCGATACAATTATTGTCACAATTAATATACAAACGAAATGCCTTACATATCTTTTCAAGAATATCTTTCCATTCATCTTCACTCTTTAAAAATGCAGGGTACCCAGCAAAAGTTTTTTTCAATCTTTCAACACGTGGAAGGACGAACTTTGCAATAGTAAGGTCAAGATTCCATATTTCAGAATCATCAAATCCACGCTCTAATCTCTGTTTTGTAAACTTATCCCATTTTGGATGGTCTGGACTAATCAATGAAAAGTTTACATTATTGATACCATAAGGATCTTTAGGTTCAAGTTTTGGAAGATCACCTGTATATTTGAACCAACCATTTTCATCATCAAACTTGAAGTGCATGATACCAATATATGCATCACCACCTTTTACAGTATTGATATAGTCAGATGTCCAATTAGGAGCATTAGTACTTTTCTTCCATTCAACAATATTCTTGATTTCAAAATTGAAACTACCTACTGTTACAATACCTCCATAATTGAAAAATTCATCAGGGTATAATTCATCGTATATTACTTTCATATTCTCTTAATCTGATATTTTAATTACTTGTTCTGGTAATCTCTGAACAACTGTATCATTCATATAACGATAACTGTTAGGCGCATCAAAAATCATGCATTTCATTCTCTTAGGTCTGATGTCAATTACTTTAGCATGAAAAAGATTATTGCTATCTGTATGTGCAACTAACACCATATCACCAATTCTTACTTCTTTACCAACAATATCTGTTGTAACTAATGTTTCCATATTTCAAACTTATTTAAATGTGATAATTCAAATTCTTTCTGTTAACCCAAAGGTTAGGATCACCAATCTTAACATCCATAAGTTCTGTAGCTACTGCTTCTTCTGTTTCAGATAAATCACAAGGAACTTCAGTATGACCAATCTTTACAACTTCTTCAGGTTTTCTATTGAAACCAATTTTTGACTTATATACATTTTCATGCCATTTACCATCACCTACATCACCCATAGTTTTCTGACAATATTGAGCAGTTTCATTTTCTAATTCAGACTCTGGAAGTACAACAACTTTTACTGTCTTTGTCATAATCTTTACAACCATACATCTGAGCAATACAGAAGTCTTAGGATGAGAAATCAATACTAAGTCATGAATATTTAAAGGTTGATTTAATCTATCTGTCATCATAATTATAAATTTTAATCATACATATTCCATTTATCTAACATTTCAGCTTTCTTATTGATGTAATCATTAGTTTCATCAACAAACTTCTGATTTAATTCATCATCATCGAAAACTGGCCACCAAGTATTGAAATCTTCAAGCTTAAACCCAATAAGATGATTTCTATATTTTTCTGGTATCCTGTTGATGAAATGTTCAATAACAAATTCATCATAAGGGTCTTCTAACCAGGTTAATGGGTAAAGAGAACAAACATCATTACATTCAAACTTAATCTTAAGCATGATTGAAGAAACATCACTAAGACGGTTTTCTCTTATTAGTTCAACATTAATCATGTTGATAATTGAACTCTTTACTTTTTTCAAATTATTAATATTTGGCATAATCATTATAATTTAAATTGGTTCTACATTAATTATTTAACATAACTAATATAGAACCAATTCTTAAAATTTCAAAATTTATTTAAATTTTTTCTTAAATTTCTTCAAGAACATCATAAACATCATTCTTTTCTGCTTGGATTTTCTGCTCTGCTAAACTCAAATCCTTATTAATGACAGGAATAAAATATTTTGTCATCTTTTCGAGAATTTCATCGGGATATTGAATTGGATCCAACCATACTAATCTTTCATTATAAAAGAAGTGTTCAATTATCTCATCTAATGTTGACATGGCTTTATCTTTCCATGTTTTCTTATTCAACAAATCTTCGAAATAAGCCTTCACTTCATCAACATTTGTAATATCAATAGACAAATCTAATTCCTTGTTGCTTACTCTAAATACCTTATCAGAATTTGGATTCTTAGCCTTTTTGTAAACTACTGGTAAAATATTATCACCAAGATCTCCTCTAATAGTCTTATCTATTACAATATCCATAGGATGAATTTCTTCAACTTTCTTTGCTTTCATACAAAGAATTTCTAACAATTTCTGATTCTCATTTGAATCATAACTATTGAAAAAGAAATCCATTTCATTATCTGATGTATGGTCAATAGATTCAATTACAATAGCATCCTTTTTCCAACAAGCAGTAAAGCATTTAGATTTTGAATCAATCTTAACTAATTGAGTCAAATCTCTATCAGCTGACCAGATAAGACAATTAGTATTTTTACTATTCAATAACTTACTCCAATAAGCACACCAATCATCTCCTTCTACACCTTTTTCTCTGGAAACACATACTCCAGTTTCTTTCAATATATTAATAAATTCATCATATCCATTGAAAATTTTGTCCCAATCAAGATCTTTATCTTTTTCTTTGTTACCTTTATAAGTAATATGATCTTTCTTCAAGAATTCTGGAATACTTATCTTATTTCTCCATGATCCACCATCTGCAACAAAAATCACATTATCAATCTGTGGAATATCTCGAAGCAACTTGTTGATTGACCTAATCATCATCAACTTTACTTCTTTAACCAAAGTATCTTCATCTTTAATTCTCATTCTAAGAATAGAAAGACGAGACATCAACAACCAGTTACCGTCGACCACAAGGGTCATTATAGATTTCTTATTCGACATAATCTACTACATTTAATTTATTTGTTTGTACTTTATAAATATAGTAAACTTTAGATAAATTTCAAACAAAAGATGCAGGATCTTTTGAATCCTGCATCTGTGTTTAAATTGAATTAATAATTAATTCTACTTTGCTACAATGGCTGAGTCAACTGTTACAGAATCTGCAGCAGTGTCAACAACTACTGTATCTGAGTCATTTACAGATGCAGTTGACTTAGTTGAATTGCCACAAGAAGCAAAACTAATTGCTACAATAGCGACAAATACTACCAAAATCTTTTTCATTTTCTTTTAAATTTATATTGTTATTAAATTATGTTATTATGAAACGAATATTAATATTGTTTCAAGATTAATAATAGAATATTTCTATTAAAAAGTTCATCGTCTACCACCAAAATTTTTATTCTTTGGATAAATAGGTCTACTGTCTACTCTACTAGGTACTTTCACATCCTTTCGCATATTACCAAACCAATTAGGTCTTGGTTTATATGATGGATGTTGAATCCAAATAGGATGGTAAGGATCTCTTGGTGGAGGACAAACATAAACTGGTCTCCTAGGAGGAGGTGGTAAATGGCTTCGATGATATCCATACACATAATTACTATACCCATAAACTACATGAGTTGTATGTGTACTTACAACGGGTACATCAGGTGTAATACATGATGTATAGATGAAACAAGTAAATATTGCTAAACAAATGTCAAACAATATACCTTTAATCAAAATTTTATTTTTCATATTTTAAAATTTTATGGTTGAGGAATAGGATAAGTGTTGTTAGGAACATTAGTAGAGCCAGAACCCGAGCCAGAACCAGATTCTTCTTTATTTATGATATCTGCTATGCTATCCTTTATAGTATTATCAGTTATATCTTTTATGGAAGTTGGTTTTGATGGCTTTTCAATATGATTAGTCTCCAATACCTTTTCAAGATTGATTATATATTGCTTATTGATGGCATTTTCTGTTCTTTCCTTTTCATATTTAGGCTCTAAAACACTAATCTTTTCCTTTAAAGCTTCATTTTCTCTTATTATAGAATCATCAGATTTTCCATCAACTTCTATTGCTTTTTGTAACATATTAGCATACTTTACACATCTGCCTGCAATCACTTTTGCTTTTGCATCTGGTACTTGGTTTATATTACCATTCTTATCTATTTCAATAAGTGGAGCGGAAGCCATGATATGTTTAGCAACATCTTGTATAAACGTTTGACCATTTGATACTAATACATCAACTGGTATGCCATGAGTGTAAGACTTAGGATCTACTGAACTTCTTACAAAGATATCACCAGCATAACTTATCTTTACATCTGCAGGTATACCGTATGTTGTATATGCTGTATCTACACTACTCTTTACTTCTTTTCCACCTATGATATAAGTATAGGAGTAAGTGTATGCTATATATGTGTTTTCTGATGTTTCAGCCATATTTACTGTTACTAGAATTAATTCTTATATATAATTATAAGCTTTCTTCTAGTAAGTTCAGTAATTCTACATTTCAATGAACTTCTTGTTATTACGATAAACCAACTTGTCAACAAAGATCTTAGGAAGATCAGCATATTCCTTACGGCACCAATCATTGACACTAAGATGTCCGGTCAACCAGTTAGTATAATCAGACTTATCCAATCCTACAATTTTCCCCCTTGACTCATAATGTGCCATACTGAAATTGTCTTTTCTCATCATTGAATTCAATGCTTTGTTGATATGTCCAATCAAATCATTCAAATCATCATAAATGAAATATGTGTGCTTTGATTTTCCTGTCTCAGTATTGTATAAAACATATCCCCAATTTCCAATTCTCTTGTTGTTGCTATGATACAAGAAAAGCTTATCATAATAATCAATTCCTTTAGTAAGATGGATATCAAATACCATGCAATTTGACTTTCTTCTGTTGAATACCATCAAATCTTCTACAATAGGATTCCAATGTTTATCATCATCAAGGTCAAACGTCATCTCCCCATAATTAGCAAATGAAATATCTTTTACATGTCTAGTTTGTGAAAGAATCCAAATAATCTTGTTAGCTTCCTTTTCTTTGATAGGATCAACATTGATATTCCAAAATTCAAACTTCAAATTATATTTCTTCATAATATATAAATTACTTCTTTTCTACTTCCTTACTATCTACTACCTTGTTATACTCTGCTCGCAACTTCTCAATATTGTCGCACATAGAAGTCTCGTTACCCTTATCATCTTTTATACTTTTGCAAGGTGAACCTGGTTCACCATATATCTTCACATAGATAGTATAAGCTTCAGGAAACTCTTCCTTCAATTTGTTGATAGTTGTAATGGCGCCTAATGTACAAGAAAGCTTATCAGACCAATCTTGCAAGTCCAATCTCTTTATAGTAATTGTTTTGATTTTCTCTGCAATCTCTGGAGCATTCTTCTTAATGTATTTTACCAAAGTATCATCAAGATGAAAACCATGAATACTAGCATCATCAATCATCTTGTTGTAAATATTATTTGCATGGAAGCAAGGATAAGTATGATTCCATCTACTCCAACCACTATACTTTTCTTTATCTTCCTTTGTCAAGAAATCATATCCATATAATGTCACATCACCCTTATCAATAAGATGAGGATACTTTTTTTCAAACTCAAATACCTCATTTGGAATATCCTTCATGAATAATGATGTAAGTTCATTTTCTACATTGGACATGATTGGTTTGTATTCTTTCTCAATAACATTTTTAGTCATTGCACGAACTACATCTTCTCTTTCTGCTTTTGTAAATTTCTTATAAGCTACCATAATTTTACTTTTCTAAAATGTTTCTTAAATAATCTATTACATATTCAATATTCTCTTCTGTAAAGTCATATACCTCACGCTTTTGCAACTTGCTGTTTACAGCTTGAATAAATGTAGACTTATCAAGCTTATCACCAAACTTACTCTGTACTTTCTCATATACTCTGTATATCTGTTGTAAGTCATCATGTAAGTCACCAGAATATTCCATTGGAAACTCTTCATCTGGAAAACTTGCTGTCCAAATATATTTCAACCCATTCCTAAGAATATTCCAAACATACATATCATGAACTATATCATCATATTGCAATTTAGACAATGGATAAGCTTCTTGTAATGTTATCGATGCGCTATCTGTCTTTACTTCTCCATTATCATCTATATAGAACCAAGATAGGTAGAATGCAGTTCTGCAATAACTTGATACATCTCTGAATATTCTCTGTTTCTTAAGATATTCATAGAATTCTTTTGTATTCAGTGCTTGAAACTGGTCTGGATCATCCTCATCTTTAATATATAAGACTGGACAACCTTTATGTGGACCAACAAGCACACCATCATTTACAATTGATATAGCTGTTGTTAAATTCATATTTCTAAATTAAATAAAATTAAATCATATAACCATCCCCAAGTTCACCAAAATCTTCCGGTCTAGTACCTTCATAATACATGTAATCATCATCTTCATCATTAATGATCTTCAAATCAGTTGGTGAAATTCCAAGCTTCTTTGCAATTTCATCAATAGTGAAGATACCATTTGCATGTCGTTCACCAGTTTTCTTCTTCTTTTCTTTTGTATATTCAATGAACAAGCTTCTGTACTTAATAGCATCTTCATACTGAGTAAAGATTATTGCATTATCAAGATTGTCATTTTCTTCAAATACAGGAAAATCATTCTCATCAGTCAAAGTAAAATCACAAATACCATGCTTACCAATTACATAAGCCATATACTTTGCATCCTTAACACGATACATATCCTTAAGGAATGGATAATAGATAGGTGTCATTCGATATCCATACTTTACATTGCTTACAAATATAGGGATGATATTATCTGTAACAATTCTGTTATTCTTAGCAGAAATATTCACAACCCATAAGATGTTGTACTTCTTCTGAAACAATACCTTTGTCTTGAATAAGCCAGATAATGCATTATGAATAGTTTCTTCTTCGGTACAGTAGAGATCCATAAGATATCTAGTGTACTTGCTCTTTTCCTTAAGAGTTGATAACTTAGCTAATGTACTTGATAATGTTGCTGTATATGTCATATCATTTTATTTTTGTTCGAATAAAATATAGAACAACTTTGATTTATTTCAAACTTGTTGCAAATAAATTTAGAATAAAATTCTAATGAACATCACTTTCAGTTCTGTTCAAGAACTAAAGTTAAAATTTCAAAAATTTTATTCATTTTCATTCCAAGAAATTTCTGTTTTATGATAATGGTCTCGTTGACCAGAATAAGGATCCCATTCAGAATCTACTTCAACATTCAAATTCTTCATTACATCAGTCTTGATTGCATCTTTCACAAATTTTGCAACTGCCTTTCCCAACACATAAGAAGGATCATTCTCAACATTGAATTTGTCATTCTCAATGGTTTTTTTCAATGACTCATTTTGTGATTTCAATTCCTTTACTTGAATTTCTAGTTCATTAATATATCGTTGCATTTCAACAACATTGACTGGTAATGAATCTAAATAATTCTTCTTTACCATCTTTGACAATTCATCTAATGTATAATCTTTTTTCATATTCATATTCATACCCATAATTTTAATATTTATTTTGTTCGAATAAAATATAGGACAAACAAAATAAATTTCAAAATAAATACAGATAAAATACTTTGAAATTGCAATTATTTTGTTTCTATTTTAATTTAGTATAAACATTATTTTATGAACGAAAAAGATACTTTAGTGATAGGCGATTTCCATTTTGGAACCAAGACAAATTCCATACAATGGCTTGAAGAAATGGAAAATTATTTTGTAGAAATTGAGAGTTTGATAGTAGCAAATGGTGCACAAAAAGTAATTTTCCTAGGTGACTTGTTTGATGTAAGATATTCTATAAACACTTTAGTTGGCATCAAAGTAAAAGACATAGTTAGAGAAATGATAGAAAGAAATCCTGTAAAGAGTTTCAATTTTCTTGCTGGTAATCATGACTACTATTCTCCTAAGAAAGAAGATATGCATTACAATGCTTATGAAATGGTTTTTGGTTCTGAATTCATGAAAGAACATGATAATGTACACTTCTATACAGAAAGTCCATATCTTGATGATGATGGTGACTTATACTTGCCTTGGTTCTTCACAGAAGATAAGGAATTGTTTGGACAAACAATAGAACACTTTAAAGGAGAATCTATAAAGAGAATATTCTGTCATTCTGATTTATGTACTTGGGATATAGATATGATAAAGAACATGAATGGAAGTCCAGTATATAGTGGACACATTCATACACCATGGACAGATGAAGAACATAAGCTTTATAATCTTGGTGCAGCATTACCATTGAACTTCAATGATGTAAATGACAAGAGATATGTATATTTGTTACGAGGTACAGAAATAGTACGTAAGATTGAAAATGAAGAAACTTATCAGTTCTACAGATATTTTAATGAAGAAATTTTTAATCTTACTAATTTTGATAATTGCTTTGTCCAGCTATACATTGATAAAGACTTAATCAATAAAGCAAAATATATTGAGAAAGTAAAAGAACTGAAACTGAATAATCCAGGAATATCTATAAGAGTAGTAGCAATAGATAAGATGATGATAAATGATGATGAAGTTGGAATTGACATGAACCAAGATATAAAGAAATATATTGATAGCAACATTCCAAAGAATCTATATAGTAAGTATGAAACAATTAAAGAAAAGATAGAAGAAAGAGAGAAATGAAAATAAATAAGATTAAGATAACAAATTTCAAATCAATTTATGGGGCTCAAGAATTTGACTTTAATGAGTTGAATGGAATGATAAAGCTATCTGGTCCTATTGGGAGTGGCAAAACCAGCTTGCTGGAAGCTATTCTGTTTGGTCTTTATGGTACCATAAAAGATCATAAGAACCCAAATTTGATTGCTTGGAATACTAAAGACTATAAAGTTGAATTATGGCTTACTTCTGGAAAGCATGATATTTATGTTTCTAGATCTTGCTATTCTGAAATGGTAGCAAAAATAGACGGAAAGGATTTGCAAGCACCATCTAAGAATGATTATCAGAAAATCCTAGAAGAATATTATGATGTACCAAGAATTGCAATAGAAAGAATGTGCATCATATCGTTCAACCAGTTTATGTCATTAGCAAGCATGAATCCATTCCAAACAAAATGTTTTCTTGATAATGTATTTGGATTCAAGACTTTTACTACTTATAATGATGAAGTAGTAGAAGAAAAAAGAGATGTGACAAAAAGAGGAGCAGAATTGCAAGCATTGATACAAGAAACTTCTAATCAGATAGAATCTTTAAAAAAGAAGAAAGAAAATCAGCAACAGAAACTTGCTACATCAATAGATATAACAGGATTGGACAAGCGAAGAAATGACTTGATTGAACAAGGAAAATCTGTAAAAGAAGAACATAAGCAAAAAGTTGATACAATAGTAGAGCAAAAAAGAGAATTAGAGAAAAAGAAATCTGAATTTGTTGATAAGCGTACAGAAGCAGCTACTTTAGGAAAGCAACAGAAACAGATGTATGAGAAATTCAAATCAGGTAAATGCCCTACATGTGGTCATGATATTGAGAAATCAAAAATAGATGAATATCTCAATAAAATGAATGATTATGCTAAAGTTTGGCATGATTGGAATGATAAGATAAAAGAAGTATCTAAAGAAATTCTATCTATAAATGATAAGATAGATATAGTAAACAAGAAATATGATACATTGATTTCTGATATCAAATCTGAAATCCATTCTATTGATACTAAGGTATCAACTTACAATTCTAATCTTAAGTTAATGAAAGATAATTTTGACAATTTGATATCAGAAGCTAAAGACAAGTTAGAGAGATTGCAACAAGAATCATTAGATAATGAATTAGAACAAGGTGAATGGAATGATTTGTCAGAATTGTTCACTAGGTCATTACGATACAAGTTGCTTGATTCCATGATACCACATATCAACAATTCAATATCCAAGTATCTCAATAAGCTTGAACAAAACTATTCTGTCAAGTTTGACCAGGAATTCAAGTGCCACATATTCATTGATAATAATGAAAAAGAAATTTCATATAAAGACTTATCAACTGGTCAGAAGAAGACCTTAGATATTTGTATTATATTTGGAATTCTTCAGAATGTTATTGCAAATGTTAATTTTAATATAATAGGACTTGATGAACTCTTTTCAAATATGGATGACAATATGAAAGATATGATGTTGGAAATGCTTCAAACTTCTATGGCAAACAACAGAACTATCATAATTATCAATCATGGTCCTATGCCTGATGACAGATTTGACCATAAGATAAGAGTAAGTGTAAAGAATAAGAAAATCAATAAAGAAAACATTAAGAAAAGTTTATGTACGGGTCAAGTAATAGTACATGCATCCGAATATGAACAAGTCTTTTAACTAAAGCAAATAACTTTATTTTTTAAGTGAGGAAATAAAAATCAAATTTGATTAATAAATATGGCAATACGTAGAAAACAAACACAAGAAGAAACAGAACAAACATTAGCTACTCAAATTGGAGATCTTGGTAATGATTTGAATATGGAAGCAGATGGAGGAGTACAGCAAGAAGTATACGATGATGTAGCTGAAGAAGCTCCTTCTACTAATATGGCTACTCAAATGATAGGAAAGAAGTTGAACAGACTTCCTGGGGCTATGTCAAATGAAGAGAGAGAACGTGATAAAGAATTCATCAAATCACAGAATCTTTCAAGAATTGGTCAGAAAATTGGAGATACTACAAGAGTTCGTGAAGGATGGCTCCCAGTTGATAGAACATTGTTGGGTGAACGTGATATTTTCTATCCATCAGATTGGTCATTCTATATTCGTCCAGCAACAGTAGAAGCTATTCGTAACTGGTCTATGATTGATGATCAGAATGGTAATAGTATCGATGAAGTATTTAATGAGGTATTGAAGACTTGTTTGCAGATTAAGGATAGTACAGATCGCCCTATTCCTTGGCATAACATCTGTTCTTGGGACAGATTCTTCTTCTTACTTCTTGTAAGAGAATACACATTCCAAGATGGTGAGTCAAATATTTCATATTATGAGGATTGTCCTGAGTGTGAAACTCCAGTAGAATTCAACTTGACTTCTGATGCATTGATGTACGATATGCCAGATGAAGAAGTAATTTCATATTATGACCAGACTTCTCGTACTTGGGCTATTGATCCATCAGAATATGAAGTAGAAGGTGATCCTATTACTTTGTATGTACCAACTTTGGAAAAGGATGCAAACATTAAGGCTTGGATGATTCGTAAGCTCCAAGAAAACAGAAATGCAAAGATAGATCCAGTATTTATTCGTTTTGTTTCTTGGATGACACCTAAGATTTCTAAGGATGATGAAATCAGTAAGAGACAGATGAAACAGCTTAAGACTGCATTTGATTCTCTTTCTATTGATCAGTTTGAATTCATGGATGAAGTTCTTAAGAATATTATTGTTACTCCTAAGACTAAATTGCTTGCTAAATGCCCAAGCTGTGGAGAGGAGGTAACTTCAGATATCAGATTTCCCAATGGAGTCAGCGGTCTATTCCATATACAAAGTAAGCGTCGTAAATTCGGTAAGAAATAGTTTATTTATTTGTAGGGAATATCACATACAACCTAGTGAGATACTTAGAATGCCTTATTGGATATATGAAGAGTATCTTGCTAACATAAAAGATATCCAAAAGAAAGAAGAAAAAGAACAGAAAGATCAGGATAAGAGATACAATGGCATGATGCCTAAGATGCCTAGTATGCCTAAGATGTCAGCTCCATCTATGCCTAAAATTTCTATTCCTAAATTCTAAACAAAAGGACAGTAGTTAACTACTGTCCTTTTTTATTTTGTTTTATTATTAATTAAATGTAATTTGATAGAGGTTTTACTTTCTTCTGTTATTTTTAAAAGTAACATTAACCTAATTTAATATATAGGTCAAAATTTATCCTATCAAATACGAAATGGCAAAGAAATGTCTAGTATATGAGACACTTGGCAACATAACTGCAATGAAGGTTAAGGAGTCTCTTGACAACAATGAAATTCGCCTTTCTGGTGTATTCGGTGTTTGTGGTATTAAGAATGGAAACAATCGAATATATAGTAAGGAGAATTATGGTCAGATGGTAGAAAGTTTGCAAAAGACAATAGCAACAGAAGGTTGTCTTGGTGAACTTGAACATCCAAATTCAATGAACATAAACTTAAACAATGTAAGCCATAAGATCGAAAGTGTTCAGATGCATGAAGATGGTACTATTACTGGTACTGTTGTACTGCTTGATACTGAGAAGGGTCGTAATGCTAAGGCTATTGTAGAAGCTGGTGTACCTTTGTATATCAGTTCTCGTGCTCTTGGTTCTATCGATGAATCTGGTAATGTAACACTTACTATGCTTAAGACTTATGACTTGGTTGGTACACCTGGTTTCTCACAAGCAAGTCTACATCTAGATGAAAATCAGAAGTTTGAATCATTGAATGAATCCATGTGTGCAGTAATTCTTGAAGGAGAAGACGACAAGAATGATGATCCAGATAAGAACAAAGATAAAGACAAAGATAAAACAAATATGAAAGACTTGAAAGAAGCAGTTGATAAGCTTAGTGAAAAGGTAGAAAGCCTTGAGGCAGAACTTCATATAGCTAAGGAATCTATCAACGAAAAGGATGAGCAAATCCAAGCTCTTACTGAACAAGTTTCTGAATTCAAGCCTACTAACTATGATGCTATTGAATCTTGGATTAAGGAAGAATTCAAGCCTGAATTCAGCCAAGAAATGGCAAATGGTGTACAGAATTGGGTATGTGAACAGTTTGCTCCAGTTGTTCAGAATTGGGTATGTGAACAGTTTGCTCCTGAAGTACAAAAGTGGGTAGTAGAGCAGTATTCTCCTGAGGTTCAGAAGTGGGTAACAGAACATTATTCTCCTGAGGTTCAGAAGTGGGTAACAGAACATTATTCTCCTGAGGTTCAAAAGTGGATTGTAGAGCAATATTCTCCTGAGGTTCAGAAGTGGATTGTAGAGCAATATTCTCCTGAGGTTCAGAAGTGGATTGTTGAAAATTACTCTGATGAACTTCAGAATTGGATTACTGAGCAATTTGGTAAAGAATTGAGTAACAAGATTAATGAGAATGTTTCTGAATATCTCGAATCTAAGTCTAATGACAAGTTCGACAATATCGATAGAATGCTTGAGATGCTTGAAAGTGGTCAAGGTTCTAAAGAAAATGAGATTCAGATGTTGAAGGAACAGCAAGAGAAGAATCTTGGTAAGTATGCAACTTGCTATGCTATTGTAAACATGCCAAATGAGTACCGTCCAATGTTCGAAGGATTGAGCGAGCAAAAGAAGGATGAAATAGCTCTACAGTCTCGTGCTTATGACTTTACTAAGACTGGTGTAATGGAAAGCTTCTGGGCTGGTATTGATTTCAATGAGAAGCCAGTACAGAATATCAATGAAAACCATAACCAAAACCCTGTAGATAGCTATATGTCTAGTATTGCTGCTCAGATGATGGCTTTACGCTAAATGTCTAAAAAGTGGAGGAACAATTTATTTTTACTAAATTCTAAAAGAAAAAGAATTATAACAAAATCATATTTCTAGTAATAAACATGTTGATTACAGAAAATCAGAACAAAGCAATGTGGACTAAGATGCTTACTGAGCAGTTCCATGTTGAAGATAATGAAAAGTTGAATTGGGTATCTGATTATGCCCAAACACACGCAATGTTTGAAGCTAACCTTGGTGCTCATGCAGTAGCTACTCCTGCTGGTGTTAGCCCTGTTACAGTTCCAGCCGGTGCTCCTGGTGGTGGTCCTGGTGTTGGTCCTATGTATGCTACTCCAGCTAATACTCTTGGTATGGGTAATATTGCCGCTCCTAGTGGTCCTCACGGTGCTGATGGTCGTGGTAGTTCTACAGCTGGTATCAATCCAGGTGCATTCTTCAATCAGACTCCTGGTAGTGGTGATATTCCAGTTTCTACACTTCCTATGGCTTTGAACGTAGCTTTGATGACTATTGGTCTTGAGCTTGTTCCAACTATTCCTACTAAGGGTCCTTGGGCTCTCTTGAGTTATATGGACTTCCCTTATGCTGGTGGTAAGATGGGTCGTAGAAATGAAATTGCTGGTCTTGATGGTGTTGGTGCTGGTCGTGAGAACAAGCCAATGTACTTCAAGGTATTGCTCCCTGGTACTGCAATTGCTAAGCTTCGTGCTCTTGGTACTTTGGTTGAAGATGTAAAGGTTGATTTCGAAACATCTGCTGGTAAGGTACAGACATTGTTCAAGGCATTTGGTCGTATGGATGGTGGTCTTCTTGTACAGGTTATTGATTCAAAGAAAGAAGATAAGGATATCTCTATCAATGAGGCATTCTCTGGTGATACATTCAAGATGACTATTGGTGGTACAGAAGTAGATAATTTGGAAGATGCAGAAAAGGCTGCTGTACAGGTTGACTTCGCTCAGACAATGGTTGACTTCATCGATGGTTTTGCTAACTTCGCTACTGGTAAGAAGGAACCTATGACACGTGCTGAGAATGAAACTGGTACTGGTAACACTATCGGTCTTCGTCTATTCTCTAAGTGGATTACAGTAGGTAGTTATGAAGTAACAGGTGCTGTAACTCGTCAGCAACTTCAGGATCTTCCATTGTACGGAGTTAACGCTGTTTCTAAGATTATGGAAGCAATGCAGAACGAAATCACCCAGTCTATCAACGCTCGTATTCTTGAACATGTATTCCGTCTTGGTGTTACTAACGCATTGAATTTGAAGAACTATCAAGGTGTTGACTTGAACCTCTACATGGGTACAGCTGATAAGGACTTCGCTAACCTTCCTATGAATATCAAGGAGTACAAAGATATCTTCGGTAACGATCTTCGTGCTACTTGGGGTACTATCAAGAACTCAGAAGTTAACACATCTGCTGAAAACCTTCATACTCGTCAACGCCGTATCGCTTCTCGTGTACTTGCAGCATCTAACCTCATTCAGGTAACTAATAGACGTGGTCCAGCTAACTGGGTTGTTACAAATACTCAAGTTGTTACAGCACTTCAAGATTGCGCTCAGTATGTAGTTGCTCCAATGCAGAATACATTCACACAGTCTGTAACTGCTAACCTCTACAAAGCTGGTACTATTGCAGGTCTTCAGGTTTATGTAGATCCTTACATGGATTGGAACGATACTCGTATTTGTGTTGGTCGTAAGGGTTCTGGTAACGAACCAGGTGTAGTATTTATGCCTTATATCCTTGCGGACCAAATGTCACTCGTTGCGGAAGGCACAATGGCTCCTAAGATGCTCGTAAATAGCCGTTACGCTATTGCTGATATCGGTTTCTTCCCAGAGAAATCTTATTTGACTTTCACGGTATCATCAGATTTTGGATTACTTTAAATAAAATAAATTTAAGGAGCTTAAGCTCCTTAAATTTTTATGTAAAAAGTTCCTTCAGATACTATTTTTATATAAAGAGTTTAAATAACTAAATAAAAACCTGAAGGAACTTTATGGCAACATTATTACAAAGGAAAATTTATAGAATAAGAGATAGAAAATTAAAAAGACCTAATCCAATTTTTTTAAAGAAAGAATATAACAAATTTGATTGGATGTTATTAAATATTCTTTTTCTAAATGAAAATTTATTATCTTCAAATAGAATAAAACAAATTAAGAATAATAAATTTCCAAATGTATTAAATTATCTAAATAATAGATTTAAAGATTCCACTTCATTAAATGAAACATTATTTAGAATCAAAGATAAAATATTTGATAGACCTACATGTAAAGAATGTGGAAATTCTGTAAAATATAGAGGTAATGGTATATATTCAGAATTTTGTTGTCCAAAATGTGCAAATTCAAATAATGAAAAACAAGAAAAAACAAAAGAAACATTAATTCGCATGTATGGTTGTCCATACACTTTCCAATCAGAAATAATAAAAGAAAAATCTAGAAAAACTTGTTTAATAAAATATAAAAATACATCATTTGTTAATTCTGATAATTGTAGACAAATTATTAAAGAAAAATATGGAGTAGAATATGCATTTCAATCTCCAGAAATAATTAAAAAATGTAAGCAATCAATTTTTGATAAATATCATGTAGAAAATTATGCTAAAACAAAAGAATGCCAAGATAAAATAAAAAATACTTGTATAGAAAAATATGGTGTTTCTTCTTGGTCAAAAACTTTAGAGTTTAAAAAATTTATGAAAGATCATAAAGAAGAAATTAATGATAAAAGAATAAAAACCAAAATAAAAAATGGAACATTAAATACTTCTTATGAAGAACAAAAATTATTTAATTTATTAAAAACATATTATCCAGATGTAATATCACAATATAAATCGGAGGAATATCCATTTTACTGTGATTTTTATATTCCATCAGAAAATTTATATATAGAATATCAAGGATATCCGACCCATGGAGGAAAACCATTTGAAAATACAACTAATGATAATATAAAATTAAATGAATGGGTATCTAAAAACTATGATGGATGGATATTTGATTGGACTAAAAGGGATGTAATGAAACGAAATTGTGCAAAATCCCATAAATTACGTTGGATAGAATTTTTTCATTATGATGAAAATCTTTTTATAAATGAAATTAAAAAATATCTAGATAATAAAAAAATAGGAATTGCCACAATATTATAATATTAAAAATAATTCAAAATTATATTTGACTATATATGATTTACATAAATTATTTTTAATCAACAAATTGATAAATTTGACAAATACATTTTAAGTAAAATATAAACATGGCAATCCCAGTATATTTACAGAACTTTAAGCATGCTGGTCTGTATCGTGTAGTCTTTGATAAGTCAACCGTATTGAACCAGGATACAAATGTTCTTCGTTTACTTGTTGGATATTCTGATAAGGGTCCATTCAACATTCCTACTTATATCCAAAGTGCTGCTGATTTTATCGCTATGTACGGTAATATCAACAAGACACAAGAACGTCGTGGTAATTTCTTCCATCGTACTGCTTTACAGATGTTGAGTGTATCTCCTATTCTTTGTTTGAACTTGAAGAAGTTTGATACAGAAAATGTTACAGGTGCTCAAATCAATACTAACTTCAATGCGAAGGATACTATTGATACAGTACAGATTCCTGTGGCAGATGTTTACGATACTACTCGTTTCTGGTCATTAGACCCAGAAAAGCTTAATGAAGTACGTGGATCAGAATATATCAATATAGCTACTACCGATGTAAAAGCTAATTCTGGTACTTTCTTCATTCGTAAAGCTAGTGGTAGCAAAGTAAGTTCTTATAATGTTACAGTAAGTGATTGGTATAAGGATGCAGGTGAAGCTGTTCCTGAATTCCTCGAAGGTTATGAAAATGAACTTATGTCAGCATTCTTTGCTGAGGTTTATGTATTCAGTGGTAAGTTTACTGCTGATCAAGTTCTTGCTTCTGAAACTTTAAAGAATTACTTTATTGTAGATAAGAATGGTAAGTTGAAGCTTCGTCAATATGTAAAGGACAGCTTTGGTGACTATAACGATACTCTTGACTATCTCTTCGAAGATGAGACAAGTGGTGCTATTGGTCATTATGTTGGTTGTTTGATTCCATATTTCAAGGATAAGAATGGCAACTATGCCTCTCTTGATATCATATTCAATCTTGATTCTGATGCACACCACATGATGATGAGCTTCAATGAAGATATGCTTTATGAATATGGTACTGCTAACATTGATATGTCAGGTGCTCGTTGGATCTCTACTTCAGATTCTGCACCTTATGATAATATTCATGTGGAAATAGATGGTTCTGATGTTGGTCACAATCGCGCTAAGATTTACAAACAGTATGGTACTAGTATTGTTTGTATCGACAGACTTTGGAAGGGTACTGCTTTAACATCACTTCTTGGTAATGTTGGTGCTCCAGTTATTTCTGCTAAGACACACTTCCGTACAAATATCTGGTCAGATGAAGATACTATCAAGCATCCTCTTTCTTATAAGAAAACCAAGAAGATCAGTGGTAATATGTATGTTCAGTCTTGGACCGATAAAGGCATTATTCTTGGTGCTGTTGGTTCAACTCAACGTATCACTATTGATTTAAGTATGGTTGATAAGCCAAACGTAAACTATGTTCTTTATGAACTTGGTGCTGCTTACAAGAAGACAGTTGATGGTGAAACTACTTATGTTCCATTTGAATCTGGTCTTGGTACAGTTTACACATCGACGGATGCTTATGATAAACCTGAGAATGTTGATGGTCCTAAGAGAGTGATTACTTCACTTTCTAGAGATTTGGATAGTACAAATGACTCTATGGTAATCTTGAGTTCTGAAGTTGTTAAGTGTAATATTGAAGATGTTTACATTACTACTAAGACAGAATATCTCAATCCAGATACATTGATTGATACAACTAACAAGTATGCTTCTTGGAATGTATATGGTCCATCTGTAACATTCATTCCATTGAATGAAAACTGGACATTGTCAGCTGATGTATACGATGAAGAAGATGAAGATGCTGTACATACATATCATTTGACTGCTCCTGCTACAGCTGATACTACTATTCTTGCTATGCTTCAGAAGGGTGATCAGTTCTTAGCAGTAGATGGTAAGATTGATATGGATGGTGATGGTGACTATACTGATGAAGTAATTAACGGTTATTATGACCTTTGCTATGTTCAAGAATCAGAAACTATCACTGATGAATATGGTAATCCTAAAGAATACTCTATCAAGTTCACTGGTAATATTGCTACTTATGAAGGAGCTGGTAAATCTGATAAGGATGTAACTATTTCTAATGGTGAATACAAGTTGCTTGATACAGAAGAACAGAAGCTCTACAATCCTAAGAATTGGGCAGTTTCTTACAACCATGTAGGACCTAGAACTTTGACTGCTGAAGCTTATGAAGCAGCAAAGAATAAAGATGGATTCAAGTCTTCTGCTATCGTATTCTCTAAGCAAGTTACTGGTGTAGAATACATGTTGTTGAGTGCTAATGCACGTAACATGTGTACTAAGAACTATCATTATCATAAGATTGCAACAACAGATCCAAGTAAAGACAATATAACAGGTGCAGCATATAAAGCTCTTCCTGATTCTACTGAAACTGGTGATGTAAAAGCAGACTATAAATATGTAGAACTTGATTCTTATACATTCATTTATGATGATATCAAACAATTGAATGCCACTACAGATGGTCTTAAGAAACCTATTGAAGTTCTAACAAATGATGGTACTTTCTATGTAGATGGTTTTGCTAATTCTGATTTGAAGGTAAATAATACTAACAAAATCACTACAAATACCATTACTTTGAAACATGATGGTACTGATAAAATCGGATATTATGTTGCAATGTATACTAATCCAACATTTGACTTTGGTCAGGAAGTAGTTATGTATACTAATACTGAATATCAGAAGATCAAGCCAATTTCTGTAGAAGATTACGGTAAGCTTTCTACTTCCGAAAAGACAGCTTATAACAGTACTACAGCAGAATATACTGAAAATGGTACAGAAAAGATTGGTCATTACTTAGTTGGTTATTCTACATTGGTAGCTAATACTAATGAGTGGATCAAGAAAGCTGAACAAAATGCAACAACTTATGGTAAGTATCTTGTTCGTATTGAAAATGGTTTGAACCAAGAAATTGGTACTATGGAACCTGTATACTTGAAGGGTTATACTTACGAACATCCAAAGCCAGATGGAGTTGGTCAACGTGCTAAGCTTGAATGGCAGAACTTCCAGTTATCAGCTTTGACTGAATACAAAGGTCTTCGTACAGGTCTTTTGAATAAGTCAGAAATTGACTTCAGATATGTTATCGATGGTTTCGAAACTTATGTTGATGCAGGTGCTAAGAAGGTACTTTCTTATCTCGCTAAGCAGAAGCAAAATGCATTCGCTATTCTGAACTTCCCTTCTGCTAAGACATTTGTAAAGTGTCCATACAGTTCATTTACTGATGCTAAGGGAGTATTCAATGTACAATATGTAGTTGATGGATTCAATAAGAAGAAAGCTCATACAACAGCATTCTCTCTCCCATCAAATGATGAAGGTGCTAGCTTTGCTGCTTTCTATACTCCATTGAAGCTTTCTGATGGTACTATTGATTCTGTTGTTCCATCTGCAGGTCTTGTATCTAACTTGTTCATGGAGAAGTACAATTCTCGTCTTCCTTATGAAATCATAGCTGGTCCTAACTATGGTGCAATGTCAGTATCTGGTCTTGTTGGTCCTGATTACAATTATAGTGGTGATGAACTCAACATTATCGAACCTTTTGGTGTAAACTGTATGGTATACCGCCCGAGCTTCGGTACATTCATCAATGCTAACCAAACTGCTAAGCAGACACCTAAGTCAGCATTGAGTTCTGTTAACGTTCGTGAGTTGGTTATCTACATCATGGATGAAGTTGAGAAGATTCTTCAGTCTTATCAATGGGAGTTCAACAACCAAACCGTACGTAATAAGATTAAGGATCGTGCTGATTCTATCTGTGCTAGAGTTCAAGCTAATGGTGGTATTCAAGCTTACTTGAATGTCATGGATGACTCTAACAACACACCTGATATTATTGATAATGAGATGGCTATCTTGTCTACTCATATTGAACCAGGTCGTGGAATGGGTAAAATGGTACATGAGTTGACTCTGTATCGTACAGGTCAGATGAATTCTACTATTCTTGGAGAATAAAATACATTGAGGAAGTCCTTAAGGACTTCCTCATTCTAAGGAAAATAACAAATCTTATATATAAGAAAGTTTTATGCAGAAAATAACAGAAAATAAGCCTAACATTTATTGGGGTGGATCAGTTCCTGCAACTACAGGTGATTTTGCTTCTCGTGGCCATGATGGCAAGACACATCTTCCTCATTTGATGAATACTAAGGCTGGTGCTAATCGTCATGATCCAATGAACCGTGCTGTGTTTGAAGTATCATTCACACTTCCTACACAGTTGCAAGGTATGTTTGGTGCTGATGCCGCTACCATGACAGAACAAGTTACAGATGTTGCTGGTTTGGATGCACTACAAAAGACAGTACAAGCTGGTTCACAGAAATTCTTCGGCGTTGATGTGAGCTTCTTAAACCCAACATTGGATAACACTTATGCTGAAGTTACAGTGAACTTCAATTTGAACATCCGTTCTAAGTCAGATGCTTGGTTGCTCCGTATCTTCAAGGCTTGGGAAAAACTTGGTTATGACCTTGCTGATGGTACTCGTACATTGAAGGCTGACTATATTGCTGATGTAATGAGAATTGCGGAAGCTAATAGAGATGGTACAATTTACAGAGCCTATGTATTCCATGACACAATGATTACAAGTGTTACTGGTCTTGATACATTGAACTATACTGATAATGAACCTGCAAAATTAGCAGTTACATTTAGAAGTGACTTCTGGGATGAGGATATGAGCACTGGTGAAGCTAGCAACTAGGAAAATCAATCCTGAAACAATAAAAATGGTCGAGAGATATAATTTATCATCTCGACCATTTTCCGTTTCCTGTGTGACCCAGGCGCTTAACAGGGGACTCCTGGTTTATTTAAGCTTATCATAATTTTTTCTAATAATATTAGAAAATTTAATCAATGCTTCTTTCATTCCTGATTTTGTATCAGATACACCTACCCAATTATCCCCATATAACTGGTTATTGATTGCTTTATATTCCTTTTCATTATTTTGATACTCATAATCTGATGAATTGATACAAAGTAGTCCAAATAATACATTTTGTGCCTTCCAATTATCAATAACTCTAATTAATGATGTTTTACTACTCAAATATAAACTATCAGTAATATTCAAAAAGAGTATTTTCTTATTTGTCTGCAATTTTACATCTTTCAATATAGTATCATAAGACTTAGCATCATTTTGAGATATCTGATATAATCGATTTCCTAACTTATAAGAATTCTTATCTTTAGGTGTAATGTATTTTACAATATTTTCACCGTGTCCATAAATATACAAATCAATTCCCTCATAATTTTTCATTGCTTCATAAAAAATACAAGCAAGTTTTGATGCGACATTTCTAGCAGAATATTCACCATTTTGAGGGAAATTCATTGATCCAGATTCATCTATTGATATTACAAATGCATATTTAGGATCTGGACTTTCTGATTTCTTTATAACCTTTCTATGATATACACAGTTTACTCCTTGAATCGCCTGTACAAGATGAGATGATATAAGTTGTCCATTTCTATGAAATTTATCATCTTCTAATTCAATTTTCTTATTGTTAGGAATGATTATTTTCTTAGCAATCTTTATTTCTTCTGATAACTTAGAAATCATCTTTTTATAAGCAATGGCATCAGAACTATTTTGCTTTATTGCTCCTATTTCTTCTTTTGCTCCATTGAATAATTTATCTAGTTTATTAGTATCACATTTACCAAGAGCATCATTTTCTTGATTTACTGAATTTTTTGCATTGTTGAATTTTTGTGATATCGCATTCTTTGATTTATTTCTTCCTTCACTTGTATTAGGAGAAAACAATCCATTTTGACCACAATTCTTATCCTGATTTGGATTACCTTCAGTTGAAGAATTTCCTATCATACCAAGATTTGGCTTAGATAATCTTGAATTGAGATCATCTAACTTTACATATTTCTTGATTATTTCTATGGTATCAAGACATGCAACAACAGTATTTTTTGTAGGAGTATATTTGAATTGATTTGGATCTTCAATTTTTACAATAACCTTTTCATATATCTCATCTAACATTGGTCCAAATTTATCAATCCATTCTTTAGGAAATCTATTTGAAAGTTCTGAATTTCTAACCATATACAATATCATAAACTGTACAATATCTATCTTACTGTTAGAAAGAACAAGTTTCTTTATAGAATTGATGAATTTATCTTCAGAAAAGTAATGTGACAATACATGGTTCAAAAAATACATCCATTGCGGTTTTTTGATACCTAACATTTCTTCAATGCATTCATCCTCATATACATTATGAAGCCAATGAGCAATAGGATATTTTACCATTTTCAAATCATAATTTTTGAAATCAGTAAAAGCACAATGGCATGCTTCATGACAAGCTAATCCCATTTCAATATCCATACCATCATAAGCATCTTTATGTTCCTTCATTGGATTCATACCAACAACAATATGTTTGCCATCTGTATAAGAAGAATCAGAATTTTTCTTAGCAACTAACTGTGCAGAATTTTCTGTTACTTGGTTGGAAACATAAAGTAAAGCTTGTGACATCAATGCTGGTGAAGTCTTATAAAGTTCAATTTCCATTTCTTTATATATGAACTTTGAAGATGGATTTATGCCAAACTTATTGATAGTATAAGTAGGGCGGTTAGAAAACCATTTTGTATGTTTGAGAATATATGGCATAAAATACTATATTTAATGTTCATTAATTAACAATCTAAATATAGTATAAACAAAGGGAATTTCAAACAAAAGTTCAAAATTCCCTTAATTGTTTTATTGTTCGTTTTCTAATATGTTACGTAATGTATTTACAACACCATTGATATTCTTCTCTGTCAGATTCCATTTTTCTCTTTTCTGCAATCTTTCTTGTATCGATTGAATAAATGTCTCTTTAGAAATATTTGTTCCAAATCTCTCTTTTACTTTTCTATATACATTGACAAATTCATCAGTATTATTAGTATTGACACTTCCACGATATCCAATATCTACTCCTGATATCATTTCATCAAAGTTTGCTTTATATATGTAATTGAAACAGTCACGAAGGATGTTCCAAACTAAAAACGCTCTAGGATCTTCATCTAATTCCTTTATATAATGAAAATTTTGTGGAAAACCTTCTATATATAAAGGAAAAATATCTTGTAAAGTACAAGTATCAGATTCAGTAAATTCTTGTCCATCAATAATATTAAACCAAGACAAATAGAATTTTGTTCCTATATAATCTTCTACTTCTTTGAAACATCCATTCTTATATAAATAGTTGAAAAACTCATCAGTACGTAGACCTTACTTCTTATCAGGATTGTCTTCATCTCTCACATAAAGTATAGGGCATCCATTGTAAGGACCTATCAACTTGTGAGTATTGTCATTTAAGACAGTTATTGCAATTGTAAGATTCATAGTGTATTTTATTAATATTAACTTATTTATTTTACATACAACAAATATATCCATCTTCTGGTCCAAACCAAGGACTAGGACTTTCCCAATCATCTCTTCCATAACCGGAAACTCCTCGGAAGTAATCTGATTCTGCTATTTCAAGTTCTGTTTCATTCAACTCATCTTTGAAACCATCAATATTAGCTAGGCACCATTCAAGATAGCCATTCTTGTTTCTTGATGTGTTGTAATCATACACTTCCTTTATAGTGTGTCCTTTAAACTTACCAAATGTAAGTACTCGTTTTGGTTCATCAAATGGATCATTACCTATTTCTAGTTTAAGATATTTCATAATTTACATAGCTTTAGGATCATCATCCCAACTCATATTCTGATAAACTGCTGGTAAACATTCTTTATTTACATAAGCACCTCTACCACTAGCAGAAGACCAATATTTGTTGAATTTTCCATTCCATACATAAGGATGATGTTCTTTACCATAATAGTCTTCTTCCCATTTAGTAGTATCTTCAACAAATACTTTTTCTGTATGACGATATGGATATCCTTCAAAAATACGATACTCTCCATTCTCATTTACAGCAATATGGGCTTGGTCACATCTATGTTGTACTAATTTATCAGCATTTGATTGAACAATCAAATACTTATCAACATCAAATGCATTAGGACAATTGATATTTGAAAGGTACTTAATTAAGTTTGGATCAATCTTGATAGACTTCAAGTTATTGAAATAATTTTCATTCAATTTACTTGGTACTCCCATCTGCCATATCTTCAACTTACTAGCACTTTTAAGAAGATATTCATATTCTTCTTCATAACCAGGTGGTAATGTAGCAGCATCCTTATACATTCTAGCCAAGAAATGAAATAATCTGCTTGCAAATGTATAATCAATTACAAAACCATAATTGCTGATATATGGACAATGCAATTGCTCTTCTGGTATATTCTTTTCTTTATTGAACATAGATAATTAAATTAAACAGTTAAATATGTATAATAGTCTTTATATAAAGTTCCTACTTCCTTGTCAAAAGTATATTCAATCAACTTCTTATGCAAAGTATCAAGCATCTGTACTTTGATACCACCTTTCAATAAGAATATCAATGGTGTAACATCTCGATACTCTTCTCTAAACACAACTCTCTTAATACCAGATTGAATAATGAGTTTTGAACACTGCAAACAAGGGCTTAATGAAACATAAGCTGTGGCACCTTTACATTGACCTTCAGAACACTTAGCGCATTTAGCAATAGCATTAGATTCAGCATGCAATACCTCATCATTTGTTACAAGATTGCCATTTTCATCAAGATGTTCACATTCATTTGGAAATCCCTTTGGCATACCATTGTATCCTTGGGCAATAATCTGATCATCAGAACTTACAATAATGCAACCGACCTTACTTCTTGTTGCAAAACTCAAATCCTTCAAACATGAAGCCATGTTCATGTATACAATATCATATTCTAATCTTCTAGTTTCCGTCATGACTTAAGTTATTTTAGTTTAACGTATAATGATTCTTTTGTTTTCAATACCTTGTTAGGTTCTCTTGTCTTAGACATTTGACGTCTGAATTTGCTAGTTCCAGTATCATTAGTAATTTTTGTCCAACCATTACATTCTGGAAAACCTTCATCCCCTGCAGTACCACCATCAAAACTAACTAGCATATTGCAATCCTTTGATGTTTCATTACACCAATTATAGAAGATTTTAAGGTTAAATTCATCAGAATTATAAATACCAGAAGCATTTTCATTAAGGAACATCTTATAAGGAGGATCCAAATAAATAGTAGAATTCATTGGAATATATAATGAGTCATAAGAAGCATTTTCAAATTGGACATTATATTTCTTAGTCAATTCATTACACTTCATAATGATTTCTTTCTTGTTATCTGGGTGCATTCCAGGAACAACAGGCATACAAGCTGCATTGAATCCTTTCTTACCATATCTTACTAGTCCATTAAAATTAAATGCAAGCAATGTCATCAATTCCATTGCACCATCCTCTGTTCCTTTAAGATAATGTGTATTGTACTTATCACGAAGAGCATAATAATGTGCATTACGATGATTTACCATTTCACCTTCATTATTATCTGGTTGAAGTTTTCCAAGATATGTATTTCTTTCCATTCTTTAGTATAGAAGTCAATTAACTTATTTGGATTGTCTTTAATGAGCTTCCACATCATAATTAAATCAGCATTAGTATCAGAGCAAATTACATGTTTGCAATTTGCTAGTTTTTCAGGAAAGTCATTCAACAACTTAAGCATTACCGCTCCAGAACCAAGAAATAATTCACAATAAGAAGTAATGTTATCTGGCATCTGTTTGATAATCTTATCTGCTTGTGTACGTTTGCAGCCAGTCCATTTGATAGGTGTAAGAATATTATTTTTCATGTCTATAATTTTAAATTAACTAATATAATCAGTATCTGTTTCAAACATTGAAATAAATGTTTTATATTCAATAAAATTCATTTTTTTTTTTTGTTGAATTTTCTTGAGTTGTCAGAATTCCAACATTATCCATAACTGGCCAACATTTTACAATGAACTCTTCATCTTCTTCTCGATTAATCATATTACATTCGACTGTAATATAATAAGCAGGATATTTCAATTTAAGCTTATTGTTTACCATATCCAAATCTTGAACATATACTGGAAGTGATGAATAATTAGGAAGAACATTAGGATCATCCTTCATCAATTTCTTCAGATAGTCACTATATCCAACAATATAGAATGCTGTAGTAAAAACCGAAGCTTCTTTACTGATATCAAAATTGAAATAATTAGTCATAATATATGTTTATTTATTATTGAATCTTCTGTTTCTTGGTGTTTTTTCTGGGCAATTCTCTGTAAATACAAGACCTTTATCAGTATCTTCTACTACAAGCCGTGTCACAAACTTACCAGAAGGATATTCATAGAAATCAAAGTACCATCCTTTTGATACTGCTTCATCATGATCTCCATTGAACTTAATGAATTCCTTGCATTCATCAATATCTGTAAATTTGATATTTGAATATCTTCTACTGTTCTTATAAATTATAAATCTCATAATCATATTATTTTGTTCAGATATAAAATAGTATCAATTCTAAAAATTTCAAAATAAATTTAAAAAATTTCCATAAAATAATGAACATCTCTTTCAGTTCTGTTCAAGAACTAAAGTTATGCACACAGGGAGTGGAAATTTTTCTTAGGTTATAATTTATACTTCTAAGTATTTTTCCGTTCCCTGTGTGACCCAGGCGCTTCCAGGATGAACCTTATCTTATATCCAATAAAATTGATTTACGTAATGACTGCAAGTCATTGATATAAACTTGAATCATTTAAAATCCTTTAACAAGGATTGCTTCAATGACTGCAAGTCATTTATATACATCTGCTTTTCTGTTGTATTCTTAATGTATTCAAGTTGCTTTTTGATTTCCTCATTCTGCTTCAAAAGTTCATCTCTTTCTTCTATAGTTACTTTTGACATAGGTGTTGCTAGCAATGCCATTGGTAAGTGCTGTGCATCCATATCTGGTTTGATATCAACCTTACTTCTGTTACGAATCTTAAGCTTACCTTTACATACAAGTTCAATGAACTTTACCAATTCCGAATTGTTCTTGTATTTCTCTTCAAGTATCTTTACAAGCTTCTTCTTTCTCTCAACATAAACAGACAATCTCCAATTTACAAAATATCTGATAACCTCATATCTGTCTTTGAAATATTTGAGCTTACCATTCTCATCAAGCAACCAAAGCAAATCTTCTGGAAGTTTCTTAATGAGTTTGAACTTATTTGCTAATCTCTTACTTGACCTATCTGATTTGATTTCTTTTGCAAGCTGACCTTTGAAGAATTGTACTTCATAATGTACATTGCCATCTTCTGACAAGTCTTTATAATCTTTGATTTCTTGTTTGTCACAAAGTCTATTCAGCAATTTTTCAAATTCAACATAAGTAGTATCAGATGGCAAATTAGTGATTGTCATCAGATCTTTTGCTTGATTTGTCTTCCATTCTCCATAACAATACCACTGACCAGATTCTAACTTCCAATTGTCTTGTGGGATATCCCTCAAATAAGGTCTTACAACTGTCTTAAATTTTTCTACACCTTTCTTACTTTTGAGAATCTCTAAACAGCAATCAAGCACATCTACTGGATTCCAAGCATTGCTATGGAAAGAATATCCATTAGCAATACCCATAGTTGTATTAGAAAGAACTGTTGGTACTATAGGAAGATAATGCTCTGGTTCAACATAGTCACCTTCTTCAAACACATACTTCAGCAAATCATAATCTGTCTTGTATACTAAGTCTGCATACTTTGACTTTCTTATATATAGATATCGAGGTGCTCCGGCTTCTGGACTACGAAGATATCCTCCTTGGCCTTCGATTTCTAATGGATTATAAAAATTATAAAAAGCTTTAGCCAATGTACATGTGGTACCAACAAGGGAAGCATCACCATGTGCGTAAAGAGATATCTTCATGGTATCACCAACAAGAGCAAGCAACTTTGATGTTGACCCATTTTTCAATGAACCTTCAAACATTGCATGTACAATCTTTCTTGCACCTGGCTTAAACCCATCGCATATAGAGGGGATAGCACGATCCCCTACTGTTGCGAGTGAATAATTCAGATATTCTATATTGAGGAAGTCAGTGATTGACTTGTTGATATCTTTCTTGACAACTACTTTATTTTCTGATTTCTTTACCATATCCTTTAAACTAAATCTCCCATCATTTCTTTTCGATCATTACTATTCTTACCAAACCATTTCTTGAACATTGACTTTGTCAAATCATCAATCTTAAAATGCATGAAAATAGGGTTTCTCATTGATTCCTTTGTTTCAGATGCATCAAGACCAGAAAGACCTTTGACGTATTTAATCATATATCCTTTAAGCTTTCTTGCATCTTTATCAAATTCTTCTTGACTATAATACTTCTTTACTTCTTTACCTTTCTTTGCAATAATGATAGGAGTAATGCTTCTGCATACTATACCCTTCTCAAAAAGAATTGGCCATCTAGAAAAAAGGAGAAGCAACAATGCTGCAATCTTATCTCCATCAATATCTGCATCAGTAGATATCACAATCTTATCAAATTTCAAATCATTGATATTGAAGTCATTACCAAACTTAAGACCTAAAATAGTAATGATATCATTGAACACATCATTCTTCATAATCTGCAATGGCGACATATCCAATGAGTTAGGTGGTACACCTCTCATTACATAACCAGCTTGGGTTTCCGGATCTCTACCAATACGAAGACCTCTTGCGGCAGAATCACCTTCATAAATCCAAAGCTGCTTACCTTGTTTCTTTTTTGATGAACAAGTCACATACTTATCGGAACGACGAAGACCTTTGCTTGCTTCTTTATTGAGTTTACGAAGAGTACGTTGGTCTTCTGCTTCACATTTCTTCTTATACCAATCTCTTACATTATCTATGATTTCAGACTTTACAACAGAATCAAGAAATTTGTTTGGAAGTTCAAACTTAACATTTTCATCTTTATAGAATTTCTCTACAGGGGTGGTCAAGCATTCCTTAGTCTGAGAATCATAAGATGGATTAGAAATAGTCAAGTCACAGAACATGCTATAGTTGCCATCAACTTGTCGTGGAAGCAAATCAATCTTATCTTTCTTCTTAAGAAAATCACATACAGTAGTATTGATGATTTGGTGCAATGCTTTAACATGAGTACCTTTATTGCAAATACCTCCATTGACAAATCCAATATTGATAGCTCCATCAGGATATACATAGACATGCTTATGTTCATCTTTCATCTCTATACAATCCTTTAAAGTAACATAGTTTCTATATAAGTCAATATAGTCTTTGAAATTGTCAAACTTATATTCACCACATACATCAACATCTTTATATGTAACCTTCAATCCAGGATTAGCAGCTGCTGCATTGATACAACGTGTCAATATGATATCCTTGAATGTTCTGTCAAACTTATCTATGGCTTCAAATCTAGAAAAATCAAGATGAAATGTGATTCTAGTTCCATGATTCTTCTTAGAAGATTTTTCTATTTCCTCATCATAGAATTCAGACATATTGTTTTTCCAGTTACCAAGCCATCGCTTCTTTCCATCATCAGTCATTACACCAAAATATGATGAAAAAATGTTTGTTAGGGAACTTCCCACTCCATTAGTACCAAGGCCAGATCTATCTTCATCATCATTATAGTTTGATGATGTTCTCATTCTTCCGAAGATAAGTTGAGGTACCATAATACCAGCTTCTTTATGCTTGACAACAGGAATTCCCCCATTATCTTCTATTACTATGGTATTATCTTTCATTACAGTAACAGAAATCCGTGTCAACCCAATATTATCCGGTCTACGATATTCATCAGTAGAATTTGATATAATTTCATCTATCAATTTAAGTATAGCAGGAACATATTCTACTTCTTTCTGTACCATCATCTGTTCTTTATAATCAAAAACAAACTGAGTAGAAAGTTCTGGTTTTACTGAACCAACATACATACCCGGACGAAGGAGTACATGCTCTTGTTCTGATAACTCTTTATATTTTTGTTCTATTGTCTTTGTCATATAATTTACAATACCTTAAGATAAGCATCATTCAAAGTAAGCCATTCTTTCTTACCATCTTTATTATGAATTCTCAATTCACACTTATATACTGGATATTTGACATTCTTAGGTGCCACTAACATTACTCTTGAATTCAATACTTTACCAATATGTTCTACTCGTTCTATACTAGCACCAAATCCTCTTGGAGATGGTATTAATTCAGGAACTTTAATAGAAACATTTTGGTCTATCATTGCATCAAGTTCATTTTTCAACCAATCATGAAAATGATCCATTTCTGTTACCTTAAACATTTATCTTTCCTTTCTTATATAATCTATTTATTGTATTGTTCACATAATTGTAATTCTTCTTAAATTCATCTGTCATGAATTCCCAACTCCAAAGATAGAGCTGTTCTGGTTCTCCATTCTCTTTTATTTCGAAGAATTTCATATTGTGTGGTGTACAACTTGTAATTAGCTCATCATCTTTCTTACCAGGTAATACTTCTACAAGACATAAGATGTTTCTATGTACTGTATTGTCTTTCTCATTGAGAATATAGTTTACTGTATACATGGTACCACCAAATATTGGTTTTACATCCGACTTGATAACTGATTGCAAATTTCTACTTACTCTTTTCATGTTCTAAGAATTTTAATATTACTTTCATAATATAGATAAATTATAAGAGATTTCAAAATTAATATAAACAAATAAAAGGTACTCTGTAATATTAGGGTACCTTTTGTATTTATTATGATTTACTATTCTCTTCTTCTCTTATCTTTATAAGTCGATCAACTTCCATCATCAACTTACCCTGTGCTTCCCAATTCAAATATTTGTAGTGATCTCGACGCTCCTTTTGAATTCTTTGCATTTTAGCAAACATGTATTCTTTGTCATTTCTATATACAGTTCCTTGTAATGATACAAAATAATTAGGGTCTTTTCTGAATTTATCAAGCTCTTCTTCTGTCCATGGAATTTCTGTATATCTTCCAAGACTATCTGGACCTACTTTATTTGTAATAATGGATTCCATTGATATGTTGCAAGTTCGAACTACTGATGGGTAAAGTGAAGCAAAGTCATCACATACACTATATTCCCAACGTCCTGGAACACATCCGCAAAAAGCACCTTCATAATTTACTTTTGTTCTTTCAACAGCATCATAATCCCATACAACATGTCGATCTTCATCATAAAAACATCTGAACAGATTTGCTGTGGTCAAAGCTACCTGACCTAATGCTTTCTGAGCTGGAATCCCTGTTACTGTTGCCATAGAACAAGGACTTTCAATACACTTGAATCGATAATGAATCAAAGCATTCAAACAAGAGTCGATAGCATTATAGTAAACAAACAATGGGAAATCATTTTCATAACATTCCTTCATTGTTCCTTCATATTTTACTTTATGAGCATTAACACCATGACTACCAACCCAATCCAATGAATATGACTCATAAGGTCTCATTGAATATTCATAAGATTTGATGAGCTCCATATAATCCCATATCATGCAACCTTGTGGTGCTGGAATACTATATTTTGTACCATCCATCTCTGACCAAGAAATCTTATTGATTTCCCCAACAACACTGGCAGATCTCATCAATTGCATTGCTTTGAACTTTCCAAACAACTTTACTGTTCTATTCCAAATATAATTCCAGTCAAATCTATAATAGTTCCATCCAGCTAAACAACCAATCTTTGGCATTATTCTAGTGAACCAATGTTCAATCATTGATTCCTCAGTTTCAAAATATTGATAATATACTTTTGGTGTAAAACCTTTTTTCTTTATTAGGTTTTTTGCAAAATCATTATCTTCTATATATTTAAGGTATCTTTCCTTCAATTCTTCTTGTTCATCAGAATTCAATGGTTTGATACTTAATACCATTACTGACAAATCTGGACCAACAAGACTTATCAACTGAATTCTTTGTTCCACCTTTTCTGGTTCTGGAAATTCATCCGAAATTTCAGTCTCTATATCAGAAAAGTACATTCGTGGAAATCTCATTGCCATTACTTCCTTATAGATATTTTCTGGCAAATTATACAAGAATTCCAACTGATCAAATTCATTCGGTTGATACTTAGATGCATCTTTGAATACCACATCACATTTCTTACCATCCCATGTATACTTCTTTCCATTTGGATTGTACTCATAAGTTTTCCAATGATGCATTTGTTTTGAATAGCATTTTCTGTTACCATTTTCATCCAAATAGAAAATATAATATGTCTGATTCTTTCTTAACCAAAATCTGTCAATTATCATAGTTTTAAATTTGTTTATTATACTTTATCTTATACTTTATCTAATATAGTTAATTAAGTTTGTCAAATTCAATGTTAACAATCAAAAAATAGAACTCTTATTTAATAAGAATTCCATTCAATATTTTATTTAAGATTTCAATGCTTCATATATATCTTTACACATTTTCAATGATTTATTTAATTGTGATTTAGCTGATCTTGAAATATCAGTATTTTTTGAAAATTTCATGATAGTTCCATATATTTCACCATCGCTATAAGGTTTGAATATTTCTGCAACCTCATCCTTTTCTATATTGCTAAGCTGATCATAACAGAACAAAGCTTTGATATTGTCAATAACTCCATCAAACCCGATTCATTAACCGTTGTGATTGATTCTAATAATGATTTCATTTTTAATCGATATATATTGATTAAAAATATTGTTCAATAGAAATAAAGTGTTCAATCATATTGAACATTGACAATCAATTGAACATTTATTTCTATTTGAAATCATCCATCTTATCTGTAACTTCATATACAACACCAGCATCTGTAGTCTTTACACTTAGCAAACCTAATGATATTAATGTATTTATGATGATGCCAGTATATTCTGATGTATAGTAATATTTGAGATATGTACCATAAGCATTCAATGGCTTATCTGGTTTAGTGAATCTAGCACATTCCCAATCTACTACTGCTTCTGTCCATTCTACTTCATCTTTAGGTTTGTAAGCTTTATTGTCATCTAGATCCTTATAGCATGGATGATGATCCTGCCATAATGTATGAATATGGTTGATGCATTCAACTCCTAACCATGGAAACAATGCATACATTACAATCTTATCAACATCATGATACTTATGGATTACTTTGCCTCGCAAGTAAGCTTCTACTTTCTTGAAGCATACATGGTGCTTATAAGAATATAAAAGATGTGAATAACTTTCTGCAACGTTTCTCAAAATCAAAGATAAAAGTCCAAAGAAGTCAAATATCTTATATTGAACTGAATAATCTTTAAAAGTTTTTCTTACATAATGCAAAACATACTTAAGCTTTTCTTTACAACAAATCATAGTCTTTTTCGTTTTTATCTGTTTTTTCTTCTTCTGAATCTGCTAAACTACCATAAGGTGTATATGGGCGATTAGAACAATTTCTGTACAATTGGTTATATATATGAGCTGCAGATTGACCTACTTCAATAATTTCATAAGCATTATCTTTATCATAACCAATCCTTTTTGTTTTCCCTGCAAATACAGTATCGATTTCTAATCCATTGCCAATAGGTGTCTTAAGCACTATCTTAGTTGGTATTGTACAGATAATTTCATGAATTCTATCAATAGGAATCATTTTGTCAGTATACCATCTTACATACAACTTCTTTTCTTTCTCTATATATTCATAAGTTTTATCTTCTATTACACTTACTAGCAAGAATCTAGGAACATAAGTCATATCTACATCGTTCATCTTCTTCCTAGTCTTTATATCATAATCAAATACTTTGTAATTTTTAAAATTCTGTGCCATAATATCAATTCCAATCTTCTATACTACTATCAACAAACCATCTTCCTACATACTCATAAGTAAACAACTTAGTACTTGTATACTTCCCAAGTCTTCCATAGAATGCATGTGGTGACCATAATTCATCAGTATAATGATACTTCATCCAAAACAATGGATCTTCATAATTCTTATTTGGATTTGTATCTCTCCATTTTGTCTTGTATATGTTACCTATAATACCATAGCATATAAGGTAACCTCTAAATACATAAATTAACTTTTCCATAAGCTCTTATAATATTCTCCAGGGTGGCGCCTGGGTCACACAGGGAGCGGAATAATATGTTTCAGTATATTCTATCAGCTAAGACAATTTTAACGTCCCTGTGTGAATAACTTTAGTTCTTGAATATAACTGAAAGAGATGTTCATTATTTTCTAATTCATTCTAATCTCAACTCGATAAAGTTGATTAACTTGATCTCAACTCGCTAGAGTTGATATTTATATGGACACGGAAACTCTGACTCATCAATGTTTATATAATTTGGATCATCAAACTCTTTCCAGTCTACTATCTCTGTCTTCACTATCTCAAATGCTGTATCCATTGAAATACATACACACTTTCCAATATCCGATAATGCAGTGATTTCCTTCAATACTTTTCATTGGCAAATATTGTTAGGTCCACCCTTATCAAGAAAGTACTTCTTTCTACTTATGATAGGACACTTTGTAGAATCTAATGCACCAAAAGATACCAATACTTGGGCGACATCGTGGTTGGACTTATTAAGACTAACTTCTTTCTTTAATTTTGATAAAATTGGTAATGCCATACTTACAAACTCCTTTAAATAATATTTAGATAATTTAATAAATTAAAGCATATATGTACTCATTTAAGAAAATGTCATCATAAGCTGCTTTACTGGTTTGACATCATCATCATTGAATTTATTGCAAACTACAAAATTTACTGCATCCACGATATCAAATCCATCAGCAATCATTTCCCCAATAGCAATATTCTCTCTTGTAGAAACAGGAAAATTCACGACACCTTTCTTATTTTCTTGTCTCATTACATTTGCAAATTTTACAATGATAGTAGCATCATCTTCTGATATCTTACATCTGTTCCTCAATACTTCTATCTCATTTCTAGCAGGCATATAATCCACTTTCAATGGTAAGAATCTGTTCATTAAAGCAGCATCAATTTCTTGTGTACCACTATATTCAGAACCAATGTTAGCAGTAGCAATGAATACACAATCTGGATGTACTTTTACAGAACGTGGACCTTCAGAATCTGCAATTGCTAATGGTAGTTCTCTACGAGAATCCAGACAAGGAAACAGAATATTGTTTGTCATCAATGGAGCTCTTGAAAGCTCATCAAGCAATATTACACCAGGTTTCTGAACATCATCAACAAACTTTGCATAATCAAATGTAGAACTACCATCCTTAATACGATGACATCCAAGCAAATCAGTTAATGGATCTTGCATAGCACCCATATCATGTACTTCACAATTGATTCCAAGTTGCTTACAAGCCATCAATATCAATTCTGTCTTACCAGTACCTGTAGGACCAATCAGCAATGTTGGTTTCTTTCTCATGATATTTCTTACAAGATATTTCCAATTCTTATTTTCAATATAGAAACCAGTATTTTCAACATCTGGGCAATCTGGTAGTGAATCAATAAAATTTTCTGACTTGATAATCTTCTTTACTGTTCCATCTTCTGCTTTTGTTGTTACAACTTCTGTTTGTTCATCATTAATATCATAATCCATAGTTGGATCAAACTGACATTTCTTACTGAACAAATCATTCAAATCATCATCAGAAGCAATATTTGGAATTCCTTGAAAAACAAAAGTAAACTTCTTAGAATCAAAAATATATTTGTCGGTATAATATATTACTGATTTATTTTTGTTTCTATCTATGAAGTCTATTTGCTTCTTAGTATATCCTTTTTTATTTTCTTCAATCAATTTCGTGTTTCCACGAAATTTTACATCCAATACAGAATTTTGTCCTCGATAAGGATAAAATATTCCTAATTCAATTGTAAAATATAATTTTGGATTTCTCATTTCTTTAAAATTTTATCATAATTAATTTAGAAAAGGGGAGAAAAATTTCAAAATGATGAAAAATTTCTCCCAGTTGATTACTCTAGGCGGCAATCATCAAATCCAAGTTGTGAATGAGGTTCTTATAACGAGAACCATCCAAATTGAATTTATATTGGCGGTCTTCGTATGAAACTTTACCGAAGACTGTTGCTAAAATCTTATCACGACTAACACAAACGAATTTTACTTTTCTTCCATCTCGTGTTACCAACTTAGCACCTTTCTTTGCTTCATCCAAGTTGAACTCCTTGAAATTGTTGTTCATTACTGAGTTGTTTACCGATGCTGCTACTGACTTATTCATATTGTTTATAATCATAATATTTTAAAATTAAACATTTATTTGACATGAATAAGATAGAAACTATTTAGAAAATTTCAAAATTTATTCAACTTTTTCTTCAATTTTTATTGTTTTAAAATCATCAAAAGTATTGATACCATCTTTCAAAGGATTCAAACATTTAGTACTATAGCTTATTTTATCACTATATACAATTGTTTCTGTCTGCATGATGGAAATTCTGAATGTTCTGTCTCTGTCTCTCAAGTCATCATACAAATCACTATCATAATTATCCGTAATCCTATTTCTAGAGCAAATAAATAAATTATAAGCTTCTCCCTTTTCTATACCACCCTTTACAATAAATGTGTCTAATGCAAAGTTAGGTCTTTCTATTCCATCTGAACATTCAAATACTGTCTTCCACATATTAATAAATGTTAAATTGAAACTTCATATATACCTATACCTACTCTACCATGTACATCAATAACAATATTGTCAACATACAATACTTCTACTAAATCAAAGTCATTCAACTTTGCTAACTCATTTTTTATTATAGTATTGAACATGTTTCTACCAGTAGACCAATCTCCAGAATCTAGCACAGCTATCAACTGAAAAGCAAATAACTGTATTCTAGATTCAATAGATGATTTTCCTGTTATAGGTCGATATTTTCTCTTATAGATCAAGTTTTTCATAAACTATAGCTGTTATCTTCTTTATGGACTTTTCAAAATCATTTATTCTTGATGGAAGGCAACAACAAGAGCATGAACATCTCTTATCCTGATAGATAACATATCTCACATCATCGTTCAAATGCAACCTGATATATTCTTTAATGCAAGCTAGTTTAGTTGGAGATGCATCTACTATCAATGGAAAATTATCAAGTTGCTTAAGCAAGAATTCTCCAGGTAATGTATGTTCATCACATTCTGCTTTGTTGTAGTTTTCACTTATCAATAAATAGTTTACCATTTTCTCTAATACAATTTAATTTCAATATTCTTTTCTCTAGCCTAATAAAGTCGTATTTCTACTCCTTTCTCTCTGGCGCGCTTCATCTTACCAGTATTTGATTCCAATGAATTAGTGAATACAATCTTTACCTCTTTCCAAGAACCAGTCATTCGATATTCTGGATGGCACTTCAAGAATTCTGCTTTGCTAGAATAATTATTTGGTTCACCAGTCAATATTACAGGAATCTTGTCATTTTCTTTCTTAGTGTCTGCTAACTCTTTCTCAGATAACTTGAAGGAATCTAATGACCATCCATTGAAATCAAGAATCTCTTTGAATCTCTTCCAGTTTGATGATTCCTTATCATCAACCCAACCATAAGCAATATGTGACATACTTGTAAAGTCATAAGGCAATCCAATCAACTTATTCTCTATTTGCTGAGCAACTTTATCACCACATAATCTGAAATTGCAAGATAGTATGATATCTTTTAATTTAATGTTCTTAAGCAACTTAGTATATGCTTTATTTACATTAGAACCTGTCTTGCCACCTATAGCATTCTCAATTTCTGTTGGTGTACATAGAAGAATATTCCATGGCATTTCTTTTGCTTCAATACCAAAGAATTCATCTGGTTCACAATCCTTCTTCTTCCATTTGATGAAATCTTGTACAGTTGATGTTCCAAATCCAGGAATCTTAAAACTCAATGCAGAATTCAACAATTCAAATTCATTATCAATCTTAGAAGCCATTACATGAATTCCATCAATATAACTATCTGATGATGGGAAGCTTTTTCCTAATTTAGCAGGATCAAAGTTTGTATAATCATAAACTCTGTATATGTAAGGAATGATATCACCAGCTAGTGAAAGAACAACCTTAGTACCAACACTGATTTTTCTATCCATCAGATAACCTGCATTGAATGCCGATGCCCTTGTAATTTTCTTACCATCCATATATACAGGGTTAGTAACAATAGTAGGAATATATTCACCTGACTTACCAAGATTCCATTCGATATCAATTACCGTTGTTGGTTCAGTCATAGGAATGTACTTGATGGCAACACAATCTGCAGGTCGACGTTCAGTCAAATTGTTCTGTCTTTCTGATTCTACTGGTTTGATAACAATACCGTCCTGAGAATATTCTGACATGTTTCTGTACTCTTCATACTTCTTATATATACGAATCAAGTCATCTACAGTATTCAGTTCAATACCTTCATCATAGAAGCTTGGGAAGAATGTATTGTATTCAAACGGATTATCAGTAAGGAGACGAGTCCAATCAAGATCTTTCCATTCACCATTCTCTTTTATTCTGTAATCATAGATAACAGGGAACAGATATACATATTCATGAACATCCTTATCAATTCTATTAAGCATACCGGCAACAAAAGCTCTGGTATTTGCAAACTTATCTGCAAATCTCTGTTTGAATGTTGATTTATCTATAAGTACTTCACCTCGTAATGTTACCTCAGAAGCATTACCAGATCTTCCCATTACAAAATTAAAGAAACCACCTTTGCAATCAAAAATAGGCTTGATCTGATTAGAAATATCCTTACCATATTCACCATCACCACGACCAGAATATGTGACACCTAATGTACCATCTGACTTCTTTGTAATATGGATTTCAAATGAGCAACCATCATACTTTGGTGTAACAATTACCTTACATGCTTTCTCTTTACCATTATATATATAACTGAAGATAGAATTCAAGTAAGTAGTCCAATCAATACTGCCATCAGCTTTCTCATGAATCTGTACTTTAGATAAGCTACCCATCATAAATGGGTGCTTTACAGTATAGTTGTCAGAATGCTTTGAACCAACATAAGTCTTGTTTTCCTGACCTAATGACTTCTCAAGATTATCGTATTCGTTATCATTAAGGATTTCCTTGCCAGTATTGTAATAAGCATCTTTTGCTTTATCAAGAAGAAATCTTGCTTCATCATCTGTCAAATTGTGGTAATCTCTATATTTCATTACGAGAATATCAACATCTTTTGACATATCATAAGATGGATCAGGTTCACAATTAATATTTGAAAATATTTCTGTATTCATAAATTAATTCAATTTCTATTTAAGTTTAGCAACATATTCTTTTGAACAGTTACTATCAGAATATCCATCTTCAAGATGTTCAGTAATCCAATCTGTAATATACTTATCATATTGCTGTTTCCATTTAGAAGAATGGTAGCTAATGAATGGCATGCTATCATATTTGATATAGAATCTGCTACGTTCTGATGGTTCCATTCCATTCTTATGAAGGCAACATCCACCATATAATTGATTAATCATGATAATTCCACCTTCATTGAGTGGATAAACTACAACTGGATAATCTTCACCTAAGAAATAAACTCTCCAAGTAGAAGTATGTTTGCCTTTGACTACTACTTTGTATAGTAATGGGGCATCTGTATACTCATTTTCCTTTTCTGCAAGCTCATCGTAGAACTCAAACTGGTCTAAGTCATGTTCTATCAAGTCATTCATCTTCTTATAATAGCATTCTGTATCATAAGATTCTTTACTAGATAACAATCTGTACAGCAAACTAGGTTTTGTTTTTCTCAACATAAGCATAAAAATATTTTAATTATACAAATTAACAATCATTCTAATGAACATCTTCTCAATATCATCAAAGATAACAGCAAACTTAGCCCTGATACTATCACCATCATATCTTGTTGGGTCTGGTTCTGTATCAACATCTTCTGGTAAATCATATTTGCTAAGTATTTCTACCCATCCAGTTGCTCTATTGAATACTTCTAATTTATATACACTTCCATAAGAATTAAGTGTAATCTTAAATGTTTGACCTACCATCTTAATGATTCTGATAGACTTACAAGTCCATCTTACTTCATTATGATATTCTCTGAAGAAATACAACTGAGTAATATTGACTATATTCATCTTAGGTTCAAAACCAGCTAAGCAATTGATATCTAGTTTTGATGGAAGAGTATTCTCTTCAGGAGTAATATTCCAAAGTTCGTTATAATACATATTTTATATAATTTAAAGAATCCAAATTAAGAAAGTAACAATAACTACTACCAAGTAGATAATACTGAGCATATTACCCATGGGTTCACCACCTTTATCAGTTCCATAATTGAATATCACCTTAGTGGAATAAACCACAGAGTTGAACATCAAGAAAACCAATATATAAACTATTATTTCTTTCATATTCATTATAATTTTAACATTTAAAATATAGAACATATATTAGAAATTTCAAAATTTTTGTTTGAATTTTTTATGTTAAATAAACTATATTTAATTAGAAATATTGAATATAAATGAGTTTTTAATAATTTATGATGGATAAAACAAATAAAACTTTATTACTAACTAAATCTCATATAGAGAAAATTTATGTAGAAGTATTTGGAAATAAAGCAACAGCAAAAACAAAAGTAGATAGATCAGTAGTAAAAGGAAGATCACATACGGAAATAGTTCGTGCTTGGTTTGGTGATGATGATACTGAAATTGAAAACAATTGTAAGAGGTTCTTGAATGAAGGTCTTCATATCAATTTGAATAATGTAGAAACAGAAATAGGAAGATTTTCTGAGGCATCAGGTACTTATGTATCTATGAAAATCACACCCAAAGAAGATATGAAATTAGATGTAGGTATTGAATTAGAAAATAATAAACCTGTCTATATTGTATGTAAAGGTGGAAAGATAAAGAAGAAAGAACTGACACCAGTAAGTCTTGGCCTTGGAAACAAATCATTTGATTCTATAGATGATATTATCAAAGCTGTTTCAGAATCAGATAAATTGAAGGATAATGAGGTTGTAAAAACTTTTGCAATTAATCTAATTAAGCAGATAACAAAAGAAGTATTGGGTATTAAATATGATACTTTTGCTGAATTAGCTGAAAAGAAAACCATGTCGAGAGATATGTCTAATCTTGATTTTGGACAGATTGATGATAAGTCTTATAATAATGTGTTGAATGATTTTGGTGAGGTTGCTGGTGCATGTTTCATTTTATCCAAATTGAAAGGTAAGCATGATGTATTCTTCCCTGGAGAATCTAACAATGCAATGTATGACTATGCAATAGATTACCATGATACAGCTAAGCAAGCTGATATTTCTGCTAAAGCTGGTGCTGGAGCAAAACCATCTGCTGTAGTTATGTCATCTTCTATGATTGAACTTGCAAAAGCAAATGGTGGTCATCTTGATTTTGTTGATGGTTTTTTGCTGAATAAAATATTTCCTTGCTTTATAAGAAACTATAAAGGTCAAAAACTATCTGTTGTTACTACTAAATTTGCATTGATGCATATTTTAGCTAATGAACTGAATGACAAGACTGCAAAAGAAATATTCAATACATTAGATAAATATGGTGTTAAGATAGATAGTAAGACATTCAATTTGGATGTTGATTCAATGGATGCTATTCATAATTCAGGTAAGTTAATAGAATTTTTGAATAAGATAAATGATTTATGTGGGTTTGGAAAGACTAATAAAAAAGGTAGTTATACACCAGAAAAGGTAAATAATGAATGGAATGGTAACAATGAAGCAATTAAGGTTGGTTGTGTTTGTCAACCATTTCAAAAATATGTTGTCAATTTCTTAAACAATAATTATGGGGGACAAATAAATGCTTGTGCTAAGAACAGTTTTGGTGGTTGGCAAGTATATATGAAAAACAAAGGAAACAAGAAGCTTTCAATAGAAATTGTTCCAATGAATGGAGAAGATGTAGTATATGCATTAGGAGAAGAATCTAGTATTACTAATCCAGGATTGAAAGCAATAAGCATATCAATAAAGAAACATTAAATTATGTTAAATTTAAAACAATATGTACAAATCTTTGAAGGTGCTATGGCGGGTCACATGATGCACGTTGTTGATGAAACTGACTTCACTTGCCAAGATTTGCTTGATTTGATAGATGATTTGTTTGGAGGTAAAATATCTAATGCTACAGAAAAATTAGATGGTACTAATATACAAGCATCTATGAATAATCAGAATGAAGTAATTTTCATAAGAAATAAAGGTGATATAAATTCTGAACGTGGTGGTATGACTATCCAAGATATGGTTGAAAAATGGAAAGACAAACCAACTGTTCAAAAAGCCTTTGTATCTGCTGGTAAGACACTTGAAAAGATATTCAAGAGAATTGGCAATAAATTCTTTAATCCTGATCCTAATACAAGATTGTTAGTGAACTGTGAATGTATAGTATCAGGTACTACTAATATCATGTATTATGATGATGACCAAGTTGACTTCCACAATATCTGGGTATATAAGAAAGAAGGTGATGAATGGAAAAAGGATGGTATAACCAAAGATGGACTTGATGTTATTCAAAAGGCTATAGAAAAAGATGACAAAGCCAAGCTTACACCTAATGTAATTATTCAAGTTACTAAAGACAGCAATAAGTTTGCTAATGAATATAAGAAGAAAGTTATCGACTTATTCAAATCAGAAGGTTTAGGAAAAGATTCTACTATAGAAGATTGGAAAAAGAAACGTTTTGAAAGTATAGCACCAGAATGGATGACTGAAAAGGATGCATTCTTCACCAGATGGTTCAATTCTGATAAGAGTGTAAACATAAGAATATTGAAGAAGAGCTATCCAGAACATGTTGATGAAATTGTTTCTATAGATAAGAAAGATTATAAGAAATATGTTAAAGATGTTATCGAACCTATTGATGACCTGTTCTTAGATATGTCAAATAAGGTAATTGAACTTACATCTGGTTTGATTAATGATGGTGTCAAAGATAAGGCAATAATCAATTTGAAGAACGAAATAGAAGCCACTAAGAAGCTTGTTGATGAGAAGGGTACTCAAGAAGATAAAGATAAGCTTAGGGATCAATTGTTAAGACTTCAGAAACTTGGAAATAAATTGAATTCTACAGAAGGTATTGTATTTACCTGGAAAGATAGAATGATGAAGATGACTGGTTCATTTGCCGCTGCTAATGCTATCATAGGTGCTAAATATCGAATTAAATAAGCTGAATAAAAGTTGAATTTTATTTTAATTTTTCTATATTAAATTTGTTAAAAGAACAAATTATCAATAATAATTTTTACTAATTATGATTATAAAGTCAATATTCAAGAAATTCAAGAAGGATATAGGGTTGAAAGAAGATACAGCTAAAGAAATGCTTGATAAGATAGGTGTTTATGAACTTGACAATATAAATGATGAGAATCTTATCAAGATAGCTAGTATATATAAGAAGACAGTAGGTAGTAAATATGATTTTGAACAACCTATTGATTGTGTAGCTTGGCTACAAGGTTTGTATGATGGAGCATATACTAATACAGATGATAGTAAATATGATGAGTTTGGAGAAAGACGATTGAACTTAGGTATGCAGAATTTAGCGGAAGATCCAGATGCCAAGAAATTGACAGACGAAAGACAGCAATATCCTGAATTGATCCCGTCTGCTAAGATTGATTACATACATTGCCATATCTATGCATTTGAATTTGCTAGAGAAAATGGATTGAAATGTAAAGAGAAGAAAACATTTAAATATAAAGATGGTATTGAATGGAATAAGAAATTGAAATAAAATATGGCTCGATCTTAAGATCGAGCCAAAATTGTTTTAATTTGCTAGATTTATAAAAAACTTAATTTCTAATGATGGAATAGTGGTTGAATATCTATTTCTTGCTGATACTGTAAAATTGATTTGTCCGGATGACCAACCTGGTTCGTATGCATTAGAACTTTCAGAATCAGCGTTGAATTCAATATAAAGTTCTAACCTACTAGATATGGTAACATTAATATCATTATCAGAATCATTAAAAACTATTTCTTTACCAATATTACTATTTTGTTCAGATTTATAAAAATTATTATCATAAATAATATTATAAAATTCTCCCCCAGTACTCGGATAATTTATATAATCTTCTGGTTTATTTCCTTTTGGTATAATAAAAAAATCCATATAAAAAAATCCACCAGAACTTTCTGATCCAGGATATTGAAGTTCAATATCTACTTTTTGTGAAACTGTATGATTATTTACACCATTAAAACTATCCTCATCCCCAGTAACTGAAACAGTATTTATTTTTGTATACCCGAACAAATCATTAAGCTCAGTGCCCATAAGAGTTCCATTATATCCATTATTATCATCCATAGTATAAAAGATAATTTTATTAAAAAAGTGATATGTAGGATCTTCACTATCTTCATCGTCATTCCAATTATTTACATGACAATATATATCATATTCTTTTGTTACTTGATTCTTTAAAAACTCAAAATAACATGGCTTATCACCATACTTTGTCATTACCCAATATGTAGTATTATCAGGAATAGTAGAAGGGACACCTACATTAGTTACACTAAAACCATCACTAGTTATACTATAATTTCCATCTGAATCTGGTCCAGTTAGAGTATAATCACTAGTATTTACTTTAACAGATCTCAATTTTACTCCTTCCCATTGTGTTGATTCATATCTCTTCTCTGTATCACTCTGAGTGTATTAAATAATGACTATCAGGCTTGAAATTCTTTTTATCAATTATCTATTTTTATATATAAGATATTAGACATGAACATCATGTTTCTTCAAAATTAGTTCACCAATATCACTCTCATTTGAGATGATTTGATAGTAAAGAATTAGATATAGATATCTATAAAATTAAATAAAATTCAGTAAGAAATTAATGATGTTTACAAAATATATCACAGCGGTGACTTAAAAGCGTCAGAGTACACGATAATTGATTTGTAGCTATTTCATTATATCACTCTGACGCTTTCTTTAAAAAGAAATAATGAATTAGTCATGAACAACTTAGCACACTTATCAAATCATCTCAAATGAGAGTGATATTGGGTGTTAGTTTTTGATACATTCATGATTTCTCTTAGTCACTTATATTCTATAAAATATATTTGAAAGAGAAGAATTTATGGCTACAGGAATATGCTACACTCAGAGTGATACAGAGAAGAGATATGAGGATGGAGTTTCCATAAGTTTGGTAAAAGGTACCCATGATTTACCAATAATTAAAAATGATATATTATCAGTAGCTAATGAAAATCATTATAGTTTTGAAGTTTCATCTTCTTATAAGCTCAATTCAAAATCACCATATCCAGAAGATGATGCTCCATTAATTTTTGTTACCTATTATCCTAGTTCAGGAAAGAATCCTCGTTATTTTAATTTTGCTTATAATTATATTGATATTGAAATATTATTAGAATTTGTGTGGCCTTCTTATGTAAAACCTTATAGTAAAGAAATTTTATTATCTTCTAATGGAGGATTTATCATATATATTAATGGAGAATCAAAAACTATAACTAAAAAATCTGATCTTAAATTTAAAATAGTAAAAGGATCATCAATAACCATAGGTACATCCTGGATAGAGAATTTAAAATTAAGAATGTATATGGCTAATAATAGTAATGATGTTTACAACAATACAGCCAACTCACAAATTGTTTATAATGATACAGAAAAAATAATATTATCTGATACAAATTATACAGATATAACAGAATCTACAACAATCCATATTAGGTTTACTAATAAAGTAATTTATATGATACCACTATATGATACAAATTCTAATTATAATTTTTGGTTAAATACTATTGATGCACGTAATATGGATAATAAATATCAATGTTATACATCTGATGCAGATAAAAATTCTTATTTTACATTAGTAACTAATAATGATACATACGCGTATGCATCTATTTTATTTCATCATGTTTATAAGGACCATAGAATAGGAGCATTTATGGGTACTATAGTATTGCCATCGTTAAAAATACCAACAAAATTAACTGATTATGACAAAGTAAAAGATACATATAAAGGATATGCATTTAAACGTAATACTAATCCCGGAGTTTTATGGGGAGCTGCACAACAAGTAAAAACAACATATGCAAAAAATACTTTTAATAATAGTAATAATGAAACATTAAATAACGATACTGTTATAAAAAAGGATGAATCAGTTATATATGATTGGCCAAATCAATTCCCATATAGATTTATCGGGTACAATAACCTGGCACAAAAAATTATAAATAATGGTTATGGTGGTGATGGGTGTGGTTTTACTCAATATAATCATGTAAGAATCAAAGATATGTTTTATGATAATAATTATTCGGATACATCAATAAATTATAGATATAGAAAAGTTGGCACAGTCTATTATGTATCTCAATGGGAAGGTAATTCAACTATAATATGTGATAATTCTGTTACTTCAAATAAAAGTTTTAAACAAAACATGCCTTATAATGGAGTTTTATTAGGAATGAAGCAATGGCATAATGATACCATAGTTTCTGCTGGAAATATTAGTTTCGGAGGTATTAATGCTATTTATACTGGAGAATATTTTTCATTGTATCAAGAGGGGAAAATTGGTTCGGATGGTCATACGTTTTTACAATGGATAGACCCATCAAATACTGATAACAATAAATATGCTGGTTACTTTATGATTGGTAGATATTATCGTAAAGGTTATTTTTTATGTTCTATTGGTGCCAGGTTTGCTGTTTATCCTGGAATCTGTAAAGATGATGTTATTGCTCAATGGAGTAGTTGGGATATTAGTAATGCATTTGCTTCTTAAACAAACATGGTTCAGTCTTAAGACTGAACCATGTTTCTATACTAATTAAAAGTCCATTGTAATTTTCCATACCTAATATAATTACAAAGTACTTCTTGCAAATCATATTTTCTTTCTACACCTATCATGCAATATCTGTCATGGTCCATCAAATCTTTAATATCCTTATCATAATGTTCCATAGCTCTTTCATAAGCAAGACTGTCCTTCTCTAATCCACTATCCTTCCATCTTTGACGTAACTTACATAACCAATATTCTTTGATATTCAGATTAGGCATCACATTTGTATAAATCAGATTTCTCTTTTCTAGTTCATCTCTAACTAGTCGATGAGTACTGCACATCACATTGATACCTTGCATTACTAAATCTTGTACATAGTTTACATAGATTTCTACCCAGTTAGTTGGTCTTCCATCATTTCCTTTCATCAGGCTAGTTTCCAAATCTATTATAGAAATCCATCTACCATCTTCCATTTGAATGCTATTACCTCCTATACTGGTTTTTCCTATAGCAGGATATCCACAAAATATGTGACCAAACCTACAAAATTTCTGATCTATTATCTTATTGTTTTCTAAATTGTTTTTCATTTTCATTTAAGCTGTTTAATTACTTCATCAAATATATAATTGTATTTAAGTTCTGTTACTCTTTCTATATGTTCATCTTTATGGGGGCATAATACGTCTTTAATATTAAGAGATTGTCTTCTAATGTTAAAATATGGAGTACCATCCATCCATGATTTAACAGTAACACTGGTAATATCCAAATGACCTTTATATTTTTTATCCAAGCCATGAATTTTGACATATTCATATACAGGCATGAATGTATCTTTTAACTTAAGTTCTTTACCGATAGGAGAAAGATCCATTTTATTAATTTGCTTTAGTTTTTCTAAATATTCATCAGCATTATATTTCTTTCTTTCCATTCGATAACATATAAATGATACAGGAGCAGTAGGTACTTCATCTGTTTCTGGAAAATCATCAGATATTGGATAAATTTGATCTAATAACCAAATAATATATTGGTTATTTACCTTGAATTGACATAAATTACATGACTGACGATGATCGTGGCTTAGTTCCCATAATTCTTTACTATATGGCATTACAGCAATATATGTTTCATTCCATATTGGTTTATTTAATTCATCATTGAGAATACTTCGTTCATCAGATCTATCTTTATTGATACAATATAATTTTACATCATTTGGAATAAGAATCTTATCTACATGTGAATTATATGCAAATCTCCAAATTTTATATTCTTTATAGTCTTTATTCATTTTATTTAATTTTTTAATCCTCTGGGTATATTTTGACACCTTGCTCTTTGAACAACAAATATATCTTATTTGCTAAATCGTAAGCTAATGGGTGAGGTTTACCAGTAAGACCTTTCATGCGTAGATCAAAGAAATGTTCCCAATCTTTTGTAGTACCACTCATCACCAATTCTGTGGCTGTTGAATTAGGAAGTACAGTAGCTGCTTCTTGCGCATTGCAACCCATCTTACATAACTTAAGATATGAATATTCTGCACGTTCCATCTGCTTTACCCATTCATCATATACCTCATTTGAAATTAAGTACTTTCCAAATGTTGGTTTCAAGAACTTAAGCTCATTATCAAACTTATCTTTACCATAATTACAGTAACGAGATGACTCTTGGTTGAAACTGAATACACGATGGCGTTCAAACTCATTTGCAATCTGACGATTAGTTATCATTCGTACTGTGATTCGTCTGATATGGTTTATTGGTTCATAAGCACACTGATACTTAAGTATATCTTCCATTTCATTTTCAACAATTACTCTATAGTTAGTAGTAACATAACAATAATTGCCATCACTATTTGTTTCACTATATTTGTTGAATGAAAAGAACAATGCATCATCTCTCTTACTTCTTGGCAACTTAAGATAGATAGTACAATGTTCCAATGTTGACAAATGTTCTGAATCAATCATTCTAGATACAAACTTTTCTGCACTACCTTCTGTTATAAGATTCAATGACTTATAGCAAGTTCTGCCTGCAATTTCTACAATCTTCTTACCCTCTTCAAGTGTTGCTTCACCTAAACTTAAAATCTCTGCTGTTTGACTATCAATTACCTTCATGTTGTTATTTTATTAATATTGTTTAAAACAAATCAAATTCCTCTTGCTTCTCTACTTTGGTTTCTGATTCTTCTTTCTCTTTCAATTTTCTCATGCTTCTTTCTAGCTTATCTTTCTTATAAGCAAACTCAAATACTCTGTTCAAGAAATTCTCATCATATTTGAATGCCGGCATATATGCTTTATAGATTTCTCCTTTGTTTTTACCAAGAGCTGCATCTGTATTCTCATATTCTGCTTTAGGTAAATTCACTATCATACATTGAACATGACTAGCTTCTGTACCTTCTGGTAAGTAATTCTGCAACAATGCTTCTTTATAGTTGAATACTTGCATAGTATAAGTATACCAATCAAGATTAAGAAGTGTTTGAGCTGGTCCGAGCAATGTTGGTGTCCATTTGTTTCCTTTAGTTGATATGCATTCATTTGACTTCCAATCTATAATGATCCAAGTATCAGTACGTTTGTTGTAGAATAATGCATCCAATCTACCTCTCACATAAAAATCATTGTCATTGATAGTAATTCTATTCCAAACTTCTATTTCTCTACCAACAAATTCAACATCACCAGACTTCATGATTCTTTCATAGAACTGGTCAAATGCCTTGATGTGTGCCTTCATTCTTTCATCTGCATCAACATCATTATCAAGCATGAATTCTTCTATAGTGTTTTCATCTCCTTCAAGCTTGCATTCAGTATAAGCATCTAATTTCTTACCATAAGTTCTAGAAACATTAGCTTTTTGTTCCCACAATTCTAATATCTCTTTATATGACAATCCAGTCCATTTACAGTTTATAGTTTTACCTTTTTCTTCACATTTCTTCGCTATAGCTTCTTGGTCAAACTTAGGACTGATATACCCATTTACTGCACTAATTGTAACATACGGAATATTCTTATCTACAAACTTATTATCTAGATTTCTTAACTTTTCTATCATGTTCATTTATACTTTAAGGATTAAATATTATATATAATATAGAATATTGATAGTGTTGATTTCAACAAAAAAGGCAGATCTTAAGATCTGCCTTTCCTATTCAATTTATGATTGTTTTATGATTCCCATTTAGCAAATTGGGTATCTAAGTGTTCATAACTGTAATATTCACCTTTATTAGTTTCATCATTCAAAAAATCTACAAATGATTTCAAATTCATAGAAGTCAACTTATATTTCTTAGCTTCTCTATTTTCTGGTAACAAATCTGATTTAACTGCTTTAATGAATTTCTTACATTCTTTATCAGAATTGAAAAACATACCTTGATTTGTCAATACTGGGCGTGCACAATATTTTATAATACCATTGATTCTTGATTGATTGTCTTTAAGTTCATAAGTCTTTACGGCTATGTAAATTACTTCAGATAATTTAGGTGCAGTTCTGACAATATCTTTAATAGTCCATTTATCTAATACAAATTTATCAGGCAATGGTGAATACCAATCTTTAGAATTCTTGTCATGAACAAATAAATGTTCACCATTCTTATCAAATAATTTAAATGTATATTTAGTAAATTTATTATTTAGACTTTCAATTTCTTTATTGAAATCACTTAAATTTACTTCTGTAGATTCATTAACATATTGTGATAATCCTATCATAGTGTTTATTAATTAATATCAAATAAATTGTCATTTTTTACATAGCTTCCAAGTGAACAAATTACATCCTCATTCACTTTGCTAAGTTCTTCTTTGTATTCATCAAATAACTTCTGAGCACCATCTGGCATCATCTTTACAAAAGCTACTTTATCGTCATCTTTGATAGCTTGTCTAACTTTAGTTGCTGATATACCATCTATTGCTGAACTTGTTTCATCTCTTTCTACAACAAATACTTTAAAATCATCTGGAAAATCCTTCAAATATTTCTTATTATTAGCCATGGATTTGTACATCTTTTCTCTATCAGTACCACAACCCCAAAGATGAGCAGAATAACCCTTTTTAGCTAATTCTTCCCCTATCTTATCTATGGCAGCATTCTTTACCCAAACAATATCTTGATAGAAATCTTTACCATTCAAACAAGTATCTATTTCTTTCTTTATTAAGTCATCAGAAAATGGATGTTTAGAATCAAATTTAGTGTTATGAATAAGACACAACACAGTTGGATACTCATTTTCTTTATATAATGCTTCCAATATTGATTGATGACCAAGTGTAAATGGTTGAGTACGACCTACCATTATGTTGACATCTTTCTTCTCCATATAAGTTATCTGAAATTTATATACTCAATTTAAGTAAAAATAGATTTATAAGAATTGAACAATCATCAAATTTGATGATTATCCAATTCATAGTATGCTCGATATCCACATAACAAGAATATTCCTATATAATAGATATAGAAGAATCCAATCCAAATATCAAACAAAATCAAGAATGGCAATGATATTATCAGAATGAATGGAAAGAATTCAATAAATACTTTTGTTGCCCATATAAACAAGACAGCCATTGCTAGAACCCATACAAAAATATTTGATGACCATCTGTCAATTTTCTTAATTCCGTTATTTATCAATGCTTTCCAACTCATCTTTCTTCTCTTTCTTTTTCTCTTCTCTCAATTCGAGATACTTAATTACATAAAATAACCAACTTACAACAAAGAACAGAACAATATATGCTGTATATGGTATTGGTAATATTACAGAATAAAATAATAGAATGACAATATTGACAATCATCAAATTATACCATTTTATACTCCAATATGTTTTTTGGTCAAAATACTGTGGATCACCCATGTTTTGTCTTCAATTTATTTAGTTCATCCCCGTAATCAAATGCATTCAAAATCTTATTGATAGTTGCTTTCAACTGTTCTGGTGTAGTAGTATCATCTATAGCATCTACTCCAGACCAAGCAATACCTGAATATTCTGATCTTTCATACATACAAATACTGTTACCAATAGCAGTAGAATTAGAAAAACAGATTTCAATAGACTTACCATAAAACCGTGGTCCATTATACAAACGTTCTACTCTATCAACAATCATATAGTTAGCAGAAACATATACTGCACCTAACATCTTCTTTGTAATTATGATCTTTCCAACAAAACGTTCAACATCGTATTTCTGAATTTCAATTTCATCTATCTGCTTCTGAATCTTCTGTTGTTCATCAGCTAGATTGTTTCTTTTTAACCGTAGATCATCTTGTTTTTTCTGCAATTCATCGAATTTTTCTTTCTCGATCATTTTTTCCTTCCTTTATATTTTTATATTTTAATCATGCAGTTCATAGGTATTAGTATGCTTGTAATGTTCATACTCCATACTAAACAAATACCATCTTTTATATTTAGTTAACCAACTAATTGGACATACTTTATGAATATCTTCATTACCAAAGAAGATACCATTTTCTGCACAATAGTATTCACGTTTCTTACCTGTTCTAGGATCAATCAATACAATGAACTTCTCTCCAGTATTCTCATCTACATAATACTTTTCTACTTCTGTCTCATTAGTATAGACAAGTACCTTTTCATTGTACAATGTATCATATAAGACGAATGCAACTAATCGTGGTAATGGTTCTTTCTTTGGCTTAGCATAACCAAGTTCGTTGAAGCTTACCATTGTTGCAGTTTTTCCATGCCATTTTGTCTTAGCTTCTTCAAAAGCTTCAACATCTTCTTGAGTCATCATAGATTCTACTTCATAGATGGCTGTAAATTCACAACAAGGATTATAATCTACTCGATAGTTTACTAAATATTTTCTCATTTTAATTATATTTTAATTATTAACAATTATAATATAGAACTTTTTAAGAAAATTTCAAATATAAATGAACAAAGGATGGTATTTAATACCATCCTCTATCCTTATTATCAATTCAACACCTTCGAAATTCTGTCATAATAAACATTTGACATGACTTTACAGAATGTACCTTGGTCAATAACAAACTGATCAACAACATGTCCACCATTAGAAATTGTTACCTTAATATCCAATGAGTTAGGAGAATTCCATCCTTTGTTCATTGGTCGCATTTCGGTGTAAGCAACTATTCTATTTCCTGGGAACATTTTATGTTCTACCATGAACTTGGTGATATGACTCTTTTCACCAATATAGCATTCAAATGAAAAACCATATTCATTTTTCCAGTTTACTTTTCTATTGATATATCTCATAATCTATATAATATTAATTGTTTACTTGAAGTTCTTGTACTTGTCAATGTACTCCTGTGGAGCAAGAACATTAGTATCATCAGGAACATCAGTTACCTTAGCTTCTGCAATCTCATCAATCTTACTTGTTCGCTCCATTACGGTCATCTCATTAGTATAGTCACCCATCAAATCACTCAAGTCAATATCAAACTTAACTGCCTTAGAACATGAATTAGCAATATAAGTTGAAATCAATGTAAGTACCTCTGCTCGCTTCATCTCAATCTTGTTGCTAAGCTTAGCCATTGTTGCATTGACACTCATTACCTGATTCCTCAAATTATCCAATGATTTCTGAGATGCAGCAATTGACTTATCAAGCTGTTCTACCTGCATTACCATCTGGCCACCAACATTAGGATCTGATTCAGGATTTTTCTTCATCTTCAAGATAGATGATACAATATTCTGCTTTGCATTCTGTAGCTTAGTGATATTGCTATTGATGTTTGTCTCTGTATTTGTAAGATTTACAATTACTTTCTTTACTTCATCAACCTTTGCAGCTTTGTAATCATCCAATGCATCAAGCATCTCTTGCTGGATATCTTCTGGTGTTCGCAACTTACGATTCAGATCATCCATATAATGTGAGAACTTCTTCTGGAGAGTACATGCTAGCTTCTCACCAGAACTTTTCTTGTAATTAGCCTTTTTTCGACCACTAAGATAGCATACTACCAAGAAAGTTACAACTATAATTACAACACCTAAAATTACATTTGTTACCATTTCCATTTTTATTTACTTAATTTATAAATTAATTTATTAATATCTGATTGCAAATCTTCCTCTGCACGTTTATTCAATACATCCTGTTTTGATCTGTTTCTTCTTTCATTCTCATTATAATACTGTGTAAACTTACTATAAGAAATGAATGGAGCACAATAAAAGCTTTCAATTATTGTATTTCCTGTTATATCTTCATAATTATATCTGTTTTCAGACTTAAATACCCACCTGAATATGTTTACAATAAAATAGAATATTACACAGATGTTTGTAATGTTTGTACATTGATAAAATGCCCACCAGAATCTTTCTGTTTCACACATCTTTTCTAGACTAAGTATGTTACTGTGACCGATAATGGTTGTAAAGAAAACTACTGTTGTAATAGCAACAACTGTATAGATAACAAAAAATGATATGTCACACACTATCAAATTGTTCTTTGCATCTTTCTTTGAAAGATACATACATCCAAAAATTCCAAGCAAATTTGCTCTAATCCATTGTAATAATTTATTATTCATCTTAAAATAATTTTATTTCTGTACAGATAAATGAGTATACAAATCACCAATAAATGTATCAAGATTCCATCTTCCTGTAGTAGTACCATGAAAACGGTATTTTGTACCACATTTAGGACATTCATTTATCATCATCAATCCAAGATCTCCGCTATCACACCAACCAATTACATGATTAGTATCTAATGTTTGGCATTCTGGACATCTGAAATCTTTTACATAAGGATCTGTTGATTCTCTTTTAAGTTTCAACAACTTATCCCATCTAGAACCTAATAGTTCTTTCCAAGTCTTTTCCATTTATTTCTTAATTGATGTTAAACATTTATTTCTTAATTGATGTTACAATATCGTTAACTACAGGACCAAAGATATCTTTGATATTCCAGATAATTGATTCAATAATTATTTTAAAGAACCAACCAAGTACAAAAAGTAACAATACACAACCAATAAAACCAATAAACTCTACCATAATTTTAATAATTTTAATTTTTACATAATAAATATAGAATTTTCTTTAAAGAATTTTAAATAAAATGAATCAAAAATATAAAAAAATACAAGGGCTACCTCTTTCATCATTACAACCTATGATATTGGGAAAGAATGTTGAAATGATAGCCTCATGTGATCTATTTCCAAATTTTTATGCTAGTGGAATAGTATATAAAATTGAACAACCATCAAATATCTGTATCATATATGTAAAAGAAAAGAACAGAATAGTAAAAGTTGATGGTGGCATGAACGGTTTGTCATTTATTTATCGGTAGATTTTTACCAATGATTATGATTCAATGTTCCATTTTCTCTTGCTTCTTTTACTTGTGCTTCTCTTATCTTTATATCCAATATATGCTTACCTAATGGTTTCAAGAATGGCCTAATTGTTTTTTGTGCTGGATATTCTTCCTTTTCTTTATTATAGCAACCAAACCATTGATTTTCTACATACGAATCATATAATGCATCTTCTTCCGGTTTCTTCAATTCTCCTGTTATGCTATTGACATTGTTCATCATGGAAAGAATGCCTTCCCAATAGCAAACATCAAATACCTCTCCATCTCTCTTTTCATTATATTTTGGTGCTAGAAAATCAATATGAAGAGAAATATGTTTAAACAAAGTAATTTCTATATATGGGTCTTCTTCATATTCGAGCACCCCATATTTGCTTTTCCAACCTAATCCAACTCCATATATTTCTAATATATTCATTGGATCTACACCATGGTACTTTTGCCAAAATCTAAATTTCATCTTTGGCTTTATGAAGTATTTTCTTCCATACTTCTCCCATATTTCTAATGGATTTTCCCAATCAATTTTGAATAAATTATAAAACTTCCAACACATAATTATCTGAATTATTTAGTTACTACCATTCATCATATTCATAATGATTTCTTTCTTTTCTGGAGTCATATTTTCTAATATCTTATCAGTTGCATCTTTTAAAGTCATCTTAACTGTTGATAGAGAAACACCTTCATTTTCTGCAAGTTCTGATACTGACATACTGTAAGGCATACCAACACCATATCGTTTCTTCATCATCCTCTTTGCTGTAGGTGACAATGGTTCCAACAATTCATCTATAGTATTTCTCAAACTAGATATACGTTCTTCTTCATCTAACTTATTGTCTTCAATGATGAATTCATCATTAGCCATCTTACTTATATCATTGTCATGATAACAATCATCTGTATAAGGATTGATTCCATCCAATCTTATTATATCAGCTAATTTTGTTCCTTTACCAGCATTAGGTACTCTTACAACTTGACCTTGTCTTGATATATCTACTAATATGCTTGCACGAATCCATTGAAATGCAACAGAAGCAAACACTGCAGTCTTTACATTCTTATCGACCCAAGAATAGAATTCTGATGTATTGTTGAATCCATCAATAGGTAATTTACTTAATGTTTCATCAAGAAGCTTATCATAAGTAAATCCTTCTTTTATTATATTCTTAGCCTTTTCATAACATATAGGACTATTCTCATCACATTCCAACTTTATCTTTTGTTTGATAGAATTTCTCAAATTTGCTTTAGATGTATCAAATCTGTCAAATGCTGCTATCAATCCTTCATTACCAGCTTGAATCAAATCATCAAATGGCATACCAAGATTCTGATAACGTTTAGCACAGTTTACAACTAACTTCAAATTATTCTTCAAGAATATTTCTCTGTTCTCATCACAAAATACTAAATCATCACATTCATTTTGAGGATGCTCTATATATTGCTTCTTTACTTCATTGAAGTATCTGTCTATATTGTTATCAAAGGTCTTATCAGTATATTGCTTTACTAAACTTGCTCTTGCTTTCTTCTTAGCTGCAAGATATAATGTAGTTGCATCTGTTCTAGAAATAAATGGAGCTATTCGTAAAGCCTCATCTATATAAGTACAAATAATATCCTTTTCATGACAATCCCTTATAGCTCTGATTTCATCCTTCATCAATTGGATCCAATCTGCAAGGAAATAATCTTCTTCTATACCCATCCAAGGACCAAATATAGGATATTTCTTTTTCAATGTTTTTACAAAGTCAACAATACGCTTTGTATTTGCTTTATTTATAGTTACTTTAATACGTGGCACTTTTTACTTTTACATGTATTTTCCATACAATTAAAATAGTAAAAATACCACGTATTATTCAAACATATAAATGTTAAATATTATTAAAATTTAAGATAAAGCCTTTTTGATTTCATCTAGCTTTTCTTTATGCTCTTTTATTTCTTCTGCTGTTGCCAATCTTATAGTAGTATGAAGGCACTTGTTATTTTCTGGGATATGGAATTCTTCAGTATCATGATCTTTAACCAATGGAATAAATCCAACTCCTGCATCTATACCACCAGCTAAGATTTGACAACCACGATGCCAATTTTTATCAATATTGATACCAAACTTTGGAACCTTATCATTCCAAGAAAATCCAGTAACTTCAAACCCCATATAATATCCAATACTTACAGGAGCATTCTTACTTATCTTGAATTCTTTTGTCTCGGTATCATATTCCATGTTGGATGAAACAGCAAACATATCACCTTTCTTGATACCATTGCTTGTTATATACTTATCTTCAAATTCTTTTGCAACAAACTTTCTGAGATTGTCTGCCCAATATACTGCTTTGTTGAATGCATAATAAGTATCTGCATCATCTACTAATCTTTCTATACCATCAAGATCATTAATTGCAAATCTATCTTCTTCTATGGTAACATTACATCTCTTAGAAACTTTTACTTTCTTAAACTCCATAATAATCCTATTTAACTGTAATAGCAATATGATAATTACCATCCTTTATTGTAGTGGTAAACATATAAGCCGATTTTACTGGTTTATTGAGAAAACAAACAGGAATCTTCTTCCATTCATCATTAGAAATAACACCACCTACATACTTTACTTCTACAATAGGTTCATCATACAACTCATGGTGATTGTAAATTTGTACAGTACCAACACTATGGCATTTTCCATTCTGCTCTAACTCTTGAATATCATTCAACATTGACCTCAATGAAGTACCAGGATCAAACTCTATGAAATAAAGAGCAACCATAGTCTCTTCATCCAATTGCTGAAAATTTAAGCTAATCATAACAATTTACCATCTAGAACCATAAACAAAACCTACCACTCTCATCTGATCACCAAACTTATCTTTAACCGATACATTTGAATGACCTTTCTCTTCAACATCATCAACAATGACAACTTGATCTTGTGATACTCCAGTCATATCACAAACATATTCATTGACTTCATCCAATGAATCAAAGTTCACCGTTTGTCTAGTTGAATCGATATAAAATATATATTTATTGAACTTACTACTCATCTCTCAATTTTGATAGAATTTTTTCTAATGTATATAAATCAGAATTCTCAATATTAGCAGTACGTAAAGTATCAGTATTCAGCATCAAACTCAATTCAGCAATATCTTTCTTCAACTGCTTTTCTTTTCTAACTTTCTCTTTATATTCATCAAGAGCTTTAGTAATGCTCTTGTAATACTCATCATTACTTTCATACTTCTTCTTAATAATATTTACATTAACATTGTAAGTAGTATTGCAGTTGTATGCTTTGTATTCATGTTCATCAAACTTTACTTCCGTATCTGAACCATACTTTTCTATTGCTTCATCTATAATAGACTTCAAATCACCTAAAGTAGTATGACCCAATGTAGAATTTGTGGTTTGAAATCTATTATCAAGAATTCCAAATACTTCACCTTTGCAATTTCTATTGTCACAATCCCACGAGTATTCATCTTTTTCTCTTGAATACTCTATCATTGGTACATTTTCTGGCCAGAATCCTCTAGCTGGAACAACAAACCCTGGATATTCTCTTAAAATATCCTTTACGAGATCATCCAGGGTTTTTGCATTCATTTCTTTTTCCATGAATATTCTATATTAAAGAGTTTCTACTGGATCAGAAGTATTGAATGTAAAGTTGTCACCAATAAATTGGCAATAATCAGACTTATTGATTTTGTAATACTGTGGTGTTGTAGTATGTACATAATACTCACCATCTTTATCAGTTGCCTGAATACCGATTACATAGTCATTCCTTACTACCAAACCACTAACAAATGTATAGAACTCTGAACGAGAAAGACACTTCTTGAGATAATTATAATCACTAACATTAATCTTATAATACTGAGATGTTACTGTATGTACATAATACTCACCATTATTAGATGCATTAGGCTGAATTCCTACAATATTTGAAAACTTAATAATCAAACCATTTGAAAGTACTGCAAACTGTGAATTACTTGACTGTGTCATAATTTTTATAATTTAATTTTATATTTGTATTTATATTTATATTTTAATTCTTTAATCAAACAAACTTACTAGATAATCTTCAAGTTCACCATCAATATCCAAGCGACCACCTTGCCATGCTTTATCAACATCCATACTGAACCATCCACCATCTACTGTTCTAGCAAACCAGATTAGATTCCTATCATAATCTTTGATTTCACAAGCAACAATATAGTCAGTTGTATTGTTCCAAATCCAATCATGAGTTTTAGATTCACGTTCAAAAGCCTTCTTGACTTTATCAGGTGCATCATCATATACCATTACTTGCTTTACTGTTGCTTGATACATTCTGCTATATGAAATCTTACCATCATCGAAGAACATGCAAGTCTGATTTACCTTTGGAATTGGTTTCTCATCAAATTTCATCTTCTTATTAATCATCTTACTCATAGTTTATAATCGTTTAAATTATTAGTATACTTCTTCACAATCCAAATCTTCAAGATAGGCATTGTCTGTATCATAATTGAAGAACTCATTTACACCATCATCGTAAGCATCAATGATACGTTCTACATCATCAAAGTCAAATATAGGAGTACCTCCAACACTGTAGATTGATACTTCTTTGTTACCAAGAATCTTATATTCACCATTCTCATCTTTCTTCGAAAATGCAAGATTAATAGTAAGAGCGTCATCATCAATAGTGAAAACAGTTGAAGTATCACCAAACTTGCAATTGAAAAGATAAGTATCTCCATTCAAGAGATTTACAACTGCTTTATCGAAAGAAATTTTATTTGTATTCATAATCATAATCATTAATGTTTTAACAATTATAATATAGAATAAACAAATAAAATTTCAATCATTTTGCTATTTATTTTTTCTCCAATGTAAACACATAATATATTCAAAACAACAATTACCAGCATTATCTTTATTGTATTCACATAATGCATCAATAATCTTTCTGATAGACTTGTCATTTACTGTATCAGGTACTTCATAACTAAGAAGCCAATCTACTTCTTTCATGATATTATACCATTCATCATCAGTTTGATATATAGGAGAAATAGACTTTGCTGCTGTATATTGAAACTTGTCAAAACTTGCATAAACAAGTCCTAGCATCAACTTTGCAACATCAAACTCTTGATCTGTCAAAGTATTAAATATTGGATTAGCAATCATTCTATTTACATACTTACTTGCAAGCTTCATGTATGCTTTAGTTCTGATATCTGCTTTCTTCTTATAAGAACGTTCAATCTCGTCTTTCAATCCATCAATATGTGTGTCAATAGAATATTCAGACATCATGAATGTATAGTAGTCCTTTGAAATCTTTGGCATCTTAGGTCCACAAACCTTAATCTTAAGCTTGTCAAGCAAATCCATATTGCTATCCATATAATCAAAATCATACTGGATAGGACAATACTTTCTTCCATTGACCTTGATTACATTATTGAAGAATCTTGGCTTTGGAATCAAGTCATACATCATATTAGGATCTGATGTATCATTTACAATATACTTGCATCCATTCTTCTTCAATGAATAGATAATAGTAATATGATACTCTCTTGCAATCTTTGCAGCACACTCCCAGAAATAATGTACTGGATTAAAGTAACTGTCTTCATTGATAGGCTTGCAAATAAGACCCTTTACTTTACTGATATCTGAATATTTATCATCTAACCATTCATTCAACAATTTGTTTGTATGCTTTTCAGCTAATACATTCAAACTACCCATGTACTCACCACATGTTCCGTGCTCCATATCTTTATAGAGGAAAATATCGATATCAAACAAACTTGCACACTTTCTAAGTTCTTCAGTCATAATCTTTATATATTTATATTATTTTAATTCTGTTTACAAGTAAGAAGGTGACCAATTACATACATAATCAACCAAAGCCATGATATTTGAATATCCTACTTCTTCATTCTTACCATATACTTTATACACATGTTTCTTCATGATGCTTCCACATTCATTAAGTACTTCCATCTTTCTCATCTCACCAGAGAATTTGATGCAATAGTCAATGTACATTTCAAGATAGTGCTCACGAATTCTATCATCAATAAATCTATCCTTTCTACCACCAGGTACTAAACAACCTATTGGTAAGTCATCATAATAGAAATATTTCTTCTTATTGTTCTTGCAAAGACCTATAATGAATTTGCATAATGTACGAACATACATTCTTACAACATTAGAAGTATCATTTGGAAATTCATTTTTCTGTACTTCATCTTCAATATCTGATGCAAATGTGTAGAAGATAAGTTGTGCTTTCTCTCTACACATTTTCTCCAATTCTTCTGTATAATTCTTTATAGTTTCATTGTAAGAATTCAAATGATGGAAATTGTACAAAACTCTATTTGGTGGATAATTGCAATTGCTAGGTGCATCAGGACCAAACTTATGAAGATAATTCTTCTGCAATGCTTCATGATAAAGCTTTACCAATTGCGGAGCACTAGATGACTTAGCTATATATGTAATAGCCTTATATCGACAGACACAAGTACAATTCAAACTCTTTGCAACTCTACAAACATTTTCCCAAATAGTAATATCATACTTATCTTTGTCATGATCTTCATAAACATAGTCAATAACAACAGTACGAATCTTATTGTATTCATACTTCTTTCTATGAAGAATGAGTTCAGTAACAGTTACATCGCCACTCTTTAACTTCTTTCTTGATAAACCAATGCAATGTTCATCACTCTTAAACTGAAAACCTACAACTGTAATCATAATTGAAATAAATTTTTAAAGTTAAATACAACCTGAAATTAAGATTGCCTTATCTAATTTAGTCAAGAAATCAAACTTTGAATCAGCTGAACTTGAAAATGGATAAAAATCTCTCATCAACTCACATTCACCTAACTTCAATTCTTTTAAGATATCGGTATCATTTTTAATGTTGAATTCCCATCCAGACCAAACTTCAGTTTCATTTTTGCTATTGAACAATATTTTCATTGTAACAATATTATTCTCAATCTTGATACTAATTGCAGAAAAACCAAATGGTTTCATCCAAAGTGGCTTATTAGGTTCTATCTTTCGGTAACCCATTGATACTAATGCTTCTTTTAATTTCTCCATAATCATCATTATTTTGTTCGATTAAAATATAGAACAATCTTAGGAAATTTCAAAATTTTAATATGTTCCTAACTTACAAAATGAAAGGACAGAATATTTTAGAATTGTGAAAGTAGATTCATAATCAACTCGCTCTTTTCTACAGATTCTATCACCCCACATCATAAGTACTTTCTCATCAACAACATTTTTGAATTCAATAGGATGTTCTGGCGTACTTCTCGTATCTAATACTAAAGAATCAATATTCTCTACTATCTTATCTGTCTGCATACACCGCTTTACAACTTTATAACTTACTAGAAACTTCATGGCTTATTTGTTTTTAATATGGTCCTAATTTACAGAATGAAAGAATAGAACAATTCAATATTGTATATTCATATCCATCAATAAATCTTTCTGTATTGCAAATTTCAAAACTCCACTTATCTAATACATTTCTGTCAACAACATTATTATATTCAATATAATGCTTATCAGTACTATCTGTATCTAATACCAAAGCATTAATATTTTCTACAACAATATCATTTACGTCATTACGTTTAGTTACCTTATAGCTTACTAAGAATTCCATAGTCTAATCTCTTTTCTTATAACGTTTAACTACATTATATCTCTTACCATCTCTATATAATAGCCAATCTCCAATATCAGAAATATCTTCAAATTCAGAAATGGTACCATATTCATCTTCAAATACAACAGTTTGCCATTTGCGACCAAACCAACCAGATAGTACAATTTCTTCAACTTGATAATATACTTCATCTACCCATTTGAATGTACCATCATCTTGCTTCTTTCTCTTATGTTGACTTACTTCAACAATACGATACTTCAATTCAACACCTTGACTGAGTTCACCTAATGCTTCTGTTGCATCAACATCAACAATTCTCTTCTGTTCCATGCTTGTATAGTTTATTCCAATAATTCTCAAGAATATCACACTGAATGTTGTGACTGAATGTTTCATCAAAAATCAGCTTATGCTGGAAATCAATAGCAGTAGCAAATGGATAGTCACGAAAATACATGCTTGGCATTTCTCTATTAGGATTTGAAGAAGTCAAATCTAGAAAATCTGTTTCCATTTGTTCTGTTGACAAATTGCTCTTCAATGGTACCATCTTGAATAATGTAGTATCAGAATCAACAGGAATTCCAAAAAACATAAACTTTACATTATGCCTAGAACTAGTACCAAGGTTGAAGAATGAAACACAAATTTCCCAACCAATCAAATTATCAAGCTTAGACACATAAACCTTATGCTCACATAATGAAGTGTTCTTGAAACCAAAATATTTCAAGCATTCTTCAATATCTTTCTTAATCTCATTTTCTACAAAAATAGCATCCATCATAATAATTAATTTTATTTATTTTCGATTCTTTGACTTGAACAACTGAAACAGCAAGTTATGGAACCAACCATATTCCCATACATTGATATTCAATTGACTTATGAAATGTAAAGCAGAATCAAAAGCAGTACATTTACTGCAGATACTTACATCATCTCTCTTAGGACAAAGATCAGTATCTCTGTTGCAGTAAACTTCTATTTCCTTCTTATCAGGATTATATATACAATGTAAGCTTACTGTATAGTAATCATTTCTGTTATACTTTTCTGTAAAGAAAAACTTAATATCAGCAATACAAGTACCTAAGTAGTTACATTCTATAGTATGAATGACCTCAGAACTAGAATATCCTTTATCTAGCCATTCCTTTACTTTTCGTTCAAATTCTCTTTCACTCATGCAATCTCTTTTACATCCAATCCAAATCCACAAGTAATGAGATACTTGTAATCTTCTTTAGATACTTTATAATACTGTGATGTAATAGTATGAATGAAGAACTCATTCTCATTGTCAGGGTTTGGTTGTTGATATGGATAAGGTTATCGGAATACAACCAAACCAGTTGACAAAATCACATACTTCATATTTGCTTCGTTCTGTACTTTCATATTCTTTATCTTTATATTAATATTAGTATTCCAAACAGTTAGAATTCTTCCACTTAGTAATTCCAATAGGAGCAATTCCAAAATCTTCATTCAACAAATCTTCAAGCTTCTCAAGAAGAAAGTCAATATCATCCTGAATAGTATTTCCGTTCATCAAATCTTCATCGTACTCAATAAGATGAACTTTATTAGATACCATCTTCAAACCAGTATCTTCATCCTTAGTAGTGGTTTCAAAAATAAGGTTAACGGTACCATCTACTTCATTCATAGAGAATACTGCTTTAGTATAGTCAGTAATCTTCAACTTAATACCATTAGAATCACCAAGAAGAAGATTTTCAAAAGCGTCATTTGTATTGTTTGTAATCATAATCTTAAAAATTAAATTGTTCTACATTCAGTTTGTCAATATTTGTTTGACATACTGAATATAGAAACAACTTCAAAAATTTCAAAAAATTATTCAGCTGCTTTAATATTTATTCGTTCTTTTATTCTCTTCAGAATCTGAACTGTTGGTTCAATCTGCTCAATAATCTCATCCATCGGCTTGTATGCCATAGGAGACTCATCCAATGTTGACTTGTTGACAGAAGTTGAACAAACGTCCTTCATCTCTTCGGTAAATTCATCCATAGAAAGATTTGCCTTAGTAGCAGAACGTGACATCAATCGACCGGCACCATGAGGAGCAGTACAATTCCATTCAGCATTTCCTTTACCTACACAAATCAATACACCATCTCGCATGTTGATAGGAATCACAAGTTTACGTCCATAAGCAGCATTGACAGAACCTTTACGGATAATCATATCATCAAAATCAATATAATTATGCATAGTATTGATGACACGAGCGGTTGTAGCACCTTTGACAATCTTAGTATAGATTTCTGTCATCTTATCTGAAATAAGCAAATGATTGTACTTAGCATAAGTCTGTGCAATTACCATATCAGTAAGATAACCAATCAGATTCTCACCATTCAGATAACCAGTAGGAACAGATGATACAAAGTCTTCCTTTGCATTCTTGATTCGCTCATTCCACTCTGACTTAGGATATGTGTCCTTTATCTTTTCAATATGCTTTGCCCATTCTGAACTATCAACATGATAAGGTTTGTTTGCAACATTCATCCAGTACTTTGCTACCTTCAAACCAAAATTGCGAGAACCACAATGTATCATGATATATCCGTTACCTTCATCATCAGTATCATAAGACAAGAAATGATTGCCACCACCAGTAGTACCTAATGACTTCCAGAAAGTGCCTTCATCCATACCAATTCGCTTCAGCATATCAGAAATGTACTTTTCATTTACATTTACATTGTTCACAAAATCTGTTGTAGCAACAGCTCTGTCAATAGCAGTATTGCACATCTTGTAGAACATCTTCTCATCAGCAATCTTCTTATCATAGATAGTGAATCCAGTAGGGATATCCTTTTTCCATCGATGTTCAAGCAACACATAAGATTTCCTCTGGACATGGCTTTGACATCTTGATACAAGTTACCTGGCAACCAATATCCACACCTACATGGCTTGGATTGACCATTGGATTCTTCTTATCAATAGTAGAAGAAAATCCTATCACTATCCCCTGCCCACAGTGTACATCACACATCACTCGTATCTTCTGATTCTTAAATGCAGGACAGTCACAAATACTGTAAACCATCTTCAATGCATCTTCTTCAACTGTCTTTGCAAAAATCTTGCAATCCTTATTGTACTTACCAATTATATTGTATTCCATATTAATTCAAATCTAATTTTGTGAAACCTGTAATGACAACATGCAATTCTGCTACTTTACCTTCATTTTCTTGGCCATGTGAATATGTTCGTTCATTCAACTGCTTGGCTTCTTCATCTTCTAATATAGCTGTCCATGTATCTAATGTATTTTCAGTAACATTACCAAACATGTTGCACCACATCAGTTTTGTACATTCATAGAAACCAGGAATTCCAAACATCGTAGTATAGCTAACTTTATAGTTGACTAATGCTTTTCTTTTCAATAATGACATATCTGTTTACTAATTATTAATTAATTCTAGGATTCCCCTGTTAAGCGCCTGGGTCACACAGGGAGCGGATAAATATACTGAAGCATATTCCATAAAAGGGACTCATTTGAGAGTCCCTGTGTGAATTTATTCTTCATTCAACTTAATGAATCTGATCTGAGTGAGAATAAACTTACCTTCATTTGTCTTTGCAATTTCCTTAAGTTTCTTGTCAACTTCTGAACGAGTTTCAGGAGTGTTAGGAAGAGGTTCTGTCATCACCTTGATGAATTCACCTTTGCGAACTCCATCAGCTTCATCTTCTGAAACATTCTTCTTGATTACAACTAACTGAGTCTTGTCCTTGGCATCCATAACTGAAGTAAGAATCTTACCGTAAGCTGCTTCCTTAATGAGGTTGTTACGGAGAATTCTAAGCTGCTGCTCTTCTGAAGTAAATGAATATTCTTTATTGATTTTATAAAGGTTATCAACATTCTTGTGACAAGTATCTTCAAGTTCCTTTGCAAATTCCTTGTTGTTGATAATCATTGCAACAAACCCATAGTACTTGAGAACTTTAATGCTTCTTTCATCAAGATTGTTGATTCTAACATCACCATAAGAACTGATGTTTAAACGGAAATCCCATACCTTTTTGTTAGTATCCCAATTATACTCATAAGAAGGATAGATATCTACTTCATAGAAGCTGTTGTTATCTTCTGGTTTGAAGCTTACATTTCTATCAGAAGCGACATTGACATGGTACTCAGTAATGTTGAACTTCTTCAAAACATCATTCACTTCGTTGATGTAGTTAGTAACAGCACTTGTATATTTCTCAGCTCCAACCTTAGTAAGTTCATCAATCTCATTCAAACGAATATCGATAGACTCAACTGTTGTGTACTTAGCTTTAACTTCTGCGTAGTTCATAATTATTTAAATTTTAAAAATTAAACATCTTTATTTTAACGTTTATAATATAGTATAGAGATTAGAAATTTCAAAATAAATGATTAAAATTTCAAAAAAAAAAAAAAAAAAATGGAACAATCATTAATGATTATTCCATTCTAGAGGTTTTAAATATACTGCTTCACAGCTTCTATGGATTTACTGAATGTATTCAAGAACATGTTTGCTTGACTGTCTTCTGCAAAAGACAACAATCTTGACCATCCAGTAACTTTTCTTACATCTAATTCACCATTATGGACAGCAACAGCCCAACAAGGTGTTCCATCATCAGATGGTTCCCATCCTCTTCTGTAGATATCTCTCAATATCAGAATCTTACCAAGTTCATACAGGTCATCTTTCAATACAGAATTGTCATCATCCTCATAAGAACGAGCTTCATAAAATGAATCTACTGCTTCTTCCCATGACTCTGGAAAGCTTTCTATCTCATTCAATGGTGGTAATTCTTTCCAAACTTTCTTCAAAGATTCCCACAACATGGTATCATCTTCCATATAGACAATCTTGTTGTTGTCATGAAAATCAATGTAGAATACATGGTGAGGATTAGCTAATTCAATACTTTTGAAATCTTCTCCAACGACACCTCCACAAGCCATCAATCGATTCATGACACCTAGTGGATTTGATGGGCAACCCAACACATATATAAACTGATGATCTTTGTGTTCTTTATATTTCATTTTACAGCTTTACAGTCATCCTATATGCTAGTCCATCTTTTCTGTTTATCAAATCTGCTGTAACTTTCTTAACTTCTGTATTGAAAGTATAATCAATAGATTTGTCAGAATTCTTGACAAACGTATAGTCACTATCTATATTTGTCATGTCTAATGACATGTATATTGGTTTTCCTTGGTCATCAATACCAGGGAAAAAGAAGAGATGACTTTTGTCATCTCTCTTGTATAATGATACAAATCCTGGAAACATGTTATATTCTTTAAATTAAACAAAAATACTTATATTTATCTTTATATGAAGAATATAGAATATGTATACAGATTATTTCAAAGCATTGAGTGCTGCAATGATTTTTTCTTTATGGTGTACTTTGATACTCTTAGGTCCACCAGTAGGAATGTGCCAAGCAATCTTTGCAATAACTGCACCTTTATCTGTTGCTGATGCTATTTCATCTAACCACATCTTTACAACATCATAAGTAACACCACAATGCAAACGAAGTTCACGTTCCAAACCTGTGTGGCCATCAGCATCTTGAAGCAGTTCATCATGAGCCCAAGGTTCAGCTACTTCAGAACCACAGTCATCTGATGGTGTTGATGGAGTTGGTGGAGTTGGTGGATCTGTCTTACCATCATCTGGATCCTTAGGAGGTTTTGGGGCTTTATAAATAGGATTCTCCTTACGATGATCAGCATCTTCTAACTTGGTTTCTTTATCATCATCATAATGATAAAGATACTGATCCTTTTCAGTACCTTCTGTCCAGTAATGACCTGACTTGCAATCTTTATTAGGACAATGACCTGGTTTGCAAGTACATACATGGTCAGGATTTGAACAATCACCAGCAGGAGGACAATTATCACCACTATCACCAGTATTTTCTACTGGATCTTGGATTGGGTCCTGAGTTGTATCTTCTGGTGTATCAGAACCAGAATTTGTAGTATCATCCTGGATTGGATTTACTTCATCATTCAAAACAACTGTTGATTGCTTTGTTTCTTCTGTATTAGTTGATTTCTTTGCCATTTTTAGATTCAATTTTAATGAATTTAGTTAAAAATAACTTCAGGTGTACTGAAGAATGAAGTACTAGAAAGAGGTGCTCATTTTAAGCATTTCCAAATAAGTCAAACTGAACTGTACCATTACCATTCAACAATGGGAATTTCATTACTTCAAGAAATCTGTTCAATGGATCAAGAACATTCTTTTGCCATTGTATTGCCTTATCACATTGTGGTGCCCAAGATGGAAGTTCACCAGATGGATATCCAAAGTAATCTGTTTCAGCCTTCTTTGTACTTCCTAATCTTATATTGTAATACTTTACTTTCTGTCCTTGTACAATGCGAAGATTTCTCTGATTGTTCTTCTTTGCTAAATAGTTATATCTTGCTGCACATTTTACAGATACTGGAGTCTGTTTTGCAAACATCAAATCTTCTTCATCACACAAAACATATTTCTTATAATTACCAACATTGATTGACTGAGAAATATCCTCAATAGGAGCTGACCAGAATTTCTTCTTCCACTTTTCCAATCTGCTGTTGAAATAGAGAATATATTCTTCTTTTGACATTGTACCGGTTTCATAAACCAATGACCTTGTCATATCAGTAATGATTTCCTTTGCAAGCTTAGGAGAAGTTGTCTTAATAAGCTCAATTCCAACACCAGTAATCTTTGAAGGTATAAACCACTTGCCTTTTGAATAAGACATAGCCTTCAAATATTTCTTTTTCTTCAATGTAATTGTTGCCTCAGAAACAGTTTCCAACTCAAACTCATGAATTGAATGACAATGACGTGGATTGTACATATTGTTCATCCACTCAGTATTTTGCTTATCAAGAAACTCTTTATTGAATCTCAATATCCATTTGATCTTATCATCTCGTTCTGGAATGCTTGCTAAAGTTTCTGGTGTCCAACATCTGAAGAAATCACCATATTGGGTATATACAGAATCAGTATCACTATATTCACTAACATGTTGCTCTCTAAACCAATCATGCTTTGACTCATCAAGCTCAAATCCAAATTTTTCCCACAAATCCTTTCTTTTCCAAATATCTTCATGGAAAAACTCTTCAAGTCTATGCCACATGAATTTTGTCAAGTTTCTTGCCTCACATGTAATATCACTTGCAACACGCATATCATAGAAATAAAAGAATCTGTTTGCACATGCACCATACGCCGCATTATTCAAAAGTTTACTGCATAATTCCAACATTGAATTCTCTTCTATCAGATGTTCCAAGTCCTCTTTATATGTTTTAAGCTCTTCTAGTGAAAGTGAATAAATATCTTTACCTCCAAGCTTATCTTTCATAAATTGCTGACACTGCTCAGAGAAAACTTTCTTTTCTCCATATTTCTCTATGTTATATTCCATTTTTATCTTTATTTATTGCTATATTATATATGATTTAATATAGAAAATGGACACTACTTTGTTCAAAGCAATGTCCATTTCATTTACAAATAAAGGACTTAGATGCAGTCCTTCAAGAAGTCAAGCTCATCATCTGTCAAACCAGTTACCTTAGCGGTCGGGAACAATGTGTTGTGAATCTTGACTGCAATCTTGATCTTTCGAGCGAGAACTGCCATAGACTGAGCTGTGGTATTCACCTTATTGAGAATCTCGACTGGATTAATTGCCTTCAAGTTAGTGGCAACATCTGTGGTATTTGTAATACCCAAGTCAAGTGAATTCTCAAGGTCATTCTGCATGTTACGATAGTCCTGTACCATCTTAGCTACATCCATCTCAGACTGTGTCTGAATTGATCGTGTTGCGTTCTTTACACGAATATCCTTTACCTCTTTTGCACTTCCGCCAATAATTGACTCAAAACTCTGCATAATTCTTTCTTAATTTAAATTGTTAAAATATTTGTTTGTTGTATAATTAAATACGTTAATAATATAGAAAAGTTGAATTAAAATTCAAACTTTTATTTCCTGTTAACTTTAATTAACTTCAGTTAAACTGAAGTATGAAGTTCTAACATATAGAAAAGCTTCAGAAAATCTCAAACTTATTTGAATTATTTTCTACAAAAGAAGCATATCATTACCATTGTCATTTGCAACATCTGGTTTACTCACTTGCTTAGTAGGCTTAGGTGCCTTACGTTTAGTTGGGGTATTGATAGGTTTCTTTTCTTCTTTCTTTTCTGGTATATATAACTTTTCTGGTATATATAACTTCTTTTTATTTGGATCGAATGTGATAGTTTCATTAGGTAACTTTTCTCTAATGAAATCAATATACATATCTATAGTCTTTTGCAATTTTTCAGCATCCACCATCAAATTCTTGACTAAGGCAGTCAAAACATTCAATTTATCTCCATTGACTATAGTTTCATTAGTAAAAAACTTACCAGGACCATAATTCTTACGAGAACTTTCACTTAGATCTCCAATTAGATCTTTAATCTTATCTAATTTCTGTTTTGTTATTCTCTCAATTGTCATGATAATTCTGTTGTTTATCCGTAAATAAGTTCATGAACTCTTTCATAACTCATTTCTGCTACTTCAGCATCACCTGACTGGATTGAATAACTTGGCTCAAAACAAGCTCTAAAATCTAATTTTCTTTCATCCATAACTTTATATTATATTAATTATTATTAAATGGATCTGCTGTATAGATGCATAAGTCAAACTTATCAAGTTGAACACCATCACCGATAGTAAACTTGGCATAATAGCTTTCTGATGCATCACCAGTTTCTTTACCTACTTCCACTTCGATTTCATCATCTTTAATGTACTTAAGTACTTCAGCTAATCTAAATGAAGCACTTTCTTCATCACAACCAAATTCTTCAACTAAATCTGGTGTAATGAATTCCATTACATGATATCCGAAATCAGAATGTAGAAATTCATTACCAGTATACCAATTGAAAAAATTCTCTATAGTTGTCTTTATTTTGTTCATAATCATTATATATTTTATTAACGATTATAATATAGAAAAGCTTTAGAAAATTTCAAAATTTAATCAAAATATTTTGACAACATATATTCAAGATCAAGATATACATAGTTAGGTATGTCAAGTACCTTACAAACATGCTCTTTCAACATGTTATAATGTATCTGACAATATGCATCTGTATATGAAACTGGATATTGATATTCTTTATCATCCTTATGATAAAGCCACGTCCCGTATCCATGTGGCAATCCTGGCAGATCCATCTTGTTGCATACAACAAAATCACTGAAATTATCTACTTCACCTATGATTTCATCTGTCAATTCTACCTTTCCATCACGATAAGCTATCATCTCCTCTATCATCTTTCGAGGAATCAATTTTACAAACTTTTCCATTAAATCAGCATATCAGCATTATCAGAACTTGCATAGTAAGGAACTTCCTTCTTTGTATCTGCTTTCTTAGAAACAGTTGTCAACTCAGGTGCCTCATCTCGCTTAATATACTTATTGTTTTGCGACTTGGTAAGCATCGTTTTTAACAATTCAATCTTATACTGAAGATATTCAATATGTTTTCTTAGAATCATCTTACAAGCAACACCCATATCATAATCATCAGTACAGAAATTGCTAGCATCACTCAAGAAATTTCTTGTCCTATTGAGTTCTACTTCAGCATTCATCAATTTGTTGCTGAGAGTATCGGCATCTTGTTTTGTAACAATATCCTTAATATCCTTAATTAATTTAATTTCTTCCATGTTTCTTCTTTCTGTTATTCAAATATCTATTATAGAATGGTCTTTCATCCATAACTAATTCTGTTCTAGTAGGCATATAAGTCTTTTGTACTTCCTTCATATTGTACTCAATATATCCATTGTCATCAATGAACATCATAGCAGTACCTCACTTTCTTTATTTGCAAATACATTATCTTCTCTGCTCTTATCAAGTTCATAAGGACGCATAGCTCCACAAATGAATGTCCAACCTTTCTTCAGATAAGGCTTGTCAGAAATATAAGACAAGACTCTCTCTCGTTGGCTAGGACTAGTCCATTCCTTTTCCATTGTATTGTTGGGGTTAGTACAATACATAGCCATATCATCATCATTGAACCAATCATCTGGGTCTGGATCTGGTACAATAGTATGGTACTTGCACTTCAAACATTTCTTATTACAAAACTTCTTTTCGTTACACATAATCATTAAATTTTAATATTGTTTTATATAATTAATTGACGTATAAAAGATAGAATCTTTTGTAGGAATTTCAAAGAAATAGTCTAACTTTTAGAAACCTTTTCTACTATTTTTAAATAAGACAATTTAATGTGCAAATTGTTTGCAAACAATAAATATATTTTATAAATAAACATAATTATGGCTTTAACAAACTTAAACAGGATTTTTGTTCGTGTTACAGAGGCTGGTCTTCGTGATGCAGTCATTGCTAAATCTAAGGAGACTAACAACAATAAGATTTACTTCTTGACAAAGACCCAGGAGATTGTTACTCAGGGTGTTGCTTATGGTCTTTCTACTGATGTTCAGGCTCAGATTGCTAACATCAAGTCTATCTTGAAGACATTTGACAACAATGGTAAGGGTACTGAGGATTCAGTAAAGGCTGCTATCGATGCTGTACAGTCTGCACTTGATGCATATAAGGCAGATAATGATGCTAAGCGTGCTCTTCTTGTTAAGACAGTTGCTTACAATACTATTACTAAGGCTATCGACTTCACATCAGAGGATGGTACAACAGTTCAGTCTATCAATGCTAGCGATATCATCGGCAACCACGTTGTAAAGAGTTCTGCTTATGATGCTGATACAAATACATTGAAGCTCACATTCGAAGGTGCTGCTGCAGATGTTGATGTAAATATCGATCTTGGGCAGATGCTTGACATGAATGATGTCATCTCTGGTGATGCTGAGCACTTTGTGGTTAGTTATGCTGAGAAGAAGCTTACTATCAAGCCTGTTACCGCAACAGTTGCTAGTGATACAGTAGGTCTTGCTGATGCCAAGGATGTTAAGTCTTATGTTGATGCTGCTGTTAGTGGTGCTACTACAGATCTTCAGGGTAAGATTGATACTATCAATGGTAAGCTTGATGTTATCAATGGTGATGAAACTGTAGATGGTTCTATTGCAAAGGCATTAGCTGATGCTAAGGAATATGCAGATAGTCTTAATACAACTGCTACCGCTGCTATTACAAAGGAAGTTGCAGATCGTAAAGCTGCTGACAAGGCATTGTATGGTGCTGAAATTCCTGCTACAGGTGCTTCTACTATTTCTGGTAATGCTGCTAACATTGCTGCTTTGACAGAAGCTCTTGCTTCTGAGAAGACTGCTCGTGAAGCTGCTATCAAAGAGATTACAGATGCATTGGCCGATCCTGCTACATTCTGGGAAGATTACACTGCTTAATCTCAAAGGATATGAATACGATCAAAGTGTCACCCTGGGTGACACTTTGATTTATTTTTAATCAACAAAATTGAACAACAACTAATGGGAAATGTAAAAATATCTGAACTACCTTATGCATCAAAAATAGATGATGATGCATTGGTTGTTCTCGTTCAAGACCATGCTAATAAAGTTGTTACTGTTGATGAGCTTTCTCAAAAGATAAATGAGAAACAAAACCACACTATAGACCATCTATGGCATGAACTTAGACGTGCAACAGGTATGGAAACCGTAAGAGCCATATCTAATACTGTCTCTAATCATGAATATAGAATAGATGGAATAGAAAAGCTGAATGGAAAGCAAGATAGACAATTGGCAAGCTTGACTAATGCTATGCGTGAAATCTCTGCTAGGCAACATGCACATCATGATGATATCAATATATTGCAGACTGGTGTCAAAGAAAATCGTCGTTCATTAGCTTATCTCAATTTCCGTGTGGATGGTGTTATTAAAGATACTTACACATATTTTAATAACATCAGTCAAATTCAAGCTGATTTAGCAGCAGCAATTCAAAAGCATGAAGCTGACTTGTCTTATACTTATGATTATATTGAGCGAGCAGCTGAAGCTACACAAGCAAATTGTTATGCTTACACCTCTACAGAGGTAGATAACAATTGGACATACACATATTCAGCGTATGCTTATCTTACTGACTTTGTTCATTTTAGTCCTAATGAGTATTGGGGTGGAATCAAAGAAAATAAAGACATGTATAATGGCTTTCAAGATAATTTTCTAGGAACAACAAAGACAGAAAATAAAGATGATACAACTAACCCTGGTACAACTACTAATAAGGGATGTTCAGAAGGTTGTACATGCTAAAAATTAAAATATAAACGTTTATATAAAATGGCTACACAAAATCCAGATTTAAAGAAGCTTTTTGTTTATGTAAGTTTTAAAGTTACTGGTATTGAATTAACAAGTGCTATTGCTGAACTTGTTAGAATAAGTAATGAGAAGTATCCTGATAGAATTTTCTTCCTTGAAAATACAGGTGAGATTATTTCTCATGGTAATAAATTCGGTGTTTCTGATGAAGTAAAGAAACAGATTGCAACTCTTCAAACAGAAAGTGCTAACTTACAGACATCTGTAAAAGCTCTTACAGGTCTTACTAATGTACCTGCTGATGCAACTGATGTAAAGATTACAGATGATTCTGTAATTGGTAAGTATGTTGCTACACAAATTCTTAAGAATAAGACTATTGTAGCTCCTAAAACAGATTCAGGTATTACAGTAGAAACAAGTGATGATACAGCTGGTACTACAACTTATACAGTTGGTTTAGATCAGTCTGTTATTGTTGATGGTAAGACAATTGTAACAGATGGTGGCAAGCTTAAGACAGCAGTAAAGCTTGTTAAGAAGTATTGTGCTGATGAAACTCCTACTGTTGATTCTACATTCTATGGTACAAAAACTGAAGTTCCTGCTGATAAATCTGTACACCCAGTAATCTTGTTGACAAACAATGCAGGTGATATTCTTGATATTGTAGATGGTAATGAGTTTGTTACAGATGGTATGCTTAGTGGTGTATCATATAATGAAGTAGATGGTACTCTTACATTTACTTGGAATACTGATTCCGGTAAAACTGATGCAACTACTATTGACATTAAGAAGCTTTTCCAAATAGAGAATATTCATACAACAACTCCTGATTATATTACAGTAGACAAAGAGACACCTGGACAGCACGGTGATACTGCTAAGTTGGCTTATCATGTTGATGCTAAAGTTGATGCAACAGATTTGACAAAGTTCTCTACAGTAACATATACTCCTGCTACTACTGATGCTGATGCTAACTATGTTACTAACTATGCAAATGACGCCGAGTTGTCTATTGCTCTTGGTAAAGTTTCAGGTCTTGCTGATGCTAACAAGGTTGCTGCTAAGATTGCTCAGATCGATAAGGATATCGTTAAAGTTGGTAATGATGCTATTGCACGTGAGAAGACTATTGCTAATGGTATTGATGAAAAGATTAAGGCATTACGAGATGACCTTAACAAGGAAGTAACTAATCGTGGTAATGCTGATGCTGCATTGTATGGTGGAACTATTCCTACAGATGGTCCTGCTTCTACTATTACTGGTAACGCTGCTGCTATTGCTACACTGAATGCAGATGAGAATACTGCAGGTTCTGTAGCAGCTAAGATCAAAGCTCTTAAGGAGTCTCTTGATGCTGAAGTAGAATACAAGGATGTAAATAACCTTGTTAAGGTTGCAGTTTCTCAAGTAGATGGTGTTGTATCTGCTAAGGAAAATGCTGTTACTGTAAAGACTGCTACTCTTACTGCAGGTGTAGATCAAGATGCTGAGTATACACTTGATGCTGCTAGTCCTAGTGGTTATACACAAAAGGGTGGTTATAAAGCCAAGTCTATTGATCAGATTGCTTCAGATGATCCATCACTTGTTACTAACCAAGATGCTTGGATTTATGGTCAATGTATCAAGACACAAGCTATAAATGCTATCAATTCTGATGACAATGAATACATCAAGATCGTACGTGAAGACAATAAGACTAAAATTAAGTTTGAACCTTGGGTAGAAATTCACACAGTAACAGAACTTGCTGATATTGATAAAATTTAATTTAGTTTAAAACAATAATATATAAAGGACAGGACAATCAAGTTCTGTCCTTTTATTTTTTATGGCGCAGTTATTTTTATATAAATTAAACAGTAAGACACCGACAGTAAGACTTACAGATTTTGTAATATATGTTAATCTCTGTTTGGTGTCATTTATAAATTAACATATTTTAAATTCAAATGGCAAAACTATTTAAAGAAACCACTTTTGCTAAATTCAAAGCAGAAGGTACTCATGAACTTAATAAGATTTATTTCATTAAAGACAAAGGAATGATGTTTGCAAATGGCATGCTTTATTCTCATAATACAACAGATACTGTTACCACAGGTGGTGCAGTAGAAATATTAGCACCTACTGTAAATTTGACAACGAATTCTATTGTTACTATTACTGATTTTGATATATCGTTTTCTGGCATAAAAGAATTTACACTTATAAACAATTGTAATGTTTCTAATATTATAGAATTAGGAAAGAAAATAAACAGTTATGGAGATAAGACAAGCCTTGAATTACAGTTAGGTGATAGTGTGAAATTTTCGAAAGAATCTGATGGTACTTGGATTATCAACTATATAATGAATGCAAATAAACTTGTATTTCCTGCATTGATCCCTGATGATATTAAGAATAATGAAAAGAAAGTAATAGTAATAGATAATGAAGGTAATTATTCTTCTATTAACTTTACAGAAATGAAGGCTTGGGACAATACAGTAACTAATGATTTGAATAATGATACTTTAAATCAAAGCTATCCAAATGCCGTTGTTGGTTTCCAAGTAATATGTGTCAATGGTGGAAAAACTTATGAAATGATAGATAGTACTACAAAAACTTGGGTAAGCTATAATATCACAAAATTATCTTAATTTGTTTATGGGATCATTAGATAAAATAGGAGAAGTTGTACCACAAATAAATAAATTCTGTTCATCTTCTTCTCCTAATAAAATAATGAGATATATCCAATTTAAAGTTGTTAACCCAAGATCTTATTGGCTATTATCTCAACAAGCAGATGCTCTTAAAAAAGATGAGGATGGCAGTTATTCACTTTCTAATCTTGATTATATGCCAGATAAAGACAAATATTGCTGTACACAAAACTTTCCAATCACATTTGGATCTGACCAACCATTTACATTTGAAATAGATTGGGCAGATGGTAATGTAGAAACATTGGAATCTGTAGAAACTACTAAGTCGGGTTTAAACAGATTTGTAGTGCAATTTAGATTGTACAATACACCATATTATGATGGTAATGGTGAATCAACTTATTATAACTATAAATTGAAGAAAGATGATTCTAACTATATACCACATGAACCTTATATATTTAAAGATGGACTTAAGAAATCAAGAATAGTAACATTCAATGTAATAAAAGGTACTGTAAAATATTTTTATGCCTATCATATAAACTTTGAAACATATCCATTATTCTCTATTCCAGAAATGAGCTATTTATGGACCTCAGAATGTACATCCGATAATATGCCTTATGATACATTCAAATATCTTAATAATTTGACCACATTAGGTATTGGTTATACATGTACAAATAAGCTTATTAAAGTTCCGGATAGTATTTGGACTATGAAAAAATTAACCAAACTTCAATTATCATCTACATTAAGCAATACAGATCCTGAAACTAATGGTTTGAAGAATATAAAGAATCTTATTAATCTTGTTGACGTTGATTTACATAATTGTACAAAATACTATATTCCTGAATTCAATGACCTTACTAAACTTAAAAGCTTGAAAATTTCTAAAAATACTGTAGTTGATGATGAAATATTTACAAAATATAATATTGGTTCAACAGAAACACCTATACAATTATATAATTTGCAAATAGGTTTCAATTGGAATGGAGGAAACAAACATTGGCAAGATCCTGATAAAGGATGGAACTATCCTTATGCAGAATTATCTGATGCTACATTATCAAGAATAAACCAATTACAAGGATTTGGCGGATCTATGAATCCTAATAATACTCCATTTAGAACATGGAATAGAATGACAAATCTTAGATATATATATTTGTCACAACAATGGCCACTTAGCCAATATGGTTCCACTTCATCTACAAATGTAAATGATACTATAAAAAAGGCAAGAGTCCCAATAGATGAAATAGTAAAGAATCTATTTATTAATGTTGTAGATAACAATATTGAAATGCTTACAAATAATATAGGTTCATTTAAAAGCCAATGGAGAGGAATAAATCTTCAATTGTATAGAAGCCAACAGTGTAGTAGTAGACAAATGAGACCTTCTGGTGAATATAAGGCACCTGATGGATTCGAATTAGGAAAATCTAATGGGTTAACAGTAGATATACAAAAAACATCTCTTACTCCAGAAGATATTAAATTAGGTAAATCTGATATAGATTTTGCTTCATGTAAAGTACTTAGAAAAGATGGTAGTTTAGCAACACCAATGGAAATGCTTTATTGTCTTGTAAATAATTATTCTTGGAAAATATATGTTAATGGCGATGCAACTGGATTAGAAGAAAATAATGCAGGTGCTTACCCAACAAATGAATTATCAGAAGAAACAAATACTACAGATTATACAATGAAATGTTTTGTATATCTTGATGTTACTGATGAAAATAATCCTGTAATGATTGGATATGACAATTATGGTTTTACTGATATTCTTGGTCTGGACAATATCTATATACAAGGATTTACTGATAAAACCGGAGCAAAAGAATGGTGTTCTGTACAGAATATAGAATGGAATGATACAGAATTATAAACATAAAAAGAAGAGGAATCTTAAGATTCCTCTTCCAATTTCTTCTTCAATTCCTCATTTACTTTATCTGTTTCTTCTTTCCATTTCTTGATAGTTTCTGGATTACCATCAAATGATTCAATGGTTTTCTTCATATCCTTTTTCAAATCCTCATACAAGTCTGGATTAATCTTAGTCCAATTTTTCTTAGGATCCTTCTTTCCAGTATATTCCCAATCATCAAGAATTGTTTGAATGGTATTGATTTTACACATTTCCCATTCATATTCATTCAATTCATCAAACAATTCATCAACTTCAGTATTCAATTTCCATAGTGTATCACCTTCAGAATCTGATGGAAACACATCCTTTGGTGTACAAATACAAATTTGACGAATCTTATTCTTTATTCTATCAATATTATTTGAACATTCTTCTTTTGCTCGTTCAAATTCACTATAAGAAGTATATTGACAACCTGGTAACCAAACTTCTCCTTTATAAGCTTTTATACAATGATCTACTGACATAGCAATTCTCCTTTAAATATATTCAATTCATTTTTAACTGAAATCTGTATACAATGCAAATCTCAATCCTTCTTTAGTAATGAAATCATGATACTTAGGTTCAATAGTATTGTTCATAGCATACTTCTTGAACATACCTATTTCTCGTTGATATTCTCTAGTATATGGTGTACGATGTTCTGGGTACTGTTCATAATACTCTTTACCAGTAAGAGCACCACAATCATATTTTAGAATATCACTAATCTTATCCATGAACTCATCCCATGTATATGTGCTTCCATTTTCACTAACAATATGTGCATTGTTGGATTCAATGAAATTCTTAATGGACTCTAATACAGGTTCATAATACTTCAAATCATTGGCATCCCAATCAAATACCCAACCACCTGATCTCTTACCAAGATGGATACGATTTTTGTTAATTTCTTCTTTTACATCAAAAATCTCTGCTTCAATGGCATCAATATCATAAGGTGTGTTATTGATAAGCTCAATAGCCTTCTCAAGATTCTTTGTTACCTTCTTCTTTACTGGAAGTACTGCATAAAAATTTGTCCCCATACTATATTCAAATTATTAAATTCATTATCCTAAATTAACTCGATTTGATGTACCAATCTTGTTTACATAGATTTCAATGTAAGTCATTCTATGGTTAGTACCAAAATCACCACCTTCATCCATGTTGTTGATGTAGACTAATTCATCTTTCATACCATTGAATAAGAACATTTCTCTCAAGATTGAACCAGTCATTACATTGTCATCATATTCTTCTGAATCACCATCCAAAATCATATAACCATTCTTTCTTGTGATATTATCTAAGTAAGTAAAACCTACATAGTCACCACCTTCATCTCCATAATTCAATGAAATCTTCCATTCATTCAAATTAGAGTTATGCAATATTGAAATAATATCTTTGATTGTGAAACAAGAATCATCTTCTTTAATCACAAAAACCTTATCATAATTCTTGTGATTTACAATCATAACTTCAAATGAAGTATTGTACTTCTCATTAACATTCTCGATATTGCTCTTGATAATTTCAGCTTTTGTCATTGTCATAATCATTATTTAACTTTAGTTCTTGAACAGAACTGAAAGTGATGTTCATTAACTTACGTAATAAATATAGAAAAGTTGAATTAAAATTCAAACTTTTATTTCATGTTAACTAAAGTTAACATTTAGAACAAAACCTAGAAATTTCAAAATATTATTTTGCATCTAAATATTTTCTTATTTTAGATCTAAAATTTTTCATCTTATTTTTGCTGTGTAATATCCTAATATTTTATAAAAGGCATACACTCCACTTACAACAAAGAAGATAATGATAGGAATCCAAAGAGGACTAGTTACCCACCACCAAGACCAATCAATAACATTTGTCAACTTAAGTACAAGAAATACTAAAAACAAAACACTTGAAAATGACAATCCATGATTTGATACATTACTATTATTTTCCATTTTATTTTATATTTAAATTTATATTAAATGTTCACACAGGGACGTTAAAATTGTTCCAACTGATAGAATATACTTCTAAGTAATATTCCGCTCCCTGTGTGACCCAGGCGCTTAACAGGAGAACTCTATGTATACCTAGAGATTTTTAACTTAAGTTCTTGAACAGATCTGTAAGTGATGTTCATTAAAAGTGCTTAGCAAGTTCAGTATTTGTGAAGAACATCATATTGATGCATTTAGCCATCCATTCAACTAAACCTTCATTGCATGATTCTTCAAAATACTGACCAGATTCAAGCATAATGTGTACACATTCATGTACAAATGTTTGCTTTATCTGTTCTGGTTTTAATGGCTTATCAGATGGAGTAGTCAATGACAAGTTGATTACTTGTTCTGATAAGTTACTGTTACCAAAGATCCAGCAAGAATTATCGTAATCAGAATATACTTTATCATGGAAGCAAACATCTATTGTTTCACCAAATAAGTTGAATTGGAAATCCACGTACTTCTTCTGCTTCTTCATATTTTTCTTTGTACTGGTATTCTTTGCATTATTGTTCTTTGAAGCTCTGCAAACTTTTTTAAAGATGATTTTTTCATCATCATTAATCACGTCTTTTGCAAACTCAGTATCCATAAAATCAACTACTTTTTTCATAATCATAAAAATTTAAATAATCATTATTTAACTTTAGTTCTTGAACAGAACTGAAAGTGATGTTCATTAATTTACGTAATAAATATAGAAAAGTTGAATTAAAATTCAAACTTTTATTTCATGTTAACTAAAGTTAACATTTAGAACAAATGCAGGAAATTTCAAAAGAAAAATCCTGCATTTTGCATTATTTTAATTATTTTACTCTGTATTTTAATCTTTGATATTCTCAATTTCACTTGCTGGAATAATCAATGTATATATACCTGCAGCTCCTGCATTACCTTCTACAGCCATAGTAAGAATCTTAATCAATTTTCCATTAATTAATAAGATATTTGGTACAATATCAAGTTTACCTGTACCACCACCATAATAATGACCCCATACATCTTTTCTAGCAGCTGCTGCTCTACTAGCTCTTACATCTCTTTCAAGCTTAATTGGTTTAAAATCAAAAGCACTTGTCATTTGCTTAAGCTTATCATCCAATTCCTTAGTTAGACCAAGTTCTTTCATTCTTTTGTTTGTATCCAGAGCATATCTTATATCATCCTTTTGCCCAACAGTACCCTTATCTTTTCTGTTTTTATAATAAGCATTTATTTTTGTGGTATCAACAAACCCATAACTTCTTTCTTTGAATGCATCTTCTCCATTTAAATCTGGTATCCAATGTGGAATTCTTGTAATACCTGCTTTTTTAAGAATATTAGTGATACCCTTCTTATCAAATAAGTCAGCCCAATTATCCATACCAACAACATAGTATGGACCTTTACCAATTGACTTTACAACAACATTATTTATTTCCTCTCTACGGCTAAACCCAATTATTAAATCATCATAATAACTATCCAAATTATCCAACTTTCTAGCATCATCATATTTATCGATGATATCCATGAATTCAGATTTGCTTAAAGCTTCATTTATAAAATTTGTTAATGATTCCATTTTTTTTGTTTATAATAATTAAAAATACTTAAATTAAATGTTCAAGAATTGTGACTTAAGATTAGGTTTAGATATTTCTGGTTCAGAAACTTCTGGTTCTGCTTCTTCTTTTGCTAAATTCTGAGCGTCGCCTTCATCTGTCTCATTGACAACTCCTTCAGGTTCTTTGCTCCCACTATTATCTCTCTCGCAAATTCGCCCATCTTCCTTGATAACCTCTTCCTCTTGGTTGGTTTGTTCTTGTACTTGCTCATTTTCTATCTTATGTTCTGGTTCTGGTTCTGGTTCTTCTTTTATTTCTTCTTGTTTTGTAGGTTCTGGTACTTTATCCTCTTCCTTATATAAGTAACTTGTCAACATCTCTGTAAGCAATAAAGCAGAAATTGGGAGAATTCCGCCCACGAGATATGTTATAATTACATTACACATTTGGTCTGGTAAGTCTGTCCAAATAAATACTGGCTCTTTGAAAAACCTTAAGTTTTCCATAGAATTAGAAACAATGTATTTATATGATGAATAAACATTACCAAGGATTTGTACAAGTGTAAAAATCGAAAGTTGAACCCAAGTCATGATTTTCTTTCTTTGATTTGGATTAGTAAGCAAACTAAACAATACTGCGGCTTGACCAATTTCAAAAGTTATAGCAAGCATAACACCTAATGCTGGGGCATTAGCTAAACTGAAAAATGCAACAGCATGTATACCAGAAACTAAAGCAACACTAAGGTACAATGCAGCAAATAATCCAATATAAATGTACTTTGTTATTTTCTTCTTATTCATTTTATTATTTTAAATACTAAATACTATAAATATAGTTATTTGTCTTTAATAAGTTCACTCTTATTGTTATCAAAAACCATATCTTTTTCTTCAATTTCCAACTTTATCTTATCATCCATGTATTTTACAATATTGCTTGACTTTGTTCTCTTGAAGATACCCCATAATTCGTATAGCAATTCATCATCTGATGTATTTACAACATCAAACTCTGACCAATCTACAATGAATCTGAGATTTTCCAATGCATACTTCTTCAGGTTATCTTGTTCTCCTTTATAATTGTCATCTAATGATTTGTCAAAATCGAAAGTACAATGCAACTCATCTTTTGCATCTTCTTTCTTTTCAAATTCAAATCTAACATCTATAATATTATCAGCATTGACACCAAAATATTCTTTAGCTAAATTATTATCAGATGGCATGCTTTCAAGAAGCAAATCAGATATATATTGATTGATATCATCATCAGTATAGTCTTCTGGTACTTCTATTACAAAGATACCTTTTCTGTTTTCTGGATCTTTTACCTTCCAACTAGCTTCAAAGTCATTCAATCTGATTGTCTGATCTCTATCCTCATTCAGTGCAAAAGGAGAGTTCGTTGCCAAGCTCTCCTTCATATATTCTACTAACTGTTTCATAGTTTTATTCAATTCTAATTTGTTCCTGATATTGGTCCTTCATGACCTTTCATTCTACCATTTCTCTTCAAACAAGCATCAAATACTTTAGTTGAATTTGCTTTTGATTTGGCGGATTCCCAATCTTCTCTATTCACAAATATAGATTCAGGATATTTCTTGTAATCTGTATACCATCTGATATCATAATTATCTACAAGTCTCCATACATCTATCATCTCATTGAGTTCAAGAACATTTTCACTATCTTTAGGATCCATTTTTGTTGGAGTATCACATTTCTTCTCTAACAACATACATACTAAACTTCTCATTATATTATATATCTTTATGTTTTTGATTTATTGATTTACAGATAGTATTGATAACAATCTTATCTGCTTCTGAATAATTATCTAAGCACTCATCATCTTCATATTTATTGCCTTTACCATGATTTAAGAATATAGGAATCAACTTATCTGTATCTATAATATAGAAGAATTCCACTTTACCAGTAATATTAAATAATTCTACAAAAGTAAATGGCTTCTTTGATTCTGAATCATTTATCTTTTCACCAACTCTATTGAATTCTTTTGATACATAATCCCATTTATCTTGAGATATGATGGATTGACGTAAAAAGATTTGCCTATCTTGATCTTTATTAGTAGCAACATATACATTTGCGACAAATTGTAGATCATCATTTAAAATCTCAAGAGCTGTACCTCTACCAAAATTTCTTAAAGATGCCTTAGCCCATTTACCCTGGGCTAATCCTTTAAGTCTAACTATAGATTTCTTATCTGCATTATAATAGATATTGAATTTCTTTTCTTCATCATCTGGATCTTCATTCATCAATTCTTTATCAATATTGTCTTTAAATGCTTGCAAGAACTTTTCTGCTCGTGGATCACCAAGTTTCTTTGCTTTCTTAGCTGCATTCAAATACGTTTGATTTTTCAACTCAAAAACAAATTCATCAAGATTTTCGTTCAAGCATTCTGAAATACTAATCATTCTTTCCTTTATTTAATATATTTATAGTATCTATAATTTTCTTAAGAACATAGATATTGTCATAATTGTCTGGCAATCCTTTTGCATCATCATTCATCATATCAGTCAATGCATTGAAGTTGATTCCACTGTCATCTACTAGTTTCTTAAAACCATCTATATCTTTTTGATAGGACGCATCTAACATAAATGCGTCCAATACAGATGATTCTACTCCTTTAGACCAATTATTGAATTTCCATTGAATGTTATCCGCATCCAATTCTTCTTTCATTACTACATAGCTCTTAAGATTAATCATTGCTTTTTACCAGTATTTTTGAACCAACCATACAACTGTTCTGCAAAGTCAACTTTTTTAATGTTGAATGCAACCTTCATAGTATCATAACTAGAATCATGAATTTCTATATACAGATATTCTTTTCCACTTATTGTTTCTGTATAAGCATCAAATGAAATTTCTTTGCTTTGACTTGAAGTAATCCAATCTTCTTTATTAGGTCCGCCATCACTGTACATATTCAGATTAGATACTAATTCTGATATTGCTTTGGTTCTTGACAACTTAGATAATTCCACATACTTGTCAATAAATTGCTTGAGAGTAATCTTGATTGAATAACGTTCAATATTACTTTCAAACAATGTTTTTACATATTCAGATAGGCTTTTCATCTTACTTACTATTCTTTATGAATTTCTTAGCAATAGATGTCAATCTCATTTTCTCTATTTTGAATGTAAACCAATCTTTATCATCTGCTTTCTTGAAGTATATGAATAATGAAATGAAACTGCCAAAGTTATCTTCATACTTAAATTCAAACTTTTCGTTTAAATTTTTCTTAAGATATTCTACCATCTGTTCAGGTTTATTGAACTTTGGATTACCATCATTGAATTCAAAAGTATCGAATGCAATAGAGCTTACAAGATTGTCTACTGTCAACTTCTTTGAATCTTTCTTTATCAAAGCATCAAGAAAATCTTGCATTGTTGAAATGCAAGAATATTCTTTTGCTTTAGATACTATTAATGATTTCATAAGCTTACTCACGATATGCTGTATCATTATCATTTATGTGGAATACAGATGGATCAGCATTTCTCTGATCTTCATCATTCAAACACTCTTTATAGAGAGAATACAACTCAGCAAATGCTTTCTTCAACTCTGGAGTATTCTTAATGTATTGAAGAATTTTGAAATTAGAATTAGTAATTTCTGATGGATTCTTCATACCATACTTAGTCATGATTTGCTTTGCCTTAAGCTTCTCATGCCCAAACAATCCATTCATACTGTAGAATATATCAAGCTGCTTTTCAGTAAATTTCTTCTCAAGCATCTTAACAATCATCTTCCAAAGCTTAGCAATATCTTGCTGGTCGAGTGAAGCATCTGCATCTTCTTTAGAATCAACTTTATCAAAGATTCCCTTACCTTCATCTCCACCACCGATAGGTGACTCACCAGATACTGAAGTCTGTTTTGTATTTCTACCTGTATCTTTACGTTCCCTATTCTGAACAGAAACTGGAATACGTACTAAGTGTGAAGCATTCTTGATATTTTCAAGGATTACAATACGAATCAAATAGCTAGCATAACTCAAGAAAGTGAATGCCTTACGCTTCTTCATTTCATCTTTCAATTCTCCAGCCATCTCTTCTGCTTCAGCATTCTTTCCACCACGTTTCTTAGCGGTCTCTTCAGAAGATTTACCATATTGATTCATTGCAATGGTAAGACCTTCCATACCAAAAGCAAACAAATCATCAAGAGAGAAGCTAGACTTTCCATTGAATCCACGAGCAATCTTCCAAACCAATGGAGTATATTTCTTAGCCACGGCATCACGACCTTTCTTTGTCTTCAAATCAAGCAATATCTCATCTGGTGAAATCTCATTTTTGATAATTGCACTGAATTGCTCTTCAGTCTGGAATACTGGTACCTCAAGAAGACGATGTGCTTTAGCAAGTGTTCCAATCCACTTGTACAACTCTTGCATCTTAGGATCTTTTGGCTTACCCTTACCATAGAAATCTTGAAGAGAACCAATCTCCTTCATATATGTAGCATTGTTTACAATCAACCAATTGATGATTTCCTTCGCCTCAACAGAAATGAACTTGTCTGCAGCGGTAAGATATGTCTTAAGCTTAGCAGATGGAATAAAATCCAAAGTATCATTCTGTACATCAAGTGACTTAGCTTCTACAACAAATTCTGATAATTTCTTCATATTTTCTTGAACTTTTTAAGTTTGAATTTCTAAATTTATTTCAAACATAGCTTGAAATTAATCAAGATTATGTTCTATATTTTATTAACGAGATGAATATAGAACAATTAGGAAAAATTTCAAATAAAAATGAAAAATTTTATTTTTTAATTGCCTAATTCACCTATTAGATAAAAATAAAGAAATTTATCATGATTTATAAGAAATCACATGGTATAAGTTGGATATTGAAGAAAATTGGATCAAATACTCTGACTTGGAGATTAGTAATGTTAGTACAGTCTATATACAGATACATTACTGACATGTCATACATATCAGATACTCTATATAGTAAAGAATTTCTTACAGTTCTGAAGCAGTATCTTAAGATATCTATAAAGAAAGATTGGATTGGAAGATTGTATGGTGTAATAAACCCTTATATTGACATTGATGGAAAGATTGACTTCAACAATACAATCATAGAAATTGATGGGGACAACACAAACAGTAATGAATATGTGAAGAATTGGGTATATAGACAATTCAATTTGATTGACAACTTATTTAAGATAAATAAGCTTTATGATTATATCAATGTTGATATAAAGCATGTAGGACCATTGAATGCAGACAATTATCTTATTGTAATTGATGTTGTGAGCAGAAAAGAAATGACTTATGCTTTGAAACGGGTTTTGAAACAAACTATATTATATATGATTATCGCACTATGTGCAGTAATATTGCTATAAATTTACGTAAATTAAAAACTATTATGAGTAAGAAAAAGTTATCAGAAGTAGAAAAGAATCAGCAAATTTATAATGAATTTGTAAAGACACTTGAAGGTAAGACAAATGAAGAGTTGCTTGCAATGGAGCAGGATCTCATTAAGGAAATTGACAAGCATGACCGTAAGGTTGCAAAGTATGAGTTTAAGGTTGCTGATAAGGAAGCATTGAAGGAAGCTGTAGAAGTTTATCGTTTCTTTATCAATAAGCAGAAGCTTCAGTTCAGTTATGTTGAAGGTATGCTTCAGTTGTGGGATGCATTCAATCCAGATCTTGAGGTAATCCCATACCCAATTTTAGATACAATCCTTATGAATCTGGGTCAGCTTCAGTTTGAAGGTCATGACGAGTGGGTAAAGATCATGAAGTTCAATGAGTTTACTAAGCCATATTCAGATGAGTATACTAAGCTTAAGGCTCATACTTACTTGCTTTCAGAGGAGCATTCAGCTCTTCAATCTAAGCTTGGACTTGATGATGCTGCTGCATCTAACAACAAGTAAGAGTTAAATTACCAAAATGGAGAACTTAAGTTCTCCATTTTTAGTTTTATAAAGATTATTAGAAAATGAGAATAATAGACAATTTGCCAGTATGGGAACATGAAGATTTTGTAATGAGAAATCCAATGGTTGATTACAAAATTGACAATATAGTAATAGGGTGGATGATTGTTGATAAAGATACTGATGTACCAGAATCTTTTCAAATATCATTTACTAAAGATGAATTGACTAGATATTGTCAGATATTTGAGAATCCAGTTGGTTTCATTATAAGTAAGATAGTTGATGGATCAGTAAGTTACATTACAAATTATGTTGATACACATGATTTTGGAAATCTGAATTATGAACATACAATGGATCATGTTGAATTTTTATCCAAATTGAGATTTGAAGTATATACTTGGTTTGTACATGATAATATCAATATACTTAAAAGCTTTGAAGAATTGATTAAAGAAAAAATGAAATGAATATGGGGAAATTGTTAGAAAGTCTTAAGAAGTATTTTAAAGAAACTCCAAAAGAACAATTAGACAAGGACTTTAAAGAAATATATAATAAATGGGGTCATATGGGACCAACAGTTGAAGAATGGTTAGAAAGCAATTTTAAAAAGTAATTTTTATGATACATTTTTTGTTTAGCAACAAATCACCTCAATATCTGTTCTTGAAAGTAGATACTAAAGAAGATGAAAAGGTTATAAATGAATTGAAGAGTAAAATGAATTTGACTGACCCAGTATGTTATTTGAAAAGCTTTACTGGGATTCCATTTACTCAGGATTTCTTATATGAATATGTACAGAAGTCAGGTACAAAGGTGTTGTATTGTTCTATTGGTTTATGGCAGACTATATATAATTTCTTGAAAGAAAAGAATTGGGAATATGATGGTTTAGATAAAACCAAGTTCAAGTCAAATCTCCCACATTCATTTGAAGAATTCAAGAAAATAGTTGATAGTTGGAATTTGAAGTATACACCAAGGCCATACCAGTATGAAGGAGCATATAACATATTGCAATGGAAGCGATCAACATCGGTATTTGCTACAAGAGCTGGTAAGACTATGCTCAGTTACATAGTTTTTCGATATGCAAGAGAATATCTTGGTGTGCGCAGAATATTGATGGTTGTACCAAGTATTGATTTAGTTAAGCAAGGATATTCTGACTTCAAAGAATATGGTGATTATTTCAATAGTGAATGCCTTTGGTCTGGTGGTAAGTTAGTTGAATCATCTGATTTGACAATTGCAACATTCCAAACACTTGTGAATTTCTTAGATAAGAATTCAAAACGTTACAATCCACATTTCTTTGATGGTAATGGAATAGATCGATGTGGATATGATATGGTGTTTGTTGATGAAACACATCGTGCTACTGCTAAGTCTATTAAGGATATCATAAGTCAGCCATTCATGTCAAATGTGAAGATAGCATTTGGAATGACAGGTACTTTGCCAAAAGATTTCACTATAGAAAGACATTGTATCAATGCATTGCTAGGTCCTAAGATACAAGAATTGAATCCAAAAGACTTACAAGATGGTGGCTATATTTCTGATGTTAAGATAACACAGTGCAGATTGCAGTATATGAATGAATGGCAATCTATCAAAGATTGGATTAAGTGCGCAGAATATTGTTTGTCAGTATTTGAAGAAGTACCTAATAAGAAGAATCCAAAGAAAATGGACCATGTACCATTATTAGATCCAAAATTCTTAATTGCTTATAAGAAAAAATTACCACAAGGTATTCTTGATGCTAAATGGAAAATCTATGGAGAAAAGAAACCAAACACAAGTAAGATGTCTGATGAACAGTGGCAGCAGTATCAAGATTTGCAATATAAGCATTTTCTTCAGATGGTAATACAGGAATCTACTAAGACTAATGCATTGCATGTTGAGATGATGACTATACATTTCAAAGAAAGAAGAATAGATTGGTTGATAGCAAAGCTTAAGGATTGTCCTAACAATACATTGATTCTTGCACAACATCGTGAATATATAAAATATGTTTATGAAAGAGTAAAAGAAGCATACCCAGATAGAGAAGTTCTATATGTAATAGGTGGTTCTAAAGATAGAAAGATTGTGAAAGAAGTGATGAAGAACAAAAATAATGTGATACTGATCGCAGGATATTCCATTATGAGCACTGGTATTACACTTTCTAATCTTTGTCATGGATTCTTATTTGAATCATTTAAATCCCAAGTAATCAATATGCAATCTATTGGTAGAGGACTTGGTTTGTCAGACATGAAAGATGCTTATGAACTATATGATGTTACAGATCAATTTGATCCTAAGATAGCTAGCAATAAGATATATCTACAAGGTTTGCAGCGTATCAAAATGTACAAAGAACAGAAATGGTCTTATAACATAGAAGAAATTCCTTTGGAAGATTGTGTACATATAGACCAAAGAATAGTTGACTTTGTATATAAGAAGAAACCAAAGATAGAAGAAAAGAAAAAGAAAGAAAAGACCGCTAAAACAGCACTTGCTTTTGAAGAACAAGATTTATTTAAATAAAATACAATATGAAAAAATTAAGTGAATTTGTAAATGAAAAGCTATCTGATATAGAAGGTAAATGGGATCCACCAGATGGTTTGTTTGCAAAGAACAATCCTAGAGAAATAGCTCAAATATTGTTAGATGCTTCAGATTCAGAAGGTCAAGCAATGAAAAAACTTGTATTCTATATGAATAGAGCAGGAGAAGATTGTCTTAATAAGACAGTTTTGAATAAAGTAAAAGATATGTTGAGAAGCAATACAAAATGAGGAAGACTTAAGTCTTCCTCATTTCTATTTAGTTTTATGTCCGACATGCCACTTATTGCAATAATTACAATAATATGGTTCTAAATCATCATTCTTTTGCTTATATAAAAACAAAATTGCGTCCTCTTTAGAAGAAAACGCAATTTTGCTATGTTTGTTCTTGTTATAATGTGATCTTTTTGTCTGTGATATCTTTTCTGGTAATTTAAGAAACATCAAACGTTTTAAATTTATTTATTCATCAAATCAATAAGGTACTTCTTAGCTTCCTTATGTGTGATTTCATTGATATCAACATCACCAACAATGTCAATGACACCTCTAAGGTCATTTCTGAATGTTTCTACTGTATATTCTTTCTTAGGATCTGAGTACTCATCATAGAATCCAAGTTTTTGCTTAGGATCCATACCTGCTAATCTGTTATATGCTTGAGAAAGCTTGATTGATTTTCCTTCAAGAATTTCTACTAATGTCTTCATTTATGTACAAATAAATTTTAAATAAAAATAAATATGTCCTTCCAGTTTACTTTTTGGAAATTGTCAATAAAATTCTTAAATGTACCAGAAACAATATACCATTCTTTCTCTACGTCTTCTGCCGTTGCATCTTCATGACCATTATTGACCCAATCTCGAATATCGGTAGTAAGTTCAAACAATATAGCAGCATTTTCATCAGTATAGAGATATTTTACTGTAGTAAATGCAAATCCATCCAATATCTGACAATCAATCAATTCATTGATTACATCTAAAGTTTCTTTTACAGTCATATCGTTATTAAGATTTATTGTTTAATTCATTTAATAGATATGTTAAATATTCTTTTTTAGACTTATATTTACCATAATCAAAATTTGACAAATAGTATGATTTATATACAGGTCTTCTATTATTTTGTTTTAATAAATTTCCTTTTAACAATTGTATAGCCTTATCATCGGCTAATGCAACATACCACCATGTTTCATTATCATTTTCTGGCTCTCTTGTTGCTAATCTATTATCAAAAGAATTACCATTATTAAGTTTAAATTCAATAGGTGAATCTACATGTTCAGTATTTCTAATAACCATAATCTTATTTGCGGTAGGATTATATTCAGTTATTTTCCCTAATACATAAGAACAATATAAATTTTTATAATTGCTACCTATACTATTACATATAATTAAAACTTTTTTACCTATTAAATCATTTCTAGATTCCATAATCAATTAAAATAATTAAATTTAAATAACTAAAATAAGTCTTATCTTTCCTTAATCTTCTGGTTCATCAAGAGTATCAGTTCCAAGAATGTACTCTGTATTACCTATAACTGAGATACAATACTTCATAATGTCATAATCATGATGATTCTTATCCAATACATCTAATAACTGATTTAAGAAAACTTTCTGGTCAATAATGTATCTAAGCAATATATCCGCTTTCCAAAGGAAATCATTTGAATTCACCTCACAATGTTTCATATATGAATTCAGATCAACGATCTTACGAATAATCTTATACATTACATTTTTGAGAGCACCATTTGTCAAATTATTTCTGTTATGCTCTAACTGGGTATATACCTGTTCAACACGGAAATTGATAGAAGTTGGAGCACTCAAATTGAAATTGTTCATCATAATCATAAAAATTTTTAAATGTTCTTTATTAAATTAACATTCTAAATATAGAAAAGTTGAATTAAAATTCAAACTTTTATTTCCTGTTAACTTTAATTAACTTCAGTTGAACTGAAGTATGAAGTTCTAACATATAGAAACAACTTCTAAAATTTCAAAATATTGGTAAAAAAGTTTGTCCTAAATTGAATTTTATTGTATCAAGAAGCATCTTTGTGTGTTGATACTGTTCTTCTTTGATATCAAACAATGAAATGCAATTTGACTCATCATCAAACAATTCTTGGATAGATTTCCAGATAGCAGTAGCATGGTCAAAAGCCAAATCATCTTTTCTTAGACCTACTAATGATACCCATTGTACTGTTGATGCATCATCTTGTGCCTTAATCAGACCTTCAAAATCATCATGAACTGTATCAGCATATACAATAGAAATGCATCTCTCTCGTGGATCTCTTCCTTCTTTAGTAAGAGCACAAACTTGAAACATATAACTCAAGCTTAAGTTTGTCTCTTCCTTAAGTTCACGGATAGCAGCGGACATTGCAGATCTGTCATCTGGATCTAAGAATCCACCAGGAAGTGCTAACTTTCCTTTGAATGGTTCATTCTTACGAGTGATGAGCAACACCTTGGGATTATTTGGATCCTTCAAATTGAAGATCACATTATCTACTGTTATTGCAAAATGTGGATATTTATATGTATAAGTCATAACTTCAGTTCTTAATATCACTTCAGTGATGTTATTAATTATTATTTTTTATTCGAGTATAAAATAGAATAATGATAGGAAATTTCAAATTATAATTTAAATAAAAAGTCACACAGGAAGTAGAAAATTTTCTTAGGTTATAATTTATACTCTTAAATACTTTTCCGCTCCCTGTGTGACCCAGGCGCTTAACAGGGGAACCCTGTGTATACCTAGAGAATTCTTGTGACTATATTCTATCGTATAGTTCTTTTTGTTAACCTATAAATGCCATCTTCATATTTGATTATTCTATAGAATGTCCAGTTGCTTGACTTCATCCACCCATAAGTTGATATGTCTTTCTTTGTATCATATCCTCTCATTGGTGAGTATATCCATTCTACAGGATATCTTGCTAATGTATCTGCGACACATACACTATCTATAAAATGTCTGTCAACTAATGTATCAAGTTCATATTGCATTGTTGTATTGTCAACTTGTTTTGGTGAACTACAAGACATGAAGAAGAATGACAATATCATAGCAATCATTATCATCCAAGTGATTACCGTAGCTTGCATTTGTGTGAGATTTCTTTTCATCTAATTTTTAACTATATATACTTTATTAATAATCATGAGAATGTTAGGTTGCAATGCATCGAAAATTGATGCTCATGATAAGAAGATCACTAAGAATTTAACTAATAAGATTCCTGATGAATATAGCTTTGTAAATTATCTTAGTCCAATAACAGATCAAGGTTCTACAAACATGTGTGTCACCCATGCTCTTGCATGCTTTTTGAATTGGATTACTGATATGAAGTTGAAGACTTCAAAGAAAGACAACAATATTGATTTGAAACAAATATATAATGCAAGATCAGATAAGGGTCATGATAATGGTATGTCTATCAAAGAAGCATTGTCATTAGCAAGAACACACGGTATCAAATCAAATGTTGGAACTATTAAGATACATGACTTTGCAATGATAGGAAGTGAACAAATATTGAAGCAAGCAATATTATGCAATGGGCCAGTATTGATAGCATTACCTGTATATGATAGTTCAAGAAATGACTTTTGGAATGGAGCAGAGTTAGAAGGAAGTCATTGTGTTGCTGTTGTTGGATATGATAAGAATGGTTTCATTATCAGAAACAGTTGGGGTAGAAGCTATGGAAGAAACGGATATTGGACACTTCCTTATAATGAATTCAATAAGATAAGAGAGATTTGGACATGCATATAGAACAAAAGGTCAAGTTGTTGCTTGACCTTCATTAGTTTTATTAATAGTTGTGGTTGTGTATTTTCTTTGATTTAAGCGTGCTGTCATTTCTTCAATAAACTCTCTAGAACCTTTTATTACCATCTTACCATTACCATCATCTTCTTTATCTTTTTCCTCGAATGATTTTTGACATTCCTCTTGCATCATTCTGAATATATCTTCTAGTTTAGTAACAACATCATCAAGCTGCTTCTGTATAGATAAAGTAGAATTCTGTAATGATGTAAGAGACTGATATAGTGTTGACTTTGACATGGACAATGCTATGGCCATTATGATGCTATCCTGGGCTTTCTCATTTATTGTAAGCATCTTGAGAAGTCTCCTTATACTTTGCATTTCTGTTTGTATCTTACAAACAATATAAGGATGTTCATCAACATACTTTGCATCAAAATAATATCCCGAAAGACGTTCTACTATGAACTGAGCTTGTGTTGCTGATTCAGATTCTACTTTTTCCAAGTCAAGATCAAGCTTAGGCATTTCAAGCTCTTCATCTGGGTCATCAGTCAAAACTGGATCAGACTTATTCAACATTGCATCAATGTCATTCCATTCAGGGTTTTCTTTATCGACCTTTTTCCATCCAGTTTTACTCATTCAAATTCTACATAAAATATATTTGATTAAAAATAAATTGGATCAATCAGTTTTCTTAACTACTTTATAGAACTTAGAATTCTCTTTGATTCTATATTCTCCTTTTATCTTCTTTTTCAATTCTTCTGGTTCATTGAGCAAATCAGTATTAAATCCAAAAGTAATGATATGTAGCTTACCATCCTCAAGATAATCATATTTACCATAAATGAATACTCCATTTCCAGCAATTGTCTTACGGAAACCTACAAGTTCACCTGGAACTACAATATTTCCAAAATTATCTGTTACTGCACCTATCATATCTTTAAACTGTCCCATATCTTCTAATCATTTTTATATTACGCAATAAATATAGAATAAAGATAAAAAATTTCAAAATATTTTAAGCACTTCCACTTCCTCGCATATCTATTATCTTTCTACCTGTATCATTTATCATAAGGTGCTGACTTGTAGGATACTGTTGCAGTAGTTCTGATACATTATCTATATAAGAATCAAAAAGCTTGAAGTTAGTAACTGTTCCAGGTATACCATTTATCATTACATCTTGCTTTTCATCTTCTACCATTTCAACATTCCACTTTGCCACTTTATGTGCTGTCAAATTATCTAAGTCAAACTTATAATGTGCTGGTTGTAACTTATATAGAGGAACATTTTCATTGTAAGAATATTCTGATACTCCTAATTCTACTACATTTCTAGATTTAGACCATCTTAAATATATGAAATAATGATTGTCAGTAATATTGGCATCTTGCTTAGGTAAGTATACAGAACAATCTTCTACATTATCTAAGCTTACTTTGATTCTTCTGTTTGTCATTTTCAATCTCAATATGATATGGCCTATCTTTATGAGTTCAGAATCATAACCATACATTCTATTCAAACCAACAATAATGCTTGTACTACCTTCATCTCCACAATATTTTCTTTGGTATACTATCTTATTCTTAAACTGATATAGAAGTGATGGATTAAATTTGTAACATCTGTCGCTTATCAATGTTCCTCTTTGATAGATATTTGTATCTACAAAGTTTGTACCTTCTGAAGTAACATACTTCCTACAGGAATCAGATTCATATACAGGATACATACCATTTCCCGAATATGCTGGTGCTTCCGTTGTTTCTTCTCCACTATCTAATCCTTCTTTATCGCCAAACAAATCTTCATACTTTGTTTTTACCAAGCTATCTATAGTAGAATCAAAATCTCCTAAGTCAACAGAACCCTTTTCTTGATATTTTACTAATGACAATTTGAATGTTGTATTGTTCCACATCAATGAACCATTCTTTTCTTCATAAGATTCATTGACCATCCACATTCTCTTCATCATTGGAATATATATCAAATCACCTTCCATTGGTTGAGAAGTAATTCCAAAAGCTGTAGCAAACATCGTCTTGCTTATCTCGGTTTCCCAATCAGTTTGCCAATCTAATCCAAAATCAGAAAATTCTGGTTTGCTGCTTGGCATCTGACCTTCATTTACTATAAGCTTTATTTGCTTTATTGATTCTACATTCATGAGAGTATACTCTTTAAATGTGATATCTTTAGAACCAGAATCAGGTTTAAGTTTAAAATAATATATAGGTATACCAATCATACAAGCAACACTATCAGATAATGATTGTTGTAAAGCTATAGCTGAAGTAAGACCAGCATAAGGATTGTATTTGTTAGATGATTCACAAGATGGTGATGAGATACCAGAGGCAATCGATGTAGTATAGTCTACACTTTCATCACCATCTTTTACATCATTAACAACACCATTTACTTTAAACTTTATATAGAAATCAGATGGACTATCAACTAATACCTTTTCTGCATCATTATAAGAAGCAAAGCATGACCAATTGATACCATCATAACTCCATGCCACTTCTAAACAAGAGGTGTCATATTTTACATCATCACACCCAAGTATAGATATTGATGACATATCATTAATAGCCATTGTCAACAATACCTCTTGGGCAGGCATACAACTATTGAAATCCATAATATTACATATAACTAAATTTTATGGGAGAGGTGTTTTCTTTCCTATATACCAGTTTGCTTCCCAACGACGACGTTTCTTAAGTCCACCTAAACTACTTCTATCACATAATGTTGACCAAGTAGACCATATACTTTGCATTGGGGCATGATTTGCTATTAAAACACATACTTTATATCTAGATAGTGTCAAGAATCCTGGACCATAGTTGAATACGGCACATGTTATAGCATCTATTTGATTTTGTGCTAATTGCAAACCTTTCTTAGAAGCCCAATTTCTTACTTTAGTACTGAATTGTTGAACATGGGTAACATATAATGCCTCTAATTCTCGCTGAGTCCACCTCGGTTTTATTTGGTCCATATATTTTCCATTTGGATGAACTAGCAAACCATAACCATAAGTTTTATGGCCCTGATCATGTCCATACCCATTCAAATCCTTAGGTGTCATTTGATAACCATAACTATGACCAGTTTCAAAATGACATATTGCATTGAACATTTCTTGGCTTACACCAGATGCTCCTGCTGAAAGATTTCCCATTTTCATTCCTTGTGTAATTGCTGTATATCTAAATATATATAGAAGACCACATTGTCCTCCATATACCCAAGCTCTTGGTTGTCTGAAATCTGATATCCACTGTTTACCTGTATACATACATATATGACCAGCTCCTCCTTTTGGATTTGCCATAACAGCTATATCACCGGGCATTGCTTCTCTCATGTATGTCTTATAAGGGCCATCATATTTTATAAGCTTTATATGCTTGAACCCAACTGATGGTAGAAATTTTACATATTCTATTGCATTTTCTGGATGACCAGCTAAAGAAAGTCCACCAGCTTCTATAGCTTCTCTCACATATCTAGCACATCTGTGTGTGGACTTTTCATGAGAAGCACTTACTAAATGATTGATAGATTTTCCTAAATCCCAGTTTCCAACAACACCACCAGAAAAATCCATACCAAAAGAACCTAAGTCAGATCCCCCAGTAAAATGCCCGGTCTTCATCCATTCAACAACAAGGTCCCCTATAGATTTATCTGGATCTACCCAGTTTGTAGCTCCAACCTTGTTTTCTTGATAATTTTTCTCTTCTTCACAATAAGCTTCATTATCATATTTTAAAGAAAGGTCTTGGTTGGCATCAAATTCTTCTTCTAACAAATTATGATATTCACGTCCACCCTTAATGTTTCTTTCATCATACTCTAAAAATGATTCAAGTATCTCTTTACCAAGCTGATTTCGTGCCCATGTAAGGTTCTTCATCAATTCATGAGTTTCATCTTCTTCATCTGCTAATACCCATTGTGGTTCACTAACAGATGGATCTATACCATTAGGTGTATATGCATCTTTCTTTACTTTATCTAATTCAGCCTTATTTGACTTAGCAGTACTATCAGAAGATTTGTTCTTATTTGTTTGTTTAGGTTTTTTACTTTCTGGAGTATCCTCTACCAAAGTCTTTAATGTATCAAGCAAACCCATAAGCAATTGTTAAACCATACTTTTGAATTCAAGCAATTGTGATATTCCACTAGCTCTTTCTTTTATATCATGCAAATCTATTATATCTTCTGGATATTTGAAAAAGTCATTGTATTCCAAAAATACAATTCCTATTAAATTATTGTCACAACTATAAAGTCCAGCATAAATCATATTGCTAGCATTAAGTTTGTTTTTCAAATGGTCATACAATACAGGTGATCTTTGTTCTAGTTTTTTAATTTCAGAACTTCTATATACTACAATACCGTCATTATTTATAAGGTCTGACATAACAGGAGAAAGTATTGAAAGTTGAAGATTTTTTACTTGCCCTGATATAGGTGTGACATTTCTTTGCATATTTTCATAAGACAAATCATACCATAAGAAACTTAGATTGTTCAAATTACTTGTACTATTATGGAATTCCATTACTCCACATCTTCTAGCATGATAGAAATTCATCATTTCAAATAACATTTTTTGCATTTTGTCAGATATATCCATTCTATGGTTCATACTAGCATTATGTAATTTTACAATATTCTGATCTCTAAGATTCATAGTTTTTTCTATCAAATTGATCAGATTAGCTTGCATTTGATTATTTGATGAAGTCAATGTATTTAGCAAATCTTTATTTTGATTAGCTAATGTAGCAGATATGTTTTCAGATAAATCTGCTATAGACTTTTCTGCTTTTTTATCAGAACGAGATATCAAGAAATATAGCAAGCCACCTAAGACCAGTATAGCTAATCCTAGGCCGCCAAATTCCTCGATCATTTTAGTGAAGAATTCAAACATGATATATATATATAAATGAAATGTGGAATATCTTTAATTTAATAAAAATATTCCACATAGTAAACCTGAAGTCTTTTTAAGGTTTTTCTGTTTCTATCATAGGTCTACCTGTAATAGTGTCAAACCATATTTTCTTTACTTTATGATATTCATTCAATATATTGCTTATATCTGAATATTGATTCAATAATGTTCCAACCTCTATCATTGGTCCACCTGATGGGTCTATAAAAACTATCTGTCCATTATCATGTGCCACTCTTGATGCCCCATATTCTGAAACAAGATACCAGATATAACCATGATTTGTATATGTATCCATAACTGGCAATTCATCTAAAACCATGAAATTATCAGAGCAATCATGAGAATACAAATTGATAGTTATATTTTTGAATCTTACATTTTCATTTATCATGTCCCAAACTTGATAAAACAAAGATTCATAGTCAGAATTGTTTTCTATAGTGAAATCGAAATTTTCTTTATCATCCAAATCATGTTCAGCAACATTATTCAACTGTGTAATTCCATCCCTTACAATATTTATCATTACACCTTGATGTGTTCTGATAAAATCAAATTCATGTAAGAATCGTACATCAGTACAGATAGCATACTCAAGATTCGTTCTTTGATTGATTTTCTTTTCTACAACATTTGTAAATATTCTTTTAGAAATAGAATTCTGCAAAACATAAGTACCAACATAAACAAGAATTTCTCTTAATGACATATAGAATTTATCATCAGATTCTTGATACATGCTTGTATTCACATAATAATCTTGAGCAGTTATGATATGCTTAGGATCTGGTTTCTCTTTAGTAAATTCAAATCCTTTATTGATACAAATCCAAGAATTGGCTTTTGATGTATAGAAATACCCAACATTCACTTGGAACATGTTAGCACACAACTCCTTCAATTGGTCAGCAAAAGCAATACACATACACTTATTATACATCTTATCTGGAGGAAATGTTGCTGTTTCTTCAGGACTGAAATTTCTCTTGAAGCTATCCCATGCACTTTCTTTATCTGAAAATGAATAATTCAAAATATGTGACAACATCTTTGCAACTGTATCTTTTCCAGATCCAGCATAACCATTCAAACCAATATACAATACTCTTTTCATTATTTATTGCAGTCTTATTCTATGTTTTTATTCTAATAAAATATAGAAATAATGGTTAACGCATTTCATCTTTAGATGTTATATATTCTTCAGTATCACAACCACTCCAAGCAAATCTAGTATATTGAGTAGTTGATGGACTATCAAATGCTGTATTTGCTTTACCAGGAATCAAATCTAAAGGTTTATCTTTTTTACTATTATTTATCCCATCATCCATCAAATCTTTATCATCATCTTTCTTTTCATTATCTGCATTCTTCTGGTTTTCTTTGTTTTGGTTTTGTTTCTTTGTTACATCATTTACTTGGCCTTTAGGAGGTGTTGCTGGTGGGGTTTCCAAACTTATGTTTGATCGAGCTTTTTCTCCATCATTAAATTCTATAGTATTGAAAGGAGAACATAATGAAAAGTATATTCCATTCTGACCCTTAGTATACATCTTAGATATTTCTGTAGCATCCCTTGACATAGCATGCTTTAGTGTTACAGATACATGTAAGTCAGTTGGGAAATCATCAAATCCTAATGGACCACTATGAGTTATTTTTGCATTTGTCATTATCAAATTTCCAAATGTTGCAATAGGGTTTTTTGGATTACCAATAGTTACATGCCAAAGACCTACTTTAGCACCAGTAAGTAATGAGTCAAAAGCATATAATGCTGGACGACCTAATTTGTTCTTTATAGAACCCATCATTACTTGGCCGAGATTCAAATCTGCAGTTTTTTGCGCACCAGCTTGTACACTAGTTTTTACTTTACCCATTACTTCACTAGCTGTAATATTACCAGATAAGAAATCTTTGGCAGTTTGCATTGCACTAGAAGCTGCTCCTCCTATATCCATTCCAGCTTCTTTTACTATATCAAGTAAAGAACTACCAAATTGAGATAGAGCACCTAATAATCCATCAGTATTAGCTCCTTCAAGATGGAATATGTTTTTCCATAAGTCACCACCAGCATCTGACAATCCCTTCAATACATTATTGTATTTTTGCCATCCTGCTTTATTAGGTTTAGCTCCTAATACTTCACTCTTTCCTCCCCAGAATGTTCCTTTTCTATATGTGACGGTTAGGATGTTACCAAGCAAATCTAAGAAAGCAGACTTAGGGTTGATGTTGTCATAAGCTCTCAACTTATAAGAGAAATTCAAAGTAAATTCATGTTTGAATGTAAGCTTACCTTCATATATGTGGGTATCTTGAATTGTATCTCTTGGAGTATACACTTTGTTGTTGTCATAGTTTCTACCTAATGCAACATCATTATGCTGATATTCATGCGTATTTGCACCTATACCCATGCTGTTCATCAATTGACCAAGCAAACCACCTGAATTGATACCATGTGCAGATTGTAGGTTATAACCAGGACTTAAGTTGTTTATGATTTTACCAGCTATACCTCTACCTTCATCATCTTCTTGTGAATCCAACTGTTGTATCTTAGCATCAAGCTTCTTCCAAGAAGCTTCATATTCATAAGACATGATATCACTAAGCTTATTGTCATCTGTATCAAACCAAGTAATCATTCTTCCAACATCACCAATAGAAGACATTGGATCATCTTTACCTTCACCAGCTGTTTTTGCTACTGTTGATCTGAATATGTTGTCACCAACAGGGATAGCAAATTTACGCAACGTTATCATGTGGTTGTTAGAAATCTTTCCAAGATCTTTACAATACATGAAATCTGCATATCTGTATCTTGCATTACCAAGTATAGACTTTCTTACAGAACTTAGATTCACCAACTCTCTTATGGAACAATCATCCAGTTTAGCTATTTCAGCTTTGTCATGTTTAGAAAGGAATGTACCATCCATCAATGGAACGTTTTCCATTATTCCATATACTGGCAAAGCATGATAAGGATTGAACAAAGATGGAGTCAAGTCACCTTTAAAATTATATGTTTTATACCACTTTCCATTAGTACCTTGTTTTTCACCATCATTTCCTGTTTCTATAAGCATACCAGATAAGAAACATCTGTAATTGTTCACTACTTGGAATATTTCATTATTCATGTGAGTAGGTGTCCAAATTACGGCTTGCTTATTTATTTCGCTGTTTTTGTTAGCAGGAGGTGCCAACATATTTGATTCATATTTTACTGTTGGATGTGAAGAGAAATCTAAATCATCTATTAATGAAGAAGTGTCCCTATCTTCATTATATCTTATACCATCAGTATCATAACCTTGTCCAGATGTTGCTTTTGATACTGCGGCATTAAATGCAGATCTTAATGAATTGTTCAATACATCTTTCAAAGAATTAGATTGTTGTGGTGTAATGAGATGAGAACCACCTTTATTTAATGTACTTGGAAATGATAACATAAATTGCTGTTTCTGTTTTACTTAATCTTAATTAAAAATTGTAAAACAAAAACAGCAATCAATTTTATTTCTTTTTCTTAGTCAATCTACATTTATCTTTATCAAAAAGCAATTTTTTCAAGCTTTCTAATTGGTTATAAAGATAAACATGATGTTCAGAGCCATTCATGTGACAAGGCATATTGTCATAGCATCTCTGCAATACTTCATATATTGGCATAACATACTTTACTAATTGCATGTTGAAATCATGATAAGTATTTCTAATAGTGCAATGTTGCGCAATATATGGTTTAGCTGCTTCAAGATGCTTAATAAGATTGAATGACCAGTTTAGCAACTTATCATCATCTGGAATTGGGCATTCATGATATGTATAATACATCATACCAATACATTTGCCCAATTCTTTCATCTTATCTTTCATATCTTTCATGTCGATATCGACATTGTTGAAATCTGTCATCCCCATATTCTACTTCTTATGATCTTGTGAACCAAATCCATTTTCTCCACGTTCAGAATCTTTCATCAACTCTCTATAGTCATCCTCAGAAAGTTCATCAATATCAGATACCTGCCAAATAGGAAGAATAAGCTGCTGAATAACCTTGTCACCACACCAAACCATTGGACTCTTCTTATCTTTTGTAAAAGAAATAGAAAGATGTACACATCCAACATAGTCTTCGTCAATCACCTGACTACGGACATCAAAACCTTCATTACCTTTACCAGACTTGTTCAAAAATACACCAGCATAGTCATGTGGCAATACTTCATGAATACCTGAATTGATCTTAAGCTGATCTCCGAAATCCAACCAAAGACCTACTCGATCTTCTTTCTTATCATAAACAAGACGATGGTCACAGAAATCTGCTAACTTCTCCAATCTAGTATTATGATTGTTTCTAGTCATTACACTATCTAATGCTAAGAACAAATGTACAGTATCAAGTGTATTCTCATCTGCTCGTACAGCATCACCAATCTTTTCCATCAAAATACGCTTAGCTTCATTACAAAGCTCAGCAATCTCAGGTTCTGTAATATCAAATGACTTCTGAAAAGCAAAATATGCTGCACGTTTCTTATCCACAGTCTTACCATTCAACCGTGGTACAAAAAAATCCTGACCAGCTGCATTAAAACTTACTTTAGGTGTCTCACCAAACTCATTCCAAATTCTTAATGTCTTTCCCATTTCTTTAATTTATAATTTAAATACGTGTTTCTTTCTCTTATTGAGATTTTCTCTTTCTTTAATTTCTATTTCACAAACATTCTTATTACAATAGAAATTTCTTGGACAATAATAACATTTATCTTCCATAATAATATTAATATAGTAATAAAGAGGTGTCCATTTCAATTAAAATGGACAATCCTCAAATAAATTTTTCTCTTCTACCTTCTTCATATAAGAAGTATCTTCAGATTTGTTCAAATTCTGTCCAAAGATCGTACCTCGTAATGAATTAGTATTCTCCATCTTCTCAACAAATCTCTTATTTGTTCCATCCTTTGAAGCATAATCACTATAGTCATAACCATCATGTATTACATTCTTCAATTGACTTTCAATTTGCTCTAATTTGTATTTTGAAGTGTGTGGAAGATTTTCTGGTAACTTAGATTCATATTCCTCTAATGTTTCTTCTTTCTTAGTTTCATCTTCTATCTTAATGTTTTCTATAAGTTCTTGTAAAAAGAACTGCTTAGTAATGTTGTTCTGGTAAATCTCATTTATTTCTTGTTTAGTATCCCAAAGCATTTCAAATGGTCTTATTGTTATGATTCCATTTTTCGGTTTAGATTGGTCAATTACAATTTTCCATAAGTTGCATGTCAAATCATAAATCTTCTCAAGATATGCTTTATCTTCAACTACAACATCCTTTACAGAATTTGCATATTTACATGCATATTCCTTCAACCATTCATCTATTTCTTCTCTTGTACATTTCATTGTATCATCTGCCCATTTCTGAGCATCTTTTACAAATCTCAAGATAGGGAAATCAAGTCTTCGTTTTCTTCTGCTTTGTTCTATTGAAACAAACTTTCTGATTCTGTTTAGCTTACTGAAATTTATTCTATTCTGCTTCTTGTCAATACAATACTTATATATATCTTTGATAGTATCTATGTTGTAGTTTTTGTACAATGACAATACTATTGGAACATTTCTTTCCATTATTCCAATATCCTTTACATATAAGTTATTGTCTTCTCTCATCTCTCTATATTCATCATCTTTGAATATGTTGTAGTTTCCAGAAATGAGTTCCCGATACAAATCAATATTTCCATCATTTACATGATCCAAGAAATCCAAAGTTTCAACAGTAACTTGATTGAATCTCATGTGTCTGCATGACTTAAGATAATCTTCAATGAATTCTAATCTGTCTTCTGAAATCTCCTTTTCATGGTCAATTACATTTGCATCATATCCATAATATTGAAGACCTTCAATCATCATTGGAAGTTGCTTCATATAGCTAGCATATCTGTCTTCAAATACACTCAACTTATATGTTGTCTCATCAATAAAGTACTTGCATTGATTTTCATCATACTTAAGATATTTGTTAGTAGAAAGCAATGACTGGATGAATGGATTGTATTTTGATTCTTCATTGTTTCTTTCTATCATATCATTACATGTCTTAATCAAATCTCTTGCTAAAAGCAAATCACCTTGATTCAAACTCAAATCTAATTGTTGAGCATAATAGTAATTGATAGGCATTCCAACAGAATCTTTCTTTGGAAGAAACATCTTAAGATACAGATTGTTGTTTCTAAGTCTGTTTGCAAACTGTTCAATATCCTGAGGAATCCATTGTTCATTGAAATAAACAGAGAAACTAAACTTATCACAAATATCCACACCTACTGACAAGTAAGTTGTACAGAATACAATATCATTATTTCCTATAGATTTGTCAAAGTTGATGAGATCCATAGATTCTTCACCATAATTGGATTTCTTATAATAGAAACAATTTATCTGTCTTCCAAACTTCATATCATCAAGATATTGCTGAACAAGACCTGTAAGCTGATCATACCAAAGATTTCCTTTATTTGTTGGATATAGAATTTTCTTACCATCTTTGATATCTTTTGCCATTGAATGAGCCATTTCAATCATCTGTTCTACTTTTGTTGGACACATGTTCAATTCAAAAGATTTCTCTCTATAGTCATCTTTCTCAACTTTGATATGTTTGATACCAGGAAAGAACAGCATTTCTCCAGTTGGAGTACCAGTCATCATGATTATTTTTGCTTTACAATTAGCAAGTCTCTGGATTGTTGGAGCCATTACATCTCGATAAGAAGAAGTGAATATGAGATGTGACTCATCAAGTACTATATATTCAAATCCTGCAGTATCAAGTTCCATGACATTCAATCTTGAAAACTTATCTATTGTCATTGACATAGATTTGTTTGAAAGCAAGTCCTCTAAAGATGGTTTTTTATTTCCATAGTAATATAACCAATCTGATGTTACAGATGATGTTTCTACTTTTGCTTTGATTGTTGAAGTAAATGGAAGTATCAAAAGTGTCTTAGCTTTGAATGCCTTAATCATTTCAGTCTTTCCATATCCAGCACCTGCTTCCAACAATGTAATATGATTCAAATTCTTGAGAATATCATCCTTCAAATCAGAAAGATACTGATCTTTATTCAAATGCAACTTTACTAAGTTATCATCTTTATCATTCAATACATCTGTTGGTGACTTGAATATTTTTTCATCTTCTTCATTTGTAGTCAATGACTTCTGTTCTTCTTTATAGATATTGTCATCTTCTATCTTAATATTGAATCCATGATATTTGTTCAACTGTTTGATTGCCCAAACAGAAACTGGCTTATCGTGTATGCTTGCAGTCTTAACATCTCCTTTAAGCTCTTTATAATCAGTACCATCACAAATAGCAACCATATACTGTAATGCCTTATCATATCCATAAAGAGAAGTAAGAGTGTTTGCAAGTTGCCAACGTTGTGCATGCTTATAATGTCGACGAATGCATTTGCTTGGATCAACATCATTTATATCAGAAACTGCTGTTATATCTACACTTTTCTTCTGATTGTTTTCTGTATTGAACCATTCCAACTTAGCAAAGATATTCTTCAAATCTGGATGTGATATCCAATCTATAGATTCCAACCCAGTATCAAATGCCGTTTCAAAGTTTGCATCAAGTCGTAAGTCTATGAAATTGGTAGACAATAATGCTTTACCATCTGAAGTAATGAAGATACCTTGCTGTGGTTTTGCCATCGCCATATCCATCCAGTCAAATATATCATCCTTTGTATATCCAATTTCTTTCATATACTTGGTGAGAACAATATACAAATAACTGTACTTATGTCTGAAGTTACACAAATATTCAATTTTCTTGTTTTCATCTGTGTAAGATATTGGTGTTATCTTTGTCCAAACATGAAGTGATTTTCCAGATGCTGACTTAGCAACTCCTAAAAACCAATGATATTTGTTAAGGTCTTCAAAAATCTTTATTTTCAGTTCATTTGCAATCTTCTTATTCTTAATATCAATATCTATAATTTGGATTCCATTCCACATAGAGAATGACTTTTCACCAATTGGTCGATTGTTTGATGAAACAGAAAAAACTACTTTTCTGCTTGCTTTCTCAACATTCTTATATATAGGATCCTGAGTAAGCATCCAAACATCTTTCCATGACTGTACAATACCTACTTTATCATAAATAGAATTAGTAATCAAACACGATACCATGCTAAGTACAGAATTAAGATATCTGTCTTGCTCTTCTTTAGAACATTCTTTAAAGTTTACAGAAGAATATATTTCTTGATCTGTATCTTCTTCATTGAATGCTTCATATTCTTTAGACATACAACGAAACTGTTCATAAATATCAGTCATTGCTGTCTTTCCAGAATAGCTTTCCGCAACCTTCTTGAGGTATTGTGCTATATTTAATGGATTTGAATTGTTACTCATCTAATATTCTTTCAATTATTCTAAATCTTAAAATCATTATATTACTTTACTTATCTTGTATCAAAATAGTAAATTAGATAAACCTATTTCAAAATGATTTTTGTGTGGGATACACCTGTTAAAACAATCAGAATATATAAATAAAAACAGGATTCCCTAGGAAAGCGCCTGGGTCACGAGATTGGCGGAATATTGGATGTAAGTATAATTTATAACCTGTTATATTTTAAATGGCCCTGAAGTGAAATTTAACATTAATCTTATTTAACAGACAATATAAATTAATGAAAGGACAATTTTTAAATAAGTTAAATGATTGAATTCAATGAGTTGTGTACAAAACATAAATAACAGTTCTCCAGTACAAAAAGAAATATCAATGGAAGAATACAATAAAAGAAAGCAGAAGATAGAAGACCAAGTAGATTACCAGTTCATTCAGAGAATTATCCAAGAACTGACACAAACTTGTGCTATCAATCTTCCAATGCAACCATCAGCTATTCCACCATTGATATTGCAAGCAGCACAATATTTTTGGGAAAATTGTGACCAAGCGATAGAAGAACGTTGGTATTGTCTTCCATTCAAGGAGTTTACAAAATGTGGCGCTAACATGATTGCTAAGTTGCCACCACAAATCCTTTCTGTAAATGGATTGTACAAAGCAACAGATAGTTGGTCTTATGGTGTTATGGGTGACTTTTCTTTGGAAAGAATGATACTGAACAATTCAGCTATAGCATCTGGAGTTGGTGGTAGCCTATCTGATGTATATGGATCAGGTGGTGGATATACATTGACTGATGTTACAGCAGCATTATATGAACTTGATACTTTTGACTATATATTCAATACTCCAGTAACATATAATTACAATGCTTACAGTAATGACCTTGTTGTACTAGGAGCTATTGGACATTCTGATTTGATGCTCAATGTATATAAGAGACTTAAGATACAAGACTTGTACAAGAACTACTATTTCTTCAGATATTGTGTTTGTCTTGGCTTACGTTCTATGGCTACTATTCTTGGTACATTTGAATTCAAACTACCAGGTGGAGTTACTTTGAATTACAGTATATGGAGAGACATGGCTAATGAAGAAATGCAGAAGATAGATGAATGGATTCAGAAAAACCATTCTGCTGACTACTTCATAAATACTAATACTATTTAAAATGGATATAAAGCAAAGTTTAGATTATAAGTTTCTAGGATATCAAAAATCAACAAATCTTGGAAGGAAAAAATATGACTATGCTAGGGATGGAATTCTAATAAGAGTTCTTCCGCCTATTCTGTTCAGAGGAAACCCAACATTAGTAGCTTTCTTACAACTTATAGATATTCAACTCATCACCATGTTCAAGCATGTTGAAGCAATCAGAAAATTCAAGCACATATCATCTTATTAAACAATGGAATTCATCGATCATACAGGACATATATACTCATTGAAGGATTGGCAAAATGAACCAATAGGATATGAATATGAAATAGGAAATTATGTAGACTGGTTCACTTCCGATACAACTTCTCACAAGCTTAGTATAGACAGATATTATATTAAGCCTGTAAGAATCATAGTGAATTCTAATGACCAAATAACTGTAAAACTCAAGAATGACAGTAAAGATGATACACATTTCTGGTTGCTAAGCTCTGCATATATACAGAATTGTATAGAGAACAACAGTAATATATTTGATCCTCTCAACATAGAAGAAAGTGAATTTTATAATGAACTTTATACAGATGACCTTACAGTAATAGATAATGTAGAAGTAGAAGGAAGAAAATCAACAGTATCAGTAGCGACATTTTATGTTGTTACATTAAGTCAAGAAGAAACTACTTGGTTAACTAATATCCTCATCAACATATCTAATAACTGGTGCCCTTATACTATAGGAGCAGAATTCCACATGGAAGACAGTGAGCTTATCATAAATGGTAAGAATATGGGAATAAATATTCCTAAAGATCTGATGAAGTCAATATACTTTACTGATGTAAAATCTGACAATATAGATGAAGAAGAATATTCTCATAAGTTGAAGGAACTTCTTCTGAACTATATGCATATCAAAGGGGAATGTGGAAACTATGAATCGGCTAAAGATTCTCTTGATTGGTTTGGCTATGGAAACCATATCACTATAAGAGGACTCAATCAAACCGACAACCAATTCTTAGAGCAATATATACAAGATAATTTTGATACTTTGTCTGATAATCTTTGGTCTTGGCAACATTTCAGAAAAGCTTCTGCTTATTCTATATGGATGGATATAGACAGATACACAGAAGTTTTAGACAAACAGTATTGGACAGAAGAGCTTATAGGAGAAGGTAAGCCTATTTCAGAAAACTTGTTTGATAAGATGGTTTATGATAAGTTTGATGAGCAAGACATAAAATTCTGGAGACCTTACTATAACTGGAGATTAGAAGACATGTACATAAAGATGTCCATGGTAGAATATTACTGGAAGAAGTACTTCTTACCTATAATGACAACTATATCATCTAGTATGAAGCAACATTGCTGGATGAATGACATCAAATATATAGTAAGCCCTAGCATTCATGTAACAGAAACTCCTACTTGGATTGGAAGCACACATACTTCAGTAAGATTTCAAGGATCTGATATAATATACATATACAACCAAGAATCTTACTTTGATGAATGCTATAATGAGTTTTCAAATTCTGAAACATTAGGAAATACAACAGAAAATCCTACAATATATATTAATGATATCTGTGCTAAAATACCTATTTGGTTCTTGTCTGATGAAGATGAAGATTTCTTTGATGTTACCTTAGTGCTCAGTAAGAGTGGTAAGAAGATATATAGTTCATCATTCAATTTCTTTCAAAGAAAAGGTGATGTTGCTTATAAGAACTTCATAATGATACCAAAGTCATTAGTAAAGTCATTCAATATGACTTACTGGATAGATAAGAAATACAGATTGTCAGTAAACTGCAATGGCAACTGGTATTATTATGACTTCATATTGAAAGCACCAGAGTTCCAATTGAAAGTAGGTACTTTAGAATACAAATATTTCAATTATACAGAAGTAAAAGAACTTAAACCAGGAGAAGAAGGATATAGAGATCCTAATGATCCGGAGTTTGATGGAATGACAGAATCAGAGAAAGCAAACATAAATTTGTATACAACAGACAAATCATTATTTTCTCAAATAAAGTCTATAGAAGATGATTCAGTAAACTTCAATTCTTATATGTATCTCCCAGGATTAGCAGAAGTGAACGACATAAGATTCTTTGACAAGTTGAAGTATATGGTAGACAATACTTCTTCTGATATTTCAGATAGTGATTCTAATAATGCTTCTACTAATACAATGAACAATTTCTGCAACTATATTGCTTCTAAATGCTATATATACAATTTAGGAGTAAAGAATAGCAAATCAATATATAAGAAGGGAAATTCTGTTGTACCAATATTCATGTTCAACAATGGACTTGATATACATGACAATCAAGGATATTCTTTAAGCAAATTCTATGTAGATGTATTGTTTGATGTAGACTCTAACAATGAATACTATGCTAAGATAAGATTAGACTTAAAAAATCTGAGTACGACAAAACCTAATGAATGTGTAAATCTTCATGAATATACAATATCAAACAATGATTTGATAATGATGAAGAAAGATATAGGTTTAGGTGATCCAGCTTACAATAAGCAAGGAAATATTGATTGGGATGCTACTTCTGACAAATGGAAGCTTTTCTATATAGATGAACATCTGAGACACAAGTCAACAGTAACAATAAGATTGGCTACTACTGGTGAAATAAAGTTACCAAATGGAAGAACGTATGAATTCGGTGGATATACCTTGTCTGGTATACCTAGAATATATCAAGATATTGCTATCCCTATCTGGAATAACAGTTCAGATTCAGTATGTAATATGGAATACAACTGTCCTTGGAAATCAGAATGTAAATTAAGAGGAGATAATGTAAAGACAGATTATGATTCTACTCCTAAGAATGATGAAGTGGATATGAACATGAAACAAGAAATTACTTCAGAAAATGTAAAGAAGTCTATAGATTCACTTATCAGTAGCATGCAACAGGCCGTATCTACTTCTAACAACAAGAAATATCTGAACAGAATACATATCTATGATTTGTATTTGTATAAGATGAATGATTTAGAAAAAAGAAAGAGACTTGGTCTGAACATAAGTAAAATATCAAAACTAAAGTACAATAGTAAGATATATGATACTAAGTGGTATTCTCCAAATCATTGGGAACAACCTTCTGAACTAGCAGAACTTTATAGAATGTTCTTTAATAATGATGGTACAGAAAAGTTCACTATAGGAGATGACAATATATTCAACTATGACTTCTATCTTATGCATGATGACACTAACTGGTTTGCTGTTCTCATATCACAAGATACAGAAGACAAGCTTATTGGTGACATGGATCTTGATCCTCATGACAAGATAGAATATTGTCCGGATGATGAAACAAAGATTGTAATGAAAAAATATAGGTCATCTGATACTTTCTTAGTAAATAGAATGGTATTGGAAGAAAAATATCCAGTCAATCATTTTAAAGAAGATGATTTGATATTTGCTACTATTGATAATGTGAAATTCCCATTCATATTAGATAAGACAACTAAATGGTCAGTAAAGAATTTATCATTGTTAAATAAGAACAAGCCATCTATAACTTCTAATTCTAATGCTATGATACTTAGCTTATATGATGAAGCTTCTAAAAATGTTTCTGGTTATTATAATATAGATGTGAGATACAGCATAGAAGGAAATGTTGACCACCAACAGAAAAACCATACAAAAATACTTATACAAAAATGAAAAGTTTAACTAATTATATTTATGAAAGCATAAATAACATAACAGAACAATTCCAAACTAATGGTTCTAATAAAAATGGAATGTTCTTACATAAGGATGGATTACGCCAATCAGAAGACTTTAATTTCAACCCAGGTGAAAAGGCATTATGTATTGCTTATGATACTGATGGATATCGTATTCAAATCCGTGGCATGGTAGAAATTGCTAAAGTCCTTAAGAGTGGCATTAAAGTCAAGGGTAATACTGATAGTGAGACAGAATTTTACAATGGTATGAAGTTTGATAAGACAGGTATTGCTATTATAAAGACAAACAGTAAGTATCGTGGCAAATCCGTAAAATATTATGTTCTTTACAATAAAGATCTTATTGACAGTGAAAAGGACGGTAAAGATATTAAAGAAATATTAGATAAATGTACATGTTCTTGGGGATTCAATCTTGTACCAAATGAAAAATTCAGAAAGGAAGATATTAAAAATCTTAAAAAGTATCTTAAAGAATTCTAAGTAAATGAAAAGCTTAACCAACTATATTTGCGAAGCCATGCAGAAGAAATTCAATGGCTTCGCAATTCTCAAACCAGAATTCTTAGATGTTCAAGATGATTTTGAAGATATGTTAGAAGATGCTGGTTGGGATATCATTAACTATAAGACTATAAAGATGAACTTGGATGAAGCAAGGGACCTTTATAAAGTGCATGAAAATGAAGATTTTTATGATGATCTTTGCCATTATATGAGTTCAGGTAACTGTATTGCTTACAAACTTTACAAAGATTGTAAAGATCCTATAAAAGACTTGAAGAAAGTGAAGGATGAAGTAAGAGACAAATATGGTAAAGATGATATGAAGAACTGTATGCATAGTTCTGATTCTGAAGAAAATGTTGAAAGAGAAGCAGAAATCTGTTTCAAAATAGATAATGAACTAGATAAAGATGAAGATTAAATGTAACAATTGTGGTAATGAAATAGATTTGACAGAATATTCTATCAATAAAAGAGCACATATTCCTTATATAGTAAAATGTAATGAATGTGGTTCATCTATTTCATACATACCAAACAAGGATGGCTATTAAGCCATCCTTTTATTTTATTCTTCTGGATCAAGTTTCTGATTTGCATCTGAAGCATACCAAATAACCATTCTCATTGTTTTAGCAACATTATATTCTACTTGGCATCCTTTAGAATCATTATATCCTTTACAAAGATAAATATAATCACATTCAAGCAAATCTTTAATATCTTCACCTAAATGCCAAGACCAAGAATGAATAGGAGCATTAGGATCTAGACCATTTTCATCAAAATCATCGATATTGGTAGGACCATAAATTAATGCATCTGGATATTCTTTTCTGATTTCTTCTACAGCTTTATCATATCTCTTTCTTACTGTTTTCTGATGATAAGCCATAGGTAAGCTAACATAAAATTTTAGTGCCATTTTAACATTTTTTTAATTACATAAAATAATTTCGATTCTCTTCAACATAATCTGGATAAACACCATCTAATGCATTTTTAAGAAAATCTTCTACTTTGGTTGCTACACCATTGATAAGACCTTCTACTATATCATTAGGTACCATTCTGAAGAAATGAATCTCATCAGCAGGATTGAACTTGTCATCCATGAATATCACCATAGTAATACCATTGGCATAACCTGCTGCTTTAATCTTATTCATATTGATTACATTGAATGGAATAGCAGATGGTCTTGGTACTGAGATCATAGAACCATCTGGATTCATGTAATTCAATTTGTTTGGATTCAACTTAACAATTTTCAACATAGAATTTTAATAATTTGGATTAGGAATTTGTTCAACTTTATCTAATGTTCCATACTTGTTCAAGTATTTTTCAAAGTCACCATGCTTGATTTTGAATATGATACGATCACCATTCTTACGGAGCAACCCATCTGGTGTCTTCAATACAAGACCTTCTGCTACATAGCTATCATCTTCTGCTAATGGATCCTTAAAACCTTTCTTAACGTAATCAATAGCTTCATCAATGGTAAACTGACCAAGACTAATTACCTTAGGAATACCAATCTCATCAAGAATAGCATCTCGTTGTGGAATATTCAAATAAACAGAAGAACCATCACGGTTAGTTACCTTAACATCAAAAGCTCTGAAGCTTACACTATCCTTAAGGTATCGACAACCAGACTTACCAATCTTCTTACCATAACCTTCACCATAGATAGTGAACATTTTAGGCAATGTACAATTTTCTTCATCAACCATATAGTCATCAACTACAATAGCATCCGGATCATCAAATGGCTTCTGATTGAGAGTATGGCAACCACACTTCTTAATATATCCACGTTCAAGCATCCAATCGACATTCTCTTGAATATTCAATCCAGTTTCAAAGTCTCTTGTACACATGTAAGATTCTGGAAGTCTAAATGCTTTAAAAATCTTACCTACAAGATCACCATTACCTTCTAACTTCTTACCATCAGATGAAACATAAGTCTTCCACATGAAGTCATCAAGCATAGGTGGAATATTAGCATTATCTGTCTTACCCTTAATAGCAATTCCACATGACAATGATACAGTACCATTACAAAGCTTATCTGTAATCTGTGGATAAACTTCAATACGCATGTTTGTACCATCAATTTTGATAGTGGCATCAAACTTACAATTTCTCAACCATTCAAACTCAGGAAGAGTAAAACTATCATAAGGCATGATAATGTTGTTTATATCACGCTTGAAGATTGTATTAATCTTCTGATATGTATTTTCCGATCTCTTTTGCTTCCCCATAATCTATTTAATTTAAAATTTTATTTTAATCTCCTTCTCTAGATACAATCTTAAGATGTGGAATAGTTACTTTAGTCAATTGATTTGAATATCTAAGACAAGTACCAGACTCATAAACTTGAACTGGACCATTATCATTATTTGCCTCACTATATAATTGACGAATCAATGAACGAATCTTTACTTTAGTAGGACAAAGCTTCATGATATATCCAAGGTGAGTATTTGTTTCTTGGTCACCATAAACTACAACATCACCTACATTCAAATGATTTTTTAAACTATCTCTGTACATAATAAATGAATTTTAAATGAACATATCATCAGATTCCTGAGTCTCAACAGAAACTAATGATTCCTCTTGGAATGAACGCCAAGCTGATTTATCCAAATCAAAGTAGGCAATCACACCAGTCTTTGGTGCACCTTTACCTGATGGAATAGCACCTTCATCAATAGATTCGATCTTATCCATCTTCTTTGTACCACGAGCATGTCTAAGCTCACCATTCTTCTTCTTAAAAGTGAAATTGACAACATCTTCTGTTTTAAGAAGACGATTTAATTTTTGCTGTAAACTTTCTTTAACCATTCTTTTTTATTTAAGGATTTATAATATGATGATAACCATTGAAATCTTCTGTTTAAAGCATGCCAAGGTTTGTACATATCATCACATTCAACTTTATCTTTTTTATTCATGGTGACAAATTATCCTATTTTACTTTCAAAAACAATATTGCTGTATTTAGGATAATATTTTCCTTGGAAAGAATCTTCTGGGTTCAAAATTCGAAGACAACCATTGGAATCTTCTATATAAAGCATTCCAATCTTTGACCTGTAAATGTTAGCACCTTCAACGCTTTCGTCAGCAACTTTAACCATGTCTTTTCTATTCACCATAACAATTATTAATTTTTATTTGACATATATAATATAGAAAAGTTTAAAGAAATTTCAAAATCATTTAGATAAAGTCTTTACTTCTTCTACATTTATCTTAGGCATAATATATAGAGTATCTCTATTGTTTCCAAGAAAGTAAATGTTATCATTTGTTTGTCCATATATGACAGAAGCAGCATTTACTTTATTCTTTGTTCCATCTTTATAAGTCACTTGAAAGGTTGTCAATGTATTGTTGTATACAGGAGTTTCACCAACATAAGGATCATAATTAAATCTTTGTTCAGTACATTGGGTTTGGGTTTGGGTACCGACAATACATCTAGTATACCCTAAATATATGAATAGAGATGAGAAGAAAATTATTGCAAAATTTCGTATTGTCTTATCACTCATATTTCTTTGTATTGTAGTTATACATCAATATTCTGTCACCAAAAGAAAAGTCAAATTTCTCTTTCCAAGCTTTATTGCATATTAATGCTAATTGATTTTTCAATTTAACCAAGTCATCATCTGTCAATCCATGTTCTGGATCTGTTTGTATAAATCTTGGAAATTGTTCTATCAACATATCAGTATCATCATCGACAATCATATAGTAGCTTGGTTTGAACTCATCAACCCATACTTTGATTTCATCACCACGACACCAACGCTTACCATTTGTTCTACCTAAATTCAATCTGCAAGTTTGCCCTATGATATAAGGAGATATCTTATTCAAATATGGTATACTATCTAAAGATTTGAATGTTTCATAGATATTACCAGACCTTCTCCAAGATGATGACAATACCAGCATGAAACCTGTTGATTGTAAAAATTCAATCAATCTATCAACGGCTTTAGGATCACAAAAATTATGATAATTAGGATTTGGATTCTTGTACAATTCTTCTGCCCAATCACCACTATTCAATACACCATCAATATCAAGAAATATGATAGGAGTACAACATTTTTCTTTCCAATCCACATCAACAATACCTGCATAATTAGTTAGCCACATTCTCTTCTTTGGATCCTTTGGATACATGAAAACCGGATTATTATTACGATATGCCATAATTTTTACTTCTCTACTTCTTTGTATTTTCTCTTCAAAAATACCACAAACTTATCATCATACATGTGTTCTACACTAAATGCTTCCCAACCATCGATACCATCTAACTTACTATCTACTTGGTCATAGGTAATATCATGCACTGTTACAATCTGCGTACGATACTCCCATTTGTCATCTTCAATCATCTTGTATATCATATCTTATTTACCGTTAGCAAGTTTCCAAATCTGTTTATCTACATGATTCTTTACAACTTCAAGATAGTTGTGGTATGCATCAATGATATGCTGAATATCCTCAGCATCTAAAATTGTGAAATTCCAATGTTCATTCAAATCTTCTACTGTATGGTCATTTCGAAGATTGTAAGGATTCATGAATTTATTGAGAATATCAAATACTTCATGGCGAGAAGTAACATCTAATTCTGTATCGATAGCAATTTCTGCGTCATCACTATAAAGATACTTCTTTACAAAGTAATAAGCTGGCATACTGACAATCCAGCAACCATCCAAAACCTGATAATTGCTAGGATATTTTGACACACAAATTCGAATATCATTATCAGAATTCAATAAATTCTTTACTGAATATCTGTCTTTATGAGTAAGCTTTACTGCTTCAATTGTATTTGTACTAATAAACATAATACTTTAGTAATTTAGAAAGTTCAACTTATCTTTAATACTTACAATCTCATTATAGAGTTCATTCTTATAAGCTTCAATTTCAGAATCAAACAATACATTCATATAGAAATTGTCATTAATGAAACTTCTATTGACATATTTCTTATCCAAATTGAAACTTTCCAATGCTTCATCTTTAATTCTCTTATCTAAAGAATCAAGAATATGGATAGCATCAATATTACCAAAATTCTGATTGAAGTGAACATCAGATTGGATAGGATAATCTTCATCAATCCATTCTTTTGAATTCACATCAACCAAATTAGGATTGATTTTCAGAATATTCTCCTTTCTGATAATAAGCGTACGATTTAAAAGAATATATCTGAAATATACAAATATTGGTTGTTTATGAAGAATCTTGTTATTAATGAATTCTTCTATTTCTTTCTTTTTCTTTTCTGTATTTATAAGCATAAAAACCTGTTCTTTATCTTAAATTTTTTACATTTAAAATATAGAACAGGTTTTAGAAATTTCAAAATTTATATTATAATTTTATAGTGAAAGGAGTAGTATCAGCCACATATTCAAAATCTCCTAAATCAGTTCCTAATGGTTCTGGCCTTACTGATAACAGAGCCCATTGTTCCCCTACTTTAGGCATTTGATTAGGATATGGACTAGTAAAGCTAAAATTAAAAAATCCCTTACCTGAATTTGTTTTATTACCCAAAATACCAAAAACACCAGTACCGTCCGCACGAGCAATCATAAAAAAATATCTGTTGGTAATTGTCCTGATATACTACAAGTAGCAGTACCACTTCCATTTGTAAATAGATTAGATAATCTGAATGTTATTTTTAGTTTTCTCTTTATAAAATAAAAAGTCTTAATTTCCCCTTTGCCATCCTTCCAATCTGCCCCATATATTGTTTTACAATAACAATCATAATTACTACTATTTCCATCATCATATCCTTCATAGGTTATAGTATAATTTCCGTTAGAATTTGGTTCTATTATATGATGATTAAAGTTATTTGGATGATGATTAACAGCTCCACTAAAACAATTTGATTCATATTTTTCTACATTACCACTTTTAGTATAGCATCTTGCTGTAGCCATTATAAAATTATACTTAGTGCTTTAGGGAAGTTCCCTCTATTACAAAATGTATTACATAAGTTAACATAATTTCATATATAAAGATTTATAAAACTTACTGAATGCATATTTATTTTTATATAGCTACAAATCAATGAATCGCTACTGACTCGTTGTAAATTTTTAATAATTTCTAAATATGCATTCAGTAAGTTTATACTGTATGTGCATCAATATGTTATATTATAAAAGTGCAACATGAAGAGTTATGTAGAATAGAGGGAACTTCCCTATGTTTTTACTTATGTTCCCTTAAGCATTATTTATGAAATATTATGCCAGAAATGACAGGTCATGGAAAATTATCAGCCAGAGCATATACTAAATCTGGTGATAAAGAAATTTATGATGGAAGTTTAATCGGACTTCCTGGTGGTGGTTTAGCGGAATTTAATTTAACAGTAGGATATCCGGATGAAAATGGTAATTATTATATTGATACATCTGAAGCCTTAAGTAATGTAATAGAACTTCCTTATTCATGTACAACAGAATATCATGGGGTAAAATGTGAGTTTTTATGGAAGAAATTACAATATGACATAATAATAACTTGTCATTATTATAAAAAACAAAATACAAAATATACTTATGTAATGGCATGTTACCTCAATCCAACTGTTGATAAAAGTATAATGAACATATTTTCTCTTAATGTTGTGTTTGGTTTTGTAGGTACACAAAATCAATCTGTATTGTTGATATCATCAAATTACAATGATACAGAATATAATGGTGCGTATGTTAATGAATTTGATGATCCAAAAGGAAACCAAAAACCAATTTTATTTTTTCAAGAAAATAATTCAACAAAAATAACCAAAACCTATGGTTCACCAGCGCCAATACCATATAATTTTACACTTAATTTAGGATAATATTAAATTTCTTTCAAGTTCAATTTTTATATAACTAAACATTGAACTTCAAAATCAAATGCCAGTAATACTTCAAAGTGGATATGTATTTCAGGGTGATAGCAAAGCCTTACCAAAGATAGTAACAAACAGTAAGCTTGGATCTTTTGTATTCAGGGGTACTTCTTGGGACTGGTCTAATTTGGAATTCCAAGGCTCTGCTAACACCCTGCAATTTGTTCCTGATCCTAATGATGGTGGTTTGCAAGGAGACTTCAGTATAGGGACAAGATCTGTTACTTCGGCTTATCCTACCAAGCAATCTACTTTTGATTTTGACCCTAACAAAGTTTTTGAAATAGAACCTGCTGGTGGAACAGGCTCTTTTGACTTGAAGGCGAGAGAACTGACTTATACTTGGAAGTTTGGTCCTATCCTTGCATCTTATCAATACACTAAATCAGATAACAACATAGTATTTAATGAAGGTAAATTTTTATTTACAAATATTTCTAATTCTTCAATAGATATACGTAACCAAACCATTTATCCTCAAAATTATCAAACAGAAGGAAGTACTTATATTCAATATCATTATCTTGATATAGTACGTTCTTCAGTTTCTTCGTCTTCTAATACTTGGACAAATCAACCAGATGAGAGTTCTGCTACTGACTATACTGTTTCTTTTTCTATAGGACCTAATAATACACCAGAAGCAGCTTATACTGAAGTAAGATTCATAGGTTTTTCTAATGAGTCTTTAGGATGGGAATATTTTGAACCTTCCTCTACTTTTGGATCTACTAAGCTAGACCATCCTAGAGCAGTTGCATTTAAAAATGAAGAAAGTCAACGTTCTTTACCAAATGCTAGCCTACCTAAAGAATTCACTTTATTGAAAGTTTGGCAAAAACCTAACATTCTCTATTATACCCATTTGAAATTTGTAAATTTGGATTATACAGATTATGATAATCCACCATCTAATGCAAATGTAATGGAACATTGGTATTCAAATTGGGATGTAAAAAGAAGAGAAATATTGCTTTACATAGAATTTGGAGTAAGCCCTAATGGTGGTAAAACAATATGGTGGAATGGTGTTGAGTCAAACAAAAACATAGGTGGTACAACAGGAGCTAAGCTTGTTGCTAGAGGAATCACTTCTATAGTGCCTAATGACATCAACAAGTACTTGACTGCTACCTTACTCAATTATTCTACTAAACCAGGAAATGTTGGTGGTAAACCACAAGGTGAATCTACAAACAACAGATATAACATATCTACATCTGCTGCTACAGTTCATGGTACTAAAGCATTCAAATTTGTGAGAATACCTATCTGGACAGATTTGCCAAATGATGAATATGCAAACAATAGTGAAAACACATTTCAAAAATATGAATGTATCAATTTTTCTGATGTACCCACAAATACTACAGCTACCCATAATGAAGATAGTGGTATAGATATAAACACCAAGAGAAGATCTGGTGAATACTGGGCTAAATATCAAGCAAATTCAGAGTCAGCAGAAAAATTTCAGATAGGAAGAAAAAACAGAACAAATAATTGGAGAACCGATGTACATATAGAATTGTTTTACAAGAAAGATTCTTTAAAGTATAAAGGATCAACTGATGGTAAGACAGTAACTTCTAAATCATAACTAGACTTTAAATTACATTATGGCAGATTACGGAAATCATTTTACTTCAAATAGTGGAAATTATAATTACAATACAAGAGGGCATTCTTATGATGATTCTGGTTGGGTTATTGTATCATTAGCAAATTCTGGTAATGTATCTCAACCTATTCCTCATCCTAATGGTGCAGAATTTACAGGAAATAATACTACTTGTTATTTCTATACCACTAATCACATGACTAAGCCCAATAGGGAAGTAAAGACTGGTAATGATTATGTTGCTTATTTCAATTGGGCAACAGATAATAAGAATACGATTGGATCAATCGATGGAGATTTCAATTTCTATCCATTTGGAAGCAAAACAGATTCCAGATTTGTTGAACCAACAGGATTAGATGATACTAAGCATGGTGTAAGTCCTTACAGTAATTCCAACAACAACATCATATCTAGAACTAACTTATCTGTAAAAGGTACAACTTTTACTGCAGGTTACCGTAGACATAAGATACATTATGAACCAAGCATAAGATATGATTTAGCTAGCTACAATTATGGCACAAATGACAACTATAAAAGTGATGGTAAGACTAAAGCAACTGGTGGTCGTGTTGTAACACCAAGATATGATGCTTTCCAAACTTTCCACAATATAAAAGATCCATATAGTGTACTTAGTATCTCTATAGCAAATCATGATGATGCAAAGTCTAGTTCTCCTACTTTCTGTACATTAACAAACAATAAATCAGAATACAGAATAAGTCATTCTTATACTTATAACCCATATAAGAATTCAGCTACTTGGAACAATATTAACTATCTTTCATTTACATACAATACTTTGCCTACTTATCATAAGGAATTAGTTTTTACTTATGGATCTAATTACAACTCTATTTCTTATGATGGTGGTACCATAACAGTTGAAGCTAAAGCACGTTATAATGGCAGTTATGACAGATTTACTACTTCTACTGCAAATGATGATGGTTTCTCTTCTTATAAGAGATATGTTGATATAACATATAGCTTATCTACATTCAACAGTTCTACTACACCTACAGGTTCTAGTACTTATACATTCAGAATATGGCAACCTGGTTCTAAGTTAGGAATATCTTATACTTGGTCTATAGATAGCAATCCATCTTGGGTACATCTTTCGAAAACAACAGGAAATACGACAAAGGTAACATTCGATGACCAAGGGGATGACAAACCAAGTGTAAGTGGTACTCTTTCATTATCATTGGACAATACTACTATTTCTAATGGTGAATCCACTAGTGGATATGTTTCTGGGGTATCTTGGACAGCTCCTACTAATAAAGGTGCTCGTTCTTGTGTACTAAGACAGAATATGACTGTTACCAATTGTTGTGCACAAAACATTACACCTAAGACAAGTTCTGAACAACCATATCAAACATTAACTTTGACACAAAATGGAATGTACTGGAACAATCCATCATTCAATATGAAATGGAAAGTAACACAAGGAAGTAAGACAACAACTACTTATAATGATGGATATGGACATGGTTGGCCTACTGTTAGTATAGGGGGAATATCAACTTCAGATGGTACAGAAAAGACAACTGGATGGAATTACAACACATCATCAAAATCTGTTTCTATTACAATGCCAACAATAAGCAGACCTTGGGTAAACACTTATACTGATGGTACAGTATCCATATCTAAATCATCTGATGCTTCTGTATCTTATAAAGGTGGTAGTATAACTATAAATTTGGATCCTAATATTACATTCAGACAAGGTTTTACATCTGGTGTTTCAGAACGTACTTGGACAATATCTAATACAGGAAATAATGCAACAAATGAAGAATATTGGTCATTAGGTAGATTCGGTAGTGTTAGTATCAAACTTCCTGCTATAGCTGCAAATTATGCTTTTGGATATGCCACATTGTCCTGGAATGACACTGGTACTCAATCTTTATCATTTTCTAAATCAAGCAGAACATGGAATAATTCTAATTCTGATGACAGTTTTACAGCAACATTAGCTCCTAATTTACCAACAATAGGTGAATTGTATTGTTATACAGATAACAATACACTTACATTTACATCTACTACTAAGAATTCATCATCAACATCTGGCACTATATCATTTTCTGGAACAACTTATCAAGATGGTGTACTAACCCCAAGTCCATCTACTATAACAATATCTCAAGATGGTACTAACATATCAGGTACTATTACTATAATAGCAGAAGGTACCGGTATAAATACATATACTAGTTCGGTACCATATCCTATAGATGGTAATGTAACAACTGCTTCTTTTACATTAAATGATCCAATACAAAGATATGTTGTTAGTCAAGGAACTTTAGCAGCTGATATATATGACCCGTCAAAAAATATTAGTGTTGATGGACAAACAATTTATGTAGGCAATTCAGGAAGTCCTGATATAGATAGTGTTTATGTTACAACCCAGAGATGGTTTATATATGCAAAATCTGATATAGTGGCGTATAAACCATCAAATTTTGATGGTTTAAGAGGAAGTATTGATCCATTAGCCCCAAGTTATCATTATGAATATAAGTTGAATGATGGTTCTTGGCAAACAGAGGATTCATTTTATGTTAAATCTAATGCAGGCACAGTTACTGAAGATATTAGTGCTACATTAGCAGTAACTACTTATACCGATGTAAAAGATGGTATATATAAATATGAGAGAGGACATTATCATAGAAATTCCACTTCAAAAGTAACACATAATGTATATATAAGAGTTGTAGATGATAATGAAAACAAATATCATGTTTTTGAAGGCACATCATATTCAAAAACACAATATGGTGATGACGGTGCTGATTATTACACAGGTGGATCTTGGACTATAACTCCACATAATAATTATAATTGTATTGTTAGTACAGAGGAAATTAATTATACAGGTAGTGAATATGTATCTTCAAAATCTGGTATTGGAGCATTTAATGTAACTCCTGATTGGTATTATAATCATGATAGTCATCCAACTAGTAATAATTCAATTTATGGACCAGATTATGTATCAGATTATTCAAATACAATAAGTAGAAACTCAAGTGATGATGCAACACCATCATCTTCATTATATGGTGATGATAAGACATTTCAACCAGATGAGACTATTTCAGTAAATTATGGTGTAGCATCATCTAGCCCTGATATCATAACAACAACTACATCAACATCTGGTAGTGTTACATGGAAATATAATTATAAATATTCTGTTACTAATCAAGATGATCCAGATGACCCTTGGCATTATACAGAACATAAAGCAGATGGTAGCTATAGTCCACCAGCTGACACTGTTAATACAAAATATTATAGATGCGTAAACAATAATAGAAATGGTTGGGAAAGATTAAGTAAAAGCGCTAAAACATTTACGGCAACTAGTACAGGTACTTATACTGTTGAAATTGCTTGGTTAACAACGGATTCTAATGGAAATTATACTACCAGGGGATATAAAGGATATAATAGTAATAGTATTACAATAGGCAAACTTATAAATACTACTTGGTATCGACTTTTTGTTAGCCTTAGATCAGATACTGGTATTAAGAAAACTTCATTCGATACTACCGGTTGGACATTAACAGCAACTGTTACTGCACAAAGTGTTACTTGTGTTGGACAACCAGCAGCAGATGCAAGATGGATTACAGTTACAACACCTAACATAACATATTCATGGAAAGGTGTTACAAGTTCATCTTCAACAGCTTCAGTTGGTATAAATGATGTTACAGCTGGATCTAATGGGAATGATATAGGTAAAGGAAAAACTGTAACAGTTACAGTATCTTCTCCTGGATATGATTATGGTGAGCCTAATGGTTATAGTAGTAGTATAATTCTTTATAAATATGGTAAATCTTACTACAACGGTTAACCATATAATGAATAGTTATTACATATACAAAATGGACAGAACTTAAGTTCTGTCCATTTTCTTTTATTCTAATTTCTTAACTTCTCGATCTGTAATATAACCTTCTTCATCTAACCATTCTACAATATAATATCCCTTTTCAAGACAATTAATATCATAGAATTTAGCTGTGAACCAATCTTCTGATGGTTTCCATCTTGAACCATCTTCATGAGCAATAATAGGTTCCTTACATTTAGTATGTCCTACAATCTGAGTCCAAGTACGCATATATTGTGCTTCATGGTCGTAATCTTCATACATATCAGACAACAATGCTTCTGGTCTTACCCAAAGTGGACCATTCAATGGATCATTTCCATAAGGATCGAAATGTGAACCATAAGTAAACTTGAAGTTGTCAAAACTATCAATATTAATCATATTAATAGGAATACTTACCTTATGACGTTCATGAATCCATTTGTTTGTTACACCTGCATGGCTATAGATGATTCTATTTGTCATATCAACAAATGAAAATCTAAGCTTCCTAGATTTGACACAATCCTTCAACAACTGTCCAGCAAGCAACTGTGTTACTTGGTTATAACCACTATACTTGTCATCACCATCAATAAGATAATGAAAGTCATGATTACCAATAAGCATATAGAACAAACCTTCTTCTTTATTGTGTTTCTTCTGCAATGCTAACAAATTCTTAAAACCTTCCAATTGCTGTTCTGGAGTAATATCTTCAAAAGTATCAAAATAGTCACCTAAAGTAATTACTTCATACAATGTAGTATTTGGGTCTTCTGGTTTTTCCAAATCATAGATAGTATTGAACTTATCATAATTACCATGAATATCACCTACAACCAATCGTTTTGTCTTTTGTACTTTCATGTTATTTCTTTTCCATTAATGTTGATAATGTTAGACCTACTGACCCCCATAATGGTTGCAATGAGAAACCAAGCATAGATCTGAAATCGATGAGATGCTTGTCATACCAATTATTCATATCTTCCAATAACTTATCCGCTGCTTCTTTGGTGTCTTCACATTCTTCTACCATTTTCCACAATTCATCTAATGAATTAGGATCATCAATTGTACCAGGATCATTCTTATAAAACTCACTAGCCCTCTTAACGGATTCTAATGATGATCCTAAAGTACGTCCAAAATATTTTACACTTACATCTGTCAACTTACCCATTTTATTGTGCTGTTAATTTAAATTCTAAATACTGGGGTTCATCATCAAATGAATATTTGCTTCCTTTTAACATTGTTTCAATATTATCATGAATCAAGCTATTCAAAAAGAAATCACCAAACCATCCATCTCCTACTCGTTTTGGTTCTGATGTAAAAAGAAATAATTTATTGTCTTTATTTACTGCAAACCAAATTCCAATATTTTTATTTTCTCCCATGTTTTATCCACCTATAAGCATTATTAACCTATTAAACCTATTTGCTTAGCACAAGCAAAATTATATTGCGCTTGAGTTTTCTTAGTTTCCATTTTAGTCAATTTTATAAGGTGATGGTATCAAATCATCATCAATACAAATATAATGACAATAAATATCTGTTTTCTTAAGTTTATAGTCCCAAATTAATGATTCAACAATTGGTCTATTATGAACCAGAACTTCCATCATTTTTTCTGTTGGGTGGTTGCAATCATCAATTATTTTATTAACGTTGTCTGTCATGACTACATCCATTTCTGCCATTCTTGGACCAGAATTATAATTAATCATTGAACTTATTACAAACTTTCTCATGATCTATCTTATTTACGATATGTAACATTAGGAATATCTTCCAAATATGTAAATGCCACTTCTGTCTTGTCATATACTTCTTTATCATATTCTGTTCCAGAAATCTGATTGATAACTTCTCTTGTATATTCAGTTGGTGTACCATCTGAATTAACATAATCAGATTTCCAAGAAGTATCATCCTTCAATACAAGTATCTGAAACAAATATGTACAAACTTCATCACCTACCTCATAACATGGAACTGATACCTGTACAATGACAATATCTTTTTCTAATGGAATAGGATAATGACCATTTGAACCATAATCCAATACCTCTACTTTATTCTTATCAAAATATTTAATCATATATCTTTAAATATTGATGTTAGGAAGTGAATCAACAAACTCAAGAATTACTTTAGAATCTTCATCAAGTATATCACTAGGCAGGAACTCTGGACAATTCTCAATAATCCAATTTGCAAATTCTAACGTTGGAGTACCATCTTTATCGATCAATGTAGCTTTCAACTTATCCATGATTTTACCAAGTGGATTCAGCTTGGTATCACAAGTATATCTACAAATCTTTTCTGTAGCACCATTTGCAAATCTAATTGATACAATAATTATATATGTATAAGAGTTTGAATAATTGTTCTTAATCATAATTATTAAAAATTAATAGTTGGAATATTATCAACAAATGTGAAACTTACAAAAGCACTATCTATATCTTCTGTATCATAATAAAGATATTTCTTATATAGAAGCTTGGCAAACTCCTCTGTTGGATGATATCTATCATCTTGAAACTTATTCTTCATTTTCTCAATATCAGAAATATTATCACCTACATTCAATTTACATACTTGATAATCATCATTTACAATTCTAACATTTACAATGACAATGTAAGTATAGTTTGTTGTATTATTCAAATTCATCATAATCATAAAAATTTAAATGTTCATTAATTTATTAACATTTATAATATAGAACAAGGTTAAGAAATTTCAAAAACATATTTAAATATTTTCTACTATTTCTTAACCTTTCCGTTGACATCAGTTCATGACAATAATATCCAGAACTATAGCAAGAACGTATCAAGGCGCAAGATCATGAACTAGAACACCATAACAACATAGTGTGTACGCTTACATATTGTATGGTCAAAAAATTTATTTGATCCCTTGATACTCAGTTTCATTATCAGAGCCAAAACCAATATAGATTTTGGCTTTCACCTATGTTACTAAGATAGATATATATTCAGAAGTAATCACATAACTGATGTCATTTGACTTGCTTATCTTAAACCGGACTTGCAAATCTACTTATTGATTTCATCATAAGTCTGTTTAGGTCCTTGTGGAAGATAAATCTTCAATGCACTAACTTCCTTTACAGTCTTAGTTTTCCACATATCAAACTTATTTCTGATACTTTCCATTGTATCAATATACTTTGCATATGCATCATTGAACTTCTGTGCCTTAGCAAGCTTATCTTCTGTAATAGCATCTACAATTTCTTGCTTCATCTTATTGAATTCTGCTTCTTTATGTCGGAGTTCAGTAGACAACCAATTATATTCTATATTTACATCAGATATTGGCATAGACGGTTCATAAGAATAAATGATTGCATCACGACCAGAACCTTCTACCTTGTTTGGATTCTGTACAGCATTGTTCATCTGTGCTTTAGCTTCATAAAATGCTCCTTTAGGATGAATGAACTTACCAACAAGAGAACAATAAGATTCATATACATAATACTTATTTCTTTTAGCAACATCCCATGTACCAATTACATCAGATTCAGTAATTGGAAATTCCTTACATGCGGCATTTGGAAGTTCAATATTATGATCCTTAGCCCAGTTGTCAATACTAAGTGACTGAACATACTCAAGAATCTCTGTCTTTGCTTTGATTGCTTCATGAATCCAAGCACTCATAGCATTCAGATTTGCAATCTTTGCAATAGTCTTATGGATAGATTCAAAAGAATCTGCACTCATACCTTTGGTAATAATTCTAGATTCACCACCAGAAAGCAATGAAGCAGTAGTATTGACAAAATTGATATTGTCAAGAATTGCCTGTTCTGACTTCAACAACTCTTTACCTTTATTAGAAACATGATTAGCAGAAGTAGATGTAATACCTTTCTCTGCAAAAAATACTTTGTACTTACTAAATTTCTTGTCTAAAATTTCCATAGTCTTCTTTCAAGTTTAGTGGACCATGTGAGATTCGAACTCACGTCCAACCGAAGTTCAGTATCGATTGTCAAATCCGTAATGGCCCAAGTTTAATTGTTAACTTTAGTTCTTGAACAGAACTTAAAGTGATGTTCATTATTTGTATTTATAATATAGAAAAGTTTAAATCAAAAATTCATCATTTGTTATGATAATATTTAGTTTATTTTCTTCATTTTTCCCTTCTATTTTTTCTTGCTTATCAGAGAATTCATCCACTTCTTCAAATTTCTTACCTTGACAATCAATAGTATATGCTTTATTGAAGTTAGGATCATTTTCATTTATAGTAATAGCAGCTTTCTCTATTTCCTCATCTGATAATGTTGTCTTATCATAAAATACTAATGAAAGAGAATTACATACACATTTCATAATAATATTCTCATATCCAATTCCAGATCTTCCATTAGAATATCCTTCATTAATAGACAATTTAGAAATGAATGTTCCAAGACTTACATCATTGATAGTAAAATATTGTTTAGATAATTTTGTTATACTTTCAAAACTCCTGTCTCCGATAATATTCATCAACTCAGTATTCCATAAATTTCGATCTGATGTATATGCAAACATACTGAATGAATATGGATAGAAAGTTAAATTGCATTTTCTTGGATACAGCTTCATAGCAGCTGCAGACATATTTGTATCAAATGAATAACTTTGTCTCATTTTTAGTTCTCCATTTTCACAATATACTGCCTTCATGAAATTGTTTTCTGCTAGTATCTTATAATACTTTTCATTCAATACAATCTCTAAATCTTCTATATATGAATCATTCAATGTATATTGAGTAGATGCACCATAACAAATATCATTTACCCTTTCATTAAATATTCGTTCTGGTACTTTACGGAGAATACATGGTATGAAGAATGACTTACTTGTATCTATTGGTTTTACTTCCATGATTACTGTTATCCAGCGTTGGAATATTCTATAATCATTATTTGTAAAAGCATAAGCAGATAAAAATCTATCATTATCTATAATAGATTCTGGTGGAAATCTACAATTCTCTTGTAATCTTTCTATGCCTTTGTTTATATAATATAAAACCTTACTATCTTCCATTATTCTATCCTTTCTCTTTTAAATGTTCAATTGCTTTCTTTGTTTCTTTATCAAGTGTTTTAGGGAATACTGGGTTTACAATCATTGTATAATCATGTCCATCAATACCTTTTCCTTTTATTCTAAGTTTCTTACCTACTTCAGAACATTCTGGAAGATTTATTCTCATCTTCTTATTGCCAGGTAAATTGATTTCAATCTTACCACCAAGCATTACATCCTTCCAATCAATATCTTCTTTACCTTCTACATTACCATAATCATCAATATGATATTTATTATGGTCATAAGTATGTTGTACAGTAATATAGAGTTCACCATTTGTTCCATTTGCAGATTTAGATTCAGAACCAAGTGGACCAACATCAATTCTAATATCATCTTTCAAAAGATATTCCAATGGAATTCTTGACAAGTCAATTTCTTCATTTACCAACTTACCAATAAAACCAGTACCAGAACAAGCTGCACACTTATGTTCTACTGTCTTACCTTTACCATTACAATAAGGGCATGGATGGCTAGATTGGAAGAACATGTTTCCTTGCCGTCTAGATTCAGTTACCATACCAGTACCATTACAGTGTGAACAAACTTTAACACCAGTACCACCTTCACCATCACAAACATTACATCTGAAATCCTTCAAATATGCTACTGACTTGATACCTCTAAAATAGAAATCAGAAATATCAATATTCAATTTTCCTTCACAATTCTTACCTCTCAAATCTCGATAATCTTCAGTATGCCAAGATGGTCCATTTGACCTATCATGCCTAAAGAAATCAGCAAATGGATCAAATCCTCCACCAAAACCTGGATTGTCATATTCTTGCTTCTTCTGTGGATCTGATAAAGTCTCATAAGCTTCATTAGCTGATTTTACAATCTCTTCAGCTTCTTTCTTTTCCTTATCAGATTTGTTACCCATTCTATCTGGATGATATTTGAGCATTATTTTCTTATATGCTCTTTTAATATCATCTTCTGATGCATCTCTAGATACACCTAAAATATCATAGTAATCTTTCATGTTATTTGTTATCTATTCTTTGACATGTTAAATATAGAAAATGGTCGATCAAATTTCATTCATTCAATCGACCATTCAAACTGTTATTGATGTAAATTATTTATGCATCTTTAACTACTGCATCTTCTACTTTTACATCATCTGATTTTTCTTCCTTCTTATCATTGTCAGGATTTGACGCATTCTCTTTCTTTGCATTTCCTTCCTGTGTCTCTGTCTTATTAGTACCATCTTGGCTCTTTTGCTTATCGGCATAGAATTTCTCAACTATAGGGTTCCAAACTTCTTCTAATTCTTTCTTAGCTTCCATGATCTTATCATGGTCTTTGTCCTTCAATACAACAACTGATTCTAATGCATCAAGTTTCTCCTGTGCTTTAGCTCTATCTTCATCTGATGTAGCCTTGACAAAGTCTTCATTGACAATCATCTCTTTTGTATTGAACATGTAACGTTCTGCATCATTGATGTCATTGGTTTCTTGTGTCTTCTTTTCATCAGCTTCCTTGAACTTCTCAGCATCTTCCTTGATTGCTTTGATTTCCCCATCAGTAAGTGTGTTGTTACTGATTGTAATATGCTGTTCTTTATTAGTACCAAGATCCTTAGCAGTAACAGTAACAATACCATTTGCATCAATATCAAAGCAAACTTCAATCTGTGGTACACCAGCCTTTGCCATAGGAATTCCATCCAATCTGAATCTACCAATAGACTTATTGCCAGAAGCAATCTTACGTTCACCTTGCAATACATTTACTTCAACCATAGGTTGGTTATCAATAGATGTAGTGAATACTTGCTTCTTTTGACATGGAATTGTTGTATTTGCTTCAACAATAGGTGCCATCATATCTCCCTTAGTTTCAATACCTAATGACAATGGAGTAACATCAAGAAGCAACAAATCACCAGTAGAATTACCAGCAAGAATATCAGCTTGCTTAGCAGCACCCAATGCAACTGCTTCATCTGGATTTACAGACTGATTCAATGGCTTATTGAATTCCTTCTTCAATGCCTCTTGCAATGATGGAATACGAGTTGTACCACCTACAAGCAAGATACAATCAATATCATCATACTTCTTACCAGCTTTCTCTACAGCAATCTTTGCCTTTTCAACAGTACGATCATTCAAATTCTTTACAAGAGATTCAAACTTAGCACGAGAAAGTGTCATAGCAAGATTCAATGGTGCACCATCTTTCATAGAAATATATGGAAGATTAATCTCTGTCTGTGTTGAACTTGACAATTCAATCTTTGCTTTTTCTGCAGATTCTACTACACGTGCATAAGCCATATTATCTTTTGTCAAATCAACATTATCTGACTTCTTGAATTCATCAACTACCCACTTTACAATAGCATCATCATAGTCTTTACCTCCAAGATATACATCACCATTTGATGCAAGTACTTCAGCCATACCATCTGACAACTCAAGAACAGAAACATCAACAGTACCAGTACCAGAATCCACTACTACAACAGTCTTGTCTTTCTTGTCTTCCATCAAGTTAGCGGCCAATGCAGCTGATGTTGGCTCATTAATCACACGAAGTACATTCAATCCAGCAAGCTCACCTGCTGTCTTAGTTGCTGTACGAGCAGCATCACCAAACCAAGCTGGTACTGTAATTACTGCATCTTTAATTTCTTCACCTACATAATCTTCTGCAACTTTCTTCATCTTACCAACAATCATAGATGAAATCTGTTCAGGAGAATATTCTTTGTCATCGATCTTAACATAAGGCTTACCAGACTTATTTACAATATCATAAGTTGCAAGCTTCTGCATCTTCTTTACATTCTCATCATTAAAATCAGCACCCATCAAACGTTTTACAAAACTGATAGTGTTCTTTGGATTTGTTACCATTGCACGCTTTGCTGCATTACCAATCTTTACTTCATCTTTTGTAATCTGTACTACTGATGGTGTTGTTCTTGTTCCTTCTTCATTTACTACTACAACTGGTTTACCTGCCTCGATTACTGCTACACACGACATACCAGTACCAAGGTCCAAACCTAAAACTTTACTCATTTTAAATTTAATTTTATATATATTTTTATTTATCTAATTAATATATAGAAAAAAGTGTGCCAGAATTTCATGATTACAAAATTCTGACACATTGTCATATATTTGTGACAAAATGTCACTCTGTTACCTCAATCTTATTGATAAAATAGTTTGCTGTTAAGCTAAACTTAACTATTACCTTAGTATCACCAATCTCCAATGAAATCATCCATGGTGCTAATTCAGTATCCAATTTATCTGGCCCATCAATCTTCTTTACATCAAACTTACCACCAGTAACATCAGTTACTTTCTCAATAAGAGATTTGACACTACCAATCTTACAATTCAATAATGCTTGTCCTAAAAGAACTTCAACGATACGTGAAGCTCCACTCTGTTTCTTCAATTGCTCCATAAAAATTCATATTTAAAAGTTTTACCAATATACCAATATATGATATAATATTCACCAGAAAAGCGCCTGGGGCGGTCAGGGAGCGGAAAAATATGCTTCAGTATATTCTATCAGCCTAAGACTTTTTAGTTGTTCCTGGTGACTTTTTAGAGTTTTTATTCTTTCTTCTAGTATACATTTTCTGAAATGCATGAACCTCTTCTGGTTCTACATAATCAACTATACGATATTCATGCTTCAACTTTGCTTTTATCCTCTTATCATTATCTTTATAGTCTGAAATTTTCTGCTCAAGAAAAGCTTTATCTTCATTAGGACCTTCTGATAACATACAAAACCATTTTGTCCATTCAATACCAGTTCTTGTGTGATACTGATATCTTGATTCAATATTATATAAGTTACTCATTTGTACAATCTAAGAATTTGTTACCTCTAAAACCAAACTTCTCTGAAATTTCTTCTGAAGTCATATCTTTTACTCTATTATAGAAAGTAAACCATATAGGGAGAGCAAATACAAGCAAGCATATCGTTGCTAAAGAGATATTGTCTACTACCAATATACCAATGAATGCTGACAATATTCCAAGACAAAAATGAATTGTCAATGAATTGATATACTTATGCATCGTATGATGTAATTTTCTTGTTAGTATAATAAATGAGAATACACATATTGTGAATAGCCGCTCTGAAATCAAAGCTATGTAATGTATCAGATGATGCACTATCATCATACAAATCTAATACACATGATTCAACAATACAATTTGATGACTCAGCTTCATCAAATATATTCTTTTTCGTTGCTATTCGCCAGATTTTCCATTTGATATCAGATTCTGATAATCTTGATACTGCATTCAAACAATCATTGATGTTAGGATATAAATCAAGCATCTGTCTTGCTATCTTGCCAATAATCTTTTCAATATTAGCATTAATCTTAGCATATATAACTTGAGGATTTGTATTTATCATAATTTTACTTTTTATTAATATCTAATGATTCCACCAGCCTTTTCAATATCAAAATTGTGTAAAGCCATCATACCTTTGATTACATTCACAATACCATCTAAAGTCTTCTTATCAAGAAGCATGGTATAGATTACATCTTTTACAGATGGCCATGCATCTCTAGTAAAATATCCATTTAAACCCTTAAAAATATCTTCTACCAACTGGTCAAAGTTGATTTTAACTACTTCATTGAGGTAATCCTCATTACCATAGTTATTAGCAACTTCACTGAGAGCTTCTGCAATATGTAATTTAACGAAATCAATAACCATAACTTTAATATTTATATGTTCATTAATTTAACAAAAATTATTATTGTAAATGTTTTTATTCATTTACATCTTTCAAATCATCTTCTTCACACGGACGAGATGCATTCTTATATTCATCTGGAAGATTGATCCATGTCGTGAAGAGAATAGGTCTAGCTTCATAGTAATTACAACCAGATTCATAAGAATACATAGCTTTTACAGCATTTGCAACTTCTGTTGTCAATGAACCTTTAATTGTGTACATCAATGGATCATGTGTACCATATTTTGTTCTTACAACTACACAACGTTCCAATTCAGCAAGCTTGGATTCATGAATATCAGTTAATGGATCAACACCATTGCCATATACCTTAATATATTCTTTTGCTTTCTTTTCAAATTTAGATTCTATAATCAAACCAGAAAGATTCAACTTACATACATTAATAAGGAATTCCTTGTTATCAATAAATGCATTAGCTAATGAATCTTCAGAACCAATACCATATTCTTTAAGATTTTTATTTACAATATCCATTGTAAAATACTTTGTCATTACATTGAAAACTTCATTGTAAAAACATTTCTTATCCATTTTTGTTGTAAGATTGTACTTCTTCTTACCACAAGCAATTTTTGTAAGAAGATTCTTAATACCTTCTGACATGTAAATTGTATTATGTGTTTTCTTACCAAAAATATCTTTAATTGTATTCATAATCATAATAATTTTAAATATTTAACTTACAATAATATAGAACAACTTTGATTTATTTCAAAATATTTTCAAATATTTTCAAATATTTTTAGCAATGTAAAATTTCTGAATATTTTACAAGAGCTTCACGATATACAATCATCTTAGCATCAGAAAAATCTAACACAAAACCAATCAATGTATCAATATCTTTCTGTTCCATCTTAACAATATTGTTGTTCATAATACGATTGCAAATCAAAATACGTAAAGCTTCAAGAGTGAAATCATAAATTTCTCTTGGAAAATATGTTGAACAGAAATTAGCATTTATCATTGCCAGTTCTGTAGCATAGTCTTTTAAAGCCTTTGTTGCTGTTACTATCATAATCATAAAATTTTAAAAATTAAACTTCTTATTTTGAACAGATTTAATATAGAAATGAATTTAAAAATTTCAAAACAAATGCAAAAAAGTAAATGACAATTGTCATTCACTTGGTATCAATCCTAGTACTTCAAATGTAGGTTTTACACCAGTACCAAGATATTTGCCATATATGTATTTTTCACAATTTTCAAGCTTATCTGTCCATTTTACCCATCCATGTTCATTTCTATCACAGAAATCCCACCAATGGAAAAACAAGAACTTCTTTCTTTTCTGTACTGCATATTCTTTAATAAGATATGTAGTATCATTATAAGTATACTGCTTGAATATTCTTCTTACTACTATACGATATTTTTGTTTCAGTATAGCATCATTTACAGCAGATATGAATTCTTTCTTTTCTGCTTTATCTAACTTGCTTAAATCACCAGTCGTCATCACTATCATATAATGGGTTATCATAAAAACCAGAATCAGAATAGCTATCAACATCACTGTCTTCATCATACTCTGTACAATCAAACCATCCATCCTCTGGCAAATCATTTTCATCAATTACTTCTTCACCATTTGCATAATTCAAATAGCCATTTCGATCTGTTGTCACATAATCTCCATTTTGTTGCCATTCTTCAGTTGTATATCTGTTGCCTTTGTTGATGTAAGACTCTTGCAACATTTCTTCTTTAGTCATCAAATCAATTTTCACTTCCATTTATATAGTAATATTTATTAATCTCGTTGTCCACAATATACTTCTGTACTTGGTGGTTTTGGTAAATACATAAGATGATTATCGGCATATTTTTGAAATGCACCATAAAAAGCTTCCATAATCATCATATTTCTATAATAATCATGGTATTCTTCTGAATCAATATCTGGTCTAGGAAATTCTAGATTCATTTTATCGGTAATAAACCAATAACATTTATTAACCATTTTATCATAATCATAACTATCAATATCATATCCACCAAACAATCTATCTCTTGATACTTTATCTTTATTTTCTTCAATAAAGGTTTTCAAAAAATCTTCGTAAGCCATATATTCAATTGGTTTAAAAATAATATCTTTAATTAAGTACTAGTTAGACTTCACAATTACATTTTCTGGACGCTTCTTAACATAATCATATTTATTTGGATAGATGTCACCATCAAAATATGGATTTTCAGTTTCTATCTCTATAAATGACTTACCTATCGCAGTTACTTTACCTAAAGCAAGTGACTTTCTAGAAAATACTGGATTTGTAAAAGCTACAATATCATCCACTTTAATTTCTGTTCCAAAAAAATCTTTCATGATCTATTTATTTTGTTCAAATGTCTTTTACCAATTTTTTCATTTCTTTCTTATTATACTGAACTAATTCACTTGACTTCCATGGTACATATTTAAATGCCTCAATAGTACCACCCTTTGTAAAACTATTAGACCTTGAAAATATGATTATGCTGCCATCTTTTGAATTCTTATAAGGAACATGAAAAGAAAGTTTCAACTCATCTTCAAAGAAACTTTTCATGGCTTTTGATGTCTTGATAACATTTCTTTCAATCAATATCAATGGTATAATGAACAATAAAGCAATAATGCTTCCAAATATAAATGCTAATAATATATCGTGTCCCATATATTGAACAAATCGTATTTTAATATTACATAAATTATTACATAAAGAAGAGAGAATCCTAAGATAAATTTTTCTTGGTACTTTTCTGGTACTGCAAAGCTTGTAAATATAGCTATTACAGTACTAATCAACATACATAGAATTTCTTGCATGGTATCTACTTTTCTACAAGATTGTCAATCATCATTACTTTACCCATCATGGTATCACCAGCAGAAAGTACAGCGGCATCATTATTGATGTTATATTCAATAGTCTGTAATGCACTAACTGCATGGTTATGTGAATAATAGATATTGTTTGTCTTGCTTCTGTACAAGTCAGCAACAGGATTCAACCAATAATAAGTACAAGATACCTTACCTTTTGAATTCAGAAACCAATACTTTCTGGTATCACTAACAATATCATCTGTATTGACAATCTCCATCTTTCCATTATTCACATCTCTTACTTCCATTTCTTGAATAAATCTCAAAGGACTCCTACCATATCCCTTTCTCGGAATAACCACAGTTGGTTCTTTGGTGATTTCAACAACACGATTCTTTGTTGGATTGCTAGCTGATACTTCTCTTGCCTTATCCTTATTATCTGATAGTACAATCAAATCACCTTTAGAATAATTAGATATATTAAAATTAGTAATTGTCTTATCAAAAAGACCAATCTTAGTAAGGTCTTCAAAATTAATATCTCTAAGGCAATCCTTTCTAGTTACTCCATATTGATTTGACAAAAATGTAAAACCATTTACAACATAAACTCTATCATTAACATTAAGCTTAATCAATGGATTTGCCTTAACATACTTATATACAGGAACTGGATTAATCATAATTTTATTTATTTATAAAGTAATAATTCAATACAACATCTCTTGAATCTTTCAAGATTTCAATATTTCTGTCACCATGAACAACATAAATTCTCTTATTAGTAAAACCAACAACAGTACCATGTTCAAGGCATTTTCTAGATTCACCTGGATCACAAAATACAACTTTGTCACCATATTTCAAAGTGGTACCAAGAAAATCTGTCAAGTTGGTTAAATTCTCTTTATTGTGCTCTTTCATAAGTCTTATCAAAAATATCCGGTTTGCAAGGATAAAACTCACCATTTACACCCTTGATAATATAATCATTGATAGATGCTTCCATATCACCTTCTAGAGTATGAATTACTAGACTAGTACCTTTGATACCAATACTTCCACCAACAAAATTATCTATCTCTGTCAAATTCTTACCATTCCATTGAATTGCTTCAATAATGACTGGCTTTTTTCTATATTTTGTAATCATTTGTTTTTATTTATGTATTTTAGAAATTCAATACTGGAAAATCATTATCTTCAATAATAAAGATTCCTGCACCATTTTGTCCATAACTAAGATATGTCTTACCGATTCCATATTCTTTCTTTAAGAAATCAATAAATTCTTTATTAAGCTTACGACCATGAATGAATGAATTACGATTCTCTTCTACATGGAACTGTGAAGCATTCAAATATTCATTATCATTATAATAAACACCTGGAACACCTCCATATCCAAACAGATTAGATTTAAATTCATCTTTTACTACTTTATTAATGAACTCTTCTTTAGTTCCATTGAATTTGAAGATACCACCACCTTTATGAGATGTTACAGAAACTGGTGCTTCATGTAAATCACCTCTATCCATATAAGTTGTTGTAGAACTATAAGTCTTTGATGTATAAATGTAAACTGTAATCATAATCTTAATTTTTATAATCTTAATTTTTATATTTGTTTGACATGAATAAAATAGAACAAGTGCATGAAATTTCAAAAATAAATTCAAAATTTCATGCACTTTTAAAATTATCCATTCAGTTTAATTGTTGTCAAATCATCCCATTCGATAATGCCATCATTTACCAAGTCATCTATCAATAGCTTATTGATTTTCCATCCAGTTCGCATTCCAATTTCGGAAACATCTAAACTATCAGGATATCTCTCTTTACAAAGCTCTATTATCAATTGCTTCTGTGCTTCTACAGCTTCTTTTCCTCTGTTATTCATAATTTTACTTTACAAATTCTGAATCATCTATAGTACATATCTTATTCTCTTTAAATGATTTCTGTACATCGATAATTCTCTGATTAGTACTTCCTCTGAATGGTATTGTTATGTTTCGTTTTTCCTTTACATAAGGACCATCAATTATAACATCACAATTCTTAATTACTTCTTTATGAGGATAATTCTTCAAATCTTCAATGAAATATCCTGTATAGAGCCAGATACTCTTTTCTGGATATCTCTTCTTTATATTAGAAAGAAACTTGGCAAGTTCTTCTAATGCTTGTACAGACTGGTCTAATGGATCACCTCCGGAAATTGTTACACCATCAATATGTTCATCACCTATCAAATTCAATATCTTGTCTTTATAAGTGATGTTTGTATATGGCACCATATCATCTAACTTATGACCTTGACCATATTTCCAGGTATGTTTGTTTTGACATCCAGAACATGCATGTGTACATCCAGATACCCATATAGTTACTCTAAAACCAGGACCATTGTTGATATCTGGACCAGTAACTGCTATGATATGTAAGTCATTAGACTTATCTATATGTAAATCTTTTGTTTCCATGTTTTTTACTTCAATTTTGTAAATATAATTTATCAATAAATTCTTTTCCTTCTTGTAAATTCCAAACTTCTTTGAATTTTAAATTATGATCTTTTGCACAATTTCGTTTTTCTACATCTTTAATTGTCCAAATAGTAATTGGTTGACAATTAGGACCATATCTTTCTTTATATCTTTGTATTAATACTTGATGCTTAATAGAATTTGGATTATATAGTTCTTTTCCATGTGTATAATAACCTTGCAATTCTATGAAATAATCTAAATTAGGAATATAAAAATCACAATTATATGAGTACCTGTTTTTATCTTTATATTGTCTTTTTACTAACGGGAATCTTTCTTTAATATATAAATACAATTCTTCTTCAGGTTTAGAAGTGTTAAAAGTATGATTTTTCCTTTTTGTCTCTATTCTTTTTTGTTTTGCTTCTTCAGTAAAAGTATAAATATTATGAGTTAATTTAGCATAATTATCTACACCATATTTTCTTAACCAAGTTTGTTTTAATTTTTCTTTTATTTTATTAGATTTCCATGGATTATCTACCCCATATCTTTTAATACATGTAGATTTCATTTTATCTAAATTATTTATAGTACCATATTTATTTTTGTATTATCTGCTACTTCATGATTATAAGAATTTGCACATGATTTACAACAAAAATTTCCAAATATTTCTTTACCTCCAATAAATTTTACTTCATTTTTACATTTCTTACAAGTTGGTCTAACATTTATATTATTTTTTATTCTATATAAAGTTTCTTTAATTGATTTGCTATCATTATATTTTACTTTTAAATAATTATATAAATCTTTATTGAAATCCTTTGAAGTAGATAATAAATATTTATTATAATTTTTTACTATAAATTGCTTTTTACCGAAAAATATATTAATTATGTCTTCATCTTTCATATTTATAATATAGAAAAGGAGTGAACTTAAGTTCACTCCTTTTTTTTTATTTAAATTAATGTGTGATTAACATGTTTTAATCGTTTAGAACATTCATCTTGTTTACCTTGATTCATATTTGAAACATCTACACTAAGGTACCCAGTAACCATTTTTAACACTTCTATATGATGTCCACCACAATGAGGGCATGTTCCTTCAAAATCACCTTTACTATGGCAATCCATACAATAGCTTAATGGAAAATGCAAGCTAAAATATGGAAGGTCTTTATCCATTGCATAAGTTACTAATTCCTCACATGCATCAATGTTATTTGTCATTGTTGAAGGAAGTTCAACATACGTGATGCATCCTGCATTACTGAACTTATCCAATTCACTTTCGATATCAATTTTCTTGAAGCAATCAATATCTCTATATACAGGTACATGAGTTGAATTTGTAAAGAATTTATTGTCATTATCAGTAACACCTTTAACATCATTACCGTATTGTTCTCTGAATTTTGTCATTGCAGTCATACAAAGGGATTCTGCGGGCGATAAATATACTCCAAAATTCAACTTATCATTTTTCTTGAATTCTGCACATCTGTCATTGAATAGCTTTTCAATTCTCTTTCCAAGTTCAAGACCTTTAGCTTCTGTCTGGTCGCATCCAATCAATATCTGTAATGTTTCTGCTAATCCAAGTTGACCAATAGCTAATGTACCATGCTTCATAGCAGATACAGGACCTTCTTCAGGAATATATCCTACCATAGTATTGTTTGTCCACATAAATGGTGCAGACTTAGAATTCTGGCTGCAAATCAAAGTAAATCTTTCAAGAAGCATTTCTCTTGCTTCATGAATCTTCTTATCAAGCAACTTCATGAATGTCTCTACTACATCTTTACTACCAGATTCTTTTGCCATCATAGCTAAAGTAGGCATGATGATAGTAACAGGACAAATGTTTCCACGGCCATCTTTCTGGTTTGCAGATAACATCCAATTGTCTTGTACTTTACCAGTTTCTGCTATCTTTCTAAATATGTCAAAGAAATAATTTGAATCACAATTAATATCATAACCATTGTATGTTCTACACATCTTATCTGCTATTACTAGCAGGACTGACTATATGTTCCTTATTATATAAATTGTATTTTCTATATATTAAGGCCTCACGCTCCGAATTGGTGCTTATCTCCAATTCTACTCCCTTACACTCATCAGGGATAGTCGATACACCTTTATGATAAATAATTTATCAATTTAGCACGGATCTCATCCATCTATTATAAATGGACCTAACCGTTAGCAGCAGCTTATTTATTTTTTATGCTGCCACACCCATTAAGCATGGTTCGAGAGGTTTTAGATGGGCTGTAGTATTACGCTTACCCATCGTGCTCATCACTTCATATCTAGTGAATTTCTCTGCTGGTTTTACTTTGATTTCCCAATAATCTTCAATACAATCATAATAACCTTCCAATGACAAATAATCTTCATAATCAGGATGTTCTGATAGCCATTTAGCAAATGCACAGTATGTTGAATTAGAGAAATTGAGCAAATCTTTCAATGCACGATTCTTTTGCTCCCTATCAAATATATTACCTTTCCAGTTAGTACTCCAATCAACATTACAATAATTAGGATAATCACGTTGTGTTGTAGATTTCAATGATAATCTGAACAAATCATAGTTAGGACCAGGATTCTTTTTAGAACCGTGAATTTCCTTACTGTATTGGAATATGCAACATGGGAATATAGCAGTACGATGATACTTACCAGTACCTTCCAACGTCATATTAATTAATGCTCTAATGATTTCACGACCTTCCTTTAAAGTACATGTACCATAATTGATGCTAGAAAATGGCAACTGAGCACCACTACGTGATTGCAAGCTATTGAGATTATGACTCATTGCTTCAGTAGCTTGTCTCAATTCCTTCAATGTAGAATTCCAAGCCTTATTCCATATCATTTTCTTCAATGGTTTCAACAATCCAACACCAGTATAAATCTTATCATCAACACTAACATGTTTAATAGATTTAGAATCAATGTTAGGTTTAGCCCACTTCATCAATGGAATTCCATCACACCAATTGTTGTAATGCTTAAAGAAACTCTTACGGAAATATGGTACCATTGTCCAATCAAGATGTGATGCAGAAATACCACCAAACTGTTCAAGTGATTGTACTTGGAAATTGACAGCTATCAATTGGAATGCAGTATTCAATGAATTAGCAGGACGAATGTCACACTGTTTCAATGTAATGCCATGTTCAAGAAGAATATCAACTGGATCTGTCAAACAATTGTGCATCCCGGATACAAATTTGTCAAGGTCATGCTGATAAATCATGTTTCCTTCATGATTCTTTCTTGCCATCTTCGACATACTGTTTTTCAAAGCAAAGTCTTTACAAACAACTGCTCCAGCTTCACCAATACGACCACTAAAGCTGTTTTCATCAAGATTAGCATTCTGGTTAACTACATTCTTGGCATAAAGTTTTGTAGCAATATTCTTAGCAAGCTTTGTATTAGATTCTCGATACCTAGATCTCTCTTCTCGGTAAATGATGAATTGCTCTGCAGCTTCATTCTCTCCTACTGACATGAGGAAATCTCTCAAGAAATCTTGTACAGTCTCAATATCAACTACATCTTCTTTCATGGTTTCTAACCAAGCTCTTATTGATTCTGTAAACTTACTAATAAGTCCATCAGGAACTTCTTTCTTCACTCCATTCTTATACACCTTTTCAAGTGCATGAATTGGCTTGTTAAGTTCAAAGCCTTGGACTTTACCATCTCTTTTCTTTACTTTCATAGTTAATTTATTTCAAAGATCTATTTGTAAAAGTGGAGAGCTAGCTCTCCACTGTATATTAAAATAACTTCCATATCAAATCACTTGTGGTAGCTTATTTGCTACTAATATTCGGTTTGCTTCATCTAATTTCTGTCTTGTCTTTATATATAATCCAAATCCAATACCAGTAAAACCAGAAAGCAATACCAATGTCCAAATACTTATTGTAATGTCAAACATAAATTTATCCTCCTATATCTATTAACTTACTGTCTTATTCTTATTCCACTTATTGAACTTAGAATTACTGATAGTAAATCCAGCAGCACCTGGATGTCCACCTGCAGTCTTTACTAAACTCTTAATCCATCTTCCAAGATTGTATTCTCTATCATCATCTTGTCTTACATTATATACAGAACCAGACCATTTTCCGTTAGGTAAATGTTTGAAGACAATAGCATGATCTACTTTATCTGCTACAGATTCGAACATTCTGCTTGATGATGGACCTTGACAGAACAATGCAACTGCCTTACGTTCCTTTCCATTGATGATGAACTTCCAATCAAAATCACCATAGTTGTTTACTAACTGCTTGTTCTTATAGTTTTCATAATCAACAATGTTTTCTGCATCAAGCACGGTTTCACTAATGAAGTTTCTTCCATAATCAGATTCAGAACCATCATCGTACATAATATGCTTTACACAATCATATACTTTATCAAAATCTAGTTCAAAGTCTCTATTGATTACAAGATTGACTCCATAACAATCATCTAATCCAAGACAATACTGCTTAGGATGGAAACTGTCCCAACCAGCAAGATACTGAAGCAACTGTGGCATATTACCCTTATTCTGGTTTATTCTAAACACATCAAACAAATGTTCATAAACTAATCCAATTGTTGATGTAGTTGTTGCCCTATATCCAGGTGTATCATCATATCCATGTCGCTTTGCTAATGCTAATGCTGGATCATGGTGGTCAAACCAACTAAAGCTTAAACGATAATTATATGCATCATGCAAGAACTTCATTACTTTCCAATTATTGAATGAAATATCAAGCATATAAACATATCCAAATTTGTTTATCCAATTATAAGGACACATATCATTCTTTCGGTCTTTAGCTAATGTATCTAGCATATTGTAATCTGCACCAAGTAAAGTAACATTTTCCTTCTTAGTTTGTAAATGTTTAGATATGCAATCAACAATCCAATGGTACATCAATGCCACAGAAAACACACCATCATTATCTTCTTTATGATATACAATCAATACTTTATTTGCATTTTCTTTTGTCAGTTTCAAAACATTCTTCATCATTAATCTTTATTTAAATTTTTAAACTCTTCTTGAATTACTACTACAATTACATAGGCAAATGGTGTAAACACCATTGATATTATCACATAAAATGATGTTGCAAATATGCTCATGCCCATTTTTTCTTCAACTAAGTTTGTTGCAAAAAATTCCAAGAAATATAGCATATAACAACATATACAATACACGGAACCATTATTGTTCCAATCTTACAATCTTGTACTAATTTCATAATTTTCAAATATCTAATTCTGTAAACATGAATGCCAATATTATAATTATGATTATAGTAAATAAAGTCATGAGTACCAAATTGTGAATCATAACTTCTTTACCTGTATATTCAACACCATATTTTAAGATAAACCAAGCTATTCCAAAGAAAATCGAATATAAGATGCAAAAAAGCTTATGGTTGAATTTCTTACTCTGGATGAGTCCTCCTGTATTCATCATCGCTACTAATCATTAAACAAACTAAACTAACAAATACAAAAAACAGATATACTAAGATGAATCCTGGAATAGTATTTTCTCCTACATTATTCAACCACATCAATGCTACAATTATCAATGTTGCAATGATATAAGTCTTGAATCCATCTTTCTGTGTCTTATCTCTAAAAAATGTATTTATCGAAATTGTTACCTTCATTTCTTTCTTTTTCATCTAACCACTCTGTTAATGGGATTCCGCCACATATAATGAATGCTACAAATACTAAACATGCTGAAATTGATGTCATAAAGATTGACAAACAAAAATCTATTTTTCTGTTACTATTACTCATAAAATAATCAGATAATGGATAAGATAATATAACAGAAATCAATGAAATAGCACCATAATATACATATAAACCTAATTCATATAGAGTTGGAATTTTTCTATTCTTTACTATTGTTGTCTTCATCATAAATATGCTTAGTAAAATCTATTTCTTGTTTAACTTTGTTAATACTCACATTGGTAATCTTAACATGTCTAGCGATGTTTTTCGCCTCTTGCTCATCATTAGCAATAACACTTATAGACAATGGAATTACTCTACTGGTAAACTGGCCATATACAGTAATATCAGCATGTACTTTAAACAATTTCTTATTTCTCAATTTTTCTACATTAACATCCATCATAATCTATATATCAAATTTAAAAAATCAAACATAATATAACAAAGATAGCAATACACCAAAAGATGAAACTACCTATGGCCTTCAAAACAAATCCTCCCATGAAAGCTATACTTCCAATAAACAGTTTTATTAATCCTACTATTATAAACAGGACAAGTATTGTTATGAAAAGACCTGCTAATAAAGTAATTATTCCAAAAATCAATTCTATCATAATTTCAGTATTTTTTATTCAAATATAAGATAGAACAATCTTGATTAATTTCATTCACTTAGTGAATAAAATGAACTAAGTTATTTCAAACTTTTATTTAGATAAAAAGTCACACAGGGACGTTAAATATATTTCAGGTATATAAATATACTCTTAAACAATTTTCCGCTCCCTGTGTGACCCAGGCGCTTCCCTAGAGAACATTAACTTAAGTTCTTAAACAGAACTATAAGTGATGTTTATTATCTTCTCTTCTTTGGTTGTACTTTTTTATGAATAGGTTTATAAGTACAATTTGTCTTCATTTTCTTAAGCATTGCTACTTCTGTTCGCAAAGTCTTTACTTCTTTCATTAATGCGGCATTGTCATTATGTAATGAATTGAGTTTGGAAAGTACAACTCTAAAATTAGCTTTTACAATAGAATCAGAACTCAATTTATTATGATTGTCATTATTTGTAATGACTGTAGTAATGTTGTTCAGTTTCTTTACACTACACCGACAGTTAGGATCATGAACAACAAAACTTTCTGCATTGCCATTCTCATCAGATTTTACAATATTGATGAACTTATGGTTTTGATAATCGAATTCCATTACTTTACCTTCTGATGTCAATGTATCACCTACTATAGCAATATCATTTGATGATCCTGTACATTTATTGGCAATAAGCATACTTCCAATAAAAAACAATACAAATGTTATGGCTGCTATAATAGCACTCTTAGTATTTACTTTCATAATTATAATATTTTATACTTCTTCTGTCATTTTATTGTGTTCTGCTTTTCTTCTGTTCTTGTGACCAGAATAATATATTCTAGAAATGTTGGCTGTCTTTACTGCTTCTATGGCATAAATCAAGTCTTTCTTATTGATAGCTTTTGTTTTCTTATCATATCGACATGCCTTCATTCGTTTCCAGAACCTTGTCTTTCTTACACCATCTGGTCCACAATTGTATGTCAATGATGTCAAACCATCAACAAATGATTGGGTATATATAAATCTATGGTCAAGTTCAGAAAGCAATTCTCTTACATAAACATTGAACTTATCCATATCCTTATCAAATAGCTTATCAGCATATTCTTGACTTATCTTATGAGGAATATCATCTTCATAGATTACATGACCATAACCTATAGTATATCTTTTTTCACCTTTAAGCTTGTAAGCAGTAAGGACACAAGATTCATATTTCTTGATGAAATCTTTTCCTTTCTTACTTATGCTTGCATTCTTATATGTATAAATATGTTCATAAGTATTAGTATGATGTTCATGTACACCAGAAGATTTTGCCATTGTATTGATGTCAATGATCATCATTTCCTCAATACGTTGTATTCTTTCTTCTATAGTTAATGTATCTCTTACTACGCTATATAGCTTGATGTTCTTCCAAAGATGAGTACTGTCTTCTTTTTCTTTTACTAATGAATTAATATTAGGACTAGCATTAATGTACATAGGTGGTAATGTTCCGGATAGTCCACCTAGAAATGCAGAACCTATTATCAAATATTTTATCTTTTTCATTCTTATCTTACTTTAAAGTTAAAACTACATTGTACCATCCATTGTCATTCCAATCATGAGTGCACCGGCCATCAATAATAGGAAACCAATCATACACAACCAATCATTAGATACACGTCTTTCATTGTTTATCATATAAAAGCACATACCTAAGAAAATCAATATAATTCCAATTAAAATCATCATAATCGTAAATTTTAAAAATTAAACATCTTTGTTTTAACATTTAAAATATAGAACAAACATAAAAAATTTCAAATTATTTTTATTATATAAAAACAAAAAAAAAAATGAAATCATTATCACAATTTCTTGTTGAAAATTTAATACCTATTATGGAGCTTTCTAGTGCCACATATAAATCTGCTGCAGATAAAGCAGTAATTAAAAAACAATTTGATAGAGCAGGTAAATTCATGGGTGCTTTCTTTAAAGCAGTAGAAGATGAAAAATTATCAGATGGTAGTTATGTTCCGGATAAATATAAAGGACTTAAACATAAATTAGAAAAGATAGCGCCATTTATTGGTGATGTCTACCGTAAATATATTTCTGTAACTGTGGATGGAATAAAGTGTGATTCAGGAGTAAGTATAAGATCATTATATGATAAAGATACTAACTTATACGGAAATGTTGTCATTAATTTAAAAGAATTTGCAAAATTATCTGATAAATTAGAAGAAACTGAACCAGATTATTGGGCCAGAGTAATGAAATTAAAAGAAAAAGGTTTATTTTATAACAATTTAATTAAAGGAGTTACTAATGATTTATTAAAGAATACAGAAGTATTAATACCTTTAAACTTTTCATTAGATCATTATGGTTTATCTGAAAAATTAAAAAAAGGAGAAATAGAAATTTCAAAAGAAGATGATAAGAAATATCATACTTTTTGGTTAACAGCAGAATCATTAAATGCAATTAATTTTTATGATCCTGATAATGATGTATTTTTTTATATTTCATGTAGTGGAAGAGAAATAATAAAATATGACATAGATAAATTTCCAACAAATTTGAAATTTGAAAGCCCAATATATAATGCATTATATGGAAATTTCATGAAAATATTATCTGATATACTTAGAACTATTAATCCTAATTCTAAATTTATTACAAAATAAGAATAAAATTAATATATAGTAAAAGAGCAGAATTCTTAAGAATTCTGCTCTTTTGTTTTATTTTGAAGTTAGAACTTCATGCTTCAGTTCAGCTGAAGCTAGAATGGAAGATCATCAGAACCAGCTGTTGGTGTTGATTCTGTTGTATCTGAAGGAGTAGCAGCAGGGGCAGTAGTTGTTGATGCTGCTGGTGTTGCCGATGGTAATGGATTTGTTGGATCATTACCAGCAAGAACTACATTAATCCATGCATTGACACGAGCTGTTACTTCAGGTGACCACTCATGGTAACCAAGCTCATCAATCAAATTAGGACAGAAGCTCTTGATCTTCTCAATTACACCATGATACAACTCACGAAGTTTCTTTGTGTTCTCTTCGGCATTGATTTCTGCAAGAGCTGTAGCACGAACATCTGGATCCTTCTGTTTCCAAACCTTCTTTGTCATTTCCTCAACGTACTGGTCAAGTACAGCTTGCTGATCATCATCAAGCAATGGACTTCCATCAGGATTAGTACAACTAACTACATCATCAGTAAGTTCTGAAGTATTATAACTAATCTCACGAGTCTTACGCTCAGGTGCTTTAGGATCATCTGGACCTGGTGTTACCTCAAGGTCAATAGCACGACCAAACAAGAAATCCATAACAGGAATACTAGCTTTCTTAGACTCAGGACTTGGAGCCATCTTAGCGTTGATTGTCTCCCAAATAGCCTTAGGAAGCTTCCAGAACATGTACTTTCCTACAAGATCCGGCTGGTTATTGTCTTCAATCACCTGGATAAGTGCATAACGCCCATAACGCTTGTCGAACAAACCACGTCCACCCTTGTCCTTGGTCAAAGCCTGCTTCTGCATATTTTCATCCTTAGAGAAATGACACTGCTTCCATGCCTTAAATACTGGGCAATTCTTGTCATTGTTTGTCAATGAACTTACAACAGAGAAGAAACCATTGCTATCCTGCAAAGCATAAGATTGCTGTTCAAGAATACTGTTTCGAAGATCCCATGGGTTATAGATAACCTTGATCTGAGAACGGTAAACTCCATCTTCTGCCTTAGAAAGAGCTGGCTTTGGGTGATAAATGTTAGGATTTCCACCTGAAGTTTGCTGTGGTTGCCCCTGATAAACTGTCAACTGACTTGGATCGAAACCAAGAATGTCATTTTCAACTGAATTCAAATTTTCGTTTGCCATAATTTTACTTTTAAATGTTTTTGTTAATTTTACTTGTTAAAATGTGTGTTGCAACACATTTGATTATATTTATCTTACAATTATAATATAGAACCTTTATATTTTAATTTTCAAAAATACAATAAAATATTCTACTTAATACCTAAAGTATTTGGTACTTTTCCATTAGTCAATGGACTAGGACTTTCAATTCTAGCAGTTTGTGTTGTAGGAGAACCAACTGTTATGATTTGCCCATAAATATCTGCATTTTTAATATAATAGTCTATTGCATTTGCCATTCTAACTCCAAGAGGTTCTGCAATCATTTTAGTAATAGATTCACCAAATTCTTTAGCAGCTTTATTTCCAGCTTTAGAAGCACATGGCAATACATGTTTAAAACCTTCTTCTAATGCAGTTGGCAAGACCTCTTCAAGAGATCTTGTCAATGCTTTTTCTAAATCAGATACTACAAGCATAAATTACTCGTGATTGTAAATGAATTCTGCAAACTCCTTATAAGATGCCTTTGCCATAGGTACCAATTTCTTCATGAGTGAATTATCTGGAATATCAAGTGATCCCATATACTCATCAACCAACTTATCAATCTGTGAATCTACAGTATTACCGGTAGGTACATTCTTAGGCTCTGGCTCTGGAGACTCATGAGTCATATCCCACTTAGTCTGAAGTTCTTCCTTGAAGGTGTCAATATACTCATCACCAATCAGCAATGTTACAAAGTCATTATCCTTCAAACCATCAAGAAAATCCATTACATCATTAAACTCTTCCTGTGTAACTTTACTCATATCAACATCATTCAACTTAGTAACATTATCAAACTCAGTCAACTTTACAACGTCTCCAAAAATATCAAAAATTCCCATGATTATTTAATTTTTATTTATTTGTTAATTTATTTTATCTATTAAAAGTCAGGATCAAGATGTGGATTGGCATGTCCAAACGTCACAATACAACATGATTCTCGTGTTGGAATTCCAACCTCTCTCCAAGTTCCATTCTTTCTTAATGAATATAATTCTCCACCACGTACGAACTTATTGAATGCTTCATCTGTCAAGTATTCTGCTCCATCCTTTTCATATATATACTGGTTTTTATTATCTTCAGTAATATCATAAATATTCACAAGACGTACTTTCTTGTTACTTATGACAGCATTACAACATACAACATATCGATCAGATCCAACGTGTAAAGTACCTACCATACCACGTACAGGCAATATAACTGTCTTTTCTGAACCATTGGCTTGCTTAATCTTTATTGTCTCCATATTTCTATATTTTAACTTTAGTTCTTGAACAGAACTAAAAGTGATGTTCATTAATTTACATATTTAATATAGAAAAGTTATTGGAAATTTCAAAAAATTGAACCAAGTAAATTACTAGCTTTCTTTAAATTATATTCATTCATCCAATATTCATTCCTAAGGTCCATATATACATAGTACTCCGGATATCCACACTTGTTGAATATTGTAAAAATAATCTTATCCTTACTAAAATCTGGATTCAATTCTGTACTATATTCCTTACCTGGAATTGGACATTTCTGTACTCTTACAGTAATATTGATAGGATTATATTGCTTATAAGGCTCTTCTTTAACAATTGCATGAAGTTTGTCATTAGTGTCAACATACATTGATATGATTTGGGCACCCTTTAATGGTGTTATAACCAATGTATTTCTTCCAGATACTGCATACCATTCAAACTCATAATCATCAAGATAGAAACCATCATTATGATTCTTTACCGCTTCTTTAATATCATCTATAGTAGCCATTTACTTATAAGAAATATAGTTTGTTGGTTTTGGTTGATTCTTACTATCTCCTGTAATCATACCAGACATTGTATGATTGTTCAACAAATCAAGTGTTGCATCTGCTATAGCACCTGCATTGTCACCTTTCAATCTTGAAACAGTAATAGTAAAACACTTCTTACCCATATTCCATGGAATCATATATGAAATATCAAATCCACCATCTGCATTTTCCAAACAGATATAATGGTGTCCATCTGATAAGATATCTAAATTCTTTACTGATGTATGGAAACAAGAATCTGTCAATACAAGATTATTGTCTGCTTTGATGATGTAATATGCAAGACAAATTTTTGTCCAAAAATTTTTTAGCTTATTTAACATATTTTAATTTTTTAACTGTATTTCAAACTTGGTATTTCTACAACATTGCCTTTCTTCTCTAACTCTTTCTGTTTTGCATAAATCTGTTCCTTTGTAAGATCTGCCTCGATGATAGTATGAGGGTCAATAGTTGGAAGTACATAAGGATTCTCAGAGTACTCCGCAACTGGTACCTTAACTTTCTTGAATGACAAAGACTTATATGATTCTCTTACATAAGTTTCAAAGTATTCAATAATGTTAAATTCCATCTTTCCATTTTGCAATACAATGCAAAACTTATGATTCTTAACATCAAGAAGATCTGACAAGTTCTCCCATTCAAGCATGTCTAAAAAATCAGAAGTCTCATAATGCTTAGGCCCATCAATCTGTGTAGCTTCGTATGGTGAATTACCAGAAAAATCCTTTCCTTTATATCTGATTTCATCCCAAATAGTAAGGTCTTCTGGAGTTTCAATATTGTTATCCATCATCCATTCAATCAATCGTGACAATGGACGATAGTCATCAGAATTTGTTGGAATATCATAACTCATTACAAAATTGAATGGATAACATCCTAATTTCATTGCAATCTCTCTCCGAATATCTGATGATAAGAATTCACAATCTCTTTGTGACAATCTTCCATAAACATTCTTTCCCATATCACAACAAATAGAATGTGCAGCAATTGTATGTCTTCCAATAGCATATCTCATTGCCATCCATGTCAAATCATGTTCATATTCAGACATGTATTTTAGTGATTTGTTACATCTTCGTGGCATAATTACTTTCTTTTTAGACGATTAACCATGTTCTTTACTTGATTGAGCTGTTCCTTCTGTGTAGCTCTATTGAGAGAATCAGACTTACTTTGCTGACGATTAAATTCTGACAACATACCATTCTTATCCGATAAATTAGCAATAGTAACATTCAATGACTTGATAGAATCTGTCATTACTTTGTTCAAACTATCCTTATATGCAATTTCTTGATTAGCTTTGTTCAATTTTGATCCTCTATTGCAACTTACTGTACATTTGTTCATTCCAAACAATATCAAGATTGCAATCAAAATTTCTTTCCAATTCTTCTTTAACTTGTTCATTTTTATATATTATAGTTTATATATTATAGTTTATATATTATAGTTTATATATTATAGTTTATATATTATAGTTTATATAT